CCATATGGAGGAGAGGATAGTATTATGTTAATCAGCGGCAGATTGATATGGGACGTTGAGTTCGTCCAACCAGTTCAACAAATCAGTGTCGTTAGGAATGAACACCAAGATGCGATTCAGATTGGCTTTCTCCAAACACTGGAAATGGGAAACCAAACAATCTCGGGACATGTACTCCATAACCACCACAGGCACTTTGGTGGATTCACGATTGTACAAATACGAACACTCAGCGTGGGTATCGTATTCCATTCCAACGTAGATGTGATTTAACTCATCTAAGTTACGAATGTCTTTACAATCATCCTCTCTGGTTGAGTCGTATGTCCAGACCTCCACACCATGCCAACGTTTCGGTTCTGTGACGTTAGTAGACAATGTGTTGGATCCCTTTCTCAGTCATCAATTTAGAAAGACCGTTACCACACTCAATGTAAACGTTAGCGGTTTTCTCGTACACTTTGATCAACGTTAGTACGTTGGTGAGTTCGTTAATCGTTTCGATCTTACCGAGACTGACTAAGATGCCTGTAGGGGCGTCTTCTGGTTTATCGTTCGCACATTGGTAAGTCAACGTATCTTCTTTCTTAAAGACTGTGCCTACTTTAACGTGTTCTTGGAACTCGATGTCTTCAACGTCGTCCACACGAATGAGCTTTAACGTTTTGAATGAATGGAAAAGATTACACGGTAACAAGTTGGTGTAGAGTTTGTGTTCACGTAAGAAAGCCACTACTTCTGGTGTGAAGTTACCGTAGACTTCAGCGTTAGGATAATCACGTTTGATCGCTTCAATATGAACTAACGCTTCTTCAGGGTTGTGAGCTACTTTGTTCACCAAATGGAAATACGGTTTCTCCCAACCAGCGATCATAGTGATGACTAAGTTAATACGATCATCTTCAGCACGAGATGTGATAACCCCACGACGGTAGTTCTCCAGATCTTTAGGTAGATCTTCGATAGTATTGATTTTCTTGATTAACATGCGGCCTCCTTCGGCACACTGTAGTTAGGGAAAATAGAAACGAAGCGTTCGATTTTTGGTACGATGGACGTGTCGACTTTACCTAGTGTAGCTAGGTGTAAAGTTAACTCTTTAAAGTCTCGTTTATCAAATATGTTACGGAACTCACCATGACGAGCTGACAACAAACGAAGTAATGCTTCAAAATCGTCATCGAAACTCTCCACCGATAACTCTACGTAGTTGCATGACAACGACGGTGATACGAGTAATGTGTTTACGTCTGACGCCACAGTCGGGGTAAACTTAAGATGATCTGCAACCAATGTGACCTCTTGTTCCACTAGGTTTGCACACCACTTCAGCAGATAAGCGTAAAAATAACTTAACTCTTCTGCTAAGGCTGGATAAGTATCGGCGTCGTCTTCGATGGTGAACGTGATGTATTGAGATTCACGGATGCTGTTACTCGGCCAGATTTGCAAAGAGTGGTCACCTTTCTTTAAACCACGAGTGTCTAAGAAACAAGTGTACCCGCCATTATTAAGCGGATAACGATACACACTACACGCACGATGACTCGCACGCTCACCATCAGCAATCCCCACGTTAATGGTAGACTTGGGATTACTTTGAAAGTCAATGACTTGGAATGTGAAGAAAGTGTCGGGTTTCACGACACTTTTATTATGAATTATTTTCATTTTCTCACCTTTGCAGTTACGGCACGGTTCATTACACGCAGTCCGTTAGGTAGTGACAGTGCAGGTGCATCCCCAATAGCGTAAGCTACTAAGAACTGGTAATGATGCATGAGGTCGCGACCAATTGGTTGCTCGATCATCATCACGCGGAAAGCAGGAGACAACATCCACTCGTTGTATTCTACCGCATTAGCCAACCCGCGAGCTGCGCTCATCGCACTTTCAGTATTGATTTCGTACGCTTTGATGTCGTCCAAGTCATTGGTAGGGCAAACGTTAAGTTCCATGGTAGGGAAACGTTCTTCGTTCTCCACCCAGTACAACTCGTAGTAAGAAGGGCCCACCGACCAACCAAACAACTTGGTGCGTTCTTCTGCTTGTTCACGTCTAGCATAGGTCTCGTGAATAATCGAGAGGATGCGAGCAAGCTTACCTAACCAATCCCATCCTGCCGCCAATGCCATTGCATCATGAGTTTCTGTTGCTAGGCGACTCCCACACTCCACCATCATAGTTTCAGAAACCATAACAATTTCTTCACCACGCTTAATGCGAATGTTAAGTTCGTACTCACGACCAACCAGATTCTCTTCATGGTCGACCAAAGAGTAAGAGATTTTGTTCAATGGCAGGTTGTCGTATAACGGGATGCCATTGATCAGTACTTCGGCGGTAAGCTCATGTTGGTTTGTTAAACCAGTTAAGTGTTGTTGGTAAGGGAAAACTGCAATAGTGTCGCCCTCAGTATGAATTTGTTTGCTGATTTGTAGGGAGAATAAACGTTTAGTCATTTTCTTGTACCTCTAAGTCTGCGAAAGATTTTACTAATGAAATGTATTGGTTACGTTGGAAGTCACAAAACTTGTGAAGTCCGGTAGTACGGTCTTTTAATGGAACAGTGCGAGAATGATCAATGTGAGCGCCCGCTATTGCAATGCGTCCTAACGTTTCTGGATGAGACACTGCGATCAAACGAATCAACGACTCCCAGTGTTCACTGATCGGTTTCGTGATGTCGGTTAGATCAATAGAGATGATGTTTCTTAGGTTACCTAGATCTTCGTCGGTAACAGTCAAGAAAGCAAGACGTTCACCTCGTGTTTCATCCCACGCTACGGTAAGATAAATGGTGAACTCTCGGTACCAACATTCACTAGGGTTAAAGCAATCCACTAGAACGAGGTCAAACTTATGACGTTTGCTATTCTTAGCTTTGTCTTCCAACTCCTTATTAGGAGTGTTTAATAAGGTCATGGCTTGGTGCAGGGTTAAAAACAAATCTTCTGCTGGTTGTAAATCTACTTGCATAATGTTACCTTGGAAATAATAAAAAAATGAGATGACCTATTAATTGATCATCTCATAAAAGTTTATTTTTGTTTTGGTCTCATGTCGAGGACTAGTCTACCCGGATCTTTAAAGTGCAATAACTCGCACACCATTTCATTCAACAAAACTTCCCATCTACCTTCAGCATTCTTACGGAAATCTAAACCGTAAGCGTCGTGTAAGTAACGAGAAGCGATGTCAGTGCTTTTTAGGTACGCCAGTAGCCTTTCACCAAATGGGATCGAATACTCTTCATATAGCTCGTGTATGCGAGCGTGCTTAGACGGTTCATTTAACGAAGCAATTTCCTTTTCTAGGAACTCTTTTAAACCTACAAAACAGAAAGGTCTCTTAATGGACATCAGATAAGTACTCCTTGGTCTTTAGATCAGGGGAAACAACCCACGTCTCACCGTTGTACTGAAAGTACAACCCGAAACGTTGGCTAGTGACGGACTCGTGCTTACCTAGGGAACGTAATAGTCTACGGAACTCTGTCCCGAACATACAACTCATAAACGCACGTCCGGTTTTGGTTTGGATGTCACACTTCGACTCGGAAAGGAAGCGTTTGTAGAAAGTGTCAAAGATCTCTTTAGTTAGAGGTTTTTCCACACTAACCTTGACTCTAGGTTTCTTTAATGACACCCCACGAATCGCACCCACCACCGGATGACTCTTACGTTGTTGAGTACCGTACACGTTATCCACGGTACGGTAGATGAACTCATCTTTCAAACGAAGTCGTGTGCGGATGGATTCATCTTCAGTAAACTTAACCGGATGCATGAAGCGTTCAAACAACTTGCCGGAATCCAACACACGTCCAAAATCTTCAGAGGCCATGACTTTTGCCATTAAGTCACTAACGGTCAGCGCTTTAATGTTACCGACCGACATGCCTAGTTCATCTCGAAGAGTGGCGGTGCATAGACCACCTGCATATTCGATTTGTAGGAAATGTCCTGCGATGTAAGTCTCCATGATCTTGTAATCACCCGTACCCATAAGAAGATCTAAAGGAGCCATCATGGTGTGCAGACGACGCAGTGACTTGAGTTTGCGTTCTTCGGTAATCCCCGGCATGTCCAATTCGGTGGAACGGATAATGTGGATAGGGGATTCCGCTTCTACTAAGTGGTCGTCTTGATTGTAGAGGCGAGCTTTGATGTAGTAATCACCCTCCATCTTACGAAGGTGTTGAGGAAGGATGTTAGCGGTGACGATTTCTGACTCTAAGATTTCGTCATAAACGGTTACCCCAGTATCTGGACCAACTAAGCCGCTTTCTTCGTCTTCGACATCCATCTTTAGATCATGGACAGTAATGGATAAGCGTTTACCAAACCAACAACGGTCTGTGTAAAAATCCACCGCGTTAGGCATTTTGAAACCGTGTTCTGTGTAATCCACATCTACGTGAAAGTTTTTCATAATTAAAATCTCTAAAAAAGTTTAAATAAAGAGGGTGACCGAAGCCACCCTAAGTCGATTAGTAATTGGTGTTGGAGAAAATACTGTAAAGGTGTTTGTCTACTATAGTACCTTTATCACACAGACGTTCCACCAAGTTCATGATTCGATCGTGGTCCACCGTCCCCGTAACATCAGTAAGGATGAGTCGGGTGTTACGATCATCCGTATTAGCTCGCAACTTAGTTAGCTTTTCTGCTAAATCCCCTTCGTAAGTGTGTAGGTTCTTCAGCTTGTAACCACCTAGTGTTTCCAGTATTCTAACCAGCACCGGGATGTTGTTAACGTTAGCACTGAAATCCGGGTAAACTTGTTCACCATCAGGTAAATAAATGTTCACGAAATGAGGTTCGTTTATTTCGAACTTCAGACCGTGATCAGCCGCAAACAGTTTTATGTGTTCGCTGGTGACTCGTACTGCACCCTCAAAGACTTTCGCTGCTGCATCACCTTTCAGGTTAGATTGTGTCCCCAGTTGCTGTGTGACCTTTTTAAGTTCAGACAGTCTAGGGTAAGGCATGATCTCTTTACTAAAGATTTCATAAGCACGTGAAATACAAGTTCCGGTTTGATCACTAACACGAACCGTGAAATCCGTGATAGGGAACAGACCAAAATCTGGCCGCATGATATTCACCGCCTTCAGTGACTTCACTGTAGGATGAACTTCAGTTGATTTAAGATCGATGCTGTTATCAAGGACCATCATCAAATCTTCCATGACTTTACGTTTACACACACGGATGTCTTCAAAGTTAAACTCTTCCCACTTTGAACCCACACGACGGTAGACTTTGATAGGTCGATCCACACAAACATACACTCGCCAGCAACCACGAGACAACGTTAAGAAATACGCATCGCGATTAAGCGGTGACGCGTGTTCCGGTTCAGAGTCGAATAACGTATCGAACCAACCGTAACATATGTCCACCTTACCTCGTGTTAAGAACGGAGGTTGGTCACGGTCTTTAAGTGCATTAAGTGTGCCGTTTAGGGAGTTCTTAAATGCTTTAACCGCAGCGTGATGATCGTTCTTAGCGTCTTCCTCAAAGAACCCCGGAAGGATGCCTAACAACCCTGCTATGCGCTGATTGAGATGGTTGGTTAACTTAGCGTTCGGTTCCATCCAGCTATGCGGTGCTGTGTGTCTGGATTCAAGATTATTCATGAGGTATAACCACCCGCTGCGACCGTATGGACGGCGTGCCTTACACCATCCTAAATCCAACACCACGTGTTCTTCACCCAATGACCAACCGTCGCTAGCATGGTCAAAGATCAAGGTTCCCCAGCCTTCTTTATCATTAGGAAGGGTTTTCTCACCCCACTCTAACGCCCCACCTTGGTTAAATCCGTAGTTGACGAAACCCACGCGGTTTTCATCAGCCATGCACTGGAACTCTTTAGGCAGACGTGCGTCACTCAGTATAGCGCGCATGTGAGCAGGGAAGCCGGAAGGATGTCCTATCTGGTGTTGGACCATTTCACAAAAGCCAGCCATTTGTTCTAGAAATAATTCAGTGTGCTTATCCATTTTCTTTTTTCCTTAACGGTATAGGTTACAAAACTTTTCATCGACTTCTAAGAGTTTCTTGTCACGTACAATCGGTTCGAAAGTTACCGTGTTACAAGTCACGACGATCGCATCTTTAATTACTTCTCCGTAAACAGGGTCTTTGCTCATACGGAGGATGGATTTGAATCCGTGTTCTGAGCTCAAATCTTGGAGCAAGGTTTGACCTGCAATACTGGCGGCTTGGCGTAGGAAATAGAGTGGCGTTAATCCCCAACCACGCAATGGTGCCTTAGTACGATAAACTTCACCTTTACGACCTAACATTATTAATGTGATCATTGGTTCTCGACCGATGAAATCGATTTCTACGACGTGGTTCCAACGCGGTGTCGTGAACTCGAACACTTTACGTTGCTCACCTTTGTATAGCGGTTTTTGAATGTGTTCATCAAACGCGAGTTTGCTTAGGATGGCGAGCACTCGGTTACCACGCTCTAAGTTTTTACCCAGATCAAACAGTCGTTGGGATTGGATGATCATTGGGTCGGTTTCTTTGAATTTCAGTGATTTCTTAACCACGACTTCACTACCACGGTTAACGTAAATGTAAACCGTTACGTCTCCGCTTGTTTCGAACCCTAAGCTGTATTCAGTGTTCTGATCAACGATAGCCGACTCTAGGATGATTTGGTCGTTAGCGTAAACCGTAGTGACACAACCTTTGGCTCCGGTAACGGAATAAAGGATGTTGATAGAATCACCTTTAGCGTAGTCTCGACCTTCAGTGATTAGATTCTTGATTTGTACTGACATGATGTTTGTCCTTTTGTTGGATAAAAGATTTACGTATGACATTCATACACATAAGTAATATAGGTCTGTTTTTATTTACTAAAAAAATAAAAAAGCAAAGTAGTACCCTACCCCATTGGGGTAGGGTACGTACTTAAGTGATTAACGCGTAATGCGCACTTTACCTTCTGCTGTTACTTCAGTACCAGCTTCAGTAGCTTCCACAACTTTAACCGCCACTGTGTAAGTGCCTGCTTTAGGAACTTCAGCTTTGAATTCAGTTGCGAAATAACCTTGTTGGTCGGTGTAAACATTTGCTTCGGTTTCTTTACCGTCAAACGAAACAACAACTAGGTGGGGTTGCACGATACCGTCAATCTTGCCCTTCAGCATGATTTGTTCGCCGCGACTTACTTTTTCTGTCACTACAAAGTGATTAAGAATTGCTGACATTATTAGTCTCCTGATTAAGGAGGTCGTAAGTCCACGACCTCATAAAATGCTTAGTGGACTGTAGGTGGGTTCAGCAAGTCCGCTTCACTAATGAACTTATCGTTGTTCATGTCCGCTGGTTGAACGTTAGTGTAAGGACCAAACAAGTCTGTCTCAACATCGAATAGGTGTTGAATCAAAGAGTCGAAGAACGTACCAGAGTAAGTCTGACAGCGTTTAGCCACAGTCTGGTAATCTTCAGCCAGAATGAAACGTTGACCTTCAGCAGGGCTGTGCAGGTACATGTTAGACAGATCCAGTTTAACGTCGTTATTGTGTTCTTTACGTGCTTCTTCTACCAACGCCATGATCTCACGAATCTCTTCATCAATCAGCTGACGACCTTCATCAGAAAGATCACTGAATTCCCAAACACGGACTGTGTGACGAGCCAGTGGATGGTGAATCGCACGGAAGTACATCTGTTCGATTTCTTTGTTCAACATCGCGTAACCGGTGTTGTGGTTCAACAAGTTACCAATGATGAGGTTCATTTCATCGATTTCAGAATTGATCAGAGCAATAGTGCCTAGGTCAGTTGCATCATCCCACTCGTCTTCATTAACCGGTGTACGTTCAATAGTGAACGAGCCTTCTGAGCGATGTGGTTGACGATCCAAGCCAAGAGAGATTTTATGGTCTTCGATGTTGAGTGAGAACCATAAATCGTGATCACGTGGAACTTTACTGTCAGTGCCCCAACTGTTCACTAGGTAACCGGTTTGTTCCAAATGCTTAGCGATACGTTTAGCGTTACGATTTACGAATTGTTCAGCGTGAGTAATGTCACTTGCAAGCATGTCACCAAACGTCGCTTCACACCACTCATCACTTGGGACGTGAGTAACGATGTTTTGCAAACGGTTGATCACTAATGGGTAATAACGATTCGCTTTCTTCGCTACTTTAGGATCCATAGTTGACATTTCTAGGTTACCTAGATACTCGACCATACGAGTCACGCCTTCACGAGCTTCTTGTGTCTGAGCCAGCAGCGCTTGACGGCAACCAGCCAACTCGTCCAACAATGTACCCATCATTTCGTTGTAAACCAAGTAATTGATTTCACCACGATTAGCCAGATACTCTTTGAGTTTGGCTGCTGACGAGTCTTTACCCGATTCTTCCGATGCCAAATAATCTGTTAGGTCCACCGGCAGGTTAAGGTCGAAGTGAATGTTTGTCATTGGCAGATAGGCGTGCGGAGTGATCGTGACGTGCATGTCTTCTAACGCTACACCAGTGTGGTACAACCCCGGATTACCTTTGTCATCAGTACCACGAATAAAGAACGTCATGTCACCAAGACCTTCAGCGATGTGCGCAAAGATTTTCCAAAGTTCATGGTTAGGTTTTACAGACTTAGTCATTTCTATTTCCTTTATCACTTTAAATGTTAAATAAGAGGTTTATATGTTTAGTGGGTTATTCGGACCGGCCATAGAAGTTGAAGCAGGTCGGACCGTAATTAGTGGTGTGTCATGGCGACACTTAGAACAAGATTTAATCAGACTCTATGGCACCACGACTATTTCGAAGTACATGTTAAGTCGAATTAATTCTCGTAAATTCGAAGTTAAGTCCTTTTTCCTTTTGGAACTCAATCACCTAATAACTAGACTACTACAGTTAAAAACCACACGAACCAATCGTCGTGATCTTTCTAAGTTATTAGAGTTGATCCAACAGGAAACATGGATCCAAGATACGTTATTGTCAAAGGCTACCACGTTTGACTTTAAGGCTATGCAAAAACGTGTGAAGCTCAAACCATTAGAACCTCAGTTACGTTTCTTAGAAACTTACCCTGTTCGTAAATCATCGTACCACCTTAAAGGATTGTTGTTAGATGGTCGTGCTGGCTCGGGTAAGACGTCGCTATCGTTGATGTGGTCAGAGTCTCTGCCAAAGGGTAAGACCGTGGGTTTTGTTCCACTTAACGTTATTGATGAAGTGTGGGGTAACCACATGACTAATAACATTAAGCATGAAGTTTGGCACACTCCACCGAAGTACTGGTCTACCAAGATGGACCGTCCACCGTCAAAAGATGATGAATACTACTTCTTCCACTACGACTTCATGTTGAACCCGCTGTGTGAGAAATACCTTCGTCAGATCGAACAGTGGAACCGTGGCAACCCTGCGTTTAAAATGATCATCGATGAATGTCATAACTTCAACGACCCGAACTCTAAACGTACTAAGAAGCTTATCCAGTTTAATGAAGAACTGGGCTTCACTGACACGCTACCGATGTCTGGCACTCCGATTAAAGGCCTCGGTAAAGAATCGTACGCCGTGTTCTGTTTGATCGATAACTTCTTTAAGGGTAATGTCCGAAAAGCCTTCCTAGACGGTTACGGGCGCTCTCGTGACAAACTGAACGAATTGCTCGCTCACCGTATCGGTGCAGAAAAATACACCATCTCGGTATTGAGCGGATTGGGTGACGCGCCAGAAGCAGAACGTGTTAAAGTTCAAGTCCCTCATGCGGAGCACTTCACCTTAGACGCTGTACGAAATCAGATGAAGACGTACATCCAAGACCGTTACACTTATTACAACAAAAATATGGACAAGTACATCAACTACTTTAACCAAGTGATTGATGACTATCGTCATTATTGTACCAAGCGTAACGATCAGCAAGCTTTGACCGAACTAGATGAATACTTACGCATCGTGAACAAATTCCGTCGTGATGGTTACAACAACTTCACTGACGCAGAGTTATCTAAGCGTGCTAAGAAGATCGAACTCGACATCGAAGAATGGATGCCACCTAAGGAACGCAAACATTTCCGTAATGCTAAGTCCATCGTCAAGTACGTTGGTCTGAAGATTCAAGGTGAAGCGTTAGGTAACGTCTTGGGTAAAGCTCGTATCGAAGCGGTGAAAGCGTTGGTGGAGTACGCGGAACTACCGAAGTACATTGATCATGTAGAGAAGAAAACCCTTATCTTTACTGATCACATCGACGTGGTCTACGAGTGTGAAGACCAACTGAGCCAACAAGGTTACGACACGATCTTCATTCACGGAGAGAACACCAACGAACGAGATAAGCTGGTTAAAGAGTTCGAAGAGAAAGAATCGAAGAACCCATTGATCACGACGTTCAAATCGTTGTCCACCGGCTATCCGCTGATCATGGCAAACCAAGTGTTGTGTATGAACGCTCCGTGGCGTGATTACATCTTGACACAAACCATCGCTCGTGTTCACCGTCAAGGTCAAACTGCACCATGTTTTGCTTACATCTTTGAGCTAGACACACAAGGTCGTGACAACGTTACGAGTCGTAACATTGATATCATGGCGTGGTCTAAACAACAAGTAGAAGAAATCATGGCGGTACAACATGGTGAAGACGTTACATTGGTGGGTGTATCGGGTATGGAACAACTGTTCGATGATGAACATGAATTGTGGGATGAGCACTTGTTACCGAAAGGTTACGGTGAACTGATGAACACAATCATGGACATGTTTTAAAAAATAAACTTAATAATAACTACCTACCCGCTGAGGGTAGGTAGTTATTTACGCATTTTAAGCTTTTTTTTATTTTCTTACGAGTCCTGCACCCAAATCCATGATAGGTTTGAACGCTGTCGTGGTTACTTCTTTGATGCCACGAGTGGTGAACGTTAATGACTCATCACGTTGACTGGTTACCGTTAGGGAATTCAAAGTGAAGTCTAACGTAGTGAAGAACAACGAACCAGACATAATGAAATCCGGACGGTATAGATCAACCAGCGTAGAGATGCAAGTACGTGGTGCGCGACTCAATTGGTAAAGGCCTTTAGGGTCTAGGATGTAAATACCTAATGCAACTTGAGTTAGGTTAGTCTCGTCCCAGTTACCGAAGCCTGCGAATTGATCTAAGAACTTACGTGAATAACGACGACGAATAGTGCGTGTTTCATTACCGTCGTTTAACTCGATGGTTAATGAAACACGAGCTCCATCATAATCAGCACGAATGGAAGATTGAGTCATGGTCACCAGAGAAAATGTGCGACCAACAAAGCTTTGGATAGGTAGTAGTGTTTTGATAGACATGGAATAATCCTTCTATGAATTAGGGTAAAATACACTGGCTTCGAGTTTGTTAGGTGACCAGTGATCTAAAATGATGGTAAGGGGGTGTTCGCCTTTAACATGGAACTGTATATAACGGTCGTCAGTTAACCTCAGAGAGGCGAGACGGTTACGGTAAGGTAAAGACCACACTTTTTGTTTATAAGGGTTTAGAAGCGTTTTTAACACGCTTAAAACGAAACGGTACGAACGACGACTGTTATCCTGATAAAGTCTGTCATTGGTAAGCCATTCGAAATAGATGGCAATTAAGTCATCGCTGCTTACTGGTCGAGCGACGGAAAATGGCATGGATTTAACACGTTGGTTCCCCGAACCCGAGGAACCAACATAACCTATTAACTTACCATTTTCTTTTTTCACCTCACACCAGTACTGTCCGTTTTGATATCGAGTCAATTCGTCATCAATAACGGGATCAAGTCCGATGTGCATGGTTTAGTTTCCTAAGTCGGTGATCTTTAGAACAAAGGAAGTTTTTGGTGTATGTGGAAAAGAAATGATTCCACTAACGCCAATGCGAGAGCCTTCAGGAAGTTGATTGTGCAACTCCGTAACAAAGCGTTCGTGTAGGGCATCCCCAGTGAAGTAGTGTTCGTCTTCTTGCTTAGCCAAACGATACGCTTCGATACATAGGTGACGGAAGTAGTCTTCACGAATCACGTTTTGTAAAGGCATCTTGATCGGGAGTTCGCGTTCGTTGTGACCACGACCTAAAGTCAGTTTGCTGCACAGACTTGGTTTAAACTCAGATAAGTTAATTTCCAGTTCGATGTAGTTGCTGACAGACAGATCTTGCTTTCCAGCCATTGGTTGAATAAAACGCTTCAAATTGTAGCGAGCCGATTTAAGATGAGTGGCTAGGTTGTTTAATCGCTTTACACGATCATTATTACGGAACCCTACTACTCCAGCCGAGAAATCAGAAACGACTTTATTAAAAATTTGTTCTTGGTTCATGGTTAAAAACCTTACATAATTAGCTTGCCTTAGGGAGCAAGACTTGTGTAAAAATACGTCCGTAGTAACATGGGTGGTTTAGTACCCAACGTCCTTCCATACGCTCTGGTTTAAAGAGCAATTGTTCTTCAGTGAACTTCGTACCTAAGATACGGTTAACGTCCTCTAAAGAGTGGTTAGGTTTAACCGCGATGTAGTGGTGCATGATTTTGCCATCGTAGTAAACCCCTTCTTGTTCAGCGTCATCTCGAGACAAAAAGCCACCAGAGAGACTTTCAAGTTGTTTAGTAATGCTAGTGCGTTTCCAAGCCAACGGAATACGTTTACCGTTTAAGAAGCCTTCCGCAGTAAAACGGTCTGGATAGTCAGCGTTCTGCTGGATCGTGTCTAGGTCAACATTAAATTCACCCGTCAGGACCTCAGGATTACGCTTACCTACCAGACCTTGAATTGCTGTTACTAAAGAAGTTTTCATGATGTGTACCTTATTGATTTTTATTGATTTTCTGCTTGTGAGAAGTGAAGTTTTTCGATCAATAAAATCGGTACACGTGGTGGAAATTTATTCTTTCGGAATATCGCTAACAGAGATACCAACGATGTAGTCGTCCACAACCCACATGTATTGGAACGGACTGTCTTCCGGTATCAGCTCAGTACCATTCAAAACAATCTCGGTGTTGAAGTAATTCGTGATATCGGTGTGGATTTTAGCGAGGTACGGTTCCAAGTCCTTATTCACTATTACTGGTAAATTGTCTTCACCATCACTCCCGGCACTGCGGATGATGATCAATATTTCTTTACCGTTTAGATGAAGATACTTCCCGGTAGGACGTTCACCAAACATCACACAACTGTTTAGGAATTCGCTTAATTCGTTTTTCATAGTTCTACTCCCATAATGGTACGGAACTGTTTAGAATACTTACCCTTACCCTCTGGCTCGGCAGAAGCATGTTTTAGGTAATGTCCAAAACATAAGTAAGTGCCAGCTTGAATCAACAAGTAGTCACTTGGCAACATATCAGTTGCTGGGTAAGTCCACTCTTTGGTATGCACGTTGTACGACCAAAGAACCTCACCGTCACGCTTGATCACCGCCATTAGATCAAAGTCAGGACGTTCGATTGTCATACAGTATTTGTGATTGGAGCTGCTTTCCACACGCCACGGGGCAGGTAAGTGACCATAGGTGTTGATGTAGTCGCTAGGACCTGACGCTAAACACTCTGCTAATGCTGAGAACCCTTTAGGGGTAGGGTATTCTAGGATGTTGTCTTCATAACACTGAGCGAGGTCTTCACGGAGCGATTTAACTAACTCTTGCCCCAAAGCCTCGTTGTTACGGAACCACGATACCAGTTCTACACAATGATTCAATCCGTGTTCATTGGAATACTTAGTATGGATCAATTTCTCTCCGTAGATGGAGAGCTCGACTCGGTACACGCCGGGACCAATAAGGGTAACACTGAACATTATGTACTCACTTTTGCCGTAAACTAAAACGAACTTATGAGCAGGTTGGCGCTCCACCGACTTAGAACTTAGCCATTGTTTTAAAGTGACAACTAAGTCGACGTAACTGTTGGTCCAGTCTGGGTTACCATTAGGGACCCATTCTTCTAACGGGTGTGAGTTAGCATAGCGAGCGACCATACGCTCCATCATGCTACCTTCATAAAGATCAATTGATTCCGTATCCAACGGGTGGTCGTCGGCGTCGTGTTTGATCTCTACTCTCTCATTATTAATCAACGCGCTTAACAACCACGTGTGGTCATTGTTAAACGTTACTGTTGAAAAAGCGTCTAAATGAACACTGAACGGTTTTGATACTAAATCGAGTTTGTGTTGGTTTTCAGAAATGGTCTTCGATAGAAGTTTCATAATCTTTCCTAATTAAAAAGTTGGATAAACGTAAAAGGTCGGAACTGACATGCCGTTTCCGACACGCCAGCTACGAGTTATTTTAAAAGCTTTTTCATTAAAACATCGGTAGCAATCTCTTGCTCTCCCCAGAACTCCGGGGTAAGGTGCTTGTAAAGGATTGCGTCTTGTTTGATTTGCAATGTTTCGTGTCTTAAGAAGAAGCTGTAAACCCCGCCTTCTCCACGATACAAATAAAACTGTGACTCACGGTAATAACGAGTCTGCGGACGTTTAGTGAACGTCGTCAACAAGTAAACTTCACCTAACCCTAATTGGTAACGAGCAGCCACGTCTGATCGAGTCACGTACCATATCAACAAGGACATGAAACGTTGACTTTGGTCGACCATGTATTTATCAACCACTTGTTTGTATGCTGATAAACCACGCTCTAAGATTTTCATACAACTTGATTCGTATTCACGCATCAACTCTAATGTGATCTTTTGAACGGCTTTGATGATAGACTCACGGTTTTCCATCAAAGTGTGGAAGACTTCTTTGCGATCATAAAAGACCCCTAGAAATCCTTTCATCACCTTCACCATCGGAACACACCCACTGACCTTAATGGATAGGTCGTTGTCCAACCCACTTTGGTCTTTAAATACCCATGCTGCTTCTTTCCCTTCATAATGGAAAAGGATTGAAGTATCATCGGTGGCGTACACACGACGGTCTCGGTACTCGTTAAATTCACTGACGTAACCCGCTACTTGACTTAATGCCAAAATGGCTTCCATAAGTGATCGGAAATCATGACAATAACTATTTAGAGTTGTAGACATTGTATCTCCTTATGTAAAAATGTTAACTCTTACACTCAAGTAATATAGGTTTTAAAAAATATAAGGTAGAGGTTTCCCTCTACCTTATTGTTGTTATAGTTAGTTCTAACTGTTATGCGTTAGTCCAGTTAATGGTGTGGGTTGCTTTAGTAACATTAGAGCTACCGTCACCAAATCTGTACGTTACTGAACCTGCGCTATTTACACTCATCGTGAACTGTTTCGTACCATCCGGACCAGAGCTGGTTACTGGGAACGGGATACCGCCGTTATCCCAAACGATAGTTTGGTTTGGCATTGGATCACCGTTTTGGTCAACTGTTGCTACCACTACTGGAACGTCTTGTCCAACGATACCTTCGGTCTCACCACTTAACACTACGATCGCTGAGTAAACTGGCTCAACTACCGCCGCTTCCCAAGTCACCGTGTGTTCGATTGCAGGGATAGTGCCACGAGAGAATTTGTACGTCACATCACCCGGTTCTGTACCATCGATGTTAAGAATCAATTCACCGCTCGAATTACTGTTGCGAATCGATGGGTCTCCGTCACCGTATTGTACTGCAACGCTCTCGCCACCGATAGGGTCACCGTATTGGTCCAAGGTTCTTAGTGTCAACACCAGTTTCTCACCAACGGTTGCAGTGCTAGGTGGGTTGACCAGTTCCATGCTGCTGAACTTAGGTGGTGCTACCGCCCAAGTCAATGCCACGTCTAGTGAAGCATCACCAGATTCAATCGTCAATGTCTCAACACCGTCGGTTGCTTCAGTTACCACAAACGTTGTACCTGTTTGTTCTACGGTACCTGCACCAGTGTAAGAGTAAGTTGGAGTCACACCAGTAATGATTGCATCTTTACCGTTTAACAATTCAACTTTTACAGCGATTGGTTGACCAGCATCCACGTCGTTGTCGATTGGATCAATCTGGTTGATCTGTGTCGCCACGTCTTTACCCACGAAAGTAACTTGGTTAGAATCCGACGCTTCACCTGAAGTAAAGGTGTAGGTCTTGGTTTCTGCTACCGCGTGTTGAACGTTGAATGTTGCACGTCCGTTAAAGATAGTGTTGGTACGACCGAGTTCGTTACCCAATTCATCCGTCATGACGACTTCAACATCAACCATGTTGTTGTTGCGTTGGTCACGTACCAAGATGCTGAAACTTAAGTCAGTATTGGTGTAGTGTGTAATTGGAGTAGTGCCTGCGCCTGATACCGTAGTCGGAACCATTTTCTCAACGATAACCGTTGTGTAAGGACCTTTAACCACTTTACCGTAACGTAGCGAACTAGAGAACGTTCCGGGAGTATTCGTAGTGTAAGAGCCAGCGAAAGTACCATCCGGTTCAGTGGTTACCGTAGTTAACACTGATTGGTCAGAACTTAGGATTAACTCTACTTCTTTACCAGACACGTCACCGCCACCCGGAGACACTAAAGTACCTTGGAAGTTAAATGGTGTACCTTGCAGTACGCTTTCAGGGCTGAACTTAACCGCAGTGATGTCGTAAACGATTTCCGCCCACTTGATCACCACATCACGACTCAGAACACCTGAGGTAATAGTCAGTGTCTTAGTTGCAACGACGTCAGAAGAAACTTGGAACTCGAACTTCAATGGGTCCGCTGAGGTGTTAGCCACTGGCTGACCATCTAGAGTCGCAGTTACTTCCGTTTCCATGTAGGCGTTAAACTGGTCTAAGATACCACCTGTGATGATTGCCGTCTTACCTTCAAACGTGTTGCTGGTTTCGTACTCATCGATCACATCGATTTCTACTGGACGAGAAGCTTCACGAACAGACAAGTCCGCTTCGATGGTTTGATCAGGGTAAGTCAATGAAGTTGCCGTGATTTTGTGAGCACCAGATTGCGCAGCAGTCAGAGTAACGCTGAACGCACCATCTACATCACACACCGCATCGTGTTCTACACCAGAATCGTCAGTCACTTTAATGACTTCACCAGTCATGTCCATGCCGTGATCGGTTGCGAACTCACCCGTAGCCACGTAGTCTTCACCAATAGACACTAAGATAGGAGAAAGACTGAAGGTATTAAATACCGGTGGAGTTTTCTCTTTCCAAGTCAAAGACAGACCAACGGACTTATCTTCTACGGTTACGGTGTAGCTTTGATTCAGACTGTCTGTGGCGATGTAAGCTTCACCCGCAAAGTTGTAACCCGTTTCTGTTAAGGCTGAAGTGATTTCCGTACCGTCAGGACGAGTCAGAGTTGCTTCACCCACAACATAAGGGTCACCGTATTGGTCAGTAGCACGACCTGCGATGTCGATGGTTTCATCCGTCCAGATTGGAGTAGGGTAAGTGCTGTCCATAGACAACGTGTTCAAACGAGGAACACGAGCCCACATCACACGGTGTTCAGCCGATACCGTACCCTCTGCATCTTCAAAGCGATAAACAAATTCACCAACAGTGTCTTCGTTTGTTAGCCATTGGAATACACCTTGATCCGATGAGGTTAGGTCTTGACCCGCATCATCGTTCGTAAACAGCTTAAGAGCGACGTTAGGGAACGCGTCACCCAACTGGTCCAAAGTTAGACCACTAAGCAATAGAGGGTCGCCTACGACGCCTGAGGTAGGTAAACCATCATCCATACGGATTTCACTGAAACGAATCACTAGGTTCCAAGTAAAGTCTACTGGTTCTTCTAGCGCTTGACATTTCAACGTGATGGATTCCACCATGGCTTCTGTTGCACCCGCTGGACTGCTGATGGTCGCTACGTACTCTTCGCCATCGGCAACGTAAGGAGTAGGGTCACCACCTTCACGACGCCATGTACCGGACGTGCCCACCATTGGGCGATCTTTGGTATCGTAGATCTTGAAGCGGAGTTCACCGTCTTTAAACAGTTCACCTTCACTCAAGATGATCTCGAAACGTCCCGGTGTTTGTTCGGTCGCGTTAACCGTGATCTCCACGATATTAGAATCGCCTGTCGGGTAGCTGAATTTCACTTGGAAGACTTTAGGTTCTAAGTCATCGTTCTCTACGTCATAAACGTATTTAAGCTGACCGTCTTCATCTGGAGTGATCTGGTGAACCGCGTTACCGTCTACCATGACCGATACCTGCGCCGAAGTCATCGTTAGGTCGTCTTCGGATTTCAAAGTCGACGTTAAGGTCACGAGTTCATCTGCATTCACTTCGGTTTTATCTGCCACCAACTGACCAAGCACTAAGTCTGTCAATTGTAACTCGTCCATGATAGTGAACGTGTCAGCAGCGAAGTTAAGATCTTGAGGAAGACCGCAAATGAATTTAACATCCATCTCACCCGCTTTAGTCGGAGTATGAGTGATGTCAAACGTGCCGTCTTCTAGGAAGTCGTATTCTACTGGTTCCACACCTACTTCCGTCAGAACGATCTTAGGTTGAAGATCGCCGTAACCCCAAGGGCGATTGGTGAATGCACCAGTAAGCGCACCAGCGAAGCGTAGTGGGAGACCTGCACGAGGTTTGTCCACTGCTACGGTGTATTGGTCGATGGTCCAGTGTTCATCCACGTATTCCACGGAATACACGTCGGTCACTTTATCGGCGTCCACACCAACGTTGACTTTAAGACGTAGATCATCTGTTGTCTCGTTAGCAACGTCCAATTCCAAAGTATATTGGTTTTGATCATCCAGCGTACCTTCGATCACTTCACCATTACGGTAAGTCCCTACGAATTCCGCACGGAATTGTTTGTCGATCGTTCCACCCATAATCGGTGCATCGTTAGTACGAGCTACCGTAACAAACTGTTTAGGGGCGAACGGGTTTGCTGCGAAACCGCCTTCAAAAGAAGTCTCGCGAGTTACTTCTAACGCTGTGCCGTCAGATAACGTACCATCCGCATTAGGTGTAATTTGATTTACTGGTAAAGAACCGTCAACAATCACTGACTTAACATTCAAGTGTTTAAGACGAAGTTCCAGTTCACCCGGTTCAAAACGGAAGCCCAGTAGTGTTTGGATTTCTTCTACGTCCATCCCCGCTTTGATCACCAAACAAAGTTCGTTGATGTCTTCTACGAAGTATTTGCCCGGAACGATGATCTTCTTCAACGCTTCCAGTGAAGGAATAGTTGTAGTGTCTTTATCATGCAAAACAGGAACAGTATCACCCGGTGACCATTGTTGGGTAAATTCGAATCCATCTCGACCAACAATCTTGATCTTACCAATGAAGCGTCCTGCTCCCTGATATGGTTCTTTGATACTTAGGAATTGGACTTCATCGTCCGTCAGACCCTCAAAACGGGATTTCGTCAAAGCGATCTCCGCTGGGTCACCTTTAGACTCTGCGAAGCTGATACGAATCAATGCAGTTTTGTCTAACAGGATTTGTCGAATGTGTTTCATTTTATTTCCTTAGTACACGTCAAATATAAGTGGGGTGGACCCCCACTTATAAAATGACAAAAAAATAAGGTTACTCCGGAGCAGCGATTTCCAGCATCCCTCCACGTTGGAAACTATACGCACCCGGTGTGCGGATAGCTAACTCGTAGATCCCCGGGTTCAAAACAGGGAACTCAAAGTCTGTCATGGTTTGATCATTGAACTCAACGAAGTACAACAATTCTTCGCGGTCAAAGAGGTACAAACCCGGACGTTCGTCGTCCTCTGGGATTTCCCACACCGCGTTACCAACTGGTTTGAATTTAAACGAACCGGTAACTGGAGTTGGGTAAGTAACAGAGGCGTTAATGGTTCCGTCCAGCATGAACTGGTAGGAATGGTTGGTGATCGGAATAGCTTGGATGCTAGCGCGCCATTCAGAACCCTTACTGAGTGTCATCCAAACGCACTTACCGATAGCGGCTGGGTCATCCACAATAATTTCCAATGGAGAACCTGCTGCATAGGTATAACCGGTAGGAGTATCTACCTTATAGTACGCTCCACCTTCAGTCGAATACACCGTGATGATATCACCGTCTTCCATCCCCGGGACACTTTCTAAATCAATAATGATTTTAGACGTGACATGAGGACCGACTTTCAAAGGCTTACGAGGACCTAACGGATACTGTTTTACCCCATTAGCATCTTCATGCCATAAAGTAATTTTGATGTCAGGGTGGTCACATTCGGTCGGGAAAAGATCGGTGAGATCACGGACTGGCATAATACCGTTAATGAATGGACCAGCAAAGACTACGTACTCATCGAAGCAGTAGGTCTTCACCAACTCAGAGTCTATGTTTACCAGTTTCTTCACAACAAAATCATTGAACGGGATGACTCCGGAAAACATAGCGACTTCATTTAAACCGTAGTACTCCAAAAGGATTGGGTGGTACACAGGCTTATTGCTCATGAAGTTATATTGGGAACTGAACATCTCCAGTTCATCCGCCAATATTCTTAACCCATCCGTGGGCGTTGCCGGGGACCAGAACTGCTTGATAACACCACCGCCTCGTTGACTTAGGTCAATGTCAGCGGAATAACGAGCTGAACCGGGTGCAGTTTCTTGGATGTTACTGATCGTAACTTCCTCGAGCTTTAAATCTTTGAAGAGACGTTCGGCTTCCTCTAACTTAGCAGGATCACCTGAGTTCTTCGCATTAAGGATTCTAACTTCACTCATACGGGTGATGAGCATTTGTCTTGGATCTTTCATGGCTTTTCCTTGATTAACTATGAAGGGTCCTCATGACCCTCCATAGCATCGCAGTTAGATCCCCTAACGTTCGTATTTCCCTTCACGGAAGTGGGTTAAGCACACCGCATGATAGGTTTCATTCCCACCTACCACAACCGCTGATTCACCCGGATTACCGTAATGCGCTTTGCCGTCCAACACCATCATGTTGTGGGTCGCGTTCTTACCACACCAGCACATACCTTTCACGATGTTGATTGAACTCGCGTGACGCAACAACCAATCTGAGGCAGGGAACCCGCCACCTTGGAAGTTATTACGCAAACCGTAACACAACAAAGGAATCTTACGTTCCGCACAAATAAGGCTCAATGCTTCGATTTGTTCTACACTGATGAATTGCACTTCGTCAATGATGATCACGTCTGGTGCTTGTTCAGGGTTACGTAACCATAACTCTAGTTCACCCAACCCTTCTTTAGGGAAAGGAATGCAGTTATCCCATTTAGCCCCACTACGACTTGACAACGTACGAGGACAGCCATCGCGGGTATCCACAACCGGTTTAAGAACGTAAGGATACATTCCTCGCTCTTTGTAGTTAAACGCGGTCTGAATGGCGGTGGTAGTCTTACCACTATTCATCGCACTGGTATAAAAGTAAATCTTAGACATATGTACCTACTAAAAATATAATGAGTCCCACCGTCAGTCCAACGCTGGCGGCTATGCCGGCGTGGTTAAGTGTGATAAAGATGTCTTTGCTGATATCGACCCGGATTTCGTCCGGGGTCGTTGTTTTAGATAAACAAAAATAACACCAGCACATAGCGATGATTCCAGCGCAAATTTCCTTTTGCTGGAAAATTATTGAAACAATCAACAAACAACTAACCAGTGTCAAGCGCCACCAATTAGAAGGGTTGCCTTCAGAATCAGTAATCATACTAACCCCCGAATAAAGTCAGCGTTATAGTAAATCCAATACACCAGTCCCCAGACGATCATATCCAGCCATAAAGCCTTAAAGGTAAAGAACTGTTTGTTCCGCATCCGGCGGTGATAGACCTCAGGTTTGATCACGGCGATATGCACAAGATCAATTGCGATTACGGTCACGATGGTTAGGGTGATCCACGACAAGCCTAGTGAGAACGCGATTAAGGCCACACCGTATAAAGTAAAGATCGTAACGGAAGCCATGTCGTGGGTAAATAAATGTTTTAGGTTTTTCATAGTACTGCGGATACCCCAGACCAAATCACAAAGCCGACGATACATGACAAACCAATCGCACACTTGTTAAACCACAAGTTACCGTAAGGTTTGACACGAACCAAGTAAGTGTTGTCAAAGTTAATAATGAGCAATAGGTAACAAATGGCAATACCAATAGTTCCTTGCAACCACGTCCATCCGATTAAAGATGCGACGGTTCCAATTACGATCATCAGTACAATACGGAATAACTCACGACCGTCTGATAGGAGGTGATAGATCGGAAGTCGATTACTTAAACTATTTTTTGCATTGTTCATCTTTATTCTCTTTATTAATGATGGTGGAAGGTGTGTAATGTCTTTTTAGGTGTCGACGCATCAGCTCGATGTCTGGACAAAAATCGTCTCCCACTTTGGTACGCTCGTGGGGAGCTTGCGCCCAACGTGCCGCCGCAGAGATAGCAGGGTCGTAAGCACACCAGTGTTCTAGATCATGGAGACGTTGTTTAAGGAACCACAGTTCGTTAAGCTCTTTACCTGCAACCATATTTTTAATAAAACGTTTTAACCAATTCATATCCTTTACCTTTTAAAAACGAGTGGGGTTAACCATGCTTAAATGTAATGCTCGTTGAGTCGGGGTCAGTATCATCCCCGGGTTGGGTTGAAACTTCGCTAAGACCAAAGCTGCCTCTTTTTGGCGTTTCTTTTCTTTTTTACGTTGTTTCTTTTTCTTCATGACCCACCTCTCGGGAACTTAACAACATTGGATGAACTCGGTTCATCGTCGACGTTTGGGTTAACTGGCTCTGGGATTAATTCAGAAGCGTCGCGACTACCATAATACTTGGGGGTCGACTTTAACACTTGCTCACGGTAATGCTGAGGCGACCTATGACGTAATATGTAACGGAAACGAAAGCTATCACGAAACCCTTGAATATTGGATTTGTTTTCTCCAGCTATCCAGTCCACCGCTTCCACGATCTTGGGTTCGGTCCCCATGTAACTTTTCATTTCACTGAGTCTTTGCTTTAACTCCGCTAACTCGTTAAGTTCTTTCCCCGCTATTTTCTCACGCAACCATAGATAAAATTTATTTAACATAGTTCACCTTAAAAAAATAAATACTAAAGTATGTGGACCCCCGTAGGAGTCCACATTATCTTTGATTAAATACGTACGTCCGCTAAGCGAGAGTTCATGATGATCGAGTCAGTGTCCATCAACGTGATCGCCATTGATACCGCTGCTTCCAATGCAGTACATGTTGCCAGTGCCGCGTCCCATACGTTAATCGCACCCGGAGTAGGACCGACTTCACCCGTTGCCAAGTTGGTGTATGAAGTGATGTTATCAAAATCCGTCTTCATCAGATACACTACTTGTTGACGCAATACAGAAGCGTAAGTTGCTGCGATGTCACACTCAGGGTATTTGGTTTCTAACACTTGACCTACTTGCGCTAACGAGTAACCACAACCCTGTAGGACACCGTTAGACAATGCTGAACGACAAACACGACCTACGTCCTCAAAACGGTCACGACGTTCTTTGATGTCCGATTCTGTCACACCACCGACGTAGATAGTAACGCTACCACCTGACAAAATGTTAAGGCGAGCTTTAATGATCTTACCTAATGCCGAATTACGTTGTTCTACATCCAGTTCATCAATTTGCTTTTTCACAGCATCGGCTGCTCGTTGCAGGTTAACGGTGTGTTGAACACCACGACCAGTGACTGCGAATTGCGTCACGTTTACATGAACCATTGGGAACTCTTGTTCGTCCGCATACACATTAGGGTTCGACATCAGTTCTGTCATCATCTCAGTACCTAACACCAAAGCGATGTCATTTACCAAAGAAACACCTGAAGAACCTGCTGCGTTGATCTTAATCACCTTAAAGGCTTTGCGACCCACCGTGGTGTTCATTTGTTTGATCGCCGCTTCAGTAACTTCATCCGCACCACGACAAACGATCAAGTAAGTGCCGCCTGATTTCACGTACTCTTCTGTCAGGTCAACGAACTTCATGATCTCTTCTTTGCTGTCCAAGCCACGAATCTTATCCGACACTAAGATAGGACGGTAATCACCGCGACCGTGGAATTGTTCCGTTAGACCTGTACCCAATTCGGACATGTCAGGAGAAAGGAAACCACCCGGCCAAGTACAACCATTGCGGTACTGCACCTGATCTTGGTCGTCACCTGAATCACGGAACTCTAGGTCTGGCAGATGTGGATTGTCACGGTACACTTCCAGAATCTTGTTCACGATCACTTGGTCGTTGTTACTGGTCGTTAATAGTACGTCCGATAACAACGTAGAGTTGATGTCCACTTCCGTTGACATTGCTTTCAGGACGTCCAGCACTTCATCGGTGTATTGACGAAGCAGTTTCTTAGTACGGAAACTGATTTGGCTTTTGAAGCGCAGGTAGAACTCGTTCAACAGAAAAGCGGTTGTTGTCGTACCGTCACCACAAATGCGGTCTGTGCGTAAACAACATTCTGCGATCATTGTCGAGATAAGGTCTTTGGTTGGATCGTCGAAGCGCATGGCTTTAGCGACAGTCACACCATCTTTAGTAGGATGAGGTTTACCCGACTTATCACAAACCACGATGTTACCATCAGGTCCCATAGTGGATTTTACAGCACCACAAACTTCACGAACGGTTTCGTCTTTGATTGCTTGCGTGTCTTTGTAATTTACGTACATGGAATTTTCCTTATATAAAGTTAGATGAGTTTATTACTCGGGATAGATACACCCGAGTAATATAGGGTTGAATAAATTTAGTTACCGAAGTAATCGTTAAGTTTTAAGTCGTCAATCGTTAGACGGTGACTACCTAGTTTGATGTCTTTATCAATCGACATCGTCGCTGGCGGGATATTGAAATCGAACTCACTAATCAGTTGATCAATAAGGTTGGTTTCTTCTTCGTCTACTACCAGACCATCCACCGACAATGTGAAGCTGTGATTTAACGCACCCATGCGGTTAGCAATGAACTGCGCGTAAATCGCGTAAGGCAGCACTTCGTGAGCAAACTCAGTCATCGGGAATAACGTGGTCATATGAAGTTTAGCCGACAAATAGTATTCCGGACAATCTACAATGTTGAAGATTAAACGAATGGCTTCTTCACGACCAATCGATTCAAACATGGTGTTGTCAAAGAACCCGTTGATGTTAGGAATGTCAGCGTACTCTTTTCCTTCCACTAACGCTTTAACCACATCCATCGCATTTTCGTCTTCCGGCTCGAACTCGTTGAAGAAGTACTCCAAACGTTGGTTCATCGGAATCAGAGTTTTGATGAACGTCATCATGACCTGTTTAGGTGTGTACTTTAAACGACCTTCTTTTAGGTTATCGACGACGCTGTTATCACTGAGTGGAATTAAGTTAGGATGTTGGAACAACACCATTCCGTTGTCACCCGGGTAAGTAAAGGCACAACCATGGTTTGGACCAGTTTGACCACGAGGGATTAAGACCACCTGTTGTTCAGACTCAATTCCGGATTCACGAATGCACGCTTCTAGGGTTAGGTGTTTCGTCATCATACCGTTGTTGACGTAGGCTTCACGCAGATCGTCCAGTGACTCGATGTTCACACCCGCTTTACGGAAACGTTCCGCGGCTATGTTGATGCGCTGATCTTCATCAAGGGCTTGTGTGTAACTGATTTCTTCGAATTCAATGAAGCTATCACGGTGATGACAACCCGCAGAATGAAGAACTTCGACGTCTGCCTTTTCATCCAACAACCAGTTGAGTTCCGCTAATCCGGTCACAACGCCTTCCAATTTCACTTTCTTAGACCATTGCGGTAACACACTTTCCTCACTCAACATGAATTGATGGGTGAATCCCGGGATGATCTTTTGTTCCGTGATGGGTAGATTTTTGCTGATGACTTCTTTAAGAGCTTGAATGTAATTACTCATGGTGTTTCCTAATTAAGGTTATCGGACGCCGTTTCTTGGCGTGTAAAGAATTCAGAGAAATCCGACGCTTTCAAACGTTGGTATTCTTCGGGGTTAAATGGATGGTCAAACGTACCGTCAGCGACGAGTGAATCGGCGATTTCATCTTCGGAGTTTTTCACATCGTAAGTCGTGGAGTTAAACAAGTAATAAGCAAACCCAACCAGTTTCATGTCGCTGGTAAGTTGTGTGCCTTCCACTAATTGTTCTTGTTGGATTTGGGTTTTCATTAAATCCAGTGTTCCGTCTATTAACTCCATGACACGTTCCGGTACGGATAAATACGTGGCTTTGTGTATGACGTTACTGAAAGAGAACAACTCTACGGACTCGCCTGTGTCCACCGCAATAAAATGAAGCAGTTGCCAATCCGTTGTTTCACCTAATATGGTAATCCCAGTTTTAATGGCCGTAGTCCGGTCTTCCTTTCGGGACAAGAACTTGAGATACGGTGTCCAGTGCTTACCGTCCATTTGGTGATAATGAGAACCAGAAAAATACAGCTGGTCGTGAATCTTGGATACTACCAAGGCAATGGTTCTTTGTCCGCGCTTTTGTCCTTGTCGAGGTAAAAGACTTTGAACTTTATTACGTTTACTGGTATTTCTACCCATTGCGATAATCCTTAAATGAAAAAATAAACCCTACCCGTTAAGGTAGGGGATAGATTATTTTACCGGAGCTGCGCTCAAGTTATCAAAGTAGAAGGTTTCACCGATGAAAGGTTTCAGTATGTCTTTCATGCGTTCACCTTCTTCTACGTCGATGTCGTAAGCCACAGACATGTGTGCAACGTAATCGTCCCAACCATGATCATAGCCCGCCGCTAACCAACGCTGGTGTTCTTCTTTAAGTTGATCAGAACGCATCACAAACGCTAACGCTGATTGTTTACCGTCTTTGATCGGACCCATCAGTTCAATGGCGACGACTTCACCTTCATAAACCGTGGTCGGGTCGATTTCTTGTTCTAAGGTAACGTGGCCCAAATCTTTGTCGTAGGCAATCGTGCTATGGAACTTACCATCATCGATAGGAGTAACACCTTGTTCGATTAAGATGTCACGAATACGTTCACATTGATGGAACGCCAAATCAACAGAAACGTAACCCTTAGGTTCAGTAACAATAGGATCTAAATTAATTTTCATTGTTTAGTTCTCTAGGTTTTAAATAAAGTAAATCACCATGATCACCAATCCCGATTTCTGGGAGAAGGTTACCGTAGACTTGCTCTAACCAGTCTGGGTCTTGGTGGACTTCTAACATCAGCTGTGCGCTGTGGCAGTAACTGAGTTCTTCTTTGGTGGGAATGTAAATGAACGCCACTTCTTCAGGGGAAACTGAGATATGACTGTCGTGTGTGCTATCAGGTGCGGTGTTACTGATAACGTTAAAACGACGACCGTCCCAACGGGTATGCAGACCACACTCTGGTTGTTCCCCACCTAATACCGTTCCGTCTTTCAAACGAAGGTAATAAGGTAAGGTGTAAGCACGTCCGTTGAACTTATGCCATATCCCCGGATAGAACGGATGATGGTTCAAGTAATCGTTATTTACTGGAGGGGATTCCAACGTATGGATGCCTTCAGATAACGATTTGAGTAACTCGGAGGTTTGACAGTCCGCTTTCATAGCGATGTGAATATCACTGATCAATTTCTTAGCCATGATTACTTCCTTGTTAGGCGGTAGAGTTTAAGAAAGTCGGGATGGAACTGACTGCGCCACCCACAGCTTGGACAAACGAACTGTTCACCATCATAACTCGTCCTAGGCAATTCATCACACTTCTTATAGTTACCACAATAAGGTGTGTAACGAGGTCGTGTGAGTATGTTGCATCGTACGGTAGTGCCCACTAGGGGATGACGATAAACGGCATCCTCTTCGTTAGGGCTGATGGTTTCTCCAGCTTTGACTTTCTTTAAGATTTTCTTAACGGTTTGATTGGATATCGGAGCCATGTGGTGTCCTTATCGTTTTTTGTACTTCCACCACTGATGACCTTTCGATTCATACTTAGGTAGATTTTCGTTGTAAGTGTAATACCCTTCATCCACCTGTGTAGGATTAGCACGCGCAGCGTCCTGTGCCATGGTGTCACAGCGTTCGTTGTCAGGGTCGCCAGAGTGACCTTTCACCCAATGCCATTGTACGTTGTGATAACGTGTCATGTCATAGAGTCTGCGCCACAGATCTTCATTCTTAACAGGACCACCATCCGCTCGTTTCCAACCCCGGCGTAACCAACCATGTACCCATTGTTCGATGCCTTGCTTTACATACTGCGAGTCAGTAGTGATGCTCACCTTACGAGGCTCTGTAAGCCCTTCTAAGGCTATGATGGGTGCGAGTAGTTCCATGCGGTTATTGGTGGACCAAGCGTAGCCGTCAGACAGCTCTACGGTCACATCCCCATCACGGACTACGATTCCGTAACCCGAGGGTCCCGGTCCAGATTTCCCGATGCATGAACCATCGGTGTTTATTATCAGCATGATAATGTTTCCTTGTAGTTATGTTCATACATAGTACATCTCAGTTTTATTCAAATGAAGATTGTTCTTAACGGTTTCATTACGGAATTGCGTGAAGTTCTTATTGGTGTAAAACTGCACAATACGCAACACGATATAAACCGAATAACCTACTGCATCACTCACGTCCTTTAACGAGGTGTGTTGACCTTCGATCGCTGAAGTGATGTCATCCATGATATTTGGATCGACTAAAGTGAACCCCTTGCCATCTTGGTTACGGATTTGTGGGTGCTTTTGATGTTTCTTAACCCAAGCCCCTAAAGTGATGCCGTAAAGTTCTTTATGTAACGTCTCTATAAACGCTCGGTTGAATCCAGTACGTTTAAGGAGTTCTTCCATCGTGCATTGTTCTTTAAGGAAAGAATTACGAACGTACTGCGCTTTGGTCATACGAATGTAAAGAACCAAAGTTTCTTCAGGGGAATACTCACGCCACACGGTATCAATCATGGTCATTCCCATTTGGAACTCGTCAGCAATGTCGGTATGGATCTTTACCTTTCCATTTTTCTCATCAATGAACGCCATCATTTCTTCGGCTAGGAACTGTCGATAGTTTTGATGACTGGATTCCAAAAACTTATCCAAACGTTTAATATTACCCAGATGGACGAGGTGGGTCAAAGGTAGACCGAACCATCTGCGTAATGCCGCAGTTGTACTATGCAAGCAACTAAACCCTATCGTCTTTGCAATCTCTTCGACTGTACCGTTACCTTCATTAAGAAGTTTTAGAACCACCTTTTTACGGTTTTCGTTGATGTACTCTTTACCGGTAAGATGAGTAAAGCTTTTAATCGCCTGAGCGAAGATTGATCGTCCTATACCAAAGTGTTCACATAGTAAAGCGATTCTGCTAACTTCAGGATGAGCATCGATGTAAGTTTTGATTTCTTTTCCTAGCTCTTTAGCGTATGTCTTTTTCACAATAGTTTCCTCTTAAAGGTTAGATAAAATGTTGGTCTTACACTCTGATAATATAGATTTGTATATTTTTATCTTTCCGTATATTATCTTAAATTATCCTACGGATTTGAGCTTAGACCCCCTCCCCCAAAATAATAGACAAACCAGTAAAAAAATAATCAACGGTAATAACCCTACCTCCCGTTAAGGAGGTAGGGTTAGTTTATTATTATCCAAGGATACGGTTAGCGGCACGAGCCATAGTGATGATTTCATCACGACCAGAGATCGCGTCAGCGTAGTGACTCACTACCGACAACGTAAACTCATCGAGGTCTTGGTTTTCGTATTCGGCCAACAACTCTTCTAGGATGGTGAACAACGTATCGTTGTTAAGCTGCTCAGGCTTCAGGAACACCGCTTCTTTGAATGACTCTAACTTACCTAGCCAATAACCTACAACGCCATCTCTAGAGCCCGTTACGAGCGTAATACCGAATGGGTTATACCACTCCCCCATCAAGCTCATGCGACACATTGGGTGGAAGATCTCAATGTTCCCCGGTACACGCATCGAGAACTCTTTAAAGCTCTTGACATCACCGGACATATTGACGGTCAGTCCCTTAGCTTCCACTTCCACTGACTTCATATGAGTGTTGCGAATACGCGCAATACCATCTACAGTCAAGTAACACTCATGAATGGTGGAATTGGTCATGTGACACTGCTGATCAATTTTGATCTCTGACTCAGAGAGGTTAGATGAAATAACCGTACCGCCAGCACCAGTCTCCATGGTCACTTCTCGGAAAGTAGAATGTCTTACGTTATAGACGTCTACGTAAGACTCCATAAACGTAGCTCGAGAAACGATCTGGCAACATACCTCAGACGACCATGCGACCATGTAACCGTTTATGGTACGAACGTTCACCTTACTCGCCCCAACTAAAAACAAAGTCGCAGCCGGCGTACCCATACTCAACAACTCACCCACTTTCACGACATGGGCATCGTTGGTAAAGATCAGTTGAAGTTCACGTCCATTTTCATCTTTAGCGGTAGCTTCGTACAAAGTGCACTTAGATAGTTCTTCACGAATTACAAATCCGGAAATATGATCCAATCGGTCTGTGGACAAAATGTCTTTGACTTTCTTGCCATCGAATGGTTTGCCAACCAGTTCTTGTACTTTACCTCCTAGAACAACAGTGAGATTGACTTCTTTAGGCAGTGCTTTTTCTTTAGCCATGTTTACTTATTCCTTTACAGCAGTTACTTTAGATTTAGCGAGATGGATCATCGTGGTGTTAATCAGCAGATTGCCTTCTGGTAAATCCGTTTGATTAAACAACAAAGAATCGCGCATGATGATTTTCTTACCTTGCAGCTCACAATTAAACAGACCGCCGTAACCTTCAACTTTCAACGCACCCTCTACAGAGCTGTTAAACAACCATACCGAAGTAGGTTGAGTTAAATCGACGTGCAGGTCAACATTAATGTTATCGTCGAACTCGATGCTTAACAGACCGTCTGGTGACTCATAAGAGTAAACCGGATGATCTTCTTCACGAGTCTCAGCCCAATCATTGATACCTAAGCGAACGAAGGGATCGTTGTCACACATCGACATGGCACTCATAGCGATCACTGACGTGATGGTCTCTGAATCGTTACCAACGATGTTGACTTCGTAAGACTTTGTTTCACCGTTGATGGTGAGTTCTTTAATGGTGGTTGGGATTTCTGTTTCCATAATAGTTACCTCACCCATTAGGAAGCCCGTGAGGACTCCCTAACAGATTTAGAGTTTTAAATGGTCGCCATTAAGCGTGATTGGTTAATCAACGACACACGACCGTGTAGAACGCCTACAGCTTCATCAATGATAGAGGCTTCGATGCTATTACGCATAGCACGGTTGTGCAGCCCATCTTCGTCGCGCTTTTTCGCTTTCTTAGGGAAAAGGATGGCGGTGACTTTCTCACGAATGCTCATACGAGACTCGTCTAGGTCGATGTAAGTGGTCGGGGTGATGTATTCTTCATTACTGCTTTGCGACTGTAGAAGAATTTGGATTTTGTTGTCCTTACGAACAGGGAAGAACAGAATCTCAAAACGACCTAGACCTGCACCAGTCTTACCTTGTTCGAACGCACGATTGATTTCCAAATCGACGGAGTCATCATGAAAGTGGAAATCTTTCATTGGCATACGAGCCCAGTAGCCTTTCTCTGTATGTTTACCTAGAGAGAACGAGCGTGCTGAGATGTTCACGTTATCTAAACGACAACCAGAGATTGAAGAATAGTTAGAAGTGTTAAAATAACAACGTTCTAGTTCGGAATCACGAATCGAACCCTTAATGTTACCAGAACAAGCAAGTAGATCAGCGTTCTCAATGTGGTCGGCGTTTAGTCCACCGTGTTTAAGTAAGATGTTGGAGTTTTTAATGCTACGTGTTTTCATTCGATTACGGTCTAGCGTGGAACCAACAACCGAGCTAACCAGTGTTGTGGTTTCCAAATCCATATTGATCACGACGCTATGTGGACAAGATTGTGAGAAATCCGTGTCCAGATCCTTCGCCGCCACTCTAGAATTAAGAACGTAAAGCGTGGCTTTCTGACCGCTATCCTTTCTAGGGAATCCACACCATGGGGAGTCGCTGGCGTTCACTGATAAATCAACGATAGAAGATTCATCCATCCAGATTTGGTATTGATCGTTATCTACAACCTTGTAAAGTTTTTCATCACGTAGCTCAGTTTTCGATGAAAGGAACCCGTAACCACCCCTTGTATAGTTTTCAATTTCCTGCACAAGGTTAGATAAACGGTAGTTCTCCATTCTGAGAGTCCCCAAAGTCGTTGACTCTTGAGTCTTAGTATCTACACGATAAATCTTACCATCCGGTAGGACGGCAATACCTGTGGTGTTGGCTAGCAAAAGGTCGCCGTTCGCACTAGATGTGTATTCTAAGGTAGTCTCGATCTCGTTGATTTGTTCACCAGACACAGTTTCTTCTTTAACTTCAGGTGTTTTTACTTTAGTTGCTTTCTTAGACATGATTGCCTTTCCTTATTACGAGTGATGGTTGGTTAACGGTTAAATAGTGTGCCGGCTAATTCGTGGTCTTTATCAGAATAACGAATGTCACCGTCGGTTTTGTCTTTTAGCCAAACGACAAAATGAGAGTCACTAAGCTTAGACACTTCACGGTTGGTATGTTCTGAGTTAGTGAGCACCTGTGTGTCATTCAAAATCGCGAGTTCCACGTCACTGATTGAATAAATAGTAACAGAACTGTAGTTGACCGAATGAACACGGTAGCCGGCCATGCCATTGGCTTTCAAGCGGCGTAGGATTTCTGTGCCGTCGAGTTCACCAACGTGAATGGTGACAAGATAAAGTTCTCGCATAGGAGGTCGTCCTTATAAAAATGAAAGCGCTGTTAACAGCGCTTGATAATGTCCACAACTTCACTCACGGTCAGTTCTGGGTGGATGGTAAGGTGAACCACTGGAACGTCAAGCGTTTTGGCGGTTTCCAGTTTGTGTTTAGTAGGGTGTTCACCAGCCACTACGGTTACGGTTTTAGAATTCACTTTATCAGTGACTTCGAAGCCGTGGGTTAACAACTCATGAGCCAACGCTTTACGACGGAACGGGAACTTACCAGTTACACATACCGGACGTAAATCAGTTGGAATCTCGATTGACGTAAAGGTGAGTTCTTTCATCAACGCTTCTAACGGTGCACGATGAACCTTAACGTAAGCCGCACAGTTCAACGCAATCCCCCAACCGATATCTTTGATGTCAGATAAACGTTTCGTGTCACACAGATCATCTAAGAGTGTCTCAGGGTCACTAAGCTCCGTTGCTAAAGCTTTCGCTGTCCCTTTACCTACTCCATTAATTCCCAGTGCAGTGATGAAGCGAATCAAGTTGGTTTCACGACTGTCGTCGATCGCATCCAATAGCTTCTCTTCGGTCTTGGTTAACGGTTGCTGACCTAATACCGTACGAAGACGATACAAATCAACAAAGTTATTCAGATAACCTAAATCAGAAAAACGTTTGATGGAAGCAGGACCCAAGCCCATGATGTTCATACCGAACTTACCACCGAAGTTCAACAAACGACCAAAGGTCTGTGCTGGACATCCTGAGTGGTTCGTACAACGTAAGAACACTTGATCTCCATCGGTCCCTTCGTAATGAAGCGGTTCTTCACAACTAGGACAGGACTTAGGTGATTTACACTGACGACCTTTACCTACGGTGGTCACCTCAAAGAACTGAGGAATGATATCACCCGCCATACCGATGACGACTTCACTGCCAACACGTAACCCTTCACTTGAACGTTGGAATGCTCGGAAGTTATGTAGGGTCGCTCGACGAACCGTAACACCTGCTATTTGTACCGGAGCAAACTCAGCCACTGGAGTGACGTTACCGGTACGACCTGTTTCCCACACCACATCTTCCAGTTTACTGGATTCCTTGAGTGTAGGGAATTTGTAAGCAATAGCCCAACGAGGATGATGGTTGGTTGCTCCCAATTTGTTACGAGCCTCTTGGGACTTGATCTTAGTCACAATCCCATCAATGGCGTACGGGATGTGAACTGGACGTTCCACCGTAATAGTGTCCACCGGGTAATCCGCCGCAGTACGGAATCCACAGTCACGCAGAGCCTGCATAGTGGCGTCGTAATCATGCTCCATCACACGAGGGAAAGTGTGAGCAATAAATGTTAAGGAACCGTTAACCACATCCCCTAAAGATCGGTTACGGGTAATACCGGAAGCTGCATGACGAGGGGTGATGTAAGGAGTCGGTACGACGTCATTAATACGATCGTACATGGACAACTCGATGACACCTTCACCGTCTATCATGATCTCGGAATCTTCGTTAACGTAAGCGCCTGCTAACTCACTAGGAATGTTTTCATAGTAAGGTAACGCTTCGGTCACATCTTCCCCAATCAACCCCGTTCCACGAGTTAAGATTTTATCCAGCTTACCACCAATGTAAACCAGACGTAACGCGATGCCATCAAACTTCCATTCATCAACTAAATCACCACGCGATTCCTCTGGGAGTTTCTCCGTCCAATCCGCGTGTTGGTCTGGTGAGAACACGTTCGCTAACGACAACATCGCCGGTTCGTGTTTCACCTTAGTGAACTTGGATTCTTCTTCATCGATAGGTACTGCTTGGTCACGATAAACATCCACGTCAGGTGTCAACAGTTCTGGATGGTCGTTGATGATTTGGTTGTACTCTTGCACCAACAAGTCGTAATCCGCATCGCTGATCTCTGACTTATCTTGACGATAATAAATCTGAGCGTGATAACGGATTTGCTTAGCGAGTGTTTCTAAACGAACTTTAAACAGATTCATTAAGCATCCCTAGTTTCTCATATAAGAAATCTTTAAATTCTGGAAATGAGGAGAAACGAGTAAAGTGAACGTAATTGTTCACCAAATGTTCTCCCACACATTGCAATACATTGCCATGGTAGTCTAACTCTTTTTGACGGTTGATACCGTGGTAAGGGTTATCGTCCACGATAATGAAACGGTCACCATAGATACCTTGTAAATAAGTCAGCTTACAAGGATGTTCTTCCGAGTTCAGACAATGAATGTCTTCGAAGAGTTCCAAGTCGTGTTTAGACAACCAACGAATGGTTTTACTAAACCCAGTGTCTGACCAACCACGGTGGGTACAAATACTGAACGTGTGACCTAAGTCTTTAAGTTCTTTGATTAGTGCGCGGAACTCACCGACATGGTTGCTCAACCACGATGCCATCGCACAATCTAGCATGAAACGTTCTGGTCTCAGAATCTGTTCGTAGATGTCGTTTTGTAAAGCAGGTGACGCTAACACGTAGGCATGACCGTCACGATCGCACGATTCCATTTCTTTAGCGATTTCTGGTGACGTTGGGTTGAGATTAGTACGAATAAACGCGTGGGTCGCGGTTAACGTGTCGTCCATGTCAAAAGTAATGTGGTACATAAAGGTTCCTAGTTAATGATTTTAAACGCACAGTATTGTTTGTGCCAGTTATAAAGATCAGAACGAATCGAGCCGTTGATTAAGTTAGCTTGGTGGTCACGTAAACTGGTCATTAAGGACTTAAAGATTTCTTTAAACGATTCCCCGTGTTCTTCAGGGACGTCGGTCACCACTAACGTAGGTTTGGTGATGACAGATAACAATTCGTCAATGACCTCTTCAAATGGAGCCTCTGGGAGTTCTCCGGTCTTCACCCAACCCGTTTCATAAGCTCGAATGAGTTTACCGTGATGAATACACTCTGAGTCTCTACCGTAAGTAAAGTCGACTTCCGAATGCACACAATCTAAGTCGATGTCGTAACCAAGTTTGTATATTAGGTCTAAATAACCCCTACTTTGTTTTTGTGACCCTCCTGTCTCTAATAAAGAGACAATAGAGTATTTCGATTCAGTCATCAGAATGTTTCCTAAATAAAAAGAGCGCAGGGTGACGCTAGCCACCCTACGAACCGTTTTTAATGTATGCCTGCCACGATGTTGTGAATGCTGGTTTCCGCACGACCATCGTCAGCAAACCCTTGGGCGAATGTACTAACAATACGCTCGTTGTTCATTCCAAAGGTCACGTAACCAATACACATGTTGTTGATGAAAACAGACGCTTGCCATTGGTGATGGATTTTGGTGTACTCGACTTTAACCAACTCGTTTCCGTTAGGAGACAGTTGCAGAATACCGTTGGCGTCGTACACGCCTCGCATAAATACAGGCTCTCGGCTTGTTGGTAGAATGTAGTTGTTCATAATGTGGTTCCTTAAACTTTTCTAGAGTGTCCATAGAACCGCACATGGAGTAACGATTCACTAACAACACTCTAGTAATATAGGTTTGTATTTTATTTGAATTTAGCCTTCTGGTTCGCATCAGCAGGTACGGTGATACCTTCTGAGTTCAGCGCGATGACGTTCGCATTTTTAAACATGCTGGTGTGTGAGAAAAAGTGAGACACCATGAGTATCTGATTTACATCACCACTGGTCGAGATATTTAAAATGTAATCGAACAAACGTTGTTGGTGGTATGCGTCGAGTTTGACCCCAACCTCATCCAACATCAAAGGGAAGCGGTTCTTTGACTTATAACGAATAAGTATCATACGAAACGCTAGGTTGATAATGTCTTGTTCCCCACCGCTACAATCGCTGATGTCTTTAGATGGTTTACCGTCCACCGAGTTAATTACGGGGAAGTTGTAATCCAGATCACCCTTTTTGTTAACACACGGTAGTATGTACAACGGGGTGGTAAAAACTTGACGAATGTGAGCATTCATATTAGCGCAGACCGTCTTGATGAAATCCTCCATCATTTTACCGATCAGGCCTTTATTGGGACAAACGTTATCTTGTAATATTTGTAGTTGGGCTTTTCGTTTCTCGAGTCGTGCGATGTCCAGTTCGATGGATTCAATCACCGAAGCTAAACTGCGACCTCGAATCAACATTTGCATGAAGTTGTCTTTAGCGGGTACCCATTCCGCGACAGCTTTGTCCGTAGCTTGTCTTAACAACCATCTCCCTTGCTCTTTGAACGATGACAAAATGTCCTCTTTCATTATTCCTAGTTGATCTACTTTGTGCTCTCGTGCTGTGATGGATTCCAAATGATATTCGATGGTTTCCAATCGCTCGTTAAACGTACGCAACGTACGCTGTTCACTAGCCAAAGAACTTTCCAGTTCCGTCAATTGACGGGTGAGTTCGGTTATGTCATTACGGCGTAATGAAGCAATGCGTGTCCCTAACGATTCGATCTCAGTTTGATGTTCTTTAATGAGGTTACGACGGGTACGACGCTCCACCGTCGCTTTAAAAGCATTGATCAAAGGTGAACAATCTTTGTAACCCACACCGTAATCTTTAAGTACGTTCAACACGGTATGTTCGTCGTCACGATACATCCTTGCTTCTTTAACGACTGGCGTAAGTGTGTTAAAGAACTCCTCGTCGTTTTTCAGCTTAACATCTAAACTACGGTATTCTTCCACCACCAATTTCAGCTGTTGTTCTAAACGCACCAAGTCTTTACGTTTTTGTTCTACGTCTTTGATGTCGAATCCCGGTTTGAATTCAGTTGCACACTCAGGACACTTCATGTCTTCGGCCATATCAAAATGTTTCAAAGCATGACGTAGTTCTTCCACCTCGTATTTTAAGGTGCGACCGTGACCTATGTTCTTCTCCAGTTTTTCTTGGAGGATTTTGTAACCGAGCAAAGTGACTTTTTCAGAAGACGCTTGCACAACTTGTTCCAGCTTAGGACACAACGTCTCGGACGAAGTCGCTATGATGTCCAGTTGTTCCTCGGTCAAGTCTGGTAACAAATTACGCACTAAACGATCAGCGTCATTAAAGACTTGTTGGTCATGCTTTTGGAACTCTATCAGTTGAGCTTGTTGTTGCTCCAACACTTCCGGAGTTTCGTTAACATAGTTGACACCAGACAAGGTTTCCATCAACGAAGCCAATCGAGTACGAATCGCAGTAATGCGGTGTTGCGATTTCTCCATGATGCGTTTGGTTTGTTCTCGTTTTACGGTGAGTTCTTCGGGACCTTCAATGGTGGTTACGGAACCGATCACGAGTTCTTTGGTCAGCTTGATGAACCGGTGAATCATCTCACGAGTTTCTTGTTGAACGTTTTGCTCGTTCGCCAATAATCCGCTGAGCACCATCGCATCTTTAATGCGAGTGTCCAGTTCATTGATCTTAACTTCCAGTTCCGCTACGTTAGTTCCGCTTAAGGTTGCCGCTCGTTGGTTTTCCTCAGCCAAACGTTTGTGTTGGTTCTTAATCGCCCCGATGCTGTTACGCAACTCTGCTTTGATTTTATTGTAGACACTTAACGCGTAACGAGTATCGTTAGGATACATTTCCATGAACAGTTGCTTACGAGCTGCTGTTGACAAGGTCGAGAACAAATTGTTGGTTTTAAGACCAGACATGTATTTCACTAACGCCGGTGTTAACCCGAAATAAGTGACACACAATTCACGCTGCACGGTTAATGTCCCACCAGTGTTCAGTTCTTCTACACCGTTCTTTTTGAATGAGTGAGTGGAGCTAGTCCCGGTGTGTGATTCCAAGATGTAAAATTCTTGAGGTGATACAATCCACTTAACGTATTTGTAACCACCTTTTGCGTAATCGGCATTATCAGGTGGTAGTGGATGACATTCTTTAAGGATGCTGGTTTTACCAAATCCATTACGACCCATGAAGATGTTCACTAGGTCAGCTAAATCCAAAGTTACTGACTTTGTTCCTTTGGTCAGTAACCCTACGTTATTTTTTAAACGTAATTCTGCAATCATCTTATTTACTCTTAAAAACAGTTATCTCTAATCTAATAGGTCCCGTCGTATGAATTTACTGAATTTCGTTGGTGTGGGGACAGTGGTCGAAAACAAACCTGAAAAATCTTACTTTGTTAAAGTCACTGTGAAACGTGAGTTCCCCCAAGCTGACGGTGCTGGTTTAGCCAATGCCACACAAGAATCGGTTTCTAACCCCACGGCAGACGGGGGTTACCAAACCAGTAATGTATTGAAGTCCAACTTCTACATGCCTAAATGGATGCCCTTTAACCCCAACCGCATCACTGCACCGGACGTGCGTGTTGGTTCTAAGGTCGCCATCTATAAGTTTGCTGACAACGATCAACTGTACTGGACCACTTGGGGTATCGGTAATGAATCGTTCCGTTTAGAACACGTGGTGTATGCGTGGAACGCCAATCCTAACTTCGATAAAAATGCACCTTTCAGTTTTGACGATTACTACACACTGGTGTTTTCTACCCGACACCAAGAAGTGGTCTTCAAAACCACCCAAGCCAATAAAGAGCCAGTGGCGTACCGTTTAGGGTTCAACACCAAGAACGGGACATGGGCATTAACGGATACTGAGAAAAATGCGTTTGCCTTAGATTCCTTGAAACACTCTTGGGTGATGCGTAACTGGGAAGGGTCCATCTTCAACATCCATCGTAAGAACATTTCGATGATCAACAAAGGAACACAGTTATTCGAAGCGGATGAGTCGATTAACATGAAGACGGATAAGATGTACGTGACTTGTAATGAGTTAACCATGCATGCTCGTGATTTCATGAAACTGACGACGAAGGATTATTCCCTAACCACGACGAATACCGTGATGAAGTCTGACTCCTTATCCATCGACACAAGTTCGTTTGACATTAAGTCTAAAACGGCTAACTGGAAATCCGATTCCATCAGCATCACTTGTCCAACCAACAGCATCAAAGGTAACGTTGGGATACAAGGCAACTTAGGTGTGGCTGGCGGCATGAGCTGTAGCGCTGGACCGGGTGGTAGTGGTGGTACACTAGTAACATCAGGTGGTATCGTTGCAGATAAGATCGTGGAGTCGAAAGTGGACGTAGTGGCTGCGGGGATTTCATTGAAGTCTCATACCCATACTGGTAACAAAGGTGCTCCAACTTCTCCACCATTAGGTGCTTAATAGTAATAACTCCTACCTCCGCAAGGAGGTAGGAGTTATATTTACTTATGTGATTTTTAAATCAACGGTTCCGTTGGTTTCTACTATGGCGTAAAGCTGACCACGTTCAACAGGAACTCCACTCACCAACACAGACACAACACCATTGGTTAGGGTGAGGTAGATGTATTGTTTTGTGTTAGGTGTGTAACGTGCCACTAAGCCCGGTGGAATGTCAAATGGGTCGCCATTGACCTCCATTCGTGTACCCGGTTCAATTGCCAACAACCCCGTGGTGTTAAACTCACCAGCGTAACGGTCCACACTCACCCCATAATAGTTAGAGTACTCGCCCTTACCCGGTTCCACACGTTTAGGGATACAAGGTCCGCTTAACGTCATCACTACCGGAGCAAAATCAATTAACCCTGCTTTATCCGGTTGTGGAACGTATTTGATCACCGAACCAATGTTACCGTTGTTGAGACGGAATTCAAAAATACCCGGTACGTGTTTAAATGGGTTTTGAATTACCACATGACATTCTTCATTATGGAAATGGACATAGAAGTCTGTCATTAACCAACGTCGGTTATTGGACACGTGTTTGAAAGCAGGTTCACTTTCATTAAGAACACTTCGGTCACCTACACGAGTTAAGTGGTATTCCCCATTCACCGTTAATTTCACGTCCAAGTAAGCAACGTCTAAATAACGAAGATGATCAGCACGGATTTCCAGACCGTGTAATTGCTCACCGTCTTGCATAACCACCAAAGCGGTGTAACCTAAACCACCACGGAAGTCTAACCACTCTTGATGTTCCGCTTTAAACGTCTCTAAATCCTCAGGGACGATGTAACCCGGTTTCCCGTAGATATCGCCACCTACTTTACCACGAGCGTCTAGGACTCCTTGGTAGTCGTTCTCATTCGACCAAACCGTGCCTGCTAACCCCACCTTACCATTTGACTGGATGGTGTTGACGTATTCACGAGACAACATAGTACGTTCTGCCATCGGGAAAATGAGTACAGGGTGATTGAATCGGAAGTTGTTCCCACCGACACCCACTTTGCCGTCGTAATGACACAAATAGTGAGACCAATCCCCATCCGCGTGAACTTGCCCATTGATGACCGTGTGATCATTGGTCAACAACATTCGACCCAAGCTGTTTCCTAATGGAGAATAATGTCGGTTAGTGACCAGACGTTGTTCCGTCAAAATAGAGCCTGCGAGCAACTCTTCTCGACTATCCAATAAGTCTCGGAAACTGGTGTGTGGGTACGAGTGTTCCAAGAAGTAAGTGCGATGACCGTAATGACGACCGCTGATGTGTCCGCCTGTCGATTTGATTACACCACGACCGTAGACCGGATGGAACGCATGGTTGTCTGGCAATACATCCAAGAGATCGTCTTTATATGGATGCAATGTCAACGTGCATGCATTAGCACTGTAATTCCCTTCCCAACGGAACACATAAAGATTAGTGATACCATCAACGTTGAGATGAACCAACAAGAACATCGTCAGCTGATTCAAATCTTCATCGTGTTCTAAACCACCGTAGACTTTACCTTCGTGTAGGACCGTCACGGCTTTACCCGGGAAATACTCATCCCAAGGTACCGTGACGATTTGGTCATTCATCACACGACCGTTTACCGTGAACGTAAAGGTGTCGTCGAAAGACAGTTTATTACCGAAGACGACTTTACGTAATCCCAGAGCAATCCCTTGGTCGTAAGCGTAACACGTTGCACCATAGCCTGTTTGTAGATCGTTGTTGATCTCTAACCAAGCTAACTCTTTAGCCAAACTGCCCGCGGTTCCCGGAGCCGTAAAGGAGAGCGGTTGATGCTGATGGTAGTCGTCCAACAAAAAGTACTCATTGGTCGATTCGCGTTTAAGCGTTTTACTACCCCATCCGTAAGCAGTGATGTCACTGTCAGTTACCCCCAGACTCACACCTTCCACCACGCTGTGGTTTTGAATGTAAGGCAAGGTTGGTAAATAAGTGATACCTGACTTAACGTTAACCGGACCAATTACTCCGCCGTGGTAAACCACTGGTGTGAAATCTTTCCATTCATCCACGAAGTCAGTGTCTTTGATCCCACGTGCATCAAACAACGTATCTAAGTGCAAATTGTTCTTAGTGTAGAAGTCGTTACCACGAGCCAGTACTCTTGGGTCCTCGTCATACTGCCATTGTTGTAAAGCATCGGTCAGTGCTTGCGGATCCAGATACGTTTTCCATCCGTCACCCGTCAAGATGTTTTCTGAGGAACCAAAGGGGAAGTCGTTTACCATTTGCAACCCTAGGGTGGAGAGGTTTTCTCCGTGCTTCAATCCCTTGGTGTTGATATGGTCTTCTAGTTGTCGTTCTAAGTTCCCGTAATCACGGTCACGTTGAGCACTGATACGGTCAACCACTTTGTTGACTTTCTCATCAGTCTGTCTTAATTGCTCCGCACGCTTCGCCATAATCAAAGCGAGCTGGCTGTAGACATGACCAATCTCTACGGAGTCCTGAGGTTTGCCCGGGATACCTCCATTAATGACTTTCATTAATTGTCCTCACTTAATGTAACCTTGGTGATACCAGCTGCCGTGTAATCCGCTTTGGCAATGATAGCCGAGTGACCGATGCCCTGATCACTGTCACTTACCCAACTGCGGAGTTTACCACCAACATACCCAACATGGACGTAGATTGACCCTGTTGAACCGGCAACGATGTGATTGCGTATATCCCAGATGTTACGTTTGATGTTAACACGTTTACCCATGTAGACCATGTCAGTGTCCGTCAACACCCCGAAGTGCCAAGAAGATACTTGAGCAGGTAAGCCGATCAAACGCTTCTCAACAATCCCACCTTTGACCTTTCTGCCAATGTTGCTTAGGTAGAGATCGAACAGATTATCATAACCTGTTGGTAAGCGACGGATAACACCATTGTTGCCATTTAAGTGCATGGTCCCGGTTAATCCGAAGTGAGCGTCAGGGTAATCTGCATTCATACGTTTAACGTAATCAGCCAACACCGTATCGAACGAATCGATCTCGATTACAGTTTTGTACACCTTAGCGTTAGAACCGCTTAGATTGCGATACAGCGTGTTATCGTCCAAACTGAAAGACCACGACATTTCTATCGGTAACGTATGACCGTTCACCACCATTGCTTTAATGATCTTAATAAAGAACGAGTTTTGTTTACGTAAATCATCGTCCCCTGTTAAGACAGTCATATGACCCGTAAAGGTAGGTGTCACATCACTGACAAAAGAGTGATGATACGTTCGGTAAGCACCACCGCCTCCTTTCACCACATCGATCAATGGTAAGGTCGTTACTGGGTTACTCACAATCCCGTCAGCGTCTTCCACACCAACCGACATAGGGTTCATAACCAGCGTCGTCGTTGGGGAAAGTGCAGTCATCTTAGCCGCATACAGTTTGTATTCCGCATCGTTGGTATTCGGAACTGAAGCCAGTAACAAGACATGGTTACCAACCGAGAAGAACCAACTGCGAGTTCGCCAAGCTGCACCAATGTCCGCGTTGACCTTACTCATGTCTAACTTAACACAATCTTTCTGATCTCGATTCAAGACCGAATCCGGGTTAGGGTAGAACAACGCACTCAAGTCTTCTGAGTGGTGGGTAACCGCGTAACCTTTACCAATAACACGAAGGGTACGGTCCATAGGGAGATCTCGTCCGCCTACTTGAGGATAGACCGGAGCCAAGTCGTAAGTGACTTGCAGGAGTTCGGCGTCGTCATCAGTTAACCAAATCCCCGTAGGAGCTTGGTCGTCCGCTGCCGCGACGATGTAACGCATGTCCCCGTTCATGTATTTGCGAACCCCACCTAAGGTCAGTGTCTCGATGTTTTGTTCACGAGTCACCCCAACACTTCGAGGAGGAGCAGTGTAACTCAATCGACCTGCCGCAACGTGCCCCGGACTAATGCGTCGTTTTTGTTGGACGGTATTCAACAACCCACGAGGAGTGGTGAATGAAACCGGGTTCACTCCACTCAAGTCTTCCGAAGCGTTACTCAACGGATAGTTAGGAATGTGCTTGAGTTCAAAATCATCACGAACTAAACGGTGTGGGTTACCGTAATCCTGATCGTGGTCATCCAACATGTCCCAGAACGCACGATGGCGTAATGTAAAGTCACGTTCAGCACGATCAATCTTGGTTTCGTTTTCCACCCAGTGATCTTTACGACCACGGACCACCATCTCTAATTGCATGTCAGCGAACGCGATAAACTGGTCCCAGTTAGCCACTTCGTTCGCTACGTCATGCCAGTGTTGGTACGCTGGTAGCGTTTCTGGTTTTCCTAAGACCTGTGTTTCCCAATCCACCCAGTATTCACTGTGGATGAGTTCATTGGTCATCTTACCGATAAGTGAACGAGGGAAACCCGTGTTCCCCACACTACGGTACTTGATACGAAAACTCTTTTTGTTGTTGAGTGCGGTATTCAAAATACGGAAGAACAAGTAAACGGGTTTACCAGTGTCTTTTAAAAGCGTATCGTTTAATGTTTCGAATACGTAGTCTTTGTTCTTACGCAACAACTCACCGTTGCCATCATAAAGCTCAAAGTCTTTCTCGTAGAAAGGCGCGTAATCAGGACGATACCAGTCACGAGTACGGACGGTAACCGGCTGTGTCTCATCAATGTAGTTGTCTGGATTTTCTGCTCGTAAATCCAGCTGCAACAGTTTTACCTTTTCCATAGTTGCCTCTGTTAGGGTGGGTTTCCCCACCCGTATGATTATTTAATCCCGTTGGCGTTCAGAGTCACGGTATCCACTACCACCACCCCGTCGTTAACCACGTTACCTTTTACCGCCCACAAATAAGGACCGTGATAACCGGTTTCCATTACGACGGTGTAAGTGACTTCTCCTTGCGGTGGGGTCAGCGAACGGAAATCGTAATTCAACCAACCAAGGTCGATCAACTGTTGGTGTTCACCTAAGCTAATGTTCGGTGGGTAGTAAGTAAAGTGTTGGGTATCCAACACCGTGTTTAAGCCAGCCATCGGAAGATTGCCCGAGACTTTATTCGGAACCGACGGTAAGTTAGGAGGGGTTACCCCCACGTTCAACAAACCTTTCATTTGTTGCTGTTTAGGGATGTCAGTGTTCACCCAACCCAGTTCATCGGTCAAATAAGTATTGACCGGCGTCTTAACTCCATTAATGGAAACGAGAGACTGGATAGTGCTGTTGGCGTTGACGGTCAACACACTATTTAGGTTAACGTGTTCGTATTCATCCCCGGCTTGTGTCTTAGGACACATAACCACAGTCAAAACACCCTGAGCGTCTTTGTAAGCGTTAACAGACCCTGCATGCAATGTGACTTCAGGATTTGGAATTAACGCCGCCTTGATACCGTATGGGAGTGTGTGAGTGGTGATCTTGTTCGTATGACTCATTAGGGTTTCGGCACCCAATACTGTCACTGGAATATAGTCAAGGTATTCGTCCACTCGACTGTAGACTCCGTCTACCATAGTAAACACGTGTACCGTGGTACGAACTTCAGACGCAACCAAACGATCAACATACATTAAGTCAGGGAATCCGTGTGCTCGACCAGACACGAAGGTCCAATGATCACTAGGAAGAATGCCGAACAAATCTAAAAACGCTTTGGTAGGTTTAAAGTAATGCTGACTCTTAATCCCCTTATTACTAACGATGGAGTAAAGTGACAGGTACGGTTTCTTACTCGTCTTGCTTAGGACAGACATCAAGAAGTCGGTACCCATGGTGCTCAAATAAGTGCCAGCACACAAATCCGTATCCATCCCTTCTACCTTAGTAATGGTTCCTCCGAACCCGGGTGTTTGATGAGCGGTTCCCAACACCGTACGGTTCCCAACATCATCAAACTCAGTCTTAACAAACCACGAACGTTGACCGTCCACACCCCAACCTTTAAATAAGGTGGTACGACCTTGTTTCTCCGAAGTTGCCATCACGCCATAATAAGGCTGAACCCCATTAGGGTGATTCACATCTAAAGGTAGCACAGGTTTTGTAATGCGAACACCACATCGGTCAGTATCCCAAGGTGTACCCACATCCAAATACCATTGACGACCAATGGATTCAACACTGTAAAGTTCAGGCATGAACGTGTAACCGTAGGTACTGCCTTCATCTGGAGCAGCATAACCGAATCCAAAGAAGCCTTCGCAATCCATCATTACCACGGACCCACTTAGGTTACCCATGGTGACCGGGAATTGACACGCAATCTGTTCAAAGTAGTTGTTGGCATCCGGGACAGGACGGAACAGTAAATCAGTTTGAACATAAGGACGAGAACGAGTGTCAGTAAAAGTCAGGGTTACTTTACGAGTAGCATGATTCACTTGACACTTCGCCATGTGAGCGTGACTGTAACGACGAGTTACCCCATTGTAGGTGAATGCCTCAGGCAGAATGAATTCGACGTGCAGAAGTCCATCCACGAACGTTGGGAGCAAAACAATACGTTGACGTTCATCAACCAGATCTACCCCTTTAGAGAAAACCATATCACCAGACGTGTATTTACCACCAGTAAACCCGCGAGGGAATAACAACACTTTACCAGAGTCGTTACGAGCGGTGTTGTCGTTCAAGGTTTTGTAAGAGAACGTGTATTCACTTAATGCTAACTGACTGACGTCCGCTAACTTCACCATGTACCAAATCAAGGTCGGGTTCTTTAAGTAGTCGCTGGTGCGAGTTAACCACACGTGATCATCGATGACCGTCATTTGGTACGAAGACCAGTTCTCAGCGAAATCACCAGAGACCAAGAGTTCGATCACTTTAGGAGTAAGGTCGGAGCGATGTGTCTCCGCAATGCGACAATACCAACGGTCTTTGGTACCCACGATGTGACAACGACCAGTCCCACCCGGAATCATACGAGTAACTGGTTCGTTCACCCCTTCTAACTGGAAAGGAATGTGGGTGTTCTTCCATTGACATTCTGCCAACAAAGAGTTGAGGTCTAATGGGTTAGGGTTAACGACGTGATTGATTGCACTACCTTGCTCATCCCAAAACTCACCCAGACCGTATCCCTTACCATCTTCACCAATCCAGCAGCTGACCTTTAAATCACCCAAGCCAGTCGCGATTCGATTAATGCGCAGGTGATTCGTATCACCAACTAACGCCAGTTTAGAAAACTGTGGGACAACGTGGTCTTCTACGGAAATCCCTTGTGCTTTGATAACACGATGGGCGTGGGCTGATAATGTGCGGTGCTGTTCTGATACTCCTAAATCCACTTCTCTTAATGTCGCTGTTTTAACAGGGTCGATCAAATCTAACCCCGGGACTTTTCGAGACGTAGTGCGGTGAGGATCATCATGATGAGCGTAATGTTTATTGGTGTAGTAGTTCATCATGGTGCGGTACGGTATCATGTATGATTCTAGGTTACTTAACTGACCTAAGAACCAATCACGATAAGGAACCATTTCAGAAGTACCAAATAACGTATCCAAACGCTCTTGATAGAAACGAACCAATCGCTGGAAGTAATAGAACCCCGAGGCTAAATCGTGACCGTGGAGTTTTGGAATCCAGTGTTCTGGACGTTCTAAGATTTGATCAAACCAAACTGGACGTTGGTCGATGGCTGCGGATTCATACCAAGACTTCGTAGTCTTAGTTAAAGCAGGAACCGTCCCCAGAGTTTGATAAGTCAACTCTAAGTCAGGTAGGTTTGGTTTTAGTTTGCGAATGGTCCAACCCACTGGCGCACCAGCGTATTCAGACAACTCGTCATCGATGCTTGTGAAGTCGTAGTCTTCACCCTTCACCAACGGGTTAGGGTTACCTACGGCATAAACATCCAGAGACTCTAGAAAAAACGGTGCGTGCTTAGGAACAACGATAATCGCACTTCGTTCATCCGCCGCTGGAATGCGTTCGCGAGGAATGTTGTTTTCTGGGGATTTCCCAGAGACATCCACACGGAATTGTTTAATTTCAGGGAGATTCATAATCTGTCCTTACGGGTGGTTCCTGTCACACCGTAAGGTGGAAGGAAATGAATAAAGAGTAACCGGCTGGTCAATATCATAAAATCCTAAATGCAGTAAATATTAAGCCCGAGGGTTCTTTCGAACCCCCAGACTCAATCAGCTTTAAATTAACGCCATTCCCACAACGACCAACCACTCACAACACCTGAAGCGATTTGACTACCTGAAATCCAAATACGACCCCATAATTGGTTACCAGCGAACCAGTATTGACGGAATTCCAAGCGGTGGTAACACGACCACCAACATGCGTTCGGGTTGTAAGCTTCCACGTTACCATCGGTTTCTAAGATCAACTTAAAGCGAGCTTCATCGAAACGACGACCGCCGCCTTTGATGCCCGTGTTAAAGTCACCACGGTAGATGTCCATCGAGGTACGGTTACCCGTTGCCAGACTCCAGCTGGATTTACCCGACTTGACCATCACCCACTTCTTGTTCTCTACGTTACTTAGACCAATGTCAGATGCGGTTAACGTAATGTCAGAAGTCAGTGCTTTGCCATTAACTTTACGACCGGTAGGTACTTTGCCGTTTAATAAGTCGGTGGTCACTTTTTGTGACATGACCTTATTGGTAGCACTTCCCGCACCTTGTACGATGTCCGATGTGTTGAGCTTGGAGTTAAGACGAGTATCCGTCTCACCTTTACTGTAAGCACCGACGTCAGATGATGACAAAGAGATGTTACCGCTTAATGGTTTGCCGTTAACCGTACGGTTGGTAGGAACACGACCTAGGATAGCGTCGTATACACCTTTTTGAGTAACCACATGTGCGGTACTCGTACCCATAGAGTTGGTCATTGACGACTTGAGAATGTAGTTATTATCTCGAGCGTTAACTTCCGCTTTGGTGTATGCTCCAACGTCCCCTGCTGATAAGACAACGTTCCCTGTCAGTGGCTTACCGTTGATGGTGCGACTGGTAGGTACTTTGGTGTTCAGCTGATCAGTGACCCCTTTCTGAGTCATTACGTAAGCGGTACTAGATCCCAAAGAGCTCGTCATGTTAGACTTAGGAATGTAGTTACCCAGACGATTGTCTACTTCAGCTTTGCTGTAAGTACCAACATCACCGGGACTCAAAGTGATGTCAGACGTCAACGGTTTACCATTGACCTTTCGTCCAGTAGGAACACGGGTGTTAATCGCGTCCGTCACACCTTTCTGCGACATGGCGATTTCAGTGTTGGAACCGGTAGACTCACTCAACGCTGACTTCAATACTGCGGCGTCACGTACTGCTTTATCTTTATTATCGATTTCGGATTTACTGTACGTACCCACATCTGAAGGACCCAGACTGATGTTGGTGGTTAACGGTTTGCCGTTGACGGTTCTCGAAGTTGGGACTTTAGCATTAAGCTGTTCGGTTACCACTTTTTGCGAGATGACTTTGTCGGTCGCGGTACCCGTAGCTTGTACCACGTTGACTTTGTCAAATTTCTTCGCTAACTCATCATCGATGTATTTCTTAGAATACCCGCCCGTTTCTTCAGGACCTAAAGTAATGTCCGATGTTAGGGGTTTGCCGTTGATGGTACGTGTGGTAGGAACCTTCTTCGCTAACTCTTCTGTCAACAGTTTTTGAGAAACCACGTTGACGATAGAACTGCCTAAGGCTTGAACCACTTCAGCTACAGCACCAGACTTCAATCCTAAGTTCAAACGAGCTTCACGTTGAGCCGCTGCACCACCGGCGTGGATCTCACTCAACAGTCCCTCTTTCGTTAGGAACATTGCTAACGCTTCTTTGATCGTCAGCATTGCGTCTGGGTCATCTCCTGCTTCTGGGTTCGTAGGGGTAGTGTCTGGAGTCAAACCTAAGTCATTTAGGATTTGCTCTGTCAACTTACGACCTTTAGCCAGCGTCAGATACAATTGATCGGAGTTACCCGCCAAGTCAGCATCCGTAGCAGGCGAATAGTTCGCCACTTTACCAAGGTTGAAATCGGCAGCGGTTGCACTAGGGTGAGCTAGCTTGAATGCTTTGTTGATGTGCTCAACTAACTCGGTCGCTACGGTCGGGTTGTTAAACTCGTCACGTTGACCTTTGTCTAGCTCAGTAAGAACATCGATCAGTTTTTGATAGTTGTACGTTAGATCGGGTTCGTGAGCATGGGGGTCAGCCGGGAAACCTTCCATAGGGAGGTTAACTACTTGACTCCAGTTCGCGATGCGATCGGTATGGATGATGCTGGCAGACAGATTGATAAAGTCTTGGTCAGACATCGTAAACGGTTCACCAAGTGTTTTGTAAGACTCGATTGTAAGCTGTCGGTTCTTACCACTACTTAGTAACGTCAGACCACCGTAAACGGTGCGGTTGTATTGTTTAATGAACTCCACGAATGGGTACACGAATACAAAGTCTCGCCCCGGCTTAAGCTTGGCTCCCGTTTGCGCATCCTTAAGAACAAAATCTTTCTCAAAGAACGGACCATAACGAGGGACCAGTAGGTCTCGCTCGTCACCTAAAGCTGTAACTGACTCATTCGGTACCAAACATTCCGGATTGTCCCCAAAGGGGTTCCAAGGATAATTTAGGTAACTCATAACAAAGGCCTTATGTTAGTGTCAAATCGTCCAAGTATCGAAACGATTCTATAGAATTCACCTAGGAGACAATCTATAATGTATCTTTTCAGACGAGCTATCGGGGCCTTCCAAGGAGACTTGGCTGGTCTGCAACCGCTCAAGATAGAAAACGCGAAGCTTAGTGACGTGGTATCCAAAACCCGAGCGTTGTTTATCACGGTTTACGACAAGCTATTACTTAAAGAAATCACGATCGATATGAAAGAGTATCGTACCGAGACCATCGTGTTCAAAGGGACAGTTCAAGATTGGTTGGACACCAAAGAGAAAATACCGTTGAAGACGTTCACCGGCAAGATTGGTGAGAAGTATTATTACGTTCGCGCAGAAGACATGCAACTCATGGGTTATAAAGTTCTTCCTGCCCGATTGGATTTGGCAGCGGGTCGACAACCCCAAGTCACCGCAGTGGGTGCTAAAGATATTTTAGTGAAGCACATCGAAGTTGCTAATCCTAATTATCCACTATTTGTACAAACGACGTTGTTTACTTACAACGGCTACTTTGTACGAGCTCACGGAAGACCAGACGGCATTTATTTAGAAGGTGCGGGTAAGAACTTCCAGATCAATGATCGAGGTCACGTTGGCGCTTTAGACTTTAAAGGAATCAGTAAAGTGGAGACACTTCCCTTTAAAGCGGAGTCCATGGACATTGATCTTAACAAACACGCCGTGTACGTTACGTTAGACCGTGATGTTTTACACGAGACCATCTGGTTTGTAGTCGCCGGTAAATTGATTTGCGGTGCCCCTGCGGTTGCCAAAACAGGTCATAACACCATTCGTATAGATTTACGTGCTTTAGACTTAGGTCGTTTATTGATTCAGTCTGCTAAGCACATTGACTTGGATAATATCGCCAATTGTAAAAGTGGTATTGTCGAAGCTGGGCTCTTAGAGAAACCTAAGACCATCGAGGAGTTGTTCACCAACTTTAACAGTTTCTTAGTAGTGCTGTCGAATCCTTATATTGGGGTTGACATCTCTCCTTTGGAACAATATACGTTCCCAACGACTTTCGCAACGGAAGATCGTTTCCACCATCCCGTGATGTTTTCTGATGGACGTTTCCCAACGTACCGACATCGCGATGGAGCAGGACGTAGACTGTTAGATTTTGATGTACGGCTGTTAGATGTCCCTATGGATTATTCGACGGGGCCTAAGAACGGGGGTGACTTGTATCACGATAAAGTGAACTGGTCCCATCCTCATACTCTGGTTGAAGCTTATCACTTCAAAATCTATTCGATATTCAAGGATCTATGATTATGCCTGATCAAGACAAAAGCATGGCGTGGAGTACCGTACAGTTCGGTACTATCGTCGGGTTACTAATCGTTATCGTGTTGTTAAGCACAGCCAACGTTTTCTCAAGTCGTTCCAATGGAATGTCTGACAAAACCATTGATCGAATGGAGGGGGTAATTAAATCCCTTCAGGAACTCAATGAAGAGTCGCGTGACTTGGTGAAACAAAATCGTGCCAGCAATCTAGCGTTAAGTCAATTCTTAGAGGAAAAGAGAGCTGACCGCAGTACCACGTACAATGAGTTAATGTCTAAGTATCAAACTGAAATGGAAGGAGTAATACCTAGTGTCCCTATTAAAACTGCTCCAGTGGGGGAGCATACTGAGATTCCTGATAAGTAAGCTAGGTCTGCTTACGGTCGTTATTCTGGTAGCGTTGTTTGCGCTTCTGGGATGTAGTAGTCAACCTAGTTTTGAAGAAGGTTCGGCTCAACTTAAAGTTGAAACCGAAATTGCTAAGATGGATGTAATCCGTGCCAACATTGGTTCGTTAAGAAGCAGTGTCGTCGACATCCCCTCTTACTTAAAGGAAGATCCCCCTAGCTTTCCCCCTAGTGAACTGGAGGCTTTAAAGTTGTTCCTTGACACTCAGAAATGTCAAGGTGACCCGGTTCCCAAAAGTTGCTTGTTAACCACCGTGATTTATTCGATCGAGCTGGCTAACCGAGCTGATGACGGTAGCGAAAAACTCCACGGAGCAAAAGTTACGGTGAATCAGCTTATCCGAACGCTGGACCGCATCTACGCCATATTAGAAGCGCAACCTCCGGATGACAGCAAGTAATCTGCAAATTGCATAGAAACTCCCTACCTCCTTTCGGGGGTAGGGAGTTGTTTTGCTTTTTGATTAAGGAGGAGCCTTTCCAGAATCCTGTGGTTTGGTATTAGGTTCCAAAAATCCCCGCAGCCGATCTTTAAGATTCACCGCATTTGGATCGTTAGAACTGAAGAGTAGTGACAACAGTTTGTTTACACTCATGTATTGCCATGCTATCGCGATTGGTCCGAACGTGATCAAGAACACCGTCATGTCACTCGGCCAACCTTTCCCAGCCTTTACTGACTCCACGATAGATCCCATACCAGAGTAAGAGACCCAACATGTCGTAAGCACCGCGATAATCCCACACAAGGTGCGGAAACGCGTACCCCACTTACCTAACACGATACCTTCAGTGGATTGGATAGGTTCTTCTTTTTTATTGGACGTTTCCATAGAACTTACCTCGGTCTATAGCGATTCTTTCACAAACGTTTAAGTTTATCGCTATAGCATCGATGGAGTGCTCATCTAGGACGTCTAAGTCGTGTCCGTTGAGATCAATCGCCTTGTACTTCTTGATCCCTTTGGTCACGTCTTCTTTTTGTGTTCCTTTGAAGTTCGCACCCACTGTCTCTTTGGCAGCGCGCGGAGGAACGTTAACCATGTAGAGTCCTTCTCCGTAGGATTCGGTTTCCATACGTAAAAGGGACACGGCTTCTATTAACCGTTTAAAGGTGTCTGGGGACGCTCCTAAGAAGTTATCCTCACACACCGCAATAGTAGGTTTAAAAAACTCTAAGAGTTGGCGATAGCTCTTAGAGAGACCGTGAATGCGTGATTGCACCGCACCGTCGTCGTCATAATTAACTGAACCGTAATGCTCAAGTTTTTCACCGTGGATGGTTTCCACCCATTGGAGTTTAAACTTCTCAGTTTCAGCCAAGTTAATGTCGATGATAGATACACCCATACGTTTTGTCGATGGGTCTATCGCAATAGATCTTACCCAACCGTCGGCCAGTGGAATCGTTATCATTCTTCCAAGAGCATTGGGTATGCTCCGCCTAGGTCAAATTTCAATACGATCTCACCGTTCGCGTTGGCGTCGCGAGCATGGCGTTCTGATACTACGTATTGAGTTACTGCCGAAATCAGTTCTTTGTAACGGAAAGTCGTACCGCCAGCACCTTGACCTTCGGTAGTGGATTCAATCCCCCACACGATTTGGTATTCGCTGATCGCTGCCAGTGATGGGTCACCAAACAACAAACGACATACGTTACGGAGTTCTTCTAGTTGACTGCCCGATAGAGACAAATCCAGAATGCCGGAAGACATTAGGAACGTGTTCGATAGTGGAACCGTACCATCTGAATTCAACGAAATAGGAGTAGGGTTCAAAGACTCTTGACGGTACACGTAGTCTTCAGGAACTTCGTTACCTGTTGCCGGGTTACGGTAACCACGTTTGGTCTTAGGAATGAATTCGTCCGTGCCAACGGTGTGTAGCCAGTAGAACGCCGTAGGAACACCGTCGATGATCTTAACCGTACGCATACGGTAAGGTTCACGTTCTTGTTGTGTCAAGTCATCATCCAGAGGACGAGCACACATTGGAATAGAATAGAACAAGTTCTGGTCGAACGGTTGGTGTTGGTTAGTGTAGTTCACCGGGATTTGAGTCACTGGGTGATTACCAACGATTTGGTAACCTTTGATGCCCACACCAAAATAACCTAGACGGAAGTCACCGCCGTTTTTAACACCTAGTGATTTAGACGCTTCTACTTCGTGGTGTTCATTCAGAGTAGTGTTAGGCGGAATGTTCAAAGATTGATCACACGCTTTGGCGATCATGATGTTCGTACCCATAGGTTGGATACTCACCATTTGAGCAGGAACGCGGGAGTTATCAGACTCTCTGATAATATCGTTTTCGGTTGCCATGTTAAAGTGGTCCTTTAAGTTCTAGTAGAATAGTCTGTCATACCATTACAGTATGGGTAAAAGTTAATAAGCCCAAGTTGCTTCACGAATCCCCACGGAAGTAGGAATACGGATGGTTGCCGCTCGGTCCACAGGAATCTCTTTCAGCTGGATGTTTACTTCACCGTGCAGATTACCCGTCATTTGAATGTCGAGAGTTTCAGCGTGGTTTCGTTTATCAGTAATCTTAGCTGCCGTAACCAGTCCGTGTTTTGGATGTGCTTTAATGTGCACCGGTAGGTTAGGTGTTAATAGATGGTCACCACTGTTGCTGATCTTGTTATCGCCAGTAATCCCTAAATGAACCACATCAGTACTTTCGGCGGTGTTGTTGCCATCGTCGATGTCTTTAATGAACTGCACCGTATAAGAGCTCAGTTCCGCCATCAGAGACACAAGGTTACTTTGTATTTGACGAAGTGAAACAATACCCTTAACGTCCCAACCGGTTGCTTTAGAGAAGATGTCCCAACTTAACTCAATGAGGTCAGTTCCAGTGTATTTGTGTAAATTGAGTTCTCGGTTCTCTAACCAAGAATCCACTGTAGGGAATTCTTCTTTATCATGCAACCAATACAACCCGTGATCGTACAAGCGACGGACGCACTCTTTGGTGTAAGCATGTTCATACAACTCGTCGTGCTGAGCGTAGATCTTTTTGGCTTTCCATTTGGCTTGGTGAATGTCAAACGACTGCTCAAAGAACTTATCCGGTGAAATGACCTTCAGTGTAGGTATCCATTGTTTACGTATTCCCACTACAGTTTCGTGATGAAGAATGTCTTTAGGACCTGCGGCTTGGAACACTTCATGAGGACGAAGTTCTTTGGTCATGACGTCTTGGAACCAGAATGGGTCGATGGCTTCCAGAGGTTCACCACGGAGCTTTCTGGTTAAGAGTTGCCAGTAGATCAACGCTTCTCTAGTGCTTAAACGAATGTGGTTGCCGTTGAGCGGGTCTATGAAGTCCACCACGGCGTCATACAGACCGTGCTTAGTCATGTATATCCATTCGTGGTAAAGTGTCTTCATCAACGTGTCAGCGTGACGGTTGGTGTAATCTTCCATGGTAGAGTCTAGGACTTTAGTAGAAAGATTGTTAAATGTGGATTCTTCGGATTCCGGAGCGGTGATCTCTTCGTAGTATTCCGCCATTAACTCGTTATCACGTGCCATGCCTTTTTCTAAGTTGATGATCTGACGGTTGGTGTATCGTTCACCAGTGTCGTAATCCAACTCTTTGAAGTTGAGGCGTTCTTTGATAAAGAGTCCTTTAGGTTTCCCTACTTCTTCCATATCTTCCGTGTTGATCAAAGTACGATAGTGGAAAATAGGAATCGATTCAGGAGTCAACAGATTTTCAATCAACTGTTCCAAGGTGAAGTTCTTACCAAGGTTGTTGGTGATGTACTCGATGTTACGGTACAACCACATTTTCTGTTGATTCGAAATACCGTTACGGTAAACACGGAAATCACCATAAGAGTTCAATCGATTCCAAACGTGGTAGTCTGAAACGTTGCGAGTTCCGAAGGCTTCTAACCGTGATATCAATATAAGGGGAATCATTAACCCATACAAAGTAGCTAGGTCAATGGCGAGTTGTAAGTTCTCGGTGTGAATGTAATCGGAATCAAAGTGACGCTGCGTATAAGCGTTGATCCAACGTTGTAGACTAGGAATCAGTTGATCTTCGTTGGATTCGATAAGATCTTTGTTATAACGAAGGATCTTATAGTCTTCGGCTCCAATAGCGTATTCCATATCAATGGGATCCATAATCCCGTTGATTAAGTCGATTTGTCCCGGATGTTGTTCGGACAATTGTTTATACCAGTAAGACCCCGGTTGATACGCCCGGCGAGTAGCCAAGTGGATATCTAAGTTGGTCTTGTTAAACAAAATCAGTTCACCGTTATCTATAGAGGTAACGTACATCGGGATATCAGTTGCGTGGTATTCTCCGGTCATATTGAGATAATAACGCCACTGGCGTTTATCTTCAGATACCGGATAACCCGCGTCTGCTAATAACTTGTTATCGGTGACGCCAATGGCTTCACATTTGATAACGAGTGTTCGCACCAGACTGAATACGCTCTCCACGTGGGCGTTAAATTCAATATTTTCCATAATTTATCCAAGAGGGTGTTATGACAGGAAACAGAGGTAACACACGTGTCGATCGCACAGAGCTGCGGAAGAACGTGAGCAAAATACCTAAGTCGGTAGAAGCTATTTTGAATGTACGCGTTGAAGAAGAACGTCCCGCTGGTAGAGGGGACGAAGAAGATCAACTGCGTCGTATTCAGAACCGAAAGCTCAAAAGCTTAGGGGATATCATCGCCAACTCGATTAACGCTGCGGTGGATTTAAAGAAAATCACGCCGTACATTACAAAAGCGGAAATCATTTGGAAGACGTTGATTCTTCACCCAAACGGTGCTAAGAAAAGTATCTTAGAATACGATTCAAACTCTTCACAATTCAAAAACACTAAACTTCACGAAAGTCTTTTAAAGGCCTTAAGTGAATACTACACTAACGACTATAAAATCGAACAGGAACTCCCTGATATCGTTAAAGACCTTTTGGTCGGCAGTGGTAGTTACGTTAAACTCAACATCACTCGTCCTGCGCTCGATAACCTAATTAACGGTAATCAGTTGGTGGAAGGTAACGAGGCATTCAACGCTGAGACTTATCGTAGAGAAGTAGACGCCGAGATTAAGAAAGAGTTTAAAGAAGACGAAGAGTCTAAACAATTGCTCGCCAAGAACATTGGTTTTGTTCGTAACCCTAAGAAAGAAGTTATTGGGGGGATGGAAAGCATTTGGGGTGGTAAAGACGAGACGGATTACGAATTCCACATTCTTGATAAAAGCTTTGGAATTACCGTAACGGATAACGTCAGCTGTTTAGCAATGCGCAATGCCACGGAGCGTCTCAAAGTCAACATGGCTCGTATTCAAGGTACGGAGTCTCTAAAGGACTACATCAACAACCGTATCGAGAAAAGCACGGTGTTGGACAGTGGTGATGAGAAGAAAGGTAAAGGTCAACCTAACCCGGGCGCTAAAACCAAGAACCTGAACTTGGCTCAACAAGAAGCGCTGCAACAAATCATGCCGGGTCAGCGTAGCTTTGCTACCAAACCGACACAGTCTATCCGTAAGCCTAATGTTTATACTCAGGCTCCTTGGGGTACACCGTTAGGTTATCATCCGCCGAGTGAATGTTTCATTCCAATTCACGTTCACGGTGACGTTAAGCGTCTGCGTGGTGGTTACGCGTTGATTGATGACAACGGTGAGTTCTTGAAAATGTCTAAGGACTACCAGTTCTATCAATCACTGTCTCAACAGCAAAACAAAATCGATGAGAAGCCTAGCGGTACGACCACTAGCACTTTGATTGCTAACTTACGTAAAGTGCAACAAGGTGGTGAGTGTGACTTTGACATGTCCGAGTTTGCTATGATAGCAAAAACTCAGATTGAGAAAGAACTGTACCAATCCATTTACTCTGGTGGTGACGGTGAAGACATCTCTATCGATTTGGAAGAGTCAGTGTTAAAACTGTTCTTAGAGCGTGCGTTCCAACAACAACGTACTCGCGTGCTGTACATTCCTGAATGTTACTTCACGTACATGGCGTTCCAACACAACCGTTTAGGCATCGGTGAATCTTTAACGACACAAGCTAAAGACTTCATTGCTCGTCTGGCGGCATTGGATATTGCAGATGCACTAGCGCAGTTAGATAACGCTCAAACTCGTAATGAGTTAGTAGTGGCTATCGAGTCACAAGATACGGACCCAGATTCAACCGTCTCCATGGCTCGCTATGAGTTCTTCAAGTCTAACCCTACCGTACATAACTTGATCTCTACTGGTACGTTGTCCATGCCAATGATCGTGGATGCTTTGAAAGAGCAATCCTTGTTAGTTCGTGTGGAAGCGGGTGATAACAAATTCATCACGGCACCTCAGATGCAATTGAACCAAATTGATCGCACTGGGTTTAAACGTGTGGATGAAGACTCTCGTCAATACTTGTTGAGTTCTATTGCGAACTTCTTTGGTCTACCTCGTAGCTGGCTGGATGAACGTGATGAGAACGGTAACAATTTCCAAATCGAAGCACTGGCTGAACAGGAAACGTTACGCAACCAGACCATCATGTACCAGACTCAACTTGGTGAGTTCTTAAGTGACACTATCCGTAAGAACCTTATGGTGAACGAAGTGGTGATGAACCGTTTGATCGACATCATCATGGACACACCGAAGAACTTATGGGTTCCTGACTCTAAGACCCAGATTGAAGGCGGTGATCGTGAGAAGGTCATGGTGATCTTGAATGACTTTATCCAGAACTTCTTTGTATCACTACCACCTCCTACCACTATGGAGTCGGTAGCTAAGATCAAAGAGAAAATGGATTTAGCGGAAGATTGGTCGACTAAAGTAATCGAAATGTCTGCGACTAAAGGTTTGATGGAACCGTTGTTGCGTCGTGCTGGTGTTGACACCGAAGAACTGGACCCAGAAGAGATCTCCAAACAGTTCGCTGCGGTGATTCGTTTCCGTGCCTTTAAACTCTTTAACGTTCCTACTCCGTTTGATGACATCATCAACAAAGGTCGTGAAGGTGGTATGTACTCTCTGCTTAATGACTTGGATTACTTCAACGAAAACTTATCTCTGTTCATGATTGAATACAAGAAGCAGTTTGATAAGCGCACGGAGAAATTCGTGAAAGCCCTACCTAAGCCTGCGGGTGAATTAGGTGGAGAGGAAGAGGATGACTTCAATAACACCGGTTTAGATGGTGAGACAGAAGAACCTGAAAACACCGACGGTCTAGAAGAAGAACCGGAATTCGAAGATGAGGAACTCCCATCTGACGAAGAAGAGGAAACTGAAGAGACCGAGGAAGAACAGGAAGAAACTGAGGAGTCTGAGGAGTCTGACGAAGAAGAAGTTGAGGAAGAAAATCCAGAGGCCGACGCTTTAGAGGATGACGAGGAAGAAAAACCTCAAGAATAAAAAAATAAAGACTAGTCTTACCTACCGTCCCGAGGGACGGTAGGTAAGTATTATTTTTGCTTTTTATAATCACGGTGCAAAATAGTAAGGTGTTCGAAGAACTTAAAGTTCAAACTTCCTAATAGGTAGAAATAGTTTTTTGCTTTCTCTAAGAGTTCCCCGACATGTTCAGATGTAAAGAACCATTTTAAAAATAGTCTAGCTACCATATCGGTTACTTCTGAATCCCCACGATACCACTGGTAACCATACAACATCTCTTTACAAAGTTTTAAATCCGGAGGGGTGTTGTCTGAACTTATTCCTTCTTTAACAACTATCTCACTTAACTTTGACTTAAAGTCGGAGATTTCTCCCAGCGTCATTCCTAATGTAAGAAACGGGATAGGGTGATCTAGGACTTCACTGTTCATAGTGGTCAACCTTAAACAAAAAATAAAAGAGGAAGGTGTTATGGATCTTTCGACCCATAACATCCCCACCCAATTTACATATCTACTTCGTCGTCGTCTTCTGCAAACAGGGCGTTAGTGATTAGACCACCAATTAGACCTGCGCCGAAGCCAGCTGAGAAACCCAACAACACATTCTTAGTTGCTGAGTAATCTTCAGGTTCATCATTCAAAGTAGTGCTTACTGCGACTGTCGCACCTAGACCAGTAGCCGCTGAAGCTGTGGTTTTAGTTACTGCACAAGAAAGTAGAGAACCTACAATACCAGCAGCTGCACGAGTAAGGTCCACATTAATAGTGAAACTCTTTTCTTCTTCTTGAGCTTCATTAGTTTCTTGAGGCTCTCCAACGTTTTGAGGTTCTTTAACGTTTTGAGGTTCTTCTGTAGATTGAAGTTCCTCGGCACCACCCATCTCAGTTTGGTAAACAATGTTGTCTGTGTTAGACATCACTGCTTCTTCGATTTGTTGGATAGTTTGGTTTTGTTCGTTTGTTTTGTTAGTCATGATAATACTCTCGTAAGTTAGGTTTGGATGTTACAGGTCGGTTGGTTAGTTAGGATTAATCTTCTAGTTCAGCGTCAGCTAGATCAGTTACTGTATCTTCAGCTTCTCCTGAAGCCATCAGTTTCATAACTGCGTCTACGCCTGCTGAGCCTAACACACCAGCAGCTGCACCGATCATCATGTCTTTCAAAAGACTGCTTTCACGGTTCTCTTCAGAGAAGTAGTAAGAAGCAGCGGCAGTAGTCACCACACCACCAACTGCTGATGGGATGCTGCGGTTTACAAGTACAACACCTGCTGTACTTGACAGACCACCAAGAAGGACATTGATGTTGTAGCCTTTACGACCCGCTTTAGGTTCAGTTTCACCTTTCACCTTTTTCACTGCATCATTAAAGATTTGTTCAGCAGCGTTAGTACCAACTAGTTTAGAAAGTTCAGATTGAAGTTGGTTTAGTTCTTTGTCAGAAGTGTTCATAATGTATTCCTCGATAAGGTTAAATAGATTAACGTATATGCTCTTGCTTATACACCTAGACTATATAGGTCTGAAAATAACTGTATGTTAAAAAATAAAGAACCGTAACTCTACTCCTCTCCCGTAACAGGGAGAGGAGTAGGATATATTACAATTCAAGTTGTGCTTTCATGAAGTTCAAAGCGGCTTCACGATCAGGGAATTCACGATAAACTTCTACCGCGTATCGTCCCGACTCCGTGGTCGCCATAGTGCAACGTTCAGGCATAAGTGGTTCAATTTCTTCACGTACAGCTTCCTGAACAGCTTCAGATACTTCTTGGAACATCTCATCAGTTGAAGTATCAGGACCTTCCTCGTGATACTGGTAAGCCTTATCGATGGACTCACGATCATGCGGCGGCACATCACGGGTATTGACATTAACGTAAAGCTCTAGGAACTTTTCGTCGTCCATGAATAATGCCTCAGGTCCAGTGATGGAAATGGTCAGGGTATCACTGCCACGATGCGCATCAAAGATGTAAGGGTAACTACCGACACTCCAAGCAACTATGATTCGTCGAACGGAAGGCTTAATACAACCATTTTTAATAAAGCTGTCAGAAACATAGTTTTGAAGCAACTCTTCAATGTTGAGTTCTTTATCGGCTTTGGTGTGCACATTAATCAAACCAAACTCGCGGGTGACGGTTAGTTGTTCGTCAGTGACAGGGATCAATAAATAATGACGCCCACCTAAAATCTCCCAACTCACGGTAGCTGGTAAGAACTTAAATTGTTCATCGGATAGACCATTGATCCATTCGACTAATTCGTATTCGGCATTCAGGCGTATCGATTTAATCTTATCAACATGGACTTGAAGTTTTGTCATTACTTCATGTTGAATATCGCCGGGTGCTTTAGCAATTGGTTTTGACATTTCTTATTCCTCGTCAACAAGTTCTTTAATAGTGCCGTCCGACGCCCACAGAGGACGTTGCTTAACCAGACCAAGTTCTGCACGCAGTTCGTTGATCTTTCTTACAGTATTAACCAGTTTAGGGTCTAGCTCTCGGAATTGTTCAGATTCGACTGACACCGGTAAAGGTTTCTCAAAATCAATAGATGACGCGAAGTACTTATCTGGGTGAGCATGGATGCGATACAGCACACGTTGGTCAAATGGGTAATGTACCGTAACGTTCCCAAAACGCGCTTCAGGCGTTGTTTTGTATAATGGGTAACGTGGTGCATTAAACCAGTTAACGAACGTCTCATAGGCTTCCATGGAGGTCTCAGCATCATTCAGCAGTTCGGCTAGACGGTAAGCTTCCAGTTTAGCAATCTGCATGAAATCTGGTTCGTGTTTCACACTCGGGAACATAACGTTGTAAGGTGTCAAAGATTGGTTCCCACGATAACGCACTTCTTCCGACGGCAACAACATGTAGTAAGTTTGAGGGTTGTCAAAATCAATACCGTTGAATCGCAACACGCCTTTGAACGGGTAACGAACGTATTGTTCCTGCCATGGCTGACTAGGCAGCTTCTGACCAAGGTACAAACGAGTGAACATGTACTTAGTGGTTAGCCAGTTTTCTGCTATTGGTACATCGGGATGATGCTCCGTGCAAATAACGAGGTTGTTATTTGGCGCAGTGAAATAAACCTGAGGTTCTTTGTTGAACATGCGCAGCTCTACTTCGTTCTTAGGGAACTTCACCACCAAGTACGCGTCTTCTAACCCCACACACATATCTGGGATTTCAATCATGTCGCTAGTAAACGGATATGACTGATGTATGGCTTGGATGATGTCTGTGGTTTGATCGCTCGTCTTATTGACGAGCGCTGTTTGTAAACGGTAACGAATAGCTGCGACTAATTCGTCTAAATCGAAGATATGAGGGTTCATTACTTCACCTTATCAAATTTAGGAGTTAAGCAGTCCCATAAACGTGCAGGGTCTACACTTCGTTGTACAGCGCCATTACGTCGTAGTAAGAGGAACGCTGATTGTGAGTAAAACACCGATGAGTGATTCAATTGGTTTGCCTTAACTGGGTGGTCGGCCAGACTGATGTTAAGCGGTCGACGCTTGTCATCATTAGTCAACGCTTGTTCACTCAATCCACGGCAGTACGCGAATTTATCAAGTTGTGTTCTCAAATCCATTTTGGTACCTACAGGAACCGGAAGACGGAAGAAGATCACTTCACGACTTCGGTTGTTCAGAGGCACACCTATGTTAATGAGTCTGATTTTATCAGATTTACCTCTGATACGTAGATTGTTCCAATCGTCGTATTCTTCGGTTACGATCTTGAACAAATTGTCGTAGTAACCCGGCTTATCGCTGACAGCAAGTTCAGTCAGACGTTTTTCCAGTTTAACAGTAAAGCCTTCCACAGAGCGTGGGTAAAATAGTTTCTTCAAAAACATAAAAAAATAATCCATTTAAATATAGAGAGAGGGACCGAGGTCCCTCCTCATTAAGTCACGATCACAGTCGATGTGTCATTTCTAGCGGTAATACAGTTAGATTCGAAACGCCTTGTTTAAGACGACGAATGGTACCTACGTTGCCACCGTCATAACGGTTCGTTTGGAAAGACCAACGACCATTGTTCACATCGGTGAAGATCACCAGTTGTTCTACGCCATCGTGCAAACGCGCTGAGGCTTTTGAGTAAGCGTAAGAGATTACAGAGAAGAAGTCTGGCATTTCACTGCGCTTGATAACAGCTACCGTTTCTTCAACACGCTGCACAGGAGCAACCATGTTAGAGATACGAGTAACGATTACTTCACGAGCAAAGCAGACACGGATAGAAGCATTGTAATTTTCGAGATTTGCAATACGAGACTTCGCACGCACATTCTTCGACATCAGCGTCAAGCCATCCACGTGTGGTAGAAGACATTGAGACTTAGCGATGAGTGTACGAGACGTCTTAGGTGTTGACAATTCTTCGTAAGCTTCCGGGCACATTTCTTGAATCAGTTCGTCTAGGCTTAGACAGTCACTAACCAGTGACGGCATGTTGAATGAACGGTGATCGCTAGGATCGTTACTGAAACCGTAACGTTCAACCATATGACGTTCTAATTCGCTGGCGATGTATTTATCAGCCATGGCAAGGAAATCAGCTTTTTCGATATGATGATTGCCCAAAGTAGTGTAAGTCATTTTCAGCCAATCAAAGTAAGATAAGTTCTGTTCTTCGCCTTTGACAATCATACCCATAGTGCGGTAGATGTCACGCACGTCTTCGTAGGCACCTACGATAACGCTTTGATAATGTGTTTCCACGTTTGTAGTAGCATGAACCACACCACCACGTCGACCAGATGAATGTACGATTTCTGCTTCACGGTCGTAAGCTTCTAAATCAGAAGATGCAAAATCTTCGATCAGTGTGTTACGAACGTTCGTCGTACCCATGGCTGCGGTTCTAAGCGCTTCCAAGTCGTACTGTTCTTCTTCGTCGATTACTACTTTTACGTCTTCAATTTCTACAATGCCGTTTGCTGTTTCTTCTAGCAACGGTAATAGAAGTGAAGGGTTTGTTAGGAACGTTTCCATCGGTCTTCCGTTTAGGTCGATGATACGGTCGTCCTCGTTTGGAGTACCTTCCACGTTCAATGTGAATACTGTCAGACAACCTTCCGCTGTTCGTAGACGGTCAAAACGACCACCGAAGAACGTGTTACGTAGGTATGCTAACGTTTCATTGTCCGTGGTCCATAGTTGTGTCTTAGGAACAGGCACCAATTTGGACATCCAATCAAATGAGTTATGGTTAGATGCTGTCATCGTTGATAGATCAGTACTAGGAGCATTAGATTCCCCAAACACAATAGTAGGTTGGAACTCTTCGTATTGTTCACGACGGCTGACAGGTTCTGGTGCTGACGGTTTGGTGTTCAACAACATCGATTCTAAATGACGGTTGTAATCCAGCATCTCTTGATCGTTAAGAGTCTTGCCAGACATTTCACTACCTACGTCACCATAGTTCAAGCTCGGTGGAACATAACCATGGACGACTGGGTTGTGAGCATAACGTGTTGGGTCACTTGAATGATCCATCACAATGCTGAGTTTCGCTTCTAAGCCTTCGTATGGTGAACTTAGACCTAGGTAAGCAAACATGTCATTCACTGCGTCACGACGTGCTGCGTGTTGTTCAGTCAAGCGATTACGGAACACTTGCCCAACAGGACCTTCGCCAAACAATTGATCACGAGCAGAGTTGTTCGCAGACAACCACTTAATCAGCTCCATTGCAATGACGTTGTCCAAACAGCCTAACAACAACTTATTAGTTTGTTGCGGGTTGATTGGTTCGTCGTTAACAATAGATTGCGCTAAGTTGGATGCCAATACCACACCTACGTTAAAGCCGATGTTCTGACGGAAACGCATACTGGTGTTGATCAGTTCACGGAACTTAAACACCGTTTGACATGGTGCAGGGTTGGTGAACTTGTGAGCAAACTCGTTGATGGCGACATCAAAGTACGAATAACGACCTTGACGATGTTGGAACTCAGACATCAGTTGCGGAGGGATTTGTGATACCACCCCTTTCGCTTCTTCTGTTTTGAGTTTGATCATATCCACATCACCACCGCCTGTACCGTTAAGGAATTCATTAACGGACGAGTAGTCGTTGTTTGTGGTTGTGCGTGCACCATAATCGTTGTCTAGGCCAATCTGACGCGATAACGCTTCAAGTTGGACCATAGGTGACACTTGACGTTGATTAGGGTTTTGGTTTAAAGAAGGCATCCCGCCACCCATGCTAGGCATCCCCATAGTAGGCATACCCATGTTACCTTGTACACGGGAAGAAGTAGACCAGTTATCAGCAGGGTCGTCGATTTGACGACCTGCCGCAGCACGTGAAAACGGCTGTTGTGGAAAGTTTGGGTTATTATGACTCATCTTTAAAGTCTCTCGGCTGACGGACCGTCAAACGCGAAGAGGTGCGCTCGTATAGTTCTCTGAGCTTAGGATCCAACACCACACAATTCGACATGTTAATGACGGCACAAGGCGCTAAATAGCCTCGACCATCAGGGTCTGGTTTGGTGATGCGTTCTGCTGACATCGTAAAGGGTAATGACGGGTGTATGCTGTTAGCAGGGTCGCTAACGTTAAAACCTGCCCGCTTCCCTCCACGTGACGAACAAACCTTAGCTTGAGTCATGACACCTAGAACATAATCTGCTAATGGGCAGTCAGTTGGCGTGGACTCTTGTATCAGGTTGGATTCCCTTGCGGCTGGCTCGATGTCTCTTAAGCCAAACCAACGAACTATAGTTTGCGATACCTTACTCGTGTTCAGGTCGGTGATATTCTTAATTTCGTGTTTAAAACGATTGGCGCGTATAATGAGACGATCCATTGTGTATTCGAGAGAACAAACTTCTTTGTGGAGCATATCGGCTCGATCGACAGTTTTAACGATTTCTGTACGGTTCGCGATGATGTAGTTGAACAAATCGAACATATCATCGACAACAATGCGTTGCGCTGCAAAGCGCTTGATTGAACTTTCATCCATGTATTCATAGATGCTTTGAAAATGGTCTGACATTTGTCTCAGGATGTTATCAGATCCCCCACGAGAGGACATCGATGACATACCTATAATGAGACGCCAGAACATTCGGTCGTCCAGTCGATCTAAATCAACTAGAGCTGAACCACAATCAAACAAGAATAATAAACTTGCTACGTATTGTAATGCCACTGTTGGTATTTCTCCGCGTTTGCGATTGTTCGGACGAACCGCAATTGCAAACGGGTTGTAAATGAAGGTCTTCGTCAACTGTCTCTCAGTACGACGACCTGCACTTGCATAGATTTCCCAACCTTCGCTTTCGGGGTAGGAGTCGCGAATGACCTCAACATCCCCTACGGCGATTTCGCATTCACCATATTTTTCCATCGTTTTGGTTACACCGTGTTCCGCAAACATGTACCAAGCCAATAAAGGCTCAGGCACTTTCTTAGGGTTCACTCGCCACGCTTCTTTTGGCGTATAGAAGCGGTTCGCAGGCAAGTTTAATTGCATGCGGGCTGTACGGTTGCCAGCGGAGCTCGGATAATGGCGTACGAATCCGACATTTTCCGTTCCGATCTTGAACTTGTAACCAAGAATTTTTACAAAGATTTGCTCATCTTTAGTAACACTTAGACCTCGGTCTGCTAATACTATCTGCAACGAACATAACGAATCTCGAATGTAAATGTCTCCGTATTCATCCGTAAAAGGAAGCATGACGTAGATGTTATCAAACGAGTGTTCCGTGCCTTGGTTGTCCGTATACGTAATGTGTATATTGGTCGGATACAAAGATTCACGGTTAGTTTCAAATGTTTTGTTTTGGGTAGTTTCGCTAATGACCTTAAACATCTCGTCGGGGCGAACTGGACGCAATCCATGAAATTTCACCCCCTTAGACTCTAGCGACTGCAACGTCATTCTTAACTGTCGTTCGTACCACTTAACGATATCGTCGAACTGTCTTGAATGGAACCCCTTGGTTAAATCCGTATTGAATCGGGGCATTGTCTCGTCTATAGCGTCTAGCAATCTAGGGTCCATCGTGTTTCCTCTTTTATGAGGACTCACGGGCTAGATTAGATTAAAGCGGCAAACAACCTTGCAGCAACTAACGATGTGAGCTTGCGTTCCAGCAAGCTTGCAATAATGTTGAAAGGTACTTTAATTATGGTCTCGAACATCTTAGACCAAATTGAAGTTTGCTCTTGTTTGAGCTGTTGTTTGCTATTCGCTTCCTTAAGCTTGCCTTTAGAGTCCTCTAGTTTAACTAGCTTAGTGTTGAGACTGTCAATTTCTTTTGTCAGTTCCTTCACTTTAGATTGGGCATGCTGTAAAGATTTGCTGTTAACTGACTTTGCCGCATCGGAATGAGACAAGTAGTAGCCGTAGTTATCCAGCGCTTTGAAGAACTCTTCTTGATTTCCTGAAAACTCAGGAAGAGCTTGTTTGATAGTTCTCACTTTTCCTGATCCTCCAGATTTAATCGAGATTCGCATCTCATTTCTAGTTCCCGGGTCTTGCTTAGCGACTAACTTAACAACTTCTTTCCCGATTGGCGCGTAAAGCACTAAGTCTGGGTCTGTGTTATTAATGTATTCGTAAACAATCTGTGTTTTAGGGTTTGCACTTATCTTGTTACCACGCTCGTCACAAACCTCTCGATTGGTGTACGGTGGTGGCGTTCGGAGATCTGACTCTCCCCAAGTGTCAAAGCCATAGAGCGATAATCCTAGAAGCCGAGAATGAACACCGCCGTCGGCACCCCTGAACTCCGGTAGATTAGAACGAGCTATGCCTATTTCAAACGTGAATCCCAAAATCCCTTCGCGTAATTCATAACTGCCATCGGTAAGGTGGGATTGCATCGCTGATTTCATTTTGTCCAAGATGAGAGCATCCAATGGAGTTTCCGGTTCAAAGAACTGACTGTCCCATAAGCCGAAGCGTGAGCTTACCGCTATGACAATGCAGTTATTATCCTGATCACCAATTGGAATACCTTTTAAAACGCCATGAAACGCATTACGTTTGATTAAGAGATCGGTGTTAGTAAAGTTACGGATGTCATAATGAATCTCTTCTTTATGGACATACAGACCGTCTCTTACGTTAGGTCTAGCTTCAAAGTTGGTTGGTACTTTTACAGACATGTTTTTATCCTCATGAGGTTAATCTACTACAAACTTAATTAAGTAATTAATCGACACATCGTCATGCATCATGAAGATAATATAGATTTCAAATATTTTAATGTCTTTTATTAAGACAACCGTGAACCATGTTGTCCTAAAACCAATTTTAAGTGAAAAGCAAAAAACTCCCTCTACCCGAAGGTAGAGGGAGTAAGGCATTATGTTAACGGTTTAGTTAACGAGGTCGTTCTATGGAAGCTTGCCAGCTTCTGCGTCAGCAGTAGCTACTTCGCCGCCAGTACCGCCTTCTGGGAATTCAGAAGCGTTAACCACTTTCACACGTTGTGCGTTTAGGTAACGGATTAGACCTTCTTCGTCTAGCGCATGTTTCGCATCTTCGATCTCTAGGACACCAACGATTGGACACACAGAGTGGTGTTTGTACGCTGGTTGAGTGATCACGATACCGAAGTCCATGTTGTTACGAGTCATGTTAGCTTGGATTACTTGATGCTCTTTAGAGATCATTACACCCATGCCGCCGATAACGTCGATGTTGCTATCAGTAGTTTCTGACTCAGGAATGATGTAGAACTTACCGATCATGTCGTCTAGGTTAGAGTCGATAGTCTTGAAGCTGATGCCATTACCAAGAGTACGAGCGTCGCCTTGACGGATCATGTAACGAGACAAGTTTTGGTGACCGATGATAGTCCACTTCTTCTCGATACGACGGTATTCGCTGATCGCAGCCAGACCAGAGATAGTACTTAGAGCAGCACAGATTTCTGTGATGTTCATAGTAATAGTTTTCTCTAGTGCTTCTAGAACAGTAGTAGAATCTAGTGCAGACACAGCGTCAGCTAGTTTCATGCTACGTTTTAGGTAAGACGCGTTAACGAAGTGCATACCAGCCATTACAGATGCTGATTGTTCGTTACCAACGATAGCGTGACCGTTTAGAGATGCAACACGTGCGATGTGACCTTCAGCAGCTTTGTACGCTTTCGCAGTAGTTTGTGCTTGAAGGATAGTGTTCATTTCGTCGATCGCGAAGCTTAGAGAACCTTCGTTTACGTCGTTCTTATCAACTGGGTATTTCACAGAGATAGGAGTTTCACGACGAACGTTCATTACTTTGTGAGCGTCGAACACTTCAACACGGTAACCGAAGTTAGTACGGTTAACGTTGTTGTGGTTGTATGAAGGCAACCAACCGATCACTTCACCTTCAGAGTACTTAGCAAACAGAGCTTTAACAGCAGTGTTCTTAGTAGCAGCGTTGTGTTTCACGCCGTCTAGTTCGATGTACTCTAGGTTCAGTTCAGAAGCTGAAGTAGTTAGACCGAACGATTGACGTTGGAACGTACCGCTTAGGTTGAAACCGAAGAACGCTTTAGCACCGCCAGCTTGTAGAGCGTCAAACGCTGTAGAAACTGCACCGTCTTTGTCTGTGAATGCTGTTACAGGAAGACCTTTAACAGTCATGCTTAGTTGACGATCGTCAGACGATTGACCAGTAGTAGTCACACCGAAAGAAGAGTTAGTGAAGTTGAATGTTGGAAGAACAACAACTTTCTCTGTACCACCCACGTTCACTTTGAACAGAACTTTCTGTACAGTGATTGAGTTCGCTTCGATTTCATCAACAGAAGAATCGTAAGGAGTTTGTCCCGGTACTTCAGATAGACCTAGAAGGTTAGGGATAGTCTTACCTACACGTAGGAAAGATGTTTCGTGAGTGTTACGACGTAGTGTGTCAGCTTGTGAGTAGCTTTGCTCCCAAGGAGTAAAGTCAGCTGCATCTACGAACAGTTTACGTGCAGGAGAATCAGCCGTGCCCGGGTAAACTGGGTGTAGTTCTAGCGTGTCGTCAAGGAAGTATTGAGATTGACGAAGTAGGCTAGTTACTGGTTGTAGTTGAGATGCTGAATCGTAAGCAGATGCGCCGTAGATGTAACGACCAAGACCTGATGTACGAACAGTGTACTCTAGTTGTTCAGCTTCGTAAGGGATACTTACAGTTTTGAACATCGCTTCAGCTGCGTCTGTTTGACGGTGTGCTAGAGCGTTAAGAGTGATAGACGCCGCTTTAGTTTCAGTAGAAACACCCGGAGATTGCGCCCAAGAGAAACCTTCAAGACCCGCAACTGATCGCTCAGCTTCGATAAGAGATTCCATACCAGAAACAGAGTTAGCACCGTGCAGACGTTGTACCGCAGAAATCATTGCGTGACGTTGTTCAGAACCGATGCCTTTAAGAGTTTCTTGAGCTGTGCCGCCGAAAGACTCGCTACCAGTTACTGCGTTTAGTGCAGTCATTGCTGTATCGAAAGATTCTGTGCCAGCTACTGTGTCAAAAGCACCAGTTTTAAGAGCATTCTTAATGCCTAGGTAAACGCCAGCGTTAGATGAACCTAGCTGAGCTACGATATTTCTTTTCATTACTCTTTCCTTTATCGAAAAAATGTATTCTTTTTAATGATAAAACATAAACAAATATTTGTTTGTGCTTTTTTAGTTGCACATAGAATGTTACAACCTAACTAACTAGTGCACGGTACAACGTGGCTAGGCTAAAGGATTCACTTGGGAGAGCAGGGACGGAATCTTTATTATGAAGGTAAAGATATCCGTTTACCAAGTAAACAGCTTTTAACATCGCTTCCGTGTAGGTGCCAACGTGTAGCTCAGTGAACGAAGCACAGAGTTCACCAATATAATTCATAGACACTTGTGGGTCTGCGATAACTAACACCAACATACCATTAGTGTTTTGTACATAGAATTTACTGTAGTTAGTAAACTCTTTAAGATGTTCGACCTTAGAAAGACGGTCCTGTTCAGTTTTAATTTTACTGGACAAGATATCTTTATAGTCATCATTAAATTGCTCGAACACTTCTTTCGGCTCGAGTACCACCCCCAGTTTTAATGCCGCACGGTACTGAGTTACCGCGATGTCTACGACATCTTGTTCAGACATTTGGTCCAGATGCAGAGGAAGTTTTGATAGTTGGTCAAATCCTATACCTGCTTTTTCCAAACTGAACAATTGTTGGTCCGTTAGCACCCAAACGGTTTGAGGACCAGCCAGACCTTTATTCACAAATTTCATATTCAACCTTTAACCTTTAAAGATATACATTAAATTGGAGCATTTATGAGTCCGCTGTTACAATTAGTCAAGATACTAACGTCTCTCTATCAGGCAAGTAAACTCACAGACGAATCTTTGACTCGAGAACTCCTCGACACTTTAGAACTCATACCAGAGTCTAAGGGCGATGTTTTCACACAAGATAAGAAAATCGAAGTATCAATCCGAGATACGATTAAGTGGGTTTTAGACCAGCCAAAAGATGAAGCGGTCATAAAATCTAACTTGATGCAACGTGTACTGGATTTCTCTAAAGAAGCTCCTGAACTTAAAAGCAGTATTGAATACGGCCTAGAGGATTACCCATCAGAGGAACGTACTCGTCAAGTTATCTACCAACACATCAAAGAAATCCGTAAAGCTCGTTCAGATGAGAAGTTCGGTTTAGATTTTAAAGAAGCGATCAAAGAACCTTTCTTTGGTGACCCGTCTAAAATGTCCAAAGAAAAATGGGCAGCCTTGGCGGAGATGATTGAACAGAAACTGACGGAAAAGATGTTGGGGGATACAGACCCATCATTGGTTGAGTCGGTTGATACGGATGACCCTGATTCTTTCACTGCGATCATTGAACGTGCTAAAGAAGAATCCTCAGCGGAGGGTGTTCTTAAGTTAGGTCTGCAAGGTATGAACCGCGCACTGTATCCTGATTGCGGATTACGTCGTGGTAAGTTCTATCTGATTAACGCCCTGACTAACCGCGGTAAATCATTCGGTTTGGGTCACGTGGTTGCGTCGGTAGGTTTATACAACAAACCGATGTTGCGAGACCGCAGTCGTATTCCTACGGTACTGTTGGATTCAGCAGAAGATGCGTTGGACGTAATCATCGAGCGTATCTACAAACTCATCATGGTGAACCGCACTGGTGAGAATGGTGACTTCGCCAATACTCCGGCAGCAGACATTGCTAAGGTGATCATCGACGCTTTCTCTGAAAACGGATGGGTGTTAAGAATCAACCGTGTTAACCCGACGGAAGATAACTACTACAACATCACCGACCGTATCCGTAAGTTAGAAATGAAAGGTCACGAAATCATTTTCTATGCTTACGACTATTTAGCGATGGCAGACCTTAAGGGTATGACGGGTGAAACCAAAGGTGACAAACTCCAAGACTTGTACCGCCGAACCCGAGCGTTCATGGTGAACCGAGGTATTGCGTTTGTAACTCCTCACCAGTTGTCCCCAGAAGCGAAGAAACACTTACGAGAAGCCGATGATGAATCGGAACTTTACTTTGCTCGTGAAGTTGGTGGTAAGTCCATGACGGAAACCTCAACGAAGATTACGAACGAAGTGGATTACGAGTTCACGTTCCACGTTGCTAAGATGGGGGATGACAAAGCCTACTTCACATGGTGTTTGGGTAAAGCTCGTGGTGGTGAAGGCTCTCCGTTAAGTGACCGATTCGGCATTTACAACCTCGACCCGACCAAAGGTCTGATGCACGACATTAATGGTAAGAACCAATGTCGTCGTTCATTCAAAGTTCAGCTCGATGACAATGGTGACGAGTTCGACGATTGGGACGCATAATTAAACAAAAAAATAAAGAGATAAAAACAACTCCCTACCTCCTTTCGGGGGTAGGGAGTTTATACTGCATTTAATCAAAGTAGAGTGGCATGTCTAAGATGTCCAGATCGTCTTCATCGTCGTCCTCAAAGAACATTGGTATCGGTTGAGAATCATCGTGAAGAAGTATCGGCCAAATAGTTGCACAAGCCGTCTGACAAAAGTGGGAAGGACCGTTGTAGTCGTTCTCTTTCCCATTCAATATACCCGCAGAGATAGCCCCTGTGGTCGTACCTAATAGCGATAGTTTTACGGAGTCTGTCACAAAATAAGTTAATCCTGTTCCAAATACTACTCCCATTATGGCTGGTACGTTCACTACGCCTCCTTTTGGTTTTTATTGCTGGTAGTTACCTGTTGGTAATATAGTCCTTTATTTATTTACGAAGGACTCTCGGAGTTTGCTGTAGTCAGGTATCGTGTCATGCATTAAGTCATGAGACAATTCCAGAACACATGGTTTCACACACGGACGAATTTCGTATGGTGTGACGTTGATGTGAACACGAAAATCCGCACGTTCATATTTGGCTTGCAGATCAGGACGTTTTTGCATAGCCGGTCGATAGATCTCAAAGAGGTCATCGGTTAATTTGGTTTGTAAAGCACTGGCAAACTCAGGGTCCTCCAACTGATGAAGTTCGTACGTATGTTGATTAAGGTGGATGTAAAGCTTCCTAAAGTACGGAGATTCGATCTCATTTGTTAAGGGCATGTGATTACCTTAGAAAATAAAATAAGAAGGTTGTAGGGGCTCCTAGGAGCCCCTATGGTTATTTATTAAGTGCATCGAACAACAAGCGACCAATGTTCACTTCTGGTAAATAAGAAATGTTGATTTCTTGCGGTCCGTTTTCCACACAGAACCCGTACGCTTCTTTGATACCGTTTTTCACGCTTAAAGTGTCATCAACACCGGAATAAATCAATGCCAACGAAGAAAACAAATTAGGCAATTCGGTTCCAGATTCAACAAAGTAGTTTTTCAACAGGATGCTAAAACTATCACCTTGATTATTAGGTTCGGTACCAATTTTGTCCAGAGACTCCACTACAGACTCCACAATACCTACACACTCTTCAACGGATAGTGTTGAGGGTAATACGTAGATAGAGTCCGCCATGGTAGCTTGGTGACGATCTCCAAGTCCAGTCACATCTGTGTCTTCTCCTTCATGCAACGTTTCTTCTTCCCAAGTTTTAATTGGTAAAGTAGCTAACGCCAGAGTATAAAGCGGGTTCTTACACAGCGCTTTGACTTGCGCGATTTGGTCTTCGGTAAGTTCGTCTACTTCCAAAATCCAAGGAGATTCCTCTTTTAGGATTTCGGTAGCATTGTCACGAGCACGCAGCACGATGTTGTTCAGTGAATTGATTTCCTCCTCAGGTTCTTTCACTGACTCAATACGTAGTTCGTGTAATGCGGTCAACAACTCCAGCGGACCTTCGTAAAGACCATGTTCTTCCCCAGCCATACGACGAGCTGCGTTATGCACTGCGTCAAAGAGTACAGTTGGGTATTTACCTTTTAACTGATCTACTGGAGTGAGTAACAAGTCTAACCAAAACTCTTTGATCTTGCTAGGAGCGGCGTCATGAGACAGATTGATCAATCCATCCACCATAGCACGGTCTAAAGCAGCTTCGGCACGAGCTTTGATCAGAATCTCCATCATGTCGTCGTCTGCCTTAGTTGGTTTAACTTCAATCCCGTAAGACTCTCTCACCGCGATAGTGTGCAACGATTCTAATTCTAGGGTTTCTAGAATGTCATCGAGTTTGTCGAGCTGGTCTTTAGTCAACACGGTTTTAACATCAGATTTCATACCAAACAGTAACGCTTTGGTCAATGGCTTGATGTTGTCCAAAATACGAACTTCAAGCAATCGACTTAGAGTTTCCGCCGCAATAGTGAAAATTGGTGTTGGATTATTGATATTGATCATGTGGGAACCATACCCGCCATTACCAGTCTCGATGGTTCTGAGGATTAATTCCGCTTTGGTAATCAAAGCACCGAAACGAGCGATGTCTTCTGGCACATGTGAAGCTGGAGCAGAAAGCACACCATGTCCAGTAGAAACAATAATGTCAGCCATTAAGCTCGCATTCATGTGATTGATCAATTCGTCCATGTTACCAGAGTTGTATTGATGGAACGCTTCCATTACTCGTGGGGGAAGTTGGCAATACTGACCCATATGACCAGCCGAAGTTGGACCACCTCTTCCCCACACGCCAACAGCAGGGAGTTGTAGCATGTTTAATACGTTCTGGTAATAAGGATGAGTGGTTGGAACAATCATCAAAATACGGTCACGTAATACTTGGGTGATGTTCAAGTGATTAGTGGACAACAACACTTCACCAAAACAAGCCGTAGTTAGTAACGCCAAGTAGCTCGTGCTATCACAACCATCGAAATAAGTTTCGGCCAGTTTCAACATGTGCTCGTAAACCACAGTGTTAGGTTCGTTAGAACCTGATGTCTGACCAACCAAACTTGCCATTAAGTGGTTAAGGTGATCCATCAACTCAACTTGGTTCATGACTCTCTGCAAAGAGTTTTGAGACATTGAATCAAATGGACGTCTTTCTTGGTATACACGGAATTCACCCACCGTAACGGTTTTAGCTATTTCCTTATCTGGATGTTGTTTATTGATAGCGTCGACCAATCGATTTAAAGCTTGAGGCATAGGTTCCGGTTGGTAACCATACTCAACCCAACGGATTTGGGCTTTTTCATTAAGCACTTTTCTTAAACGACCGACAACGTTGGCATGGCGAAATTGTGAGTTAATAAAGAAAGCTTGTATTTTCTCTTGGGAACGACTGGTGACACTGATTGGACGAGCAATCGCTAGGTTAAAATAACTCAAGACGGTTAGACGTGCTTCCATTTCTTCTAAGCCAAATGAGTTAAACAAATAAGCAATAACAGCATCCATAACTGTAGTGTCTTCTGTTACGAATTGGAAACCTGCTGATAGACAGTCTAGAAGACTAACGACATCTAACGAGGTCATGTGTAGTTGACGACACTTGTTAAAGTCGTGACAGTAAGGGACGAGTTGCTCTGGTGCAGTTGATGCGTAAGTACGGGCTTCACCTACGGTTAACGTAGTAAGAAGGGCTTCAGTGTTGATTTCGACAAGTTGAGATGCGCGGATAGTAGACATAATAAATTCCTTAAAAAAACTTAGAAAGTCCTACGCCCCGAAATGAGACGTAGGAGATGGGTGTTAAACAGAAATTAAGCTGTTATGGTTTTAACAGCGGTAGTGAGTTCTTTAGCCAGTTTGTGTGTTTCATGTAAGTGGACTCGATCTAACGATTGAGAAATCACTTCATGAACTGGCATGGATGTGAATTGATGACGGTGTTTAAAAACGTCGGATAATGCGTTACCGAATGAGAGACATTGGTGGTGCATAGTGTAACCTAACTCTCTTTCCGCATAAATACAACCAGCGATAAACACTGCTCCGTTAAAATCACATTTGTAATGGTGCATGTTGAGGAATTCGAGTTGACGAGCAACCCGTTCGTTATGGATCAACAGCTGGGCTTCCCCGATACCCATTAATCCCAAGTAGTGTTTTAAATAACCTTTAAAAACTTCTTGTTCTGGATCGAGCTTGTAGAAGCAGCGGTAAAACAAATTAATGAAGATACCTAAGTAATGTTTGATCACGCGTACATTCCTTCTTTTGTTTTATCCAGTGCGAACTTAGCAGTTCCCAATAACGCTTCAAAGTAGTCCAATGCAAGATCAGCAATGTTAGCTACTTCTGATTCGTCTTTCGTGAACTTACCGGGAATCCCAATCATGTCCATGACGGTTTGTTGTTTGGTTTGCCCTGTACCTAGGAGTCTTACCCCCTCAGACGTCGTATAAGCCACCTGAAGCGCTTTTGTATGACTCAGCCTAGTGCGAATACGGATTTGGAAATAGAGGACTATGAATAGCGCTAAGGCTTCTTCATCTTCCACTGCCATTTCCTTGGCTAGCACTAATCCGCGTTTGATGTCCACGGGTTTGAGCTTAGGTTCCATTCCCAACAAGTTACGGTAATGGTTAATGAAAGTTCGGTTCACAGACATAATTTAGTCCTTACGAAAGATATTCGTCTAATAGCTGGTTCATATCAGCTAGGTGTAATCGGAGTTGTTTATTGATGGAGGTTAACATCTTGCTTGTTTCTTTATGACACAAAGTAAGTCGTAGTTTATGTTCACAACTAGTGATGCAGAAAATACATTCCCCCTTGTCCACTTGCAAATGAACGGTGCTGGACTCGCCGTGGTACTCAGTGGTAGTCGTGTCTCGCATGACGCCAATGGCACGATGGTCTTCATAAGACTCCTTTGCTTTTAGGCGTTCGATGTAGATGTCCAGCGTGTCGATCAAGTCCTGTATTTTCTTGGTGGCACTAGCTCGGTCTTTCTCCAGATTTTTGTTATTATCTGACGCCATAAAAGATCGGTGGAGCGTAACGTCCGACCGGATGAAAATAGAAAAGTGCATATCAAACAAACCGCGGTCTGATACCGACACCATACTAACAAATCCATCCAGACTTTGTTTGCCAAAGAACCCGCGTCTACTTAGTTTCTTCATGGACAATCAACTCCTTCATTTTACGATGTTGGTTTTTAGCCATATCACTTAAGGTTAACACCAAATCGATCATGGACTGAGTTTCATAATTGAAGAACGTCGTTTTAGTTCCTATTTGAAACATCAAGCGATGAGTTATCCCGGTTGCGGATTCCAAGTAGATGGTTGTGGTACTAAACATATCCACATGATCGATTGACCACTTCTTGGTAGCGTACCCACGGTCAACGGATTTGATCAAAACGTCATGAATCAAATCCAATGCACGGATGAGATCCTCCAAGTGTTTCTCGTGCCCACGGAACTGTTTGATCGACGCTTTTCTACCATCTCGGTCAATCATCAAGAAAACACCACATTGGTTACGATTCTTCATGCTGTACCCGATGGTGTAATACTTGGCCTTGTATTCGGTGCGGATATAGAACTCCGCACACGACAAATCAGACTCAACGGCAGTTAACCAATCCCGCTCATAATGGGTGGTTATATCACTCATGATAACTCCTGTGGACTGGCAATGTAAAGATCTTTAACCGGTTGTTTGTTAGCAAGAACTCTGGTTAAAGTGTTAAGGTCTCTCAAGTAGATACGACGAATATCACTTGTTAGTTTGCCTTTAACCGTATAAGCCGTTTTAAAGTGGTAGCCATTAATGTAAGCCAAGTGTTCTTCAGTTTCCACTTCCGGATCAAATCTAACCGTATCAAACGTACCCAAGAAAGGAGTTAGCTCACCAAGACAATCGAAGTCATACATCTCGACTTGTACAGCCAACAAGTTCAAATTACATTGAAGCTTGTTAGGTAAAGATGTTTTATCGACGAACTTCTTACCAACGGATTTATCGCCCAAAGGTTTAGTGTAGACGAGTTTAGGGAAGTGGTTATGAACATGATACTCAACTTTGCTTTCTTCCACTAAGAACTTAGCGACGTAACGCATTGCTCGAATAGCGTGAGCGAGTTTCTCATCGGTCATTTCCAAACGATCAAGATGTTCTAAGAAACGATACATCTCCATAGAAGCATCATGGTATTTCTCCAACCATGCTTCAAAAGGATTATTCTCCTTGATAGCCGCCTTATCACCTTTATTTGACCACAAGGTTTGAAGGATAGGATGATGTTCGTGTTCTTTATTTTTATCCAGTTGCTTCAGGATATCTTGTTCGCTCTCTAAACCAGCACGCCACCCGGTAATGGCGTCGCAGTAATCGTAATAATAATCGTGATTAGCAACGCGTTGGTATAGTTTGATTAGCTCTGGCATTTGTTTCATGATCTTCTTTTCGAAACGAGTAGCAAAGCGTTGTACATAGGTTAGTTTAGTCATGGTGATGTTCTCTTTGTTGTCGGTTGTTGTCATGGTCTAAAGACCTTTAGGGTGTATACGTTAAATAACCTTTATCCGTATTACTCCGTAATACTCACCGTATGTACTCCATCACTTCGTAATGTCATACATACTCTAAGGTATATTTAACTATATATTAATTAAATTATCTTCGATGTTTTCAAGTCTTTGCCCCCTCCCCCATTAGAATAGATTTCTCAGTTAAAAATTATTCTTTTTTTATTGAGTTTGGAAAGGATGACTCGGTCATCGTAAGCCAAGTTGAGTTTATCAACGGTGTATTCGTAACCTAAACGGTCAAGAGTATGGAGAATCAAATCGTCATGCACATCCTTTTCATGTTCGATGTACCACGTTTTGTTGTTCCATTGAAATTGGTCGTACGGGATGACGTAGATGTGTTTCCCTACTCGTGTACAACGAAGTGTCAACGTGCATTCCATGTTGACGTAGCAATCCAAATTCCCTAAGTGTTCATACATAGGTCTGGATTGTTTTGATCTTATCCATTTTAACATCGTCATGCTCCTCATAAAGCTTAGACATCACCCCACTCAGAACTTGATCGAATTCAGACATCTCCGATTTCGGTTGCTCTTTGGTGTGGTGTTGGTTGACAGGGTTAGTTTGATGAACAGGTTTAATCATAAAGACTCCCTACAGGAACCCCGTTAGGAGCTCCTGTAGTTGATTGTGAGAGGTTATTCAGTTTTGTTTGCAATACGACGAGCGTAATCGAATTCGTCTTTGTATTCGACTTCATCGTACGCAGAGCTGGACTTACGGACATTGTACTTATCCATCGCAAACGAGTAATGAGTTACTCCTCGGCGACGTTGGATTTGCATCACGTAGTTGATGTTCAAACGATCCATGATATCCAAAGTACGATTTAAGGAGACACACTTGATGGTGCCGTTCTTGATACCGCTAAGGGTGGTTGGGGAACAGCTCGCTTCCAAAGCCATCGCCTTGATACTCTTAACGCGGTGGTTACGGTATAACCAGCTGCTTAGTTGAGTCAAAGCGAAAATCTTAACTTGGTTCAGTGTGCCTTCTTTCTTAATAGTCATGGAAAATATCCTTAAATTAATTGTGAGATCAGTTGTTATCAGTTTACTGAATTAAAGACGCTTCAGCATGCGTTGCATTAGTGGTGAAAGTTCTTTACGTGGTTGTTTAGCTTCCGCTTCAGCTCTGGCACGAGCGTGTTTCACATCCAGTCCACAAGCCGGTTCAAAATGCTTTTTGCTAAAGTACGCAGAACTCTGTTTAAGAATGTTGTGGTTCGCTCGTTCTTCCCAGTTAGGTAGGATTAGATCGTGGTGAACCAAACCATCCAAAATGTCTTTGATGAAATCATTCTTGAGCAAGTCGGTGTACACGCCGTCATTACTGACCGGATAGGTATCACAGTTCACAAACAACTTAGACTCTGAGTAATCTTCCTCATCTACACGAAGACAAGTGATGGCTGAAGAAACACCCAACGAATGAGAAATCAAAACATCCCCTTCGTCTAAGCACTTAATAAACACTTCAGGTGACACCGCTTTAGGACCGAGGTAAGTCTTAGGAGCGGTTAGCGTATACGGAGAACCGTAAGCACCACAAGTCGAGTTAACAAGCATAGAACATGCACGTCTCAGAATCGCCTTTTTGCCCTCTTCTGTGTTGTCTTTGACCGGGTGTTGAAAAACCCCCATCGCTTGATTAATTACCAAACGAGCAGAACTGGTAAAGATCTGTAACAACAAAATGTCATCAGGATTTAGTATGTGAAGAAACTCTTCCACGTCACACTTGGTGTTCCCCACGTAGCACTCTAGGTCTTCAGCCAATTCACGAAGTTGAGTCATTCGTTCCTCAGTCATGAAACCTTCCACGATACGGGTAGAGAACTCGATGTGCGGTCCGTAGATAGATTGACACCCACTCACCCCTAACACTCTTCCACTACGACATTCCGAAGTTAATGAACGTTTCTTTAATCCAGTCAATGGATTTTCAACTTTCACCTTCTTAAGATGTTCAATCCACAAAGCGCGGAGACCTACCAAGGTATCAGAGTCTAGCATTCGAAACACCTTAGGTTTCTTTTCTCCGTTCAGCAACGTGATGTTAATACGCCCACCAAACGCATCCACCATGAAAGAATCTTCGAGTCTTACATGCATAGACATCATCGTTGAGCTGATCTCTCGGTTACCATGGTAGAAGTGAACTTCCTTCGCCTTTAATTGCTCTGTTAGTGTCTCCACCACATCCATTGGGTCACCAACAATCGCGTAAACACAACTGCCCATGCGTTTAACCAATTCCAGTTTAGCTGAATCTTCTTCTAGGTTGAGGCGGAGTAAGTCTCCCGGCGTTGCAAATTCGGCTAACATTTCTGGGGTCACTGGACGGCCGTCGATCAAACAGAGAACTGACTCAGGCGCACGAGCTTTGATGTACGGTTCGACCTTAAGTGGTTCAGTTAAACGGATTTCGACTTGGCCTTCCTTGCGAGGGTGATTAACCGTACCAACCATGAGTTTCATGTTTTCATGTTGGTTGTAGTGCGGCTCCATTGCAGACTTAAGCACTTTCACTTTACGATCAAAGTATTCGCCAGCGTCCAAAGTCGGCTTTTCTGTTTTCTTAGTCATGATAAATTCCTTCATTAAAAGTTAAATATTAGAAACTGGTATTAGTTTCAAGTTAGTAATATAGACTTAAAATAATATAAAAGCAAAAATAATCGAGGTGGACTTAACCACCTCAAATTATTAAGCGAATTGTTCTTCGAGTCCCATGAATAAAGTCAAATTAAGATTACAATAAAACTTGTAATTAGGAGTAGAGTCGGTAGGAGCGTAATCGTAAGCCTTTCCTATTACAGTACCTTCTCTCATCTTTAACGACCCGTCACCTTTCAAGTAATAGTACCGGAAAGGCATGCCCGGACGAATAAGGTAGTGGTCACCATTCTTCCAAGGGATCGTGAGAATCTCGCCATTATTCACTCGAGCTTTAGATAGCTCTCTAGCGACGTTGTTAGTCGGGTTGGGGTTAACGTTGATCCGTTCTTCTCCGGACTTACGTTCTACCGTGCGGAACTGTGTGAGTGTGTCCTTACGGGTTAAGATCGTTTGTCCATTGTTGTAGTGTTGACCGGTATCACCGCTAGCCGCCTTACCAGAGATAATCTGAGCACCCGTACCAGCGTTTTGAATATTGATGTCTACAGAATTGCGCAACTCCGCTCGTCCACTGGAAACAATGCTTAAGTTAGTGTCATTCAAGTAGTAAGAATGTTCTATCGAAGGCATGACGTCTTCTGGGATACGGATGATGTCCAAAGTGTAATCAGAGTTATTGTACTTATTGGAATTCCATAAAGTAAATACTCGCCACTCACCTCGGTCATAGTAGGAACCCACACCACGGGAATAAACCCCGTAATCTTTCTCTTGTAAGAAGTGGACTACGTTGATCAAATCGGTGTGACCTTGGGGGATAACGACTTGACGGTAGACCACTTGGTTGTCGACCGGTTCCTCGATGAAAACCCCTTTAAACTGATCTTGTCCTTGAAGTTCTAACTTCATGGTTTCTGTGGTGAGCGTGTAGTGTATGACGTCACGGACACGAGCACTCAGAAACGTTTGGGAGAATGGAACGGTTCTTAGTTTAGAGAACCCGAGGTCCAGTAATTGGAAATCCAGACTGATGAAGTTTTGACTGTCGTAAATGGACAGGTCCAGTTCTTTAGTGGTGTTGCCCAGTGACTCGGTGTCACTGACGGAAAGCGGGATGCATCGGTAGTAACGAAGATACGACCCGTAAGGAGTCGATACAATCATTTCGAATTGTAAGTCGTCCTTAAAGGGTAAGATTTCTTTTTGATAAACCCCGGGTTGGATTCTGACTCTAACCCTCGCATCTTCAGCTCGTGCTGAAACGTAATTCCCTATCCCAGTGATACGTTCTATCCCGATGATGCTCACATGACCATCAGGAACGATGAAGGTACCAGTGATCTCGTAAATGATGGGATTGGGTTCCGTGGCGTTCAAAGAAGCCTGTTCCAATAAGTTACTGAGTTCTAAAGGTATCATCGACTACCTCCTAACCAATCAACTGAGCGATGTCAGACATGTTCAAGTTCCATTCGTCTTCCACACTCATGCTCGAACGAGCTTGTTTAGTTTGGTTGTAGTACGTACTTAGACGTTCAGGTAAACGAGAGTCCAACACTGAAACGAAGGTGATGTCCTCTGGGAATTCCTCAACAGATTCAGATGCACCCATGCGGAGTAGCAACAAGAAAGGGTTTGTCCCTTCTGGTTCATTTTCCGCATTCTTTCTTTGTTCACGCATACGTCGATTCATGTTACTGATCATTACCAAGCGGTACGTATGGAAAATCCATAGTGCCACTTCTTCCAGTTCGTACAGCTCATCCAAGTGTGGAATGTAATACTGCGGAGCTTCGTTGGCAATGTCCATCCACAAATTCAGGTACTCGGTGATCTTTTTAAATAACGTGATGGAATCGTCAGCGTCAAAGAACCCGATACCGGACTCACGGTTTAACCCTTTGATTAAACGTTGTAAGTGCGGAACGGTCACCAAATACGGTCGATGAGTTTGGAGACCACCTTCCATGTAGTAACTGTTGTCATAAGACACAGTTTCATGGTCTTTGATTTCTTTGGTCGACATGAACATTTGAGGCGGTACCATCATACGGAATCCACCGTATGACAAATCACGCCATAATTCAATAAGTCGTGAGCGAGTATGTTTGTAACTGACGATATCCACGTTATCCTCCGAATACGCGTTTCGAGATCATGATGGCGGAGATCAATAAACCAGATCGATAGATTTGGTCTCTCGGTTCCCAATTAGCATAATCTTGACAGAGTTTCAATAATTTTTCACGGTCCACAGTTCGGTCACCGAAGAACTCTTTACACCAGCGTTCAAACTCATTGGCGTAGGAGCCAGCGTAGAAAGCTTCTGAGAAATAGTTTTCATGTTCCTCCGGTTCTTCTACTGGAGGACGGTAAGCCAAACCGTTATCACGTGCACGGTATAATGGGTTGAGTTCATTAAACTCCAACTTACTAGGTAGCAAGATGTAATCAAACTTCGTTGCCAAGAACCCGGTGTAACCTCGGGTGTTCATCATGCTGGTTCGGTTGTAACGGTACAACTTACGATCAATCATCGGTAAGAAGTCGAAGGAACCTTGCGTGAAGCAATCCCAAATAGTGAGTTCTTTGTCGTACTTAAAGTTTCGACCTACTGAGAAGTTCAACGACTCAATAGGGTTGGCTCCGGGAATGTACTTATGAGGTATCACACGTTGTAGATAACGAACCAAGAATGGGTCGTAGGTGTACTCATTAACATCACGGATAGCGATGGTACGTTCTGGGTTCCAGTAATGCGTGGTGAGCAGATGTTGAGAAATCATGTATGCCCAACGATCAAGCTGACCATTGAGTTCTCGGTCGGTAGCAGTGATGATGGCGTGACCACCTTTCAATGCCGACTCAGCAGAGAACCAAGATGTCTCCACCACTTTGCTCTTGATGTTGTCTTCGATTTCTTGTGTCATTTCCGCAAGCAGAATACACTCACACAAATAGACTTTGTCACGAGCAATCGACATGAACTCAGGGGTGTTGACGATTTGAACCAAACCTGCACGACCGTCACCGATGTCTTCAACAAAGATGTCCGATTTAAGAGGTTGTAGGTCAAACAAGAAATACCCGTTCCACGTTTGACTCACTTCGTAACGTTCACTGTTCCAGTTACGAGAAGGGTCTCCGTCACGTTTGTACACTAAGTTACGGATTTCCGTGTAGGACTGGTATGTCGCGATGTCGTTTAACTGTAATCCAACGACTTCTTCGTCTTGACCTAAGTATTGACGGTAGTAGTCACAACGAATCGGTTGACCACTGACGTTATGCAACAAACTGGTGTGAGGAACGTATTCCGTATCAACGATGGAGTGTCGATATTGTTTGCTGTACACCGTAGGGGTGTGTAAGTCCGGTTTGTCATCTAACCCCGGAGCTGGTTTTAAAAAAGACATGAGTACCTCGTTATTTAACTCTTAGGGACATGTTCATCATGAACGATGGAGTGTTAGGGAACTCTGGTAAAGCGTCGATGATGTCGATGGCTTGCTCCAATTCATCTAGCGTGTCAATCGGGTCATCGAACTGCGGAGTTTCATCAGTCGGGTTCCAACCCGGTACCATCGTACCTGTGCTTCCCCAAGGACCTGCTACTGTAGCTGCCAGTTCTTTGTTCCACTTCCACCAAGGGAAGATCTCTGGCAACACCACGTTGCGATAGTTGTCGTCTGACATGATGAGGTCTTTACCATCGTCAGTTAACAGTCCTAACATCCCATCGATGTTCAATACCATGCGGTAGTTGTTTTCAATAACGGGCTTTCTCAGCAGCGTGAGGTTCCCATTCGCATCCAATACCACATCTTCTTGCAAAACCGGAATATCGTCCGAATAGAGTTGCAACCACAGTACTAAATTACTTCTGACAGTAATCAAGTCATGGTATTTAAGGATGAACGCCAGAATGATTGGGTTCCACTCCATCTCCGGAATGTCTTTGATGTTGAACAGCAATTGTTCGTCCACATCGCTGACCGTGAAATTAACGATGACCTTTGGTTCTACTCTATCGTAATTCGGTGACGGGAACCACGGGTCGTACAACGGGTAACGAGCGTACTCGTAGACCTTAGTGCCGTCGAAGCCCTTAATGTTGTCTCCGGCTTGTAACTCGAAGAATTTAAACGGTGAGTATTTCTCACCTTCTTCTTGATACGGGGTAACAATGAAGTCGCTGCTGATTGGTTGTTGTTTAACCATGATAGGATAACTAGCCTGCCAGTTAATCAATTCCTGCCAGTAGAAGGTATAACGGAAACTGACTTCGTACTTACCTAGGACTTCTCCGTTCTTTTGTGTTAACGCCAGTGTTGGTTCTTCCAAGATGATCTCAGAGTTCTCTATACGACGTTTCATCGCAAAGATGGGATGGTTACCCACCGCATTTGTTGCAATACTTGTAGGGACCGTACAGCGCTCTAGGAACCAATCTGGGTATGTGGTTTCTGGTGAAGAATAACCGCCACCGATGGACAGTTGTTGTAAGTGCCCCGTCAACATCATAAACTCGTAAGGCACCGGATAATGGATGTGAGCACGGAACCACGGGTTGGCACCTTGTAAGTCGTAAATGCGTTGTAAGCGATTACGGAAGTTCATGGCTTGCTGACGAGTGTTAAACATCGCGTTGCAATCCACATTGATTTTACGTCCTTCAAAGATAGGGGTAAGATGAGTACGGGTATCCTTATCTTCCCATAAAGGAACGTTATTGATTTGTCGACCTAAATTCCCGTAGCCGGAATTAAAGTCTGTGGTCACCACTTCAGCAATGGCAAACAGTTTGTTACGGTAAATGAAATCGGTGAATTGACCTGATCGGGAAGGGTCTTCGTGACTAGAGTACATTGGTCTCGCGTCAGTCGCTTCTCCGTTCAAGTAAACCAGTAAATCTTTTTCTCTGACTTGATAGTACTCTAACACAGAGTAAATGCTGTCGAGAATAGCCGGACGAGTCGCACTACGATACGTCTCCCCAGCGTCAAATAACGCAGTGAGCATAAACTCTCTCCCTAGTTAATAATCATAAAATCGAATAAAGTGAGTGGGTCCGCAAAGACCCACTCCATTTCAATTTACAACATCCAAGCTTCTTGACCGTCTACTTTAGGTTCAGCAGATTTCTCAATACGCTCTAGTGTGGCTTTGATGCTTCGAAGGGCAGCCAGACTCTTCAGAGATTCACCAATAGCTTCTGACGCTGACTTCATCAGTGCTTTAGCGTCTTTGCTTGCTTCACTCAATTGGGCTTTGATCTGACCTTGAGCTTCAGGGGTTGCACCGTCTGAGGCACCAGAAGGAGTGCTAGAAGCTTCTTTGACTTTGGCTTCAGCTTGTGCCATCGCTGCTTCCGCTTCCTTCATGTCTTTGATCTTAGTGCTGAACTCACCAGAGATCGCATCCAACGCTTGGGTTAGCTGAGTGAAACTTTTAGCACCTGTTAGCTTACTTGCCATTTCGCCAAAGCCAGCGCCGTCCAACTTCTTCTTCAGCTGATCAACCAGAGCACCATCTACCTCACCAGCTTTACCTTTCAGTTTACCGATGGAAGCGTCGATCGCTTCTTTGATAGATTCTGCTTCCTTAGACCCTTCTTTCTTACGTTCATCAAAACGCGCTTTCAGAGCTTTCAATGCAGTACCTAGCATCTCAGCCGCTTTACCTGCCATTTTGCGAACGTCTTCTGAGAACGCTTCGTTACCAGTGATGCCCAACAGCTTCATTGACTCGGCGTTACCAGCATGGGCCCAGAACGCTTCCATGCCATCCACATCGAGTTCCGCCGCTGCTTTAGTGATAGCTTCACGTTGTTCAACAGTCACTTCGTGTGGGTTAGTCAACATCGCCGGTGCTTCTTCGACCATGACTTCAACCGCATCTATTTCGCTACGGAACTTCTTGTACCAGATGTCTTCCGGAGTATCTTCCGGTAGGAACAAGTCCAGACCTTTGGTTTCGATGTTTTCAAAGATAGCGAAGATGAACATCATTTCACGAATGCAACGATCGATCAAATTGCAGTCACGGTCGAACTCCTTAGACAACTCACTCACTAAAGCTTCTAAGTCAACCGAGAAGTTAGCTTGGTGCATAGGAAGAACGCTGGACTCTACCATTGTTGGAGTCAGGTTACGAGGTGTTACGTAACGTAAGAAACCAGCATGGTCGAAAGACACGTCCGGACAGAACTGACGGTAATCATTGTAGTTCTGCTCATTCAAAAGCATTTCTAACGCTTCTGGGATGATGAGGTCCACACCATCAATGTACGATTCGATTTCACGAACATGAAGAATCAATTCATGACGGATAGCGTCCATCAACACGTACGGCTCGTTCAGAGTAAACGTATTCGTCACACTCGCGTCGATGCCCAACAGATCAGATGTTTCACGAATACGAATCACATCACGGTGATCAGTAATCGCTGAGCGGTCACGCACCACACCATAAAGTGAGTTTAGGAAAAACAGATGATTGAAAACATTAATCATGACTGTACCTTATTTAGATTTGTGTACTTGAACTTTTGCTAAATCAACCGAAGCCGAAATAACACTCAGGTAGTAATTCAGTGGAATAGAGATCGTACGATGCTGATAGTTCACCAACCAACGGTAGTACTTGATGATCTCTGTCTTGGTCTCTTCAGGATAGTCCTTAACCGAACTCTTAAGAGGGTCTACGGAACGCTTAAAGGCGTTAGAGAAACTGCGTTGGGATTTGTGGACTTCTTCCACTTCCATTAACAGCACGTCTGCTTTTAGCAATAGGCGTTGAACAACTTCGGCTGAAGCGATAAACGTTTCAGGGATTTTGACCTTGATCTTAGGTCGGAAATAATCAGTCAGTGTGAAACCATTAAATCCACGACCACGGTTAATCACAGACTTAATAACTTGGAAGCCTGTCGGTAAGTCGATCTCGTAAACGTTATCTTTCACCTTCTTACCACCCAACGTTGTACAATAAGAGTTGGACACGCTTTCAGCGAAGTTAAGCAGTTGTTCACGAGTGACCGATGGTGGGAAAGAACGTGTTACCTTAGTAATCTGATCTTGTTGACTCATTACCTTTTTGTACATCGCTTGAGCGGACTCTAGTGATTTCAAAGCAAAGTTAGGAGTACGAGGGACCGTTACTTCAGATGACAAACGTGTGATGGTGCCCGGATACACACAGTCTTTTAACGACACACCATTATCGTTGAAGCTGTACTTCAAACGAGTGATGCGACGACGAATGTTAGCCACACGGTTGTAAACATAATCAGCGATTAGGTTAAAGAGATCAACCGCACGTTTCCATAACCATTCTGCTGCACTCTTAACCGTATCCATGAAGCTTTCATTACCGTCTACCGGTAACGAGTTCAAACCACCCAAAGAATACAACGAATCCGTGTTACCGATAGACTCTTTGAAATCGTCACCGTCATTAGGAAGTTCTGATTTCACTTCACCGCGGTCTTTTGGGTCTAGTGGTTCTTTAGCATCACGAAGGGCTTTATCAGTCCCGGCTTTAGATTCTTCGTACTTACTTTTAATAGTACTGATCTGAGCTGGAGCACCCTTTTTTTCTTCGAGCATGATAACCTCTAAAATATAAAAATGAATAAACCGGAGAGGGGCCGAAGCCCCTCCCCGATTCGTAGTGATCTAACCCACTCGGGAGTTGGATTATAGGTACGCTTTAACAGCTGCGATTTTCGCGTCTGCAACGTTACCTAGGATCTTAGCAACAGTAGTGAACACGCGGTTAGTCATCGCTGTAGAAGCTTTCAGTGCAGAGATAGATGGTTTAACCCAATCTTCTTGCTTACCTTCAACTTTCTTGATCGCTGCTACTAGCTCGTCACGACCTTTCTCGTTACCTGCTTTAGCTTCTTTCATAGACTTAAGCATTTCGCCGTCTTTCTGAGCAGAAGATAGTAGGCCTTTCGCAGACTCTTTAGTTAGCGCGTTAAACTTAACTTCGCCTTCTTGTTTACCAACAGTGTAAGAGATGGTAGTTACTTTAGCTGCTTTGTTTACGTCAGCGTGTTCTTTGATTTCGCCGTCGAATACAGTAGCAGAGATAACCACTTTACCGAAGTGGATTTGGTGAGTAGTGCCGTCACCAGATTTGTTCGCTTTAGATTGACCGTCTTTCGCTAGGTTCTCGATTTGAGACTTAAGCGTACGGTAAGCGTTAGCGTAACCAGAAACGTCGTTAGCAGTTAGTTTACCGCCAGCACCAACTACCGCGTCAACCGCAGTGATGATTGCTTTCAGCTTAGTACTGTCTTTAAGTAGTGCTAGAGAAGCCCATTTGCCCGGCTTAACGTTTTCTTTCATCTTCTCAGCTTTCTCAAGACGAGCAGATGTCGCTTTCACTTGGTTTTCGATAGCAACAGACTTATCGAACAGACCTTTAACGAATGCTTTTAGCGATTCGTACATAGACATGATGAATTTAACAGCTGCGTCTTTGTAGCCGCGTGCTGTGTCCATGAAGCTTTCCATACCTGCACGTGCAGCTAGACCAGCTGACATTGCATCGCCTAGAGATTCAGTACCAACTACTGAACCAGTGTCTGCGCCGCCAAGTTTACGGTTTAGTTTCTCTGCACGGTTGTAAAGAAGACCGAATGCTGCACCGTTGAATGCGCCAGCTTGTAGTAGTGCTTCCATACCGTCAACACATTCTTCAAGTTCTTCAACGTCTTCTTCGATCTCTTCGATCTCTTCAGACAGTTCTTCAACTTCGTCAGCCAGTTCGTTAACTTCAGCTTTGACTTCTTCAGCAGCTTTGTCTGCTACTAGCTCAGCCACTTCTTCAGCAGTCTTTTCAACTACTTCTAGTTCTTCTGCACCTAGAGTTTCCATGCCAGCGTGAGCCATAAGCATATTACGAATTTGAGACATATCAATGTTTCCTTTAAAATTAGTTTAGTCGTTTGACTAGAGAATTTAATTAAATTATCTAAACACCACTACTGAAGCAATGATGAAAAGCGTAGCACTACAGTACTATAGTATTCTACATATAATTACTGTAATGCATACATTACTAAAGGTGAGCAGAGAACAAGCTATTCTTAGCTTCTAAGATATGGAAGATGCTTCGCTCAGTCTTCTCAATAAGCGAACGTTTGATTTTGATCGCCTCTAATAACATTGCTCGATCCATGGTCTTAGGGTCATGGACAGCTGCTACCAGAGAATCACGTTCTTGTTTAAGCACTTTGTCTAACTCATCAAACGTGTCACGTGCTTCCTTAGCGAATTCGATGGTTTCGTCTAAGTCATCCGCCATGTGTCGCTTGTCTAAGTAGACTTTAGCCTCTCCGGAATCTTTAGTTGTTTTCATGAACTTCAGTTCAAAATCAAACGACAAAAGACTGTCCACTGGCAATGAGCGCATCGGAATCGTGTATTCGAATTCCGTGTTACCGATACGCATGTAATACATTTCTTTATTAGCAGCGCGGTCCACATCTCTAGATTGAATAAAACCGTAACCGTCAGCAATGAGGTAAGCCAGTTCGTCGATCGACTTTTTACGGGCTGCATCGTCCATTGATCCCATGTCACGGATTTTGACTTTAGAAACCTTAACCATGAGTTCTGTTAAGATTTTCATAGAGCTGATTTCGGCTGGTGAGAAATGTTCAGCCCCTAGGTATTTATTCCACTTACCCAGTTTGGCTTTAGGCTTAATCTCGTCCGCAGCATCAAGACGGCTCTTAGTGTTCGCTAGTTTGGCATTCAAGCCTAAGAACAAGTTCTTAAATGAACGCAGCAAATCAAGTAATGTGTTGTAAGCTTTGATGACCAACTCTTTGATGGTCTTACCTACTGCTTTCAACCCATCCATGAAGCTTTCTAAGCCACCCATGGTGTTTAGGTAGATCTGTGCAGAGTTAAGAGACTCCATGCCGTCTACGGTAACCGTGAGAGGAACTTCAGTGGTTTCACTAATCGCTTTCAGTGTCCCGACGTGCTCACGGTAAACCGCTTCATCAAAGTCACCAGTAAACATGGCTTCTAAACCAGCGATAGCGTGCTCTGCTTTAGCAACTTGATCTTGGTAGTTTACTTCTGCTTGAATAGTGGCGTCGAGTTCGGCAGTTGCCGCCTCAACTTGTTCTTCTGCTTCTACTAAAGCTTTTTCTTCTTCAGTTGGTTCAACCACTGCTGGAAGTTCTTCGATTGTGTCAGTAGAAGGGTCCAAAGATTCACAACCGGCCACACGAGCCATACCCATAGCGGCAATCAAAGGGTTATGTTTCATAACCATAATAAGTTCCTTGTTAAGTTAGATGTGAGCGCGGAATAAATGTTCGTACGCTGAAATGATTTCGAAGATACCGCGTTGAGCGGTCACCATGAAACGGTTATGTAAACCGATGTAAGCCAGTGCTTTGCTAGGATCAACTTTACCAGACTTAAGCGCTGATACAACCAAGCCGCTTTCCGTTTTTAATGATTTACGCCAATCCACGTAAGTCGAACGAGTGTCTTCAGCGATAGAGATCATTTCCTCTAGTTCACTTTCCATCTCGCTAACGCTCTGGTAAACCTTTTTCGCTTTATCGGTGGTCTTACCACCATACGGTTGCATACGTAAGTTGTAAGTTTTCAAAGCTTCCAGCGAAGTGCCGTTTTGGTTAGGTAACTCAAAATAGAAGCAAGCCGTGTTAAAACGGAACTCCCATGTGTCGTGATACTTACCGTCTTCGGTGCGGTCACGAGACACATCAATGGATTTCTTAATGTCTTTGCTTAATAGCTCTTGGGCTTTAGCAGACGTTAAGTCGTCTTTAGAAATAATGTCCAAGACTTTGATACGGTCTAGGATGTATTCCACTTCCATCAAGTTAACGAGACGGACGATCTTTCTAGGCGCGCGGTCTCGTACATCCAGCCATTCGTTCCATTCCCCTAAAACAATCTCTGATTTGATCTCAGGGTTGTCTTTGAGGCGTTTACGGAGCAACTCTAAATTCACCAGTAAGCGATCGAAACGTTTTTCTACATCGTCACAAATATGAGTAAGTCGCTCATACCCACCTTTGATAGAACCTTCATTATCTCGCTCAACATTAGCAAGGGATTCCAGTCCTCCACGCAGAGCCAAATACACCGAAGCGGGAGTAAAGCTCTCCATACTGCTAACACCTAAAGTAAACGGAATACCTGCACGTTTAGCACAACGCTCTGTATGACGTGTGAGCGCGTTTAAGGTTTCTGGGGTGTATTCGTTCATCAGAAGCTGTTCCATGCCGTCAACGGCTTTATGGAGGTCCTGTACGGCTTCTTCTTGTGTTTGTTCTTGTTCAAGGTAAAGTTCTACGAGTTTGACCGATTCATCAACGTCAGTGGTAGCTGCTGCTAACGCTTCATCTACTTTCTGTTGTTCAATTTCAGTCGAGGGTGTTAAGTTTTGATTCCCGTGCCCAGAGAAGACGTTTTCAACGATCGTCTTATGAAGATCGTCGGTGACTTCATCTCGCGACATGGATTCCATTCCAGCCAGAGCCGAGAGTGTATTACGGATAGACATAATGTTTCCTCATGAGGTTTAACTAAGACCGCGTCCGGACTTATCTTAATCCACCGTGATGAATTAAGATAAGGTGGTTCGAAAACCACCTTAGTCTAAACTTATTTGATACAAGCTGCGACGTAATCAGCTGATGCCTGAGCATATTTCAAACGCTGGCTGGTAACGTAGGTCAAGATAGCTGTGGTGAAACGAGACTGAGCACGCAACAGATCACGAACGTCTTTATCTAGCTCTTTTGTAGTTTTAGCAACTTCGCGCTCACCTTGTTTAGCAATAGCTTCTTGTTCGAACACTTCTTCCGCGATCTCTTTAACATGTTTAGCGAACGACAAGTAACCTGATTTAGGCATGGTTGGACGGAATGATTTTTCTTTAGCAGTGTAGTCTACTTTGAAATCATGCTTACGGAAAGTACGGTAGAACTCCAGCGCTTCCTTGACTGTTTCTGGACGCGCGCTAAGGTATTCCAAATCCAAACCTTCTTTAGAGAAAACACGAACCATTTTGCCTTTTTCAGTTTTAGTGGTTTCAGACAGTTTGGAAGTGAAGCTCGTAAGAGTCTCGTGGATGTGTTTCGCGTTTGCAACTAGACCTTCTGCTGAGTCTTTTGGTGTGATGGAGTTGACCAAGCGTTTACTGATTTCTTGGATAGGTGTAGTACGTCCATTGGAGAACATAGCCATGTACGCAGTCCATTTGCCGTATATGACTTCTTCCTTGATCTCAGTTTCGTCAGACTCTAACTTCTTAATGAGTTTATCCATGCGAGTACTTAGTCGTTTAGCGGCGTTAGTCTTCTCGACGACGTAGGCTACCAGACGTTCCCACAAAGCCTTCAAGAACTTCCAAGTATCATCCGCACCTTTCTTCAAGGTATCCATGAAAGACTCACAACCAACAATCACGTGAGCTTCTAGAGTGCGTGTGTCTACCGACTCCATGCCTGCGCGAGGTTTAGTAGATACTCCGCCTAACTTAACATGGATGCGGTCAGCGCGGTTGTAAAGCAACGCCATCGCCTGAGGGTTCGGGTGTTGTTTAAGGAACTCCATGCCGTCAACACAGTCTTCAAGCTCTTTACGTAACTCATCTTCAACAATTGCCTGCTCACCCATTTCTTGAATTTCTTTTTCAAGTTCTTTGGTTTCAGCTTCAGCACGAAGTTCAGCCACATCACCAGCCAACTCAATCTGACTTTCTAAAGGTAGTTCTTCAGCCATAGATTCCATACCTGCTATGGCGCGCAGCGTATGAATAATGTTACGTTTCATTATTTTTTCCTTTGACGATGATTAAAAAATGAAATATTAAGGACCGAGGCCGTAACCCCGACCCTTTATGTTTAGTAGTGTGCTTTAACAGCGGCAAGTTTCGCTTTATCGATTTCAGTCATCAAACGACACAAGTTGTTAGAAAGCTGAGTGTACTTAGACGAAAGTGCTTTTAGCGTAGCAACGTAAACTTTAGTTGCTTTCTCGTCACCCTTACCTGCTTCTAGTTTGGTCAGACGGTGTACAATGCCCGACACATTACTTTTCGCGCTTTCGGCATCTTTCTTGATTGATTTGATCAATTCAGCGTTCTTAACAACCGAGTCAAGGATTTGATCTAACTTATCATGAGTGAAGAACGCATCTACTTCACCACCGATACTAGCGACAGTCTGGAATTCTTCTTGGTTACCATTGGTTAGGTTGAAGCTGAATTCTGCTACCGTTTTATCTAGGGTTTCAGGTTTGCTGTTGTTTTCGTCAGGGTAAGTCCACTCGATCAAGTTGTCTGAGTTAGTGTTGCGACTGTTTTTGTAGTCACGACCCCCACCAAGATTGAAAATGATCAAGTTAGTACTGTTACTGCGAACCGCAGTTTTAAACGTACGGGATAGATCAGCGATTTCACCTTGCAATTTCACTAGGTGTGAATCATTGATTTCAGTAACGTTGATGCTGTTCTTGATGATCTCACAGAACTTGTGTTGAGCTTTAGCTAGGTCGCTAAACAAACCATCTGTGCTGGTCATATTTTTATCGATCCAGCGGTTCCACGCACCAAGCTTGATTTTTGGTTTAACGTTATGGTCTTTGTGCTCAGCCTTCAGTTTCTCAGCTTTAGCTGTTAAGTCAGAAGAGAGTTTAAAGAACGCCACTACGTTATCCACCAAACGGAAGAACAAACGCTTGATGAATTCACCAGCAGATTGCAAGGCTTTCTTAGCACCGTCCATGAAACCTTCACAACCTGAGATGACTTCCGCACGGTAAGCATCGTCGGTCACTAGTGATTCATTACCCGCTACTTGTCGAACTTCTTCACCACCTAGGTTGTGAGAAAGTTTAGTAGCACGACGGTAAAGGATGTCGATAGCACCACGGTTCAGTTCAGGTTGCGCACAAAGGAATTCCATGCCGTCCACAACTTGTTCCAGTTCTTCGACTTCTTCATCGATCGCTTCTACGGCATCACCCAATTTTTGAATCTCTTTCGAGTTCTCTTGGATTTCGTTAGCAAGCTCAGCGTGAGCCACTTCTTCCGCTAGTTCGTGTTGTTCCAGTGGGGTCAGTTCCACTGGTGGAGTTGGTACTAGGTTTTCACAACCCGCTTGTGCCGCTAGGATGGCTTTAATTGACAAAGACATGACGTCTCCTTATTTAGTAACTTCGGCTGCTAGATCGCAACCCTGATTGACGTAGTAGTTCACGTAAGCAATTACACGTGGTAAAAAGCTCGTATAAAATTCAACTTGTGAAACAGGCAACGCCATGTTAGTAATTAGTTGGTTGGTCACGTTTTTGCTAACACCTTCTGTTTTATCCAGATGAGTTTGCAAATCCTTAACCGTGTTACCCCAGTCCTTAATGAACTTAGAGTAACGGTTGATCATTTCACTCAATGCTTTTTGTTGGGTGTTGATCCACTTAAGCTGGTTGAGGAATTTGTTAAGGTCTGACTTCTCAACATGGTAATCTTGAGCGCTAACGGATTCACCGGACCCGTTAAAAGAATACGAAGCACCTTGAGCGGTAGGTTGACTACCGATCACTTTACCCGCAGGCAGTACGTCACTCTCGTAACCTTCGCCATCTTTCTTAGCGAGTTTTAATAGAGGGTACTTCACCAACTCGATCTTAGTAGCGACTTCCGTAATCGAGGCGTTATCTTTCGCATTGGAGGCTGCTTTCAATAACGTCTGGATTTCTTTGCCGTATGATTCGAGTTCACTTTGGTACTTCATTACCGTTGAGATCGTGTCTGATAATGTTTGTTGATCACGTAACAGGTGGTCTAGATCACCCTCTGCGGTCAGATCAGAGATCAACTTACCAGAACACGAGACGTCGTGGGCTTCTACCGACCCGGCACGAGTTAACAGGGATGAGATCACCCCTGCATTGTAACCCAGTGCTTTTGCCGTTAGACGACCCACCGTGTTTGCTCCTAAAGCAAACTGGTTGACTAGACTTCCGTCTGTCAGACCTTTCACCTGTTCCACCTTACTCGATTCAAACCCCAACGCGGACTTGATGTCACTCAGCAAGGATTCCTCACCTACCAAGCCTTGCAGTGCACGTTGAAGTTCTTCTTTGGTGTACTCAGGATTATCCATTGTCACGCTCCATAGACGCGTCACAAACGTTCATGACCGCCATCATCACTAAGGTAGAGTAACGGACTACGTCGGAACGCATTTTGACTTGTTCACTGTTGCGAGTCATGATTAACGAAGTAAACGCGTTAATGATGTCAGCTTTGAGTTCACCGTCCCACTCACCGTCTTTTACCACGGCCAGCATTTTACGATACTCATCACCATTCACTAAATAGCGATCACCTTCTTTAAACAAAGTCTCTACATCACGAAGTGTACTGGAGATCATGCGAAGCGCTTTCTCAACACTTTGACGATCTAGACCAGTCAGTTTCAAATCTTCTTGTTCAGGGCGAGAACCTTTACGAAGTTCGATGGTTTCGTACTTACGGTAAAGCTCCAACCAATCCGACAAACCAGCCACGTCTTCGAATGGTTCACGGTTAACCAATACCGAGTTAAAGTAACGACGGTCACCCATAAGTTCAACGCTTGCACGTGTGGTATGGACTTGGTCAGTTTCTTCTTTAACCGGGAACATCGCTTCTTTGAACTGGTACTTCGACAACGCCTTAGGAAGTTGTAGTAAGCGACTGCGTGCTTCTTCTTCACTCTTACCAATAAAGCCACCGAAGTAAGAGATGATCTCATTACAGTTGGCTTGGTTCAAACGATAGAAGTTAGTTGTGATGGCACGAGTCGTTGCTGTAAAGCGATTTACTTGTGCTACTAAATCCGTAGGCATTTGACCATTGATCAACAACACACGGTTCGCCATACCCAACTCTAAATGGTCTTTAGGAAAGACCGTGTCAGGGTTTTTAGCGATGGTGGTCAGCGCTTCCGCTTTCTTAGCCAACGAGTCATGGTCTTCACGAAGCGAAGCCAAACGTTCCACGATGTCCGAAAGGAAACTGCGGGTTACGTTCTTAGACCAATCAGCGAATTCACTCAAGAAAGACTCACAGCCCGCAATACGACTGTCCAAGTATTGACGTGGAGTCATTGCGCGACCTAAGTTTTCTAAACCGTCCACTTCTTTAAATGAACGCACACCAACACGTTCCAGTTGACGATCGATGACATTGCCGAACAGAACAGTCACGTCCTTAGGTTCTGTGTTCGACAATACGTCTTTCACAGCCGCCACACGGTCCATAGACTGTTGGATGTCTTCTTGCAAACGAACTAGGTCACGACCTTCGTTAGCTTGCTCTGCTAGTTCTGTAGACGTTACGACGTTGATACTAGCCAGTTCGTCGCTAACGTTAGTTTCGTCCATATGCTGACTCTCCGTTAAACGTGATGATCATGCGTGCGAACAGTTGAGGGCCAATGCCTTCAATCAAACGATAGAAGTCCTCTTCTTTAAGGTTAGCAATGGTGCGTTCGACGTCATCGTAATCACGACGGTCAACCAAACCATTGAAAGCACCTTTAACGAACTTCAACTCAGTCGTAGTGACGTACTGTTCATCAGCCGTGATAGCTTGGGTTAAGGAACGAACCGAAACACCACCATCAAGGTAATTAGCGATAGCACGAACTAAACGAGTACGAGGGCCTGTACCGTGATCGTAGTTAGCCATCATCCAGTGTTTGAATTCACCACCGATGAACTTCTTACCTAACTCCAACACTTCTTTAATAGAAGCAGGATCAATTTTCATCTCCATGTCTTGTGAGCTTTTCACATAGGCACGGAGAATACTGTTCATTGCTGTTAGGGTAGGGTCCATAAGACGACTGTCTGCGTAACCATAAGTTACTTTACGGAACTCACTCATCATTCCCCCCTTACGCGTATTTAGCTTCAATCGCTTCCATAGAAGCTTGAGCTTTAATGATGCGGTCTTCCAGCTTAGCGATCATCAGTTCGTTAGCCGGTGAAGGGTTTTGATGTTGCAGGTCTTGGTAGTAACTGATCTTAGCGGCGTTCGCTTCGATTGAGTTTTGGTGGCGTTCGTAAGCTTTCAACGAACGTTCCATTTGGTAGTTCTCCCACCAGAACACTGGGTTAAACGTGTGTGGTGCGATGTTCTTAGTTGGAAGAACCAGCGTTGAATCTTTACCTTTGGTTTGTTCCAGTACATCAATGGTTTGTTCGTCCGCTACAATCTTCGGAGAAGAACGGTAACGTTTTAAGATGATACCACCACGTTCGAAGAACAAGTAAGTCAATTCAGCAAAACGAACCAACTCGTTGTTTAGGAACACAAGGTCGGGTTTTTGTGCGACTTGTTTGTCAACCTTACCCGTTACCATCATAGACGTAGTCATGTCCATCAGACGTGACATGTAGTCCACCCAGAAAGAAATGTACGAGTCTAACATAAGACCGTTCACTTGCTGGATAGTCGCAGTTTCTTTACCGATCAAGTTAGGACCTGCTGAGAAATCTTTTTGCAGAAGATCTAACACTTCAGAGATCGTGTTAGTTGCCACCATGATGATGGATTCATCAGAGATGCTCGTTGGTGCGTTTTCACGACACGCTTTAAGGAACTTTTGATGATCAGCCCAACCACTGATTGCTTGGCTGAACTTAACACCGTCCGACTCCATCAAACGAAGGTTATCTTGGATACCTTCTAGGAAGTCTTTGTGGTTCTTGATCAAGGTTAACAGGTCTTGTTTCTTGACCGGTTTTAATTGATTGCGAAATTCTAGGATTTTCATTACATACCGCCGTTTAGGAGTTTCATGATGTCCGCTAGTGAACCAACGCTGGATTCCTTAGCCGCTTTCTGTTTGATATCGTTACGTGTGTACTGCTCAGGAAGTTTGACACCCATAGTGTAGAACGTGAACAAACCACGTGCTTCATTACAAATCACGATAGTGTTTGCACGAAGACCTTGCCACAATGACTCACGTTGAGAAACGTTATCGAAACGTTTACCTGTTACCAATTCGATTTGACGAGCGGTGTTATCGCTGATCACGAAAGTGTTCGCCATGTTGTTCATGGACATTTCACCTGTCGCTGCCGCGATCTTAACGTGTTTACGTTGACGCTCGATAGAATCGTTGATGTACTTCGTGTTGGCTTTCAAGTCATCCAGACGAACACGGAAACGTTCTTTGATCACGTCACGACCAGTCAATAGTTCTGGAGTAGTGATCATGCCAACGTCGAGTTTATCAAAACGAGTTTGCCAAGAGTCTTCACCTTTCGCATGGTCAAACACACGCTCAAGATCTTTAGGACTCATAGGGACAGGGATTTGACGGAAAGTCAGTGGGAAGGAGATGGTTTTGTTGTCTAGGGTGATTTGCGCATCTACTGTGCGACCAAGCGCCAGAGGAACGTATTCAGACAATACCGTTTGTGTTGCTTTAGAATCAATAGCAACGCCATCAGGAGTGACCTTTTCTTCTTTAGGAGCAAGGGCTTCTTGACCGTCTACTTTAGCTTCTGGTTTCACTAAATGTGTGCCACCAAAAGACTCAAGACCGCCAAAGCTACCAAGGCGGCGACCTGCACCGCGATTAGGGCGAATAGGGTCAATGTACTTGTCAATCTGCACGCCGGCGATAGTACCTTGCATACGAAGATGTGTCAAGGTAGCCTGAATATCACGCAATTGTATGATCGTCATTAGGTCGGTAGCGTAGTCCTGATGGACTAGATTTTGCTCAATTACCACCATTGGACGAATCATGGTTTTTTGTGCAGAAGCAACAACACTATTGCCTTTGTGAGTAGCAATTGCTGCGCCACCATGTTTTGCACCAACCTCGATTACTCTGGCGGCGATTTCTGCTTCAGTACCGCCAAATGTCCCCTTAACGACAGTGGACAGCGCGGTACCCAGATCAGTGAATAAACTCATAATAGTCTCTCTAAGTTAATTTATTTGGATATAAAGATGGAAAGTATTGACAAACAACCGGATAAACTCAATCCGTTTACCGGAGAGGTCGATCCCAAAGTAAAGGTTTGGTTAAACGACGTCTTCAAAGAAAACGGTGGTGGTAGTTATCTTAGTCCGTTGGGTAATATTTTACACGGTATAAAAATATTGGGTAACGGCATTCAACTGGCACCTATGGCTGATGACATCATAGGATTAATGTTCATCCCAAGACCCAAGTTGAATCTAAGTGATGAGAACGTTTCCAAATCCCCACGATTTGCTAAACTGTTTAAAGCAGATTCTAACTCATTGGGTGGATACATCCGAGGACTGTTGGATCATCGAGTAGGTCAAACCTACAACCATCCCGCACTTGATAATAAGAATGCGTGGATGCCTTTATTAACCAACTTGTTACAGAAGTCCGACGGGTTTCCCGATTTAGAATTAGAAACCAGCAGCACCCAACCCGGCATCCGTCAGGAAGTCTATCAGTGGATGGAAGGGGTGATGGAAACCAACGGTCTTATCACTATCAACCAAACTTACAAAAACGTAAGAGGTGGTATTCTTCCTTATCTATTCGGTGTTTGGGAACATTACATTCCTGAAGTCCGTCTAGGGGACCACGGGATGGAACCGTATTGGGAAGCGCAATACCAAAACTATTGGGATTTCGATACCCGCATTTACCACTTGTTCATGAACCCGAACATGGTGAACATCGAATCCATTTACATGACCATTAACTCAGTCCCTTCCACTCACCCTCAAGGTAGTTTGGCTAGCATCGACCTAACACAAGCAGGTCGTCGTGGTCCGGGACAGGATACGTTTGACGTTCAATTTAAATCAATCGGTGCACGTGCTGATACGTTTGAGTGTATAGATGCGTTCAACGGTGTAACGATCGAGTTCAACGGAGACATGGCTGACGGTAAACGAGATAAGCATTACCGTAAGCTGGACCGTACTGAGTTCTTAGATCATAACTTTAAAGCATACCCATGGATCAATATCAATACCATGGAACTAGAATGGTGGGTACCTAATGAACGGTGAGTTAACCTACGATGAATTAAACCGCATCGCAAACAACCCCAGTCGAGCTATCTCGCTGGTACTAGACCGTACCGCAGAAGCCTTTGCTGGTAAACGTGTGAAGTTCGAAAGTTCTTCACACCCTTTTGTAAGAGCGTTAGATACAATCTGTTCTGAATCCGCAGGATTGATCAACCGTCTAGGTGACGTTGAATCTCGTTTGTATCGTGAACACGCTCGCACACCTTCGGACTTATTCCGTCACATGAGTGACTATGAGTTCTACGGACTGTTTGGTAACCCGAGTCACGCAACCATGCGTTTCTCTTTACCGGTTTCTGAGATTCGCCGATTAGCGGTGGATTACGAAGAACAGTCGGGCACGGTGATTAACCGTTACCGTAAACTGACCATGCCTAAGGACACCATCGTTGAGGTGTACGGCATTCCTTTTAGCATCGTTCACGCTATCGAGTTCCGTTTGATGGAAGCGGGTCACGTGCAAGTCGTTTACGATTCAAAGACTCAACACCCTTACTTTAACATCACCACAAACTCTCTGGAGCGACGTACTGTTAACATCTTGGATCAAGAATACCTGTACGTTGACATCCCTGTGAAACAGTTACGTAGTGAAACCAAACGTAAGATTGCGATAACACCATCGGCGGGTCTAAAAGAAACGTACAACTTTAAAGATAAGTTGTTTGGTGTCCGAGCTTGGCTAAAACCAACGAACGGTGAAATCCGAGAGTTACGCATTGCTTACAACAACCAAGTCTTTAACCAAAACGAAGTAACCTTGACGGTAGACGTTGATCAAGACAACCAACGTTTCGTGTACGCTATCCCAGAGACCTTCATTAATAACGGTAAAGGGGTCGGTACGTTAACCTTAGTGGTTTACACCACTCGCGGTGAGTACGAACAAGATTTGAGCACTTTACGTTCTCAGACTCACACGGTTAAATATCTTGATCACGATTACGATAAGAACCAGTTGGGTAAATACTCAGCACCGATGCGAGAAGTGAATAACTCGGCTTGGGAAATCCAAACCGCAGTTACTGGTGGCAGCAGTCCTCGTTCTTTCTTAGAGCTTAAGAATGAAACCATCAATAATGCTCGTCGTCAGTCCATTCCTATTTCGGAGAACCAGATCAGTAACTACTTGAACGCTTATGGTTATTCGGCTACGAAACTGATCGACGTTTACACCAACCGCTTGTACCAAGTGACTCGCGAACTCCCGACTTACACTGACGCGGATAATTCAGTGAAATCGGTGAACGCTTACATCGCAAAAGTCATGTACTCGATCGATGAACTGCGTAACTCTGGTGTGGTGTACGATAACGAGAAACGCATCACTATGCCTCCGGGTACCGTGTTTGACGTAACTGAAACCGGGACACGTGTTTTACCTAAGACGCAAATCGATGCCATCAAACAAATGACCACCGACGAACGTCTGGATTACGTAAACGGTCGCATGCTGGTTTACTCTCCTTTCCATACGGTGTTGGACGTTACAGGTGGTACGGTTAAGGTTCGCCCTTATTTGTTGGACAATCCTAAGTACGACAACCAGAACTTCTTGTACGAGAAAGAAACGCTGGGTATTGAGCTATCGGTTCAGTCTATTAAAGTGGAACACCGTAACCGTGGTTACCGTATCATTATGGTGACTCGTGGTGACGACGCTTATCGTCAAATGAGTGATGATAAAGTGGGTGCTCAACTTTACTTTACTCCTGCGGATTCCCGTGACATTGCCACGCTGAAAGGGACCGTGTTGGGTCGAAACAGTGATAACGATCGCATCTGGTCGTTTGAATTGGATTCTAACTTCGATCTGGATCAACGAGACTTGATGACGTTCACCAACATGTTTATGTTCAGTCGTCCAATCCCCAGTGTGAAAGCGGAACTTAAATCAGACATCCGTGTGTTGTTCTTAGTGGAAGGTTCTGAAGGCGAGAAACAAACCGAACAAGATTTGTTGATCGATCCAGCACTTTACCCAACCAACATGACGTGTTTGATTGAAGTGGGTTACGACTTAATCTTAGGGAAAGCGTTAAACAACTTGTACCATCGTGCTCACCCGGTATTAGGGGACGCTCAGTACAAACGTTATGCCGAGGACGTACCTGAGACGTGGCCGGAAGATACTTTCAAACGCCATGAAAATGGTGATTACGTGTTTGAAGACGGTCGTCTGGTATTGGAACACCGAGCAGGGGACATCATGTTGAATGAAGATGGTAAGCCGATCATTCTTCATTACAAAAACTCTCTGGTGAAAGATGAGAACGATCAACCGATCAAACTCGTTCCTAATCAGTTGAAATACTACATGGACTTTGTGTGTTTCGATGGCAACTACCATTTCTCTAATGATGAGTACGATTTAAACTACGCTCGCCAAACTAAGGAATACATCACTGACGTGGTTGTGCAGGACATGGCTAACTTTGAAAGCCAAATGCGTGATAAAACGGATTTGATGTTCGCACCTAAGGTTAAGCTTGGTTTGATCAACGTAGTGATGAACTCTCAGTTTGAAACTAAGGTTCGAGCTGACTTGTCCTTTAACGTGGTCTTCTATTTGACACCGGCGGGGATTCGTAGTGACACTGTTCGCCCGGCTATTAAGACGATTACTTCTAATGTGATCAACCAGATGCTGAAGAACACCACCGTGTCTAATAATGAAATCGTACGTGCGTTGAAAGATGCATTACCGAGTGATGTAGTTGACTTACGTCTGAATGCTCTTGCAAACGATGCTGAGATCGATGTTGTATCTAACCTAGACACAACTACCAGTTTCTCTGTCCGTAAGCGTCTGGAGAATACAGGCGACGGTGTATCCAGTGTTAAGGAATCGATTTCTTACGCGTTCCTACCACACTACAAAAATAAATAAAAAGCATAAGTACTCCTACCCGATGAGGGTAGGAGTACTTTATTTGCTTATTGCGGATCAATGGCATCCAATTGTTCTGGTGTAAGTTCTAGACGAGCTTCACCAAAGATAACAATACGACCCACCAATGCTTCCATAGCGTGAATCATGTTCAACATGCGTTCACAATCCCACTTAAGACTCCAAAGATAAAGTCCTTTAGTGTCCTCACGACGAGCCACATCAATGATGCACTCTTTCATCAGCTCTAAGCTGTAACCGTTTGAAAGGTAATCACCTTCTGGTTCCAACTCTTCCCAATGAACGTCTTTACGACCTTCATAAGCAGGTGAGCGAAGGTGACCTTTGAAACGAGCTAAGTCACGGTACAAACAAATGGCTTTGTGATTATTAGTCTCAGTCGGATTAGCTTGCAAACGTTTGATGGTGTACGCAATCATCAGTTCAGCAAGTTCGTAGTAAGTTCTAAGAATCGCCCGACCTTTGTTAATGACACTCAAATCCACGTAACCATTGTTGCTGCGTAAACGAACACAATAACGGAACTGATCGCTGTTGATCGAAGAAGCCACTTTAGTTGCACGTAGTTTGATTTCACGAATCTCACTAGGCAATGCTTCCGCAACCTTCGCCATTTCCAACACTTGTTCAAGTGAAGTCGGTTTCTTCAGTGTTTCCATTAAGAGGTTAGACTTTTCTAGAAAGTCCTCCACGAACGGTTCAAACTCACGAACATCATTACGAAGATCACGGTAACGACGGTTGATTTCACGTATCATTACAAATTCACTCCCATGTTTAAAGTACGAGACAGCGAGTTTAACTTACGTTTAACATCCGGGAACAGTGCATCGTAAATGCGTTGGAAACTACGGTCTTTATCATCGCGCGCATCTTTAGGAACGCTTGCTAGATTACCGATAGGGATTTCAACACCTGTTTCTTTCTTATGCGCTTTACGGAAGTCATTACGTTCCTTAGCACGTTGGAAAGAGAACACCGTTAACAAGAACTGGTAACGTTGAGACCATTCAGCGAGGTATTGAATCTCAGCTGTGAACTTAAGCGCTACATCTGTTGATTGACGAAGAATCGACGTGTAGTTACCAACCGCACCAGTGTACAGACGGTAGGTAGCCAGAATGTCCGTGTTGTCACCCGGTAGTGCTTGCAAGAACGCAAGGTCGTCATGCTTAATCACTTGAGTCAACTTGTTCGCCAAGCTGCTGTCCAGAGTCAAGTTGAACCAGTCCGGGTTATCAACGATTTGTTGACGGATGTTAGAACCAGTACGAGACAGTGCAACAAAGTCTTCGACCTTCACATCATCTTTAGAGACTTGCATTAGGTTCTGCATAGCCTTAGTGGATTCTGCGAATAACTTATCGTCATCCAGATTACCTGAAGTGCGATCAGTCATAATACCTAACAACTTAACGTAGTTACGCTGCAACTTTTGTTGTTGGATGTTTTGAGCAATCATGTCCATCACATCCGCAACCCATTCCGCTTTGTCTTTGTTTGTTAACGAATCGTCTTTAGCACGTTTACGAAGACGACCGATAGACGAAGCGAAACGTTGGTCTAAGCGCTGGATACTGCCTTCTTGACGGTTGATCTCCGCAATGAAGTCTTTAAGTGCAGGAAGTGCTTCTTGCAGTTTAGCCGCTGCTTCCAAAGTAGTTTGGTTACGAGCACGGAGTGTGCGCACTACGGAAATACGACGACTGCTAACTGGGTCTTTACCAAAGAGTTCTTTCACGTCCAAGACGTTAAGCTCTGGACCGCCCATCTCTACCAGCTTGGATTCGATGTCACGTAACATTTCATCAGCTTTAGCGATTTCACGACCATCCGTAAAGAAGCTGGAGATACGTCGGAACTGTGCCATCATCCATTTGGCCGCATTAGAGATCATCTCAATAACACGACGAACGAATTCAGTGATGCCGTTAGAAATGCTTTCTAGGAAAGACTCACCACCCAACAGACCGTTCAACGTAGTACAACCCGGTTCAAAGCGTTCGGTACCTGCTACCTTCGCCGTCTCCAAAGCTTTCTTGCTAAGCTTACCTGTTTTTAGATACTCTGCCAGTGCAGCTGTTTCTTCAGGGTTTGTTACGTCATCGTAAGTTTCGTCTAGGTCGATCAACTGTTTGCGTTCAGTGTTACCCACACCGACCGTACCTGCTGTCCCCATGTCTACGAAATTAGGAGATGTACTCATGACGCACTCCTTATTTGTTGTAGGTGATCATTTCGTTCAACAGTGCCTTGAACGTTTGTTCGAACTCAGGGATGGTCGTCAGATCAAGATCTGCGATCTCTTCAGCAAGGATAGGAGTAAAACGACCGCCCGCTACCGCTTGGTTGTAAAGACGTTGGAAAACACCTTTAGTGCGTTCGAAAATGGTTTCGTAATCCAGAGGGGAAACTTCGTTCCACATCTCCACAGTACTCATCATGCGTTCTACCGCTTCTGGTGTCATTGAAGGACCATCAATACCACCCGTCATGTAAGTGTGTGCAACGATTGCACGCACCACTGCACTCGTAGTAACGAAACGGTGCTTTACAGGGTCTGTGATACCCTTTTCGATTAATTTCGAATTGAGGGCAATGATGTGATTTAGATGAGACATTATTATGCTCCGCTGCCTAGTGATTGAATTTTCGCATTAACAAGAGTCATTTCGTTGTTAAGCATGATTTTGGTGTAGTGTTCCAATGAATCAAAGTTAGACGTACCGTAACCAGTCATCCACTGCATGATACGTTGTACACCGGTATCTTCAAAGAAAGGTTTCTGTTCTTTGAGTGTCTTAAGGCTTGTTTCTAGGTCAACCAACATTTTACGACGATCGCTAGATGAAAGGTTCTTCATCTGTTTAATACGTGCAATCTGTTCTTGGAAGACGTTAAGCATGCGACGGTACGGTGTATCATAGATGTCTGATGTCATAAACAAATTGAAGTATGAGAATGACGACAAGGCTGCCACAAGAGCAAAGACACCGAGGAACACTGGCATAGCGGGAATGAAAAGGGTAATCCAACCCGCAGTGATGATAGAAGTGAAGAGGATGTAAAGACCAATGCCTTGAGTTGCAGCATCTTCCATACGTTTAAGCGCTTCGATCATGTGTTTATCACAACCCATACGAACCGCATAAACGTCAGCCAAGACTTCCGAGTTCATCTCATCCACACCCAAAGACTGTGAGTTCATTTGAGCGCGTTGTTTACACAACTTAGTCAGAGACGCAACGATGATTTCTTCATCACCCGATTCGGCAATCTTTTGTAAATCTTTTACTTGCTTCTCTTCAACGTCAAGCAAACGAATAGCATCCTTATAGATCATCACTTGAGTTTGACCGTACTCTTGGTTACTCAACCAGTGGATTGCTGAAGTAATCGCGTAAGAGTCCATCAAGTAACGGTGGATGGCGTACAAGCCAGAGAAAGCATGACCTAGCTCGTGAGTTAAGAAACAAGCCAGCATTTCCGCGATGGTCTGATCGGTAAGATCGTCACCCGGAATGAAAGATTTCAGATCGGTGTTGATGTAGATCTCAAACGGGATCTGAGCGTAAGCCCCACCCACTTTACCAGTTTTGTAATCAATCGAACCACGAAGCAAGTTGCTTTGGTTTTGAGTGAACCAACGGTAAAGGTTGGTTTGACCTTTAGGGAAGTAATACTCGATACCCTTAGAGTTCAAGATGTTCCCCGGGGATACATAACCTGTGTCGATCGCTAAGTTACCGTAATCGATCAAGTTGAATTTAAGATTCGCAAATCCACAGTACTTCTCGATAACACGATGAGCTGCCGCCGGAACTTCCTGTAGTTGTCCGTCGACAACCATAGGGGCAAGTACCGCTGAAATCTCGTTAAAGAAGTCTTTAGATTGGAAATCCATAAATTCTAAACCAGCTACTTTAAATTGCGGTACTAGGAATTTATTGTTAATCATTTTGGATTACCTTTAAAAATTTACTACAATGCGCATTATACTAGACCTAAATACAATCCAGTCATAAAATGAGGAAGGCTGAAATGGATTATAGTTATACGCCGCCTTCGAGCGAATCTCCTGTTAAAGGAAAGGTGTGTAAACACGCTGTCTACGTTCCTTCAAAACGAGACAAGCTTAAAGATATGACGTTCATCAAACAAACAACCATCCATGAAAGTGGTGAACGCACTAATCAGTTTTTGAAAGTGGCGGATTACGTACGTTCATTTTACATCGTTCGTGAAAAATTCCGTAAGTTCGACCAGAAAAAAGATTACATCGACAAACGTTTAGTGAAAGAGTATAAGTCAACACAAGCTCGTTTAGCAATGAACATTAAACGTGTCTTACACGGTATTAATGATCGTAACGCCGACTTAATGATGTTGAAGAACAACCCGTATGTCTTTGGTTGTGAAACTCCAGTCCCGGTGTTGATCAAACACAAATACTTTGAACGTTATGAAGAGTTCCAAGAAACCGAACCATCCACACTAGCAGCATACGACGTGGAGACCGATATGGTCAACGGTAACGGTGAAGATGTCATCATGGCTTCCACTACGATGAAAGAGAAAATCTTTTTCTCTGTGGTTCGTAGTTTCTTTGATGGGATGTCTGACGAAGATATCTTAAAGGGATTAAAAGAATCGGAAGAAGCATTGATTGGTGAGCGTCTTAAGCGACGTAATGCTACAGTCCACTATAACTTAGTAGACACACAAACGGAATGTGTTGAGAACAACATTAAAGTTTGGCATATGTGGGAACCAGACTTCATCTCATCGTGGAACGCTTCGTACGATATGCAGCGTAACGAACACGCTTTGATCTTGGGTAACCGTGATTTAGAAGAAGTTTACTCAGACCCTAGCATTCCTCAAGAATTCCGTTACTACAAATACGACAAAGGTCGTACTCACAAACGTAAAGAGAATGGTGACTCCCAACCCTTAGAATGGCAAGAACAATACCCGACTGTTCGAGCTGCGGCTAAATGGCAATGGTTGGATGGTGCGAGTTTCTATGCGATTAAGAACGCTCCTAAAGGTAAGAAAGAATCTTACTCACTGGAATACACCGCACAAGACAACGGCATCGAGGGTAAGCTTTACACGGATAAAGGCGCACACTTAACACAAGGTAAAGGTGCTTGGCATAGATGGATGCAGAAACACGCTAAGTTCGAATACTGTATGTACAACATTTCAGATAACTTGGTTATCGAAGAAATGGATGAGAAAACCAACGACGTTGCACTGAACTTACCGCTCCTATTGAAATCGACTGAGTTCTTTGATTACCCATCTCAACCGAAGTGTATTTCTAACGAACTATCTTTCATTGCCGCAGAACATGGTTACATCTGGGGTACGAAAGGTCGTGGTGGTAAAGATGAGTTGGATAAACACAAACCGACTCTGGGTGATTGGATTGCTTTATTAGAGACTGAGAAAAACGCAGACAACGGTAAAGCGATATTCATAGGGATGCCACACATACGTTCTAGAGGTCGAGGTCTTACCGATGACGTAGACGTAGAGGGTGCATACCCAACAGCCACAGTAGCGCTTAACGTTTCGAATAAGACAACCCGTATTGAAGCATGTGCGATACAAGGATTGAATCCATTAGAGTTCCGTGAAGTAGGTGTTAACTACGCTTCATCACCGAAAGCTAATGCGGTTAGTCTATGTAAAACTCTGCACCGATTCCCGGGCTTTGAAGAAATGGACGAAGTGTTCCCTGAACTGTTTGAACAAGAGTTTGGAACCCCACTTCCTATGGCAGCTTAAACAAAAAAATAAAGAAGAGTTAACTACCTACCTCCTTGCGGAGGTAGGTAGTTATTATTGATTAATCGTCTTCTGGTTCTAGACCTGTCAACTCAGTGATCATTTCATTGATCTCTTCAGTTGTAGATTCTTCTTCTGTGCTGTCGCCACTGAATATTGCATTAGCAACAACTTTGATTAGAGCTGAAGCGATTGTACCGCCTGCTACCATGCTTGCGCCGTGGATAGCCATTGCTTTAGCATCGTAATCGAAATCTTCAGGTACTTCTGTGACAGCGATTTGTGCAGCACCAATAACACCGTGGTAAGCTGCGATGCCTTTAGAGTCGAAGATTGTAGCTGCTACTGTAGCGTTTACTGCTGTTGCTGCTGCTGTTACTAGACGTGCTTTAGTTGTTTTTGACATTTCCATGATATATTCCTTAATAAGGTTAGATAGATTAATGTATATGCTTATGCTTATACACCTAGACTATATAGACTTGAAATAAACTGTATGTCAATTTTTAACGTTATATAACTCCTACCCCGAAAAGGGGTAGGAGTTATAGTTTGAAATAAAGGTTTAGCTGTACATCTTAGAGAAGTAGTTTTGTAGGTTTTGAGCTACACGTGGGTGGTAACCTTTAGTCAACATCACGATGTCTACTTGACGACCCACACGTTGACGGTCACGAAGGTTACGACCAAGTGTTACTACCGCAGACAACAACGCAATGTGTTTTTGAACGTACGCATCTGTCTTCGCTTTCTTCACATCTGGATGTTGTGTGTAGATGAACAGACGTTCCATACGGAAAGCTTTACGATCAACACGAACACGGTTAACAAGGTTATCCATAACAGACGCGAACTCTGGGTAATCCAGTTTAAGTGTTTCGTCCAACGCACCCATGAACAGCAACTGTTCTTTGCCGTAGTTTTCGCTTGGCACGTTACGACGCTCAGATAGCAGATCAACAAAGTTATCAATCTTGTCCGTTAACATCTCTGTTACGGTGCCGTCTTTTACTGTGTAGTTTTCTGCTACGTTCGCTTTCACTTCTTCAGATACCGCTTTGGTTTCTTCCGGCGCTACTTCTTCAAACGTTTGTGTTGACTTAGGTGGTGTGTACTTACCCATCTTAATATCCTCTATAAGGGTTGGTGAACAAACATAGAATCGTAAAAAAGACACCTGCCCGTTAAGGCAGATGTCGGTTTAGTTTGACCCGCTGGATAGATCGAATTGTTTAAACAATTCGAGTTGCTTATCGAGTTCCCTCGTCCCACTGTTATTCGCAGTTTTGTTGGCAAGTTCTTCTCGACGACTGGCTAACGCTTTAGCGCCTTCTCGCACACCTCTGGAGATCTGGTCAAGTTGTTTGGGGGTGAACTTTAAGTAAGTATTAATGTCCCCAAATATCTCTTCCAATTCATAGAACGCAAACTCGTAAGCTCGCTGTTTTAGAGACCAAGGGTGTTCGTAATCGTAAGTTTCTTCATGGTATTGAATGTCGTCACCGGGTGAAGGGACGGTGGATTCAATTTGACCGTAACCAGCACGATACAACATGACCGCAATGGTTTGGTGTTGTACTTCTCCAATCCCATCGGGGTCAAGGTTGTTTATCATCTTACGAAACTGATGGTAGCGATTGCCAGTCAGCACACCACCGTTTAATGGGTGGTTTGATCGATGATAGCTCGATTGATTGCTCGTTCTGCTAGCGCTTGGCGGGTCTGGACGAAAAAACTCATGAACGGGTCGATTGGTGTGATACCCAATGTCGTATGACCACCGTGGGTTTCTTTACCACACTTAGGACACACCGCGTTGGACATACCTACCGCCGTCGAAGACATTTCAGGACCGTGTTCAACACACCAACGAATTACCTTAGAGGTCGCTTCATCATCTGGGTCAATAACTCCGATAATGCCGTTGTAGAACTCGATTGGGTTTTCAGCTCGTGTGAAGACAGCCGGTTCTTCATCAGAACCTTCTTCTGGTTCAATGGTCAGCTTAGAACACCAGTGCATGTATTCCAATCCACGAACGGTGTCAATCAAGTTGGTTAAACGCTTATCGAACTCATCGTCGTCCATAACGTCTGATCGGATTTGACGGATAGCCGGACCAATGTGCTCCATGAAGATATCGAACGCTAGGAAGTATTCACTGATGCTCGGTTGCTCAAAATCAATGCGCTGTGAATCTTCATCAAACGTGATGTGCGCTTCTTCAGTGAATTTAAATTGGCTTTGAAGCGCAAGTACTTCTTCTGCGGTGTAACGCTTAGCGAAGTTCTTTAGGTTACCTAGGGCAGCCGCTTGTTCTTCACTTAGGAGCGTCTTATCATGCCAAAGCATGGTATCCGCATCTGCACGCAATACGTCAACCCAATCACAACCCGTTTGGTTACAGTGAACCGTCATTGGGATGCCGCCAGCCATTACTTCACCCAACAGTTCCGTAAAGAGTGCACGGAAGTCACTGAGTTTAATAAGACGAGCTAAGTCACGAGGTTCATCCACATCTGACACTGAGTGTTGTGTGATTTTCTCTGACAAGTATTCCCAGAACACACGGTAGATGGACGCACGGATTAACGTTAGTGAGTTACCATTAAACGTACGAACGTAACCATGGATCTCTTTGTTAATGCGATCGACCACCTGACCCAGTTCTAACATGTCAGAAGGCTCAAGACGAATTTGCACAAACGAGTCACGCAACAACACATCGTAACCGTTCGGTGTACGACTACGACGTTGGGACGCACGCATCATGCGGTTGCTCAACGCCATTGCTTCATTCTTAGCACCCGGATAACGTTTAACGATATCAGATTCGAATTTACCGTCTGCAATTTCTGACGCATTTTCCCAAGGGCGAGTTAAGTAACTCTTGTTTCGGAAATACGACAGTTCAACGTAGTTACGATGGAACGTTAAGAAATGACCCATCATCTCTTCCAGTTCCGGCTCAGGAATCCCCGGACGCAGTTCTTCACGCAACTCATTGTAGTTGTTCATAAGACGAGTGATTTCAGATTTACTTACTTCACCGTCATGAACCGCTGCTTTGTAACGTGACCAGCTGAGCACCAAACGCATCATTGGTTCGAATTCAGCTTTAGTCGTACCTAACATATAGTTAAGTGTTGGCGACGGTTCCGTAGGTTCTGGTTCGTGTTTCACTGGTTCAGTCTGAGGCACCGACGTTTTCATCGTGGTGTTTTCAGCAGTGTGTTCCTCACGAATCTTAGGACGTGGGGTTTCAATTGGATCAGTAGGTTGCATTCTTAGCGGCCTCAAGGTCAAAGTGTCGTTCTACACGTTTCAAGTGAATGGCACGAGTCGCACCTTCAATTGTTTCGATTCCTTGTTCTTTAGCGTACTCAACAACAAGGTTATCGATCAAATCAGTGTGTTGTTCTGCTACTTCCAGAATAGGCTCGATTAGAGCTTCGTGGTCTTCTTGGTAAGCAAGCAGAGTAGGGACCAGATATTCACCGATGACGTCATCCGAATACAGTGCGGTACTGCGTTCTTCTTTATCTTCGATGAGTTTGATTTCTTCAAAGCGTTGAAGAATCATTGAAGACTTAGTAATGAATGAAATGACTTGTGCATCCAGCTTCTTGATGAGCGGACGGATTTCATCTGGGAGACAAATCGTGATGTTGTTTTCTAACCAGTCCAAGATTTCAACCAACGCGTGTGGGTGCATGTAACGGTTCAGTGTTTCACCGAACAAATTAGAAATACCTTCGAAATCGAATTCAGTAACGCCATTACTGCCCTTTTGGAAATCTTTCAGCGCATCTTCCTGTAACTGAGCAGGTAATGTACTGAACACTTTCCACATGCCAGTTTTAGACGCTGACTTCATTTCATCTGTCATGTCCGGCATGTTTTCAAAGTTGGTGTCTAACAAGCCAGCTAGCTTAGTTTCACGTGCTTCACGCAGACGAGTACGGATTTTAGCTGCCTTTACGTTACGTTGGCGAGCTTTACGTTTGTTCTGCTTATGTTTACTAATTTTTGACATTTTATGTTCCTTCTGAATGAGAGGTTTTTATGAGTGATTTTTTACCCGCAATGGATTTAACCAATGTGGAATTATTAACTAAGGATTTAGGTCAACCTTGGGTGAACTACGGAATGTGGTTAACCCCAGAGACTCGTGATCTGATTGAACGCGTTTACACTTTATTAGCGATCACTGATGAAGAGAACGTGTTGGTGTCTACCATCGCTAACATCTTAGCTGATGACGACACTACACCTTTGGAACAAAAGGCAATCATACTCGAGCTCTTGCTAAACAATATAATTGAACAGCTAGTAAAGTTTGGCATCACGGTTGATTTGGATTACGTTGAAGCAAATAAGTTAGATGTCTTGTACCGTGTAACGGACGTCATCTACTTATTAAATGGTTACGAAGATTTGCAAGGACTCAGTGAGATCTTGGAGATGCGCGACCTTCCACCTAAAGATCGTTTCATCGAACTGTTCCGTAAGTTGTACGATTACAATTCTACCGACCCGATCATGGACGATCTAGAATACCTTATTCTAGAGTGTTCCGAATACCTAATCGAAACGCTACGCATCAGTCTGATCGTTTCTGACGGCATTGCTGAAGTACCGGAGTTCGTAGTCAAACGTATCCGAAACAATGTGACTTTCATTAATGACACGTTGGCTGGCAAACACGTTCGTAACAACGGGACGATCGGCATGGGATTCCTAACGCTGTTAAGTTTCTATCATTTGGAACTTGCTTCTATTATCTCTACCTCCCCTGAACGTTACGTTAAAGAGCTGTTCGGATTCTCTTTGATCAGTGAAACCCCTAATGATCGTTTCTGGGATCAAATCAAACAGGTGGTGGAAGAAAACGTGGAAGATGTCACATTACTCTACCGCGCAGAGAAAGTAGCCGAACAAATCAAACTAGAGGAGTCTAATTAATCATGATGACGAAACACGAGTATTTGCGACTGTGTTTCCGTTCTCGCTGTTATCAGAAAAAAGCTTGGCTGTTGAGTGTTTTCACCAAGCTTGCTGACACTGAGGAAACGGACCAAACGCTTCGCAAAACAATGTACGCGCTTCATCGAGATGGGGACGGGTTTTACTTCTACTATAACAACTCCGATGAAAAGACTTACGTTGAAGGTGATTTAAGTGCTCCGTTTGCTTATAAAGACGAACGCATCACGATTGACCAAGACTTTGACCCTCGTGTTAAAGAACCGTTAGAAACCACTCTAGGGATTCTTCTGGTAAACCGTTGTGTGTTCTACGAATGTTTGCAAGACCGCACACCGTATCACAACCGACAAATGGGTCCGAGTTACGTCAAAGGAGTTATTGCCAAATTAATGGTCGATAACCCTGAAGAAGGTGAAGAACTTCCAGAAGGTAAAGCCAGCGTTGACGAGTGTTTAAAGATTACTCGTCAGTTCAACTACTTACTTGGGATGAACAACGTCTTCTGTAAAGCAGCATCAACTGCCGCTTTGACGGTTGACCCTTCTCTGTTAGAACTGAAAGCGAAGCTGTTAAAAGAAAACCCAGACGCGTTAACGGACCCAATCAAAGCTTCTTGGATTATCGACCAACTGGTTGCCAAGGACATGGAGATTCAGTTAAGTGGTCCATCGAAAGACTTCTTCATTAACAAGAAGTTCATCGACAACGCCCGTAAACGTATGTTTATCGCGTTCGGCGTGGAACAAGACTGGAACACAGGTGCCTTTAAGTTCTTACACAAATCGTTGGACGACGGTTGGGACCCTGAAGAACTGCATAACTACATCAACACCGCTATCGCTGGTTCTTATGACCGTGGTAAAGCAACGGGTGAAGGTGGTGCAGCGGTTAAAGATGTTCAACGTCTCACATCTCGTATTACCGTTTCTGAGGAAGACTGTAAGACCACGATGTACGAAGAAGTAATGATGACCGATGACCAAGTTGGCATGTGGGAAGGTTGTTACTACGTCAGTGGTAGTGGGGTTAAACGTTGGGAAGGTACAGAGAAACATCTGAGTGGTAAGATCATTAAGATGCGTACCCCTAACATCTGTGAAACCCCAGAAGGCAGTTTCTGTAAAGTCTGTTTGGGTGACGGTTTGGGTTCAGCTCCAGATGGTGTATCCATGGAATGTTCTAACATCCCAACCAACTTCATGCTACAACGTATGAAGGCCGCTCACACAGCTAACATGAGCGTGCGAACCTTTACATTAGAAGAACTATTCGGATAACGTAAAGTCTCCTCCTGATAACGTACAGAGCGTTTTAAGATAGCTCTTACCTATTATATGACATGATACATGTCCTTTCTGATGGGTTGTTTAATTCACTTTGAGTTAAACGTTATTAGGGGGATTCGTTCCCCCGATTTTTCATCAAAAAAAATAAGAATGCTTATAACTCCGTACTCCTCAAGGAGTACGGAGTTATTTATGCTTTTGGATTATTCACCGATAATGAAGATGAAGCCGCCGTTCTCTGATGTTGTCCAGTTTAGATCTTTAGGCGTGGTCCAATCAATGTCAGCGATAACGTTCAGTTGATCAGAGTTATCTTCATTGCCTAGGAAACCGTGAACGATGTCGTTAAGACGCAAGTTAAGATCTTCAACCAAGACTTCGATCATCGATTCGTGTTCTTCTTCAGTACGGTCTTCTGGACACTCACCTACAGAAGTTTCTGCGATCACTACCACTTTACCTAGGGTTTCTAGTTCGTCTGGGGATTCGTCTTCTCCTGTAGGGACATTCTCTTCACCTACCAACTCAAGACGCTTCGCCGCAGCAAGTTCTTCTAACACTAAAAGGAATAGGCTAGTTTGCACTTCACTAGAGTAGATAGAAGTTGCTTCGTTGATTGCGACAGGTGATTTAGAGATTAGATTGAATTGCATGATACTTGTTCCTTAATGAGGTGTAAAATTTATTTTTGGTGGTGGTGTTACTAACAATATAATGCTTGTATTACACAACCAATGTTGAATCGAATAGACGTCGCCGGTCCCGTAAAGGTTGACCAATGAGGCGAGCGGTTCGGCATTAATAGGACTGTGTATGGTGTCTTCTAAGAAAGAACACAAGTCACCGTAAATTTGATCGTAAGCAAAAGAGAAAGTCAAGCTTGGGTTAACCGCCTCCATTTCCATAATGGTGGTTTCCACCGCCTTTGCTATGATCGTTGGTTGATACGAACCGAACATGAAAATGTCAGTAAGTAGTGTGGTAATTGCCATCTCATACATTTCGTGAGAGATGAATTCATTGTTGGGTGTCAGGTGACTAAAAACGACGGTCACTAAGATTGGGGATGGTGCACTGTCGGACATAATAACCTCCCTATTTGGGGTTTGCCAGTTATTTCCAGTAATGCCCACGTGTCGTTACCTTTGACGACCCGGGCATCTTCTACATTAAAGGTGGACATATTTCGAAGTTCCGGATATTCACTAAAGATAACGAAAAGTAAATCTTTTGCTGTTTCGTAGAGTTCAAAGAAACGGTTTTCGATGTCGGTCATTATGTGATAATCACTAAGTTCTTCAATCATGTTGACGTTCGTCACCGCATTCACTTGATAGTCGACTAAATGACTGAGACTGGTTAAACTGTCGTTAGGGGTCATTCCTCCATCTACAAGAAAATCAATGAGGTGTTCAACCACCACTTGAAACGAATCAAGCGGGTACCCCCACTGATTATGAATGTTAATATAAATGTTTAGCGTGGTATCATAATTCGGATTCATCAGAAACGTCCTGTGGTTTACAGAACAGTATATAAACTAAATTCTTTTTGGTGCCGGACTCATTTAACTTATAACCTTCTGTGTAAGCACGTCCGATTTGACTTAAGAAAATCTGACCTTCTTCTTCGGTCATCAGCACTTTACCTAAGTCATCAAGGAGTGCCGTTTTCCATTCTGGGATTTCATCGTGTTCCAATACTTGGTCTAATCGATTGAACTCTTTATACAGTTCATTAGCCAAATACTTTAACGCATTTTCATCTTTGAACAAAGGAAAGTACGTTGCATTGATGGAAAGATTCAACACAATGTTCAATTCTTGGTCTTTCATCTTATTACCTCTACAGTGATACCTTAAAGTAATATCGGTCCGAAATTTATTCGGACCGATATTAAGTGGGATCAAACAATGTGGTGGAAGGAATTGATGTTCTTATGTGACTTAGATTTCACTGAGAACAACTCTTTCCGTTTCTGGTGGTACTCTTTCTGTTTAGGGATAGAAGTACACACAAAGTACACGAACTTCGGATCATCACCCGGATAGTTCTTCAATGGACGAGTACGACCTAACATCTGGTCGTTACGTTGACGGGATGAACATGCATAAGGACTGAACGACACTGCCAAGTCTGGAATGTCTTTACCGGTACCACAAGACTGCGGCGTAGTAAACACGACTTGGTGTTCCATGTAGGACATTTCAGTCTCTTTGTTCTTAGACTCGGCGTTGGTGAACTTCCAGATATCCATGTCTGGATATGCTTTCTCGAAGTCCTCTTTCATCCGAGTTGCCATTTCCACCGTACTAAAGAACCACAAACACTTCTGCCCTTCTTTGTGATCGTTCACGTAGAATTCTTCGAAGGCTTGCTTACACAACTCTAAGTATTGCAGGTAGAGTTTCGGGGTCTTCATTATGGCTTGTTCGTACTTGACGTGGGAATACCCACCAAAACCTTTGGTGTTGATTCGGTATTTCTGCATATCGATGTAGTGATGATACGCAATAACGTCAATGTACTTTTTGTACTCTGGCTCTTTGAGACGCATATTGTACGGATAGACATAACGATAAATGTCATTCACGAACGGGTCATCTGCTTTTAAGGTAGCGGACAACGCAATGGTTTTCTCAAAGTTACCGAACAGCATGGACATGTACACACGATAAATATCTTCGTGTGCTTCATCCATAATACGGAATCCAATCTCCATGTCGGTAAAGACTTCATCCAAACAAGGGATGTCTTCTTCACGTTCTCGCTTCAGATACGTATCATAACGAGTAAGAGGAAGGATGATGATCTTAGGGTCAGCTCGACCAGACTTAATGGTCTCTGCGGCTTCTTCGATCTTACCATTCCCCACCAACATGATGTCTTCTGGATTCAGTTCAATAGACGCACCAAGTGATTCGAACCAAATAGAGGTGTAACGAGGCAAGCACGTGATCAGCGTACGCTTACCAGTATTCACCATGGTGTGGGTCGCCATAAATGACTTACCATCACCCGTTTGGGCGTTGTTTACTTTAACCGCACCTTCTTGCAATTGGTATTCACACCAATCAACCTGATGCGGTCTAGGTTCACCCCAACCCTCTTTCCACTTGAACTCTACGTCCTTCCCTTTAATGACCGGTTCATCTTTAATCTTCACACGTGCTTCTTTATAGCCCACCCCTTCCATAAACTGGATGAAGTCGTCTAACAAGCCCGCTGAGATACGGAATTCACTTCGGTCGTTATTCATGCGAGCAAAAGAATGCGTGACTACGGTTCGTTTCTGTCGAGTACCGGGAATAGGTACCTTTCCTAAACGATACAAGCGACGTCGGCAAAACGGCATAATGACATCTTGCACGAACGGCGCTTTGTAGTCTGTTATTCTTAGGTAAGTCCCGCCCTTCCATACCGTTACGGTTGAGCGCATGTTGCCTCCTAATTAACAGAGTTGGTAAAGAAACACTCCATTGCCGTGGCTTGACGCTCTTTCACATAAAACGTAGAAGGTGCTTCGATGACTTTAGGTTGTCCTTGGTAAATCATCAAACTACCAAACCCTCGGTTCTCAATCGCATTCTTAAATGGGATGAAGTACCGGGGCTCGTCCCCCACAGGCAATCTATACAATCCCTCGGTTGGAGCGACTGCGGTGGTTGCATGGAGCAGCGTTTCGATGTGGATCATGTTGATGTTTTTGAACTTACGGTCAATCAACATCCAAAAGTCCACCATCACTTGACCAAAGAACTCAGGGGTCACCTGAGTATCACGCCACGCTTTGTTACGACGAGACAACGCTAGGAAAGATTCGATTTCACTGCGGTATTTGTCCAAGTCCTCATAAACGTAAGGTAACGTTAACAAAGCTTCTGTTGGATCAAAATCAGTGATGTCGATTTCCAGATACTTCTTAGTTTTATCCCACCCTTTCTTAATAGCGTATTCAATAAACGCTGGTGACATACGAGCTTGACGAGAACTCACTTGGGTGTCTAAGTGCACGGTGGTCTGTGTCTTAGTTCCCGGAAGCATAGGGTCTTCCATTTCGTAAGTTAACGTCAACGTTGGGAAACAGGTTAACTGGTCGTCTTGGATTTCATCTAGGTTCTCCATTGAACGCAAGTCAGTTAATTCGTTGATCATAGTGACTGGCAGTTGGATGCGAGTACTTGCTTTAATCAACTCTGGTTTCAAGAAAATGTTATCGCCATCGGTGGTGATGTATTCCTCATCCCCAGTCATGACCATAAACGGTACGGCTTGCACGTGACGCATGAAGTGTTTCGTGGACAACATGCCCTGACCAATCGGTTCGGCTACCGCTGTGCCGCTGATCATCCCCGGGTTAGCCGACTTACGCATGATAACGTTGTACGGGACCGACATACGCATCTGACCATAACAAACCGCACAAGGTGCTTTCTCGTTACGACAGAACTGCATAGAACGGATACGAATGGTTTCTCCTACTTTAAGTTCCTTTAATCGTTCTCTGGTCAATAGCTTTAATTGATCATCTTCGCCTTTGTAATATTTACCGGCTAAAGAGTTAATCAACGCTTTTGACTTTAACACGATAGGTACTAAAGTGTCCGTCCCACAATCATGGTAATGGTCAATGTCCTTAATAGGAGACGCGGTTAAGTGCACCTTACGGTGGAACCATTCCGAGTCTTCCAACGCCTTACCATTCGATACCAAGGCTTTACCAGCTGAACGGGATTCCGCTAGGATGTCCGCTAAGTTAGTAATGCCTTCGGCAAACGATGGTTCAATCGGGTTTGGCATGATTCGGTTGTTCAAGTCGAAACACGCACCACGAGAGATGAACGTTTGGAAACCTTGGTTAATGGACACCGCACCTGTACGAGCTTGCATGATGAACGTAGAGAAATCCAAGGAGGTTTCGTGGATAACCGTTTGTTTGAATTCTTCTTCCGCCTCATCGTAGTTGATCTCACGCTTTCTTAAACGTTCGCGGATGTCAGCTATCTTAGGATGGTTAAAGACTTCCATAACGTCTTCTGCGGTAGCAGAGATAACCCCGGGAGACCCGAGGTATACCAAGATGTTATTAATCTTAAAGTGCCAGATGTAAACGATTTGTTTGATTAAGTCCGCTTCCACGGGATCGTTCACATGCTCCATTAAGATGTCTAACATGTACTGCAATGGACGTTGTAACGTGGCATCGTTATAGACCTTACAATGAATCACCTCTTTAGTGGAGTAAGGGATGCCGAGATGTTCATAACGACGGTGAAGTTCTAAACCGTACCATGTCATGATCAGGTCGTAGGTGTTACTGACTATGTCATCACCTTCATCCCCCACCACTTTCACTTTGATCAGATCTTTCCGCCACCCGATAACTTGATGTTCAGATAAGTTAGCGAATTCACGCAGAGTAATCGTTTTCATTTTCAGTCCTTAATTCATAGCCAGCGTCAGTTAACATGTTCATGCTCAGTTGCAATGCACGGTTGGTGTGGTATTCAGATTTCTTAATGACTTCTGGTACCGCAAATGGATCATCGCTACGGATAATGCGTTTGATAGCCATTCGTGCTGCTTCTGGTGAGTTGGCTAAGGTTAACATACGAGCCGTTTCTTCCCCACCCTCATGGGATACTGCGATACGGCCTTCGGTTTCACCTGTGTTACGGTCTACTTTACTACGGTAGTACTTGTTGTATTTGTCGTTAGCATTAAGTTTCGCCGGTAACCCGTAAAGGTTACGTTTCGGGAATGACTCTGATGACATCTCCGTACCAAACTTATCCAACAACAAGTAGTACATGGAACTGATCAATACCGGTTCCAATGTCTTTTCACGTTCTCCCAATTCGTTGGTGTAAGTCACTCGTGTTGGTTTCAGATGTCCATATTGTTCAGACAGTCGACGAATCACTTCCACACCCACAATACAAGAATCACTACGACGCTGTATTGAGATCATACCTTCTTTCTTAATGTAGTCGATGTGTTCGAACAAGAAGTTCTCATCGGCAGAAGCCACATTTTTCACAATGTCGTGGAACTCTGGTGACACGGTATCGTAGAACTTAAGCAGGACTTTAAACGCCCCACGGTAATCCCCAGATTCACGCATTGCCATTACTTCATCAAAGATGTTTAAGTTGATGAAGTTGATCGACGCTTCCATAAGTGACGCGTAGATTTGACGACGGAATGCCGGTGTGTTGTTCACGATGATTTCTGGCATGCGACCGTATTCATCCACTGGAGCATCTTCTTTCTTAAAGACCTTAACGATAACCCCTTTACCACCCACACAGTCTGACATCTTAAAGCGGACTTTACCAGCCACGTCTTCTTTCAACGTTACTTTCACGTTCCAGTCCAACATCGACTTGTTACGGTGAGTACGTTTAGTGAAGTTAGGTTTGTTGAGCGCGTAGTCTTTAGTGACGTTACCGAACGCTTGATAAATGAACGCGTTTAGTTCACTGGTGAACGGAAGCGTTTCGTGTTTACCATAACGTTTGGTTTGTTGGTAGTACCAAGACTTCAACGAGTACCACATGTTGTTGTCTTCGATTTCGTACTGTTCCAATAACTTAGTGTGCGGATAACTAGGTTTCTCTACACGACGGTTATTAGAACGGTCCTTAAGACGCTCTGAGCGCACTTCGATGTTCTTTACTATAGAACCCGGAGGAGCGTAGAACTTAATGTCATAGAGACGGTCAGGGCGCATAAGCGCTTTCTTAGTTAATGACACTAAAGCAGAGTGAGTATCACGTCGACGGAACGCCATCACCAAACCATCGTCACGAACACGCTCACCATTCTCAGGGAAGGCTTTCGGATTATCCAATGTACCATATAGGTTAACTGGAATGTATTCCGCTTCGTTCCAACTGAACTTACGAATGTGTTCGAACATCACCATGAGACGGTCTAGGTAATCGTCACGCACCATAATACCATCTTCTTCGGTTGCAGGCAGGGTCATACCCGCTACCATGGTCTCAAGACCGAACTTCCATTCTCCGGTGTCACTGATGCCCGGTGATTTAGCAAACAACTCACCTTTAGCGTAAGTCGCACCTTTACGGAGACGGTTCAACATTTCCTTTTCATAAACGTACTCAAAACCCACGTAGAAGTTATGGGTATGATACTTAGGCAAGTGCAGTACGTCGTAACGTTGCATGTCAGCGTCAAAGTACACTACGTGGATGGTTCCCCAGTCATCAGTATGGGCTTCGTTAGAGTTGATGGATTTACGATACACCACCAATTCAACTTCCATATTACATGGGGCTACGATTTTACGGGCATGGTCACCGTATTGACGTTCAAAACCAGAGGTGATTCGGCGGTTAGTGATACCTTTAGCACGACATGATTTAGAGATCATGTTACCCGCCATGTACTTACGGGCAGCAGCTACGTTGTGTGGCGAAACGCTGAGGTTGATACCCACACTGCACACTTCCGGCAAGATTTGGTTTTCAATTTTATAGATTTCCATTTGGACTACCCTTAGATATTTTAGGTTGGTTCACACCCTGATAATATAGGTTTGAAAAGGTATAGGAAAATGGCTATAGATCTCCCCCCACCCATGGATCATTTCTTTACAGAAGAATACCGAGTCATGGTACGCTCTAACAAAGAATATTTAGTTTCGGTTGCTGGTAGTTACCCGATTACGGACATCAGTTTCCAGCACGCTCATCGATATGACTTCTATCGCTTAATTTTGGAATCGTTCAATGTTCCTCAACACATGCATTGGACTATTGCTTTCTTAAACGACATAGAAAACCCTAGCCAATACGTAGGTGATATGAAAGAAGTCCTAATAATCGACACGGCAGTTATTAATAAATTGATTCAGCGCAGTAACTTGGTTCGACAAAAATAAAACTAATATGAGATGCCTACCCCCGGTAAGGGGGTAGGTGTCTATTTAAGGTAACATGGTTTCAAGATCTAAGTCGAAGGTAATGAACTCCGGCTCTAGAGAAGTGTTGAGACCAATGCGTGGATAGAAACGGAATGACGTTTCTTTATCTTCAATCCATTTCTCAACGATGTGCGCCAGTGGACCGTGTGGAACAAAGTCAACACGAAGTCCTTGACTGGTCAAACGAATTTCCAGTATCTTGGCACCGATGAGGTTTTCATCCACATTAAAGTAGTTACGAATCATGTCCCCGTAACCCTTAATGCCTTTCTTAGTTTGTTCGTAGTAGATGTAGTCGATAGGTGGGATGTAACCCAAAGAGGCAAGGAACTCACCATCGGCTAACGTACGCTTAACGCTTTCTACGATGTCTTTGGCACGCACACCTGCTCGGTCCATTTCACTCACGGTTGCTGCCATAATCGAATAAGCGGCGTTTGGTTGGTCTGGGTCCAGTGGAGTAGGACGATAGCCCGGATTGCGTTTGATCGCCACAGGTGGGTTTTCTTCGTAGAACTTATCCCAATCGAATGGGTCGTGGATAGCCAATTCTTTCAAATAAACTTCCACTTCGGCTTCGCTAAGATTACGGATTTCTTCACCCGTCAGTTTCTTAAATGCCATGATAAAATCTCCAAAAGTTAAATAAAGTGCCGTCCCCTTTCGAGGACGACCATTTACTTATGACCAAGTGGTCGGGGTTTCAGTTGTTGGGTGGTATGTGTTCGCGCTGCTAACTTGATCAGCGTAAGTTGGTTGACCCATGATCGCTGGATTCATAGTGCCTGCCAACATTGCTGCCATTTGCATTTGGTTCATGTTGTAACCGTAAGGGTTAGCGCCCGCCATACCCATACCCGCCATCATGGTAGATTCACGGCTTAAGAAGTTACCTTGACGAGAGTAACGGATTTGTACCGGACCTTGCATGGTCTGAACTGAGTGGATGAAGTGACCAGACATTGGGTCTTGAGTAACACCAATCCAAGTTTCACCCGGTTGTAGACCTGCTTTTACTTCGTTAACAAAACCGTTCGCCGCATTCGTTGCAGCATCCAGTCCACCTGTTGTGGTGGTTTGAACACTGGTAGGGCCGACGTTCGGTGTGATGTGAGACGTTTGGTTCATTAGGCTACCAACCATTTGGTGAGTCTGAACTTCGGTCTTCACTTCGTTGTTTGAAGATTGAGAGTTGTACGGCATTGGTGGAACCTGTTTGTAGATCACATCAATGTCTTCCAACATAGTAGAGTACGACGTATCGATCTCGTAAACACCCACTTTATCAAATTCCGCACGGAATGTGTTTTGCAGGTTGTTCATGTCACTGATCATTGACGTGTACGTGTTCACAAATACCGAGAAACGAGCCGCTTCTGCTGATACTTGTTCTTGTTCATACGCCAATGGATCTTCCACACCCGGAAGTACGAAACGGAAGATTTCTTCAGCTACCACCAATGCACCACGAGTAAATTCTTTACCCAGCAGTTTCACAGGACGGTTGTTTGCTTCACCTTCGGTACGAGTCAAACGACGAACCAGTTCGTTGTAGAACGGGAAGATAGGTTTACAGCTGTAGTAAATCTTATCGCCTGTCAGCTTACTACGACCGCCACGTTTAACATCGAAATGCACAAAACGACGGTCTACTGTATCATCCGCTTCCATCTCCACGTTCATGTGGTCGAAGATTTGGATGACTTCTTTACGTTGGTTGGTCTTAGCCGTTTTAATGACTTCGATGCGTTCTAGCAAGTCATTACGCAAGCCGCGTTTGGCTTTCTTATTCGCCACATCAAACAGCACAGGTGCAAACTTCTTAAAGTGAGTCAGAATTTGAAGACCTGCCATTTTACGGATGATGCGGAAGATTTCAGTTTCTTTAGAGATGATAGACTCACACGCAGGGTGGAAGAATACTTTCTCAGTAGTGTCTGATTCCAACGCAGAGGTAAACGGTAGGTAAACGTCCATGTCATCCAAACGGATTGGGTAACGGTTACCATCCAGTTCCAAGTAAAGCTTGCCGTCTTCATCGTGGCCGGCATTCCATGTACGTGTAATTGCAACGTACAGTTTATTCAGTTCATTCATCAGGAAATTTCCTTAAAGTTATATTGATCAATGTTGGTGGGTGGAAGTCGTGGTCTTAGAGCGCGCTTTCTTTAACCACGACCAAAGAGTGTTTAGAAGTTCATGTAATCGACTAGGTTCGAGTAGAAGCCCGATACCGACTGTCCCAAACCTTGGGTAGTTACCAATGTAGGGTCGAAACGGTTACCTGCCATAGTACCAAACACTTCAGTATGGATACTGTTCTCGTTACCAGATAGGAAAACCTTAACTTCGGTTTCACCAAATAGTGACGCGTTGATTTCCAAATCGACAATAGTACGCTCATGGATGAGTGCAGAGTTGTATTTGATGTAGAAGTTACTTAGGAAAGCTTCCACACCAGCTACCACGTTGTATTGCCAATCTGGGTCTTTAGATGCGATAGGAGCCGATTCACCAAGTTGGTAAATCACCGGAAGACCGTTTACGTTAATTTGACCCATGCCATCATTCACGTTGTTACTTGCACGAATGTGGAAGTAAGACAGACGGAAATCGTTCATCATCGCATTTGACAGGTTGTTAAGCTCAGAACAAATGAGGGTCTCGTAAGTAGAACCATTCATTTGGTTCGTACTGTAACGGTGGTCGATTACGTTGAATGAATCGGTGTCTGTCAACGTAACGTTAGTTACTTGACCGAAGTTTTCAAACACCGTTGCAATTTCGCCAAGAGTGAAACCATCGAAGTTAGTCATTTGAACATAGCCCAAAGTACGACGCATGACTTTGATGAACGGGTTTTGTTCTAACGAAATTTCTTTGATGTTGTTCGCACCGGTCGCTGAACAGATAGCTGAGTATCGGTCACCAGTGTATTCACGTTCGAACGATGCCGTAGTTGCTGCGGTAAGAATGGTCTCAGCGTAATCTACTGTAGAGTTGTTGGCTGACTTAGAGATGTTCATACCGATGTTAGACAACAAACCAGAAGTCGTACCACCGAATCCATCCAGAGCACCGCCCGGCATGTCTTCGTTATCAAACGCTGCAAGCGCTGATGCAGAGTTCACCACATCCATAGGACGGACGGTATGCAGACCTTGAATGCTGTTGTCGTTCAACAAGAAGTTACCGGCTTGGTTTAGACGACGTGTTTCAACTGGGAAGCCTGCACCATTCAAAGAAGCTTGGGTTTCCATCAACCACATCTTAACTGGGACGAACTTAATGTCCGGCGGAAGTTGTCCACCTGCCATGGTTACCGAACCACCGTGCAGGTAACCGTATACCGTTAGGGTTTGCGATTGAACTGGAGAAGCACCTGTGATTTCAAATTCCAAAGTAGCCAGACCGCGAGAGGTAGCCCAACCATCTTCGATGTAAGCGTTACCGCCAGATTGAGTTGCAACACCACCTGAGCGAGCTGCGATGGTGTGCATTTCTACCGGTGCCACTTTACTTGTAGAACCAAGACGAGCTGCTAAGAGTTCGTTCATGTCAGTCGCATCTACGTTTACGGCATGTGCACGTAATTGGTGATCTTGGTACGAGTTAGATAGACCAATAACAGATTGCGTTAGTGTAAGAGTTGCCATGGTTATGTTCCTTTTTTTGATTCGTTTATAGTAAACGTTTGATAATAGATAAATTAAGAGTTGACTTCTTTAACTAAGTCTAAGAATTCCTGTTTAAGTGAACGGTCAAGTTCAACTTCAAAGAAATCGCCTTGGTCCGCATTTCGCATGACCGATTCATCGTCCAACATGCCATCTTCGATGATAGAAGACCACTGTCCGTTACCAAGTTCTTTTAGGAACTCATTAACAGCAATGACTGCTTCGTTGTCCGTTGATAAACCAGATGTGCCTCGGTACACCGCACAAAGACTCTCCAACATTTCTTTGTCCGCTGCATCTAACGCGAAAATTTCATCCGTTAGACTGCGAGGTTGTTCTGGGTCGTAAACTGTACATACTAAGGTCGCCAGCTTGGTATAGCCCATCTCATGCAACTTAACCGTCGCCATGGACATTGCTGCCATCAGTTGATCATGATCTAACGACAAGTAAATGTTGTAAGAAATGTCTTCTGAGAACGCCAGCTGGAGTAGCTTAAAGATATGGGGTTGCAGTTCGAATTCCCAGTTACTCGGGATTTGATCGTACACCCATTCCGCTAAGCGAGGGTTTTTAATCTTCAGCCCCATGCAAGGGATGTCAAAGATGCCATCGGTGAGACGACGGTCAGTGTTGTCATACATTCCCATAGAGAAGTATTCACCGTGAGCTTCTTCATCCGCTGAACTTACTTCTTCTTTAAGGAAGTAAATTTCGTAGAGACTGCGCTTTTCATTCATTTCATCTTTGGTCGTCAGACGTTTCTCACGAATACGAGACGAAGGTGCGGAGTACTGCTTCGCTACGGAATACAGTGACTTAGCGATGTTCTTCGAATTGTCTTTCGATGGAATGTGGGTAGAACCCAGACGACTAAAGAGAGCCGAATAGAAAGCATGGTTCACGTAAGAGTCTTCAGAGATCAAAGACAACTGTAGTGAGTTTACGCCGTTGCTGGAATAGAAGTAGTTCATGTAGTTACGGATTTTGTTCCAACCATGGTGGTTAACGAACACATCCATATCTTTGAACAGTCCTGCGGTTACCACTTCTTTATATTCGTCACCGGTGATCTCTTTGGCTTTCTGCATCATGCCAGAGAAAATCGGAAAACATGGACGCATTAATAAAGCAAGTTCCGCTATCTGTTCATATTCCGTTGGGTTAATGGTTTGTTCAGCGTGGTATTCTCCTCGTGCCACGGTTTCCTTTAATCCTTTCGGTGGAGCACATACACCAGATTGCTTTAGGAAGTACGTGAAGTTACGTAAATCCACAACCTGATAGATCTCTCTTACAATAGGTGTAAGACGTTCCACCAAGAAACGGTAGTCACGGTGGTTTCGTAATAAGTCGTCATCGATACCTTGCGCTTCGGCAAAATTCGGGTCTAAGATGGACTTGGCTTTACGAAACAAATTGAACAATTCTTTTTGTTTGGTTTCAGATAACGAAGAAAAATATTCATTAACTGTTTCAAATAAATCATCCTTGGTGGTACCACAATGAGTCTTGGAATGGGCAGCGAAGTTAACCGACTCTTCCCCGTGAGTTACGACCACACCTTTGAATTGTGATATGGTGGCATTGGTAATAGCGATTTCCATTTTTTATCTCCTATGGATTACACCAAGATAATATAGATTTAAAATAATTTAACGACATATAAAGCCGGGGAGAGGTCGTGAGACCCCTCCCTGAATTTTTGTTGTGTAACTTAGAACGGGATATCGTCGTACTCATCGCCGCCTGAGTCACCCCAACCGCCATTGCCGCCGCCATTGCCGCCGTTGTTACCATTGTTGTTATTACCGTTACCGCCCCAGTTGTTGTTACCACCACCGTTGCCGTTCTTAGGTTTTGGCGGTTGGTAGTTTTCGTCTTCTTTCTGGTCTAGGAATTTACGCACACGGTTAACGTAAGAACGAACCCAGATTTGAGACATGCGACCAGCGCCTGAAACCCACTCACCGTTTTCGAAGAAGTTAAGTTCAGAGAATCCCGGACGGTCAAACGTGAACAGGATTTTGTAATCACCACGAGAGTAGCCTAGTGAGATAACACCTTGTTGGTCACGGATGATAGTGAACTGACCTTGAGCGATAGGTTGGTCAGACATTTTAGATTGACCGTTTTGACGAACGAATGAACGTTTCTTAACGGTGTACTGCGCTTTAGTGAACGTTGGGTCAGATGCCGCTTCCAGTAGCAGTTCAAAGATTGCATTACGGTCGCCGTAACCCATTTCACATTCTTTCTTTTTGTACGCTTGCTGATCGTTAGGGTTGTAACGTTTGTCATCAGCTTTAAAAAGAATCTTGCCGTTGTTCGCGATTTCCCACAGCATTTGACCCGGGAACTTAGCACCTTCTACTGGTTGTAGTGTGGTAGGGTGCACACCGTAGAAATCGTTGAAAATAGTTTTTTGACGAGCGTTGCCTTGAGGTTGTGACATAATAGTGCCTTATTGAATTTGTTTGATTAAAAAATGTTTTGTGCTAATAGTAGGACACTCTGGTGAAAAGTTACCAGAACAGCAAGAGGCCTTTTTGATCCACACCAGTTAAGTAGGTGGAGATGGAATTACGACATCGTTGCGGGGTGGTCGCTGAGGTCCAATTAGCTTTCTCAGCTAAGTCTTTCACGAGTTTCTTGATTCCGGCTTTCTGCCCAAAGAAGTTCGTAGACTTATCTCCGAAGACCTGAATGGTCATTCGGTTTAACGGAATGTTTTCATTACCGCTACCGGTGAGTTTTGTGTACCACATCAAATAAGGTTTCACAGCACCCGTTTGGGATTCCAATAGGTTGAGTCGAGACCACGCATCCGTCAACACTAAGTCGACCACATGGTGGGTGATCACCAACCCCTTCCCTTTGAAATCCGGCATACCGCAGTCTGTTAGTGTCACAAGACTTGGGTACTCTTTAATAAAAGCTTTAGCGACGCCTTCCAATAACGCGTTTAACGTCTTTTGTTTATCCGTGCGAGGGGCCCATAGATCAGCGTGCGGGAACTTCGATTTCATGGATTTGTACGACGGGTAGTAAATTTCCACGTGTACGGCTTTACGTGGAGAAATCTCCGCTAAAGAAGAAGCGATGATCTTCACATCTTCCAGTAAAGCTGCTGATAAGGAATCCATGTCATTCGCCAATGGGTCATCGCTCGAATAAGCATTATGAACGTTACGAACCAAAGTACGTAGGTTAATCAACAACGTATCGGCCAACGGAATCGCGTGTTTGGCTTCCTCCGTTTCAAACGCCATGGATGTCCCGTAGGACATCCCTAGTTCACCTAGTTCTCTCATAAGAACTCCTTCAATAATTCCGCAGTTTCATCAATCTCTTTTACGGTGTATTTTTCTGAGTCGGTCATGAACTGTCTTAAATGATCAGTGTAGTTATGTTCATTAAGGTCCACGCCTTCATACGTCAGATCATTCACCGTATCCAGAGCGATCTCTTTTTCCATTTGACTGGAAGCATCCACGTCGAAGAACAAATCAGGGTACGTACCCTGTAGGTATTCTGCGACTCCTTTAATCAACCCACCGTTTCTACCACGAATTTGTATACGCGATTTAGGTCGAGGTGATTTCAACTGTATTACTTGGTTGACACGGTCCAATAAATCATCGTTGGTGTCTTCCGGATGTTGAAGGACACGGTAATAAGGAAGGGCGTTCTTATTTTCCCAGAATTTGGTTTCCGCGTAATCCGAAGCAGGGTCCCACCAAAACTCATACCCGCCTTTAGGGTGCTCCTCCCCATGACGTGTGCGGTCAAACGAACCACTGACTCGAATCTTCCCATACTCCGAAGGAATGTGTACGTGACCAGCAAAGATGTTGCGTTTCACGATGGTTTGCCATTTCACTTCGGAATGAGAGTGTTTGCTAAATTTAAGCGGGATTTGATACTCAAAGGCTCCATGGAACCAGACGTAGTCTACTTTGTCCACGCCGTTATCCGTTAACAACTTGAGAGTGCGGTCCCAAATAGTATCAGGACTCACACCACCCATGTTGTCGGGAACGTAGATCATATCTATCCCTAACTCGTCGATGCGTTCGTAAGAAAGCTCTTTCACCCATTTAAGGTTAAGACCTTCCGGACACTGAACAATGAAGTTCTCTGGCTGTTCACGGTCGTGTGACGATGTACCTTCAAGCACCCTCACAATCACGTTGTGCTTCAAACATTCCAATAAGAAATCACGTATCCAGTGTTGAGTCAAACGCATGTCCGGGTGAGACGTATCTACAAGACGATCATAGAAGTCCCCACCAAACACGACGAGGTCCACTTCTTCCAGATTGTGGCTACGAGTCAAGAACTGGCTCGCGTTGTACAACACATGTTGCGTTGGTGTATTGTTGTGCAGTGTGTGTTGGTCACTAAACCACAACCCAAAAAAGCGGTCATTTTGCATAAATTTATTATCCAACTAATCAGTTATCAAATGGATCAAAGTCCGTACTGTTAGATGGTACACGCGGTTGAGGATTACCGAGATCTTCCACTACTTCGTATTCTGGTGGAGTCCATTCACCTGAGGTCAAGATCTCCATGAAACGAAGTTGGTATTCGTTAAGTGCACGTTTGTGGTAGATAGAAGAGAAAACACCTTCTGCCATTTCCCAGTCGGCATGAATGGCTGGATTCAGGCCATAGATGTCACGACAGTAAACCAACGAGCGTTTAATGAAAGGTACCACATGGTATTTTTCGTAGAACCACTCTGGAATCAGATCAGTCACGGTAAGGGACTCGTCACTGATGTGTTCTTTGATTAGCTGAGACGTAGCAGAGATCAACTCTTGAGCACGGTGTGAATCACCAGTCTCTTCCGCAGAAGCTGCGTTAGTAAACGACTTGTGTGCCAAATCAAGCACGTACTGTTCTTTAGGAGTGAACGGCGCACGAGATAATGGTGGAACAACGAAAAGCGGTTTGCCTTCGTCATCTGTGATCACCACACCACGTTGATGCCCGTGAGTCAACTTACCCCAAGTTGTTGCATCGAAATAGTTCGACGTACCAACAAACCCCAAAGCAAACTGATCAAGCCAACGCTGAACAAAAGTAGATTCGGTCATGGTACTATCAGAGATGATGTACGTACCCGCTTCATCACGAATAGAACGCATGCCATCGATGAGTTCAATCTTCAGGTTACCAATCCAGCCGAAATCTTCTTTTAGACGGGCTTTATGCTTTTCATTGTTAACTTCGACACGCGACAGATACTCATACTCATTGTTTTCTGGGATAATGTCGTCATCGTCTTCATCGGACAAGGAATCAGACTCAGTATCGTCACCAGACACAGTTTCGGCATCATCTTGTACCTCTTCTTTTTCTACGGCGGTTGCTTCAGAAACTTCGTGTAGCTCAGTTTGTTCTTCGTTTTCAAATTGGTCTTGCTGTTGCATTTAGACGTCCTTGGTTGATAAGTTGGAAAGTTTGTCCCGAAACCGTGACAGCGTGACCTAAGTCATACCATGCTTGATTGTAAAGTACCGAGACCTGAATATACAAATGGAAACGACCATCTCGTTCGTTATCGAATCCCTTAGCTTCAGCGGAGACCTCCACTCGTTCAAAAAGTTCTTCGAAATGAACCTTTAGGTTTTCTCGAACGTCATCGACTACACGTTGTTGAGAACCTTGTGCCTGCATTAACACCCACTCGAAAGAATTCGTTTTACCAATAGTCATACCTTGGCTACGACGAGCAGCGAACCAATAAGCAATATGTCGATCCATTGCGAGTTCCGGGGAATCTGTGATCTGCCCTAATGTGGACATGGTTCCTACGATAAACTCTTTACCCATAAAAACTCCAAAAAATAAAGGATAGTTAGGGACCTCCTACCCGAAGGTAGGAGGAAGGATATTACCAATTACCGTACTGAATAGCTACATATAAGCTAGATGCCATTAGCGCACAGATCGCACCGTTAGTACGGTACCATACTACTTTAGCAGGTTTAACGAATTTGTTAGCTTGTACGTTTACGTAATCTTTAGACATGATGAAATCTCCGAAATAATTTAAGTGATTGACTTTACACCTAAGTTATATAGACTTCAAATAAACTCCATGTCAATTTTGACTTACTGATAAAATTGGTGTTTGCTCAGGTTCTACAAAGATCAAACAATTCTTGAAGAACTGCTGACGACCTTTGTCATCACGGACGATATCGCCATTCTTTCGCACTGGACGTTTCACCATCTCGTGAGTAAAACGAAAGGTGGGTTTTTCTGAACTTAGTAACAACTGACCTAAGCTGATTTTACCATCTCCCAGAGTCACCGTTGGGTTATGAGAATCGGCAGTGGTAACAAATGCGGTCAAGTTACCTTGTTTGTCGTAATTAAAATCACGAAGTTTTAATACGGCATGTTTAGGGGTGACATGATCGTTGATAGGACGACCATACTCGACTAACAGGAAACGTTTCTTTTCAGGACGTTTCTTTAGTGAACGGAGTAACTTAATTACTCCTAGTGATAAGTCTTCCTTTTTAAAGACTACCAGACGACGACAATTTCTTATACTTAAGTGATCCATAAATTTACCTTTAAAAGATAAAGGGGATTACTCCCCTTTTTCCTTATCCTTTGCTTCTTGTGCAGATTTACGCAACTCACCGCTACCGCTAGTAATGTCGAAGAGACTATTAGCAAGATAGTGGTTAGTCGCTCGGCGTGTAACCGCAAGGTCATAACGCTCACGCACACTTAACCCCACACCCGCCACGGAGTCGTAGTAGTGTTTAGTACGCGCAGTGTGAACGTCATCCACAGTATCGAGTTGGAGCATACCATGCATTTGACGACGGTAGTAGATGTTGTCTTCACCCACTCCGGTACACCAACTGCTGAAGTCTCCTTCCCAACCGCTGAGTTCACCCTCTTGATACAACTCCATCACACCCGGCATAGCCATGATGTAATCACGCATAAATCCTTGAGAGGTTTGCAAACCTTCGATGGTCTGCACTCGACCGATATCGTAATAACCGATGGCGGTTTCCTGCTGACCTCGAATACGACTTGCTAAATCCCAAGCACGAGAACTAACAAAGTTATTAAAACCACTCATGAAGTCAGACGCACCATCACCCAACCAACCTCCAACACCTTGGATTTGGCTGTAGTTCATCTGAATCATGTTTGCATAAGACTGCATTTGATTGTCGTGTACCACTCCGGCAGTACCCATGGAGAATGCTCGACAAATATTCATTATTTGAACTCCAGTTTACGCATTACGTTATTGATGTTCATCAAGTTGGTCGACGGTTGTTTATAGTGTCGACTGATTGAGAACGGTTTGTTTTCATCAAATACCGATTGATGACCGAATGCTCCATAACTCACCGCCTTAGATCTTAGATCAGGTAAGAAGAATAGGACCATCTGGTCACCATCAAAGTCAGCGTTAAAGTTGCTAACTGACAGTATTGGAAGTCCTATAGATTGGTCTCCCAGATCTCGTTTAATGCGGGCAAAGAATGTCCGACGAGAGAGATACTGGATGGACGGCATACGACCAGATTTACAAACAATATCATTTCGTTCTTCATGGTAAGTAAAGAACGCATCGATGTCAGGGTCCAGATAATGTGCTGCACGAGCAATCTTTTCTAGTGCTGCGGTTGGACTGTATCCCTTACGATATAAATGAGAGAGAATGTGTTTCTCTAGTTGTGCCAAAGCCATAATCCAAGGTACTTCAATCATACCCGGATTGTGGATGCCGGTCTTAGACGTAATAACAGAACGCCCAGTTAACGGTAGTGACCCAGAAGCCACCAGTTTACGTGCTGCACCCGGTTTAGGGAATAAGAAGTCTTTCATCTGAGTGGCGTTTTGTGAGGATAAAGCAACAATGCCTTTACCTACACGGTTTACCGACTCATTGATGTCAAACTCATTCACCGTATAAAGATCGGTCGTGTCTTTGGTATCAGCGATGGACATGTAAGTTGAATCCATTTTGAGCTGGCTGGAAGACGCGTAACGTTCCTTACCTGATTTCTCAATAACCGTAGAGAGCTTATTAGGGACTGGTAAATACTTCGTGAACACTTCGTCCTTAAAGTCGATGTAACCGCACATGATCTCTTTGGCATCCGAGTTTTTGAGAGACGTGATCTTACGACCTTCGCCTAACAAAAAGTGCTCCATGATGGTATCAGCATGAACCACGAATTCATTGAGATCGAGTTTGTTCAAGAGCAAGCGTAAGTGAGATTGTAACTCCCTTAGTTTTTCTGAACTTTGTGAGTTCATCTTACGACGATAAGAAGGGTCAATGATGTACGTAATGATTTCGATTTTAGGAGATGCCGTAGCGATCTTCTGCAAAAAGGTACGATAGAACCCCGGGTTAATAAACGAATGAACTCCAGTAGGAAGGCGTAACCACACTTTGGTGGTCAACTCGGTATCAACCAAACGCTCTACTTGGTTACCACAGTTCTTACACACTCGTCCCGACCCAATTAAGTGATTCCCCTTTAACGGTTTATCACAACCACAAGAAGCAGTTGTCTCAAAGGTGTCGGTGTCAAAATCCATTCGGATTAGTTTTTCTAGTCGCTCTCGGTCTTCTTCCAAACAAAAATCAAAATCGTTCAGATAGATAGGCTGAGACTTAGACGTATCATGAGCGAAATCGTAATTACGAAACGCTGGATACAGAGGAGCGTAATAAGACTGATCATCTAGAATACGATACCCCAGTTGTTGTTGGTATCTTTCAAATTGCTTAATCGGCAATAGGTCTTCAAATGATTCTCCAGCTAATACGTTAACTGCAATATCGTCGGTAACGTGTGACATTACAGGGTCTCCTTTTAATGACAAAAAATTATAAAACGATAAAAAGGAGTGGAGGACTTTCGCCCCCCACCCTTAGAACTCACAACCTAAGGTTGCTTATGCGAATGTTACGCCAGATGGGTTACCTACTAGACCGCCGTTAGCTGCCATGTAAGCACCAGAAGCACCAGCCGCTGCCATTACTGCGAACTCTACTGATGGAGCGTAAATCGCAACGTTAGATGCGAATGTACCCATAGTACCAGAAGCGTTCAAGTTACCTAGTTTATCCATACATTGGCCTAGGAACTCAGCGAAGTCAGGAGCGATGTAGTAACGACGAGCAGTACCAGTCATGTTCACATCATCGTTGATCAACGTTGGAAGCATAGTAGTCATTTTGTAACGACGTACAGCTTCTGGAGTTTGACCGTTGTCACCGTAGATTGCACCTAGGTACTGAATCATTGGAGTTGAATCAGTTGGGCATAGACGGCTTAGGAACATTTCATCCACTTCTTCCAACGAGTGTAGTTGGCCGTTGTGTTTGAATGTACCCACTGGTAGGATGATAGAAGAAGCACAAAGGATAGGTTTATCCATTGTCCAACCTTTACCAGATTGACGGTTATCGTTGATACGACGAGTCGCTTCACCATCAGTGATTGCATCAATCACTTTAACCACAGTCATCTTGTTCTCAGACGCTGTACCAGTCTTACCTGCTAGGTTAAGCAGGAAGTTGTGTAGCGCTGCTTCGTTACCGAACTCAGAAAGGTCGATAGCGTAAGATGCATGTGGAGCGATGTTACGACGAATCCAGCTAGACGTGAAGTCCATGTCTTTAAGACGAGATTCGTTGATCTTGGTTTTGTCATCACGTTTTGGAAGTGCACCCATGATCATGTCATCGATACGACGTTCAATGTGAGACAAGTTACCGCGAGCACCGTTAGACATCATGCGTAGTGGCTCAGTGAATAGGTGGTTGTGGTTCACTGTCATGTTAGCGTACAGACCCATCAACCAAGATGCGATACCTGAGTTGTTACCCATTTGTGCTTGAGCACGAGCAGAGTTCATTACAACTACTGCTTGTAGTGGGTGGTAACCGTGTGGGTAAGCGTCCGCACCAGCAGTCAACATTGGGTTGAAGACTTGTGGTTGTTGACGGCTCATCAGGTTAGCTGTGTAAACTGCGAACGGAACACCGATTAGCTGTACAGTAGAGTAAGCCGTTACAATACCGCGAGCTGCGTCTGTGTTGTATGGTTGACCTTCTTTAGGCGCTGTTTGTAGTTGAACAGTCATGTTCGCACCACAAGGTACACCGTCGATAGACACTGGACCACCGTTTTGAGTTTTCACTGCTTCGATACGTGCTGTAGCTGACTTAGTCGCGCCGTAAGCATTTTTATCGATTTGACCTTTAGAGTCGATGAACGGAGTTTTCAGTTCTTGCTGAGCTTTAACCATCGCTTTAGTTAGCGTGATTTTCATGCCACGTTCCCACTCATCTAGGATGACACCTGTAAGTAGTTGTGGTAGGCCAGCTTCTTTGTTTTCTGGAGTTTGGTAGTCTTCCAAGTTAATCACACGAGAAGTGATTAGTTGAACATCGTTTACGCCATCTGCACCGTAACGCAGTTTGATAGACTCCATGATGTTACGAACAACTTCACCAGTCATGTAACGGTTAGGTGCTTGTTTGATTTGCACTTTGCTAGGAGTGTTTTGACCTAGTACACCGTTAGTGTGAATCTCTTCAAGTTGAATCGCTAGTTCACGGTTAGAGAACATGATTGGAGCGATGATCATTGTGTTGCCTACGCGACGTGCTAGGATGATACCCGGCAGTACTGGAGACAAGTTAGAATCCATAGAAATGATTTCTTGCGGAATGATCGCTTGCAGAGCAGGTGCTAGAGAAGATTTACCTTTCTCTTCTTTAAAGTCGTTCAGTGCTTTCATCACGTCGTTCACAACAGGAACACTACGACCACCAGACATTACAGAGTTCATACCTAGAACTGATGCGAAGTCTAGAAGAGTTTGAGATTGTTTATTTGCTTGAGACATTTTAGCTGCTCCTTGTTGTGCAGTTTGAGAAGTGGTTGGTTGTTTTACAATTTGTTGTTGTGGAATCGGATTGTCAGAATGAGGGTCACTAGTATTTTCCTCATTTTTATTGATAATCTTTTCCCACTGGCTTTTACTAGAGACCATGACTGATCCTTACCGCGAGTTAAATATTCAATAACGTTATTAAACATTAAGTTATGAATTAATATCCATTGCTTAACACCTAAGTTATATAGGACTGAAATATTTTAGCCTCATCCCAAAAGGGACGATTTTATGTCTTAAATAACCAAATACTAGTCCTGATCACTCCAACCTTGCGGTCGGAGAAAGTTTTTATTTACATAGAATGGTAGCCAGTTTATGCAAACACTATATACTGGGTTGAACTCTATCACAAATGCAGTTTACAGTTATAGTAATGTAAGTAACTTAAACCGAGTTTGTAGATTCAACCAAGAACAACTTAGACAAAGGGTGTTAAACACTTCGTATCGTTTAAACCACGCACATCCGTTAGTCGCTTTATTAGAGTTCATGCAAATCGACCCTAGTTGGGACGAAGAAGAACTGCACAGCGTTATCGACTTTAAAACCGAACGTTGGGCGAGTAACGCGAACGTGGTTGGTGTGTATAACTCAGGAAGATTGCAGAGAGGGGTCTTGTATCAAGAAGACTTTTCTGAGCTTCTAATATCTTTGCCACCGCAGTACAAGTTCACTGATTATCTCACCATGGATGAAAAAGTGATGTGTCCTTTTATTCCTGTCTATAGTGAATCCACCCAGTTAGACTTTAGACCTGTAAAAGATAAACCCCTCAGTGCGAAACCAACTAAGCTTGCCGTCATCGGTGTAGACTTTATGTGTCTCGCTGTCGCTTATTGGCGTTACCTGAAAGATTCTCAGGTTTACGGATTTGATGCGTCGCCTGAGAAGTGGTTGATTTACCCACTAATGAACGCGCAAATCTTAGGGAACCGCTTAGTGGTGTTGAACGCTCTTTATAAAGGGGTAACTCAAGGTGTTAAACCGGAAGAGTTGGTCAGTGTACCTCGAACCACCTTCGCCATCAACCCTGTGGAAACGATGTTAAAACGTCACATAAAGGATTTACACAAACTGTTATCGCGTAACCCAATGCATAACATAGAACACTTCCTAGGGTGCTTACAGACGCTGGATGACCTACCTACTCCAGAGGACAATCCAACCCAATGGATGTACCCGGGTCGATACGCCATGTATCTGAAATGTCGATGGACTTGGAACATCCCTTACATGCGTCTGCTGACCACGTATCTCCATTACAATAAATTGAGTCGTGCTAAAAACGGCGTGACCAAGAGTAACGTAGAACGTTGGTTGCTCCAAGACGTTAAGCTTTCTACGGGTAACATCCGTAACCCTAGCTTAATCGAACGTTACGTTCAACTGAGAGACAAACTCGATAAAAGTGTGAACCTGTAAGGTAGTCCCGTAGGGCGTAAGCCCTACGGGATTATTAGTGCTCATCGCTGATAATGCGACTGATCTTTTGGTTCACAATAAACAGACCTAAAGATTCCAATACCGCATACACACACTTCAAGTTTTGCTTGATGATAGAACGAATGTCCGCTGCTTGGATAACTTCCTTAGGAATACCAGTTGCACCTAAACATTCCTCAGGCACATAAATTGTGGTTAACTTAGCAGTGTCACCAAGGTGAGACGTAGCCGCCGCTTTCATTTCAGGTTCTAATCCATCAACCCACTCTTTGATTGATGCACGGTTCAACGTTTTCGCATTTACCTTGATAGCCGTGTACGGTAGCTCTGGCGCGTGTCCGTATTTTTTCGCAAACAAACGTTCCCATAAGACATGGTACTGGAAGACTGACGATTCAGGTTTCGCGTAGATTTCACCATCTTTGATAGTAGACTTAGTTAACCACACCCATTTGCCATCCTCAACATCACGGATGATCTCACGTTCTAATTCCGCCGCACGGAATAAGATATCCGCCGCATCCAACTGACGGTGTTCATGGATGGCATCCAACACTTCCCGCATTAGACCATGAGCGAAGGCCTTGATGTTCGCAGCTATCTTAGCAGACCTCAGGTGAACCCCTTTGATCTCCATCTCGACTTCTTTGTTCATCACACCCTCTACCATGAGCTGAGTCGCATAGTAGTGTTTGGACATAGTGGTTGTCACGTAAGCGCCGAACAAGTATTCGTTCTTCATGTTCAAGCGGTAACGGAAGCGTTTCGCTACGTTCATGTTCTCTGAGAACTGAGCGTGTTGGTGAACGGCAATCATACGAACGAAGTAAGTTAATACGCCGTTAGTACGAAGTGACGTTGCACGGTCTTTGGTGTATTCATCTACCACAGTATCCACGGTGTAGATAGAGGAGTCTGTGTCTGACGTTAACACCACTTCACGAATCATGTCTTTGATACTAAAGACGCCAGATGGTGGAATCTCTTGTTTCAAGAATACTTCAATGAAGTCTTTCCATTTAATCTCACACTCTAAGTGCCAAGAGTTCAAATGGTTAAGTTGCAGTTGACTTGGTTTACCAACGATTTTCGATACACACAATACGTATCGGTCACCGTTATCTGGTTTCGGATAATCTTCTTCTTTAGCACCCTCTGGGATTTCAGGGACCTTAGAGAAGTCATCCAAGAACTCATACAACACTTTACGGTTAGTAACACGAAGACCTTCCAAGTCCATCACACACAATAAAGCGGTTAGCTCTATTGGTTTAAAGATGCTGACCATCTCTTCGATGATTTTCATACGAGACGCATTACGCCAGTAACGACCGGTAGAGTGACGAATCATGCTCATCACTTCATCTACGGTTGCATGACGCATGTTCAGTTTGTCCATCACTTCCTGCATGCGGGTGAGGTCACTGTACTGAACCGTCGATATAATGTTTTGAAGGGTGTTCTCAAAGGTGTTGTATAGTCGGTTACCCGCCAACAATTTCTCGTTACAAATGTTGGCGGTTGATGTCAAACCACGACACGTGGATGTCAAAGTGGTGTGACCGGACTTGTTCACCAGCGGAGTACCGTTAGAAGACATGGCACCCGACTGAGCGTTGTTAAAGATTTTTAGGGCGTTCTGGATAACGTCGTAGGTTTTCTCTGCCCACTTGTCACCTGAGCCTTTCGCGTCCTGACGTTTACCTTTGTAGAGCTTACGAAGAGTTAGGAATCGTTCAGTACCGATAGAGTTAACAGACTGTTCTTCTTCTGAGTTTTTGTACCCCACCAAAGACGGACTTAGGTGGTAGTTGTTGCTGTGAACATTCTCGAAGAACTGCGTGGCTTTCATGATTTTAAGCTCACGGTCACCGTATTTGTTTTTCTCTAGGACTTTGAACTTACGGTCTTCGTAGGTACCGTTATTAGGACGGAAGTTTTTCTTAACGACTTGACGTGCTTGTTCTTCGGTTACTCCGAAACGTTTCTGCACGTAGGTAGTCATCTGATTATGATAATGTTTAACAATGTTTCTATCAGAATGATAATCAGGGTCGACAAACGGAGACAACATCGGTTGAATCATTATATCACTCCAAAGTAAAAATTTATAGTTTATGCTAAATCATTTACCTCGGAGTTAAGGATTACTTCCAAGTATTTTTTAGCTGTATAATATGCTCTCGTTTTTCTTCAATGCGTTCACCTAAACGAGCACGTTGGGATTCCATTCCGGCCACGTCTAACTCCATGCGTTTTAGCACACGATCACGACATTCCGCTAATCCAACAGGTAGATGGAATTGTGAAGTCAAGAAAGTTTTCTTTTCTTTACGGGTTTCAAAGTTAGAATAAGAATACTCACATACATCGGGATGAGAGTCACACCATAAAGTCGTTTTCTCTCGGTTAAGGAGCAATGGTTTACTTAGGTCGCAACAGCGAGGACAGAACCAAGTTTGGGTTAAATCCAGATGAGCAAACGGACCTTGGTACCCTTCCATGGTGATTAAAGGGTAAGCTTTTTGCCATTCGACTTTTTGTTCTTCATTAAAAGCCAGTTCTTCTGATGGGTTACATTGTTGCATGAGAAATCTCCAAAAAAATAAGAAAGTGGTAAACTACCCTACCCGTAATGGGTAGGGTAGGGATTACTTGTCTGTGTCTTTAATGGTGTAGGTAGCACCAAGTGAAGCCAACAAGTCTTTAATAGGTTCACCGAACCATTCTGACCAGTTAGTGATGGTGATGGTCTTAGATTGTGTATTCACTACTTTCAATGAGTTCTTCACGATCCAAGGTTCACCAATGGCTTCTACGACACCATTAGGATGACGAACTAAGATGTATTGGTAGTCCGTCGGGTTAATAGCATCAGGATAAGCGCCTTTGAAGTAAGTGCGTAGGTTTTGGTGTTTGATGTTGATGTCCGTAGTCACCATCACCGCTACCGCATGCCCTACCGTACCTTGGTACGTCACACCTTCAAAACCACTGTTCATCAAACCAGATTCCACGACGCGGAAACTGATCAGATCTTCCTGACCAATGTTGTAAATCACTGTACTTCTCCTTTATCATCGCAGGCTTACTGCCTATAAAAATGCTCATAAACGATGCGACTCATCAAGACAACCAACGGGCACTCGCACACTAACCCATTGTCCCACGTCACACGATATCCAACTCGATCTAAGATCACCGGCACATACATGACTTGAAATGATGGGTCGACCATCAAGTAAGAAGTGATGATTGGGTCTGGGTCTTCACCCTGATCATTGAGCGCGGCAACATGGGAGTGTAAATGGGTTCCCAACATTTGTGAGGTTAAAACTCCATTGTCGGGGTCATACATCTGGTTAATGTAGGCGGTAAGTCCCGGGTAATCAACATTAGCCAATAGGTATGTATTCATGTGTTCGATCTCCGTTACAAGTGAACATTAACGTCACCTGATTGGCTCCGAACTTAGCATCGGTTAACTCCACGGAACTGTACTGGTTGCAAAGAGAAGCTAACACTTGGTTAAGCTGGATGGCTTCTGACAGCAACGCCGATTTAGACTCTGGGATGGGATGATCAAGTTCTTCATCGGTCATTGCGTAAAGATTGTGACTGATTCCGCGAGCACTGATAAGCTTGCCAATAAAAGAACACAAGCGTTCAATATCCGTAGCGGGAGGAACATTCATCAAATGGGTAAAAATTCTGTTATTGTTCACGTAGACACTCCACAATCATGCCTCTTGGGACTTTGGTGTTTGGGACGGGCAAATAATTAACGATCGTATTTCCCACAAGCAATTCATCCATGGCTTCCACTAAAATGACGCCAAGGGCTTTTAACTCATGTTCGGTAGTTAACCAAGGAAAGTCATCGACCAAGTCTAAACGAATCAAGTTCTCTAAGACTTGGACTAACATGTTACCTTTGGCTAATTCTACCGCTTGCTCTCGCCCCCAAGAAACAACGTTTTCATAAGCCAACACAAAGAAAGTGTGGAGCAACGGACCTTGGTCAATCCCAGTGAAATGGGTCAGCTGGCGACGCTCGATAAAATCCGCCATCGGCTCCATCAGAAAAAGTATCTTCATCGCACTCTTCCGTATCTTCATGGTGAATGGTTACAAACATGCATCTCACGTGTGGCAAGGAAATCAACACAGGATGCTCGAATCTAGTATTTGGAGTGAGTTGGTAAATGACCTGTAAGATCAAATAACGTATATCATCCAATATTAAATCCAGCACGTCAGTTGAATAATACTTATGCAAGATGCGTGTATCGTACTCTTTATGTTCTTCCACAATGACAAAATCCATGTGTCCCTTCACTTTATCGAAATAATGTGTGGGTTGGTAATTGGCTCGGTCACTGGGGAGTGTACGATACTCGAAGGTGCCGTAGTCTCCCAGTCCTTTTACGGTACTGGCAACTAGGGCAGCCGCAACTTCAGCGGTTTTATCCAAAGGTATGGAGCGAAGGTCATTATCCCACATGAGTTGAGTAATGACCGTATCGAACACTTCGGATATGCTTACAGAGTAAGTGTTAAGATTGGATGAAGTTGGACATTTGATCTGGAGTCGGATTGTCACTGATCATTTCTCCTAAAGAAGTCGTAGGGTTAAATGGCTCGTAACAGTCAGCTATAGTGGAATCAAGATCCATTACTACAAGCAATTGGTTGATTTCACCACTGTGGTCGCGACCACGGTAATCACTGAGTTGTACCTTGATGCGAGGGTCCCAACCTGCACGGTGAGTGTATTCCTTGATACCTTCGTAAACTGAGATGTACGTAGGTTCTACCGCGAGGTTATTTCCGATCGTAGTGGTTAGATGACCGATGCGGTCGTATAGGTTTGTCGCATCCATGGAGTTGTACAACACAATGACGTCTTCCACGATGATCTGTGCAAACGGAGCGATCTCAATACGAGAGTGGTTGAGTTGATCGAACGTGAGCAAGTTATCCACAATGGATCTGATATCGATAAAATACATGACTACCTCTATTTAAAAAACTTAACTGAAAAACAATGTTGATTAGCTGGCTTAATACCTACGTTGACTTCCGTAGGGATACCGTTGGCTTGATCAGCGATAGCCGTTCGAATATGAGCTCGAACAGGAGCAAGGTCGGATGGGGTACCTTGTACGTGTTGAACGTGGCTCACATGGTAACCTAATTCGATCAAAGCTTCTTGGATTAAACCGATGGAGGTTTCTGATTCTGCACCGGGCGGTAAAGCATTGCTGAAATCTGATAAACAGATTCCAACTAAAGATAAGGTTTTGGTCATAATTGTTTCCGTCATTAAAGCGCGTGTAAGGGACTAGATGATTCACATCACAGTTATCCTTTACACTGGGTTAGCGTGCATGGTTAAAGAGCCTTAAATGGCGTTACAGGAAGCTTACCGGTGATAGCTAAAAATAATCGGAAAGCAAAAAAATACCATCTCCCGAAGGAGATGGTCATGCATTTTTTGTCACCTAAGTGACGCATGGAACGCAGTGGTGGTGTCGGAACACCCGAACTGTATTCTCCTAAGGAGAACTAATAGGTATTGGAGGACCTATTAGAGAAGAACACAGCCGGCTGTAGAGACAGCAAGTTCGCCACATTTAAAAAATGGCCGGAAGGCGAACGTATCTTCAGAAGAGGAAAGGGAAAACCTCTAATGAGAATGTGGCGTCCCGTCGAATAGCAGCTCAATCGTGACAAGGGGCACGAACTACCCGACCGGACATAATAAGTGTCCGTCAATTTTCATTAACGGACGTGCGCTTTATATCTACTGATCTGTAACTAACCAATTGGGGGTTGGTAAGTTTGTGGTGAGACTTACGGCTATCTGCATCTCTGCCGTGATTCGCGGTAAGTACCTGTAGGTGTTCAAATTCGACATCTGAGCAGACGCTCGATTTATTCTCACCACATAGTATTACACTTCAGTTATATAGCGTTGATTAATTTTAGTTGGCGGTACTGCTTAGGACCTACGTCATAACGTTTGGTAAACTGCACAACAAAATAGTGATAGCTTACAAACCCGCACTCGGTCGCGATTTGTCGAGGTGTCAGTTTAGGTTTAAATAGCAACTTAGCTGCTTCTTCTAAACGCATGGTTACTAAACGTTCTTCGAAAGTACTGTCATAAACGATCTTCATAATCTCTTGCACTTCTTCTTTGCTGAGATTGAAGTCGTCTTGAACTCGAGTTAGGGTTAACTCAGGTTCGCGGAAGTGTCTGATCAGGTATTTACGAAGTTCGTTTTGTGTCACTTCATTGATGCGTTTAGGATAAGTTTCTCGATCACCATCCTTAACTTTGCAGATTATTGATTTACGATAATCGGTCGGCGACATCCCAGTGTAGTCTTTAAAACGACGCTCGAAGCTAGCACGAGCACCATAACCAACTTCATCATGAATGGTGAGAGGGTTAATCATGTCTAGACTAAGAAGGTGTTTAGCGTGTCCCATGCGAGCTTCTACTAACATCTCCTTAACCGATGGGTGGTTATGTTTCTCTAGGAAACGTCCCATGCTTGGCCCACTCATATTGAGCCGTGCGTAAATCTTAGCGGAGGCTTTGCTTTCTGCAAATAGTTCTTTGACTGCGGCTTCGATTTTTAAAATGGTTTCTTGGGTATCCATAACTACTTACTCTTAAAAGAATTGGCGTACGTTTGAGGATGTGTACGGAATTGTTGTTTAAATAACGTCACGAAGTATTGGAAGGAACATATCCCTATTTGCCCGTGTATGCTCGTCACATCAATCTTTGGGTTTTCACGGATTAAGTCAGAGGCGATTTTCATTCGTAGCGATTTACGCCAATCCGTGTAGGTCATTCCGTAATAGTGTTCGAACATTTCACCCAAACACGACCCCGGTAGTTTAAATCGAGATTCTAGATCTCTCAAGGTGTAGTTACACTGTATGTTTTCGGTAACGAACTTCTTGATAGACTCTCGAAGTGATTCGGGATATAACACATCCATTTGTGGGACCGAGATAGGTTCAGTAATCACACCCGCATAGAACGTATATTCCTCAGTAGGTGTGGTGGAAAAAGATTCCTGATAAACTCGGGTAAATGCGCGGTGCGAGCTGTACCCGCATTCCTTATAGACCGAAGTTGGTTTGACTCCATTCATCAGTAGCTGCTTGGCATGGCGCATACGAACACCCCGGAGATAAGCCCCGGGGGTGGTATCCAGTTGACGACGAAAGAGGTCAGTGACCCCATTCATGCTCATCCCTAGTTGATCGCCGATATCTTTAGCTCGGATGGTACGGTGAAAGTTTTTATCGACCCATTTTAAGGTGTCTTGAAATAATTGTTCTCTGAACGATTGTTGCATGGTAATAAACCTTTAATGTAGTTCTATGTTTTTGACTCCGACTTCGATGTACTTTTTGAATTGCTCGGTGTCCTTTAAACGCATTACACGTTCTGGATGTTTGCGAGCTTCTGTCGGGGTCAAGCCGAAATGACGTTTAAAAGAAGTACAGAACGAACTGCGCTTGCCACTGGTCGCTACGCTGAAAATACGTTCCATACTCCATTTGGTGTTTAGAATAAGGTATAGTGAAGCTTCGAGTTCTAATGCACGGTAAACACATTTAGCGTTCATCCCAGTGGCGTGTAAGAACATCTTAGTCCAATTACCGTAATGAACACCGTAGAACTTTTGGATGTCTCGGATAGGTTGATGGTCTGTAAAGACTTCTTCCGCGAGGTGTTCTAAGATCTCATCCATCAAATGTTGGTTAACCCAACGTTGCTCCCCACACACTATCGCGGTAAAACCGTAGCTGTGTTCACGACCGTAGTCGAACGTCGTCTTCCCGTAATACTTTTTAAACATGAGATTAAAACCAGTGATGCGGGTTTGACGAACGTGTTTTAAAATAGTACGTTTGATCCAACCTCTCTGTTCAATCTGCTTAGCAATGTGATCACATTGTATCTTAATCAAGTATTCCTTAGGGTAGAGTCCGTTGGCTCGTTTAAAAGCACGGCGAACACTGACATCAGCAAATACCGTATCTTCCATCACTTCACTGACATTAACGATACGGGTGAAGTTTTGATCAATCACTTCCTTTAAACGAATCGCCACTTCGTTCGGGGTGTCAGTTGAAGGGGATTTACCTTCGGTCTCCATCTTAAACGCGATGCGATGTTTAATCGGTGATAACTTAGCGTGATGGATGTACCAATTCGTAAAGCGATGGACGTTTTCATAAAGTAAGTCTTTCATGATCTCGCTAATAGGACGATCGGTTCGAGTAACTTCATGCATAGCGTATTCGCTGCGAAGTTTACCTAAGTAGTATTTAGGGCTTTCCAACCCATCCCTTGCAAACGCGTAACGTAATTGGTGAGGTCCAACGTTAAACGTTTCAGCGACATCCCGTGCCATGGTAATCGATTTAAAATTATGCTTGATGTAATCGAGCGTGCGTTTTACCAATGCATCTTGGGTTTCTGGTAAAGAAGGAATGTAAGCAACGGACATAATAATAATCCTTAAATGAAAAAATAAACATAACCCCTACCCCGCTTGTGACAGGATAGGGGGAACTAAGTTATACGACCAAACGAGAAGTCCAGTCTACGCTTTCTTGGGAACTGTTGCGGTAAGCTTGTAAGAAAGCTTCTACGGCGGTCTTAGGTCTTGGGTTAAGCTCTACGACGACGTTGTCTTTCTCTAAGTAACCAAAGCTTTCAACGTGCACAGCTTCTTCAGGATCAATGGTTACCCATCCGTCTTCTAAAGCAAGTTCGGCTTTACGATCCACACTACGTTTCTCGTAGAAGTCTTTTACTTGTTGTGTGGTGACGATATCACTCTTCATCAAGTACACGATGTCTTCTACGCTTAACTCCAGCATATCCCCATCGATACTGTTGATCAAATCGTAACATTCGTTTTGATTAGGATACACTTCCGCCCAATACCACTCTTTAGCTCTGGTGTCTACGTATAGCTCGTAGACCTTCCCTTCACGACTCACCGCGTTCCCTAAGAACCCCGGTAGTACGTAAAGCTCTAACCCTTCCCATGTTAACATACAACTTAAATACGGTGCAGGTACCGCGTAATCTTTGTAAGTTGGTAATAACACTTCTTTAAAGCACAAATGTTCTGCTTGATCCACTAAGTGAATAGGAAACCCTTCTTTCAGCTTCGCTAATTGCTTCACCCAGTTTTGTGCTCTGGTTAATCGTACTTGCTTATGTCCTTTGATCGTGAACATGATGTTGTTCTGGCGATTAGGACGACCGTTCCCAGTCACTATCGTACCGTGAACGTGATGCACGTTCGTATTCGGTATCGTTTCTATCACTACCATACTCATTTACTCCTGTTAAACCTATAAATCTAGTTGAATCAGTTTTACATTACTACCAGAGTAATATAGATTCATAAATGAATTACTTAATCCCTTAGTCGGTATTAAACATTCTCGTTGAAGAGTACACTCCTTTTATCGTGTTTACGTACTTCGTACTACAACACTCACCGTTCACTACTCGTACCTCATAGTTCACTCTAAGGAGTACTCTCAACTCAAATGCAATAAAAACCCTTTCCCATCCTTTTCAGGGGGTCTTCGACGGTTCTTTTAGTTACTATATAATATATATCCGCACTAAAAGTTTATTTTACAATAATCGTCTTACTAGGGGACATCATGGTACGCAACAGACATTCGGTAAAGTACTGATCTCGACGTAAGAGTTTGCGTTCTACAACCGTACTCAAGTTGTAATGACGAGTACCGGTGAGATTGATGATGAACTTACCCGATTGATTAAACCAATTGAACCCTGCTTTAGGATGACTGGTTCGAACGAATTGACAGAACTCTTCATACGCTTCATCTGCATTCATCCACAACATAGCCGTAAAGTCATTAATGGTTTGTTTGATGACGTCACGGTCTGGGAGATGATTGAATCGGTAAGTCAAAGAGATGAAAGGCAGATTCGCTTTTAACTGGTACGGTTCTTTCACCATGGTGTTTTTACAAACGAACTTTAACGTGTACTTACGTTCGAGACTAGGGTCAAACGACACGAATACTTTAAAATGACTATCGTGATCGCTGATCATAATCGAATCGCTTACGGACGCCTTACAGCTCGTTGCCGTGATGTAGTACGAGATGTCATGGTGTTTAAGTAAAGAGTCATCTGGCGCATTCTTGTTTTCCTTGGTTAACACCACCGAACGACGGTAAGAAAGTTGGTTGAACAGTTGAGCAATCCAACCTTCTGCATCTACCATGCTTCGGGTAATGTAAAAGAGTTCACCGATCTTGTTACGGTTTTCTTTAATCATCAGGATGTTGTCAAGTTTAGTGTTAGCGAATGAGAAAGGACAATTGTTCATAATAAGTTCCTATAACGCGTTATAAGCGTTTTAATAAATGGGTGGGGTGGTTTATTAAAGTATGAAATGTGTACGGAGTCCACTGAGCTCGTTGTAGGTTCCACGTAAGGTAATGACATCTCGTCTTAGAGGAACGTGAGTAGTGATCAGTTCTGTATCCATGAAATCAGAATTGATGATCGTAGGGCGAGTAATCGCGTGAGCAGATTTAAACCAGTTGAACTTAGGGTGAGGTTTCGCCATGCGCATGAAAGCTTCAAGTTCTTTTTCTGCTTTAGACGAATCTAACCACATGTGTTGTGTGATGGTTTGTACCATGTCTTTGATACCTCGTTCATTCAACATCTTGAACTTGAAGTTAAATGAACGTTTATGGAACCACTCTTCAGCATTACTATTCTCGAATATCCCGCAAGGGAGCTCCCAAGTAAGATCATAACCGACGCCTTCTTTGTACTCTAACTTGAATAAAAAGTCAGGATCCAGTTTATTACGAGATTCCGTTACGGTAATACTGCTGCGTCTACGGTTATGATGCTCGATGGTGTACTGTCGGTAATCGTAATTTGCAGGAGAGATGCGGAAATGGTTTTTGTGAGCAAAGTTCAGATGTTGGGCACGGTCTTGATGGAGTTGATTAGAAACATCCATGATCCATTGGAAAGCATTATCGAAACTATGATAGGCGTACACCAGTTTGCTCATCATCTCTAAACGAGATTCAAAAGTAAATGTACTGGTGGGTGGATGAGGAATAATTAAACCGTGTCGGTTATAACCCATGTGTAAAGTGAAAGGGCAGTTCTTCATGATAAGTTCCTCTTAAAGGTTAGAAATTTTACGAATGATTTTGATTAGTGGTGTTACCCACATGGTAATTAACTCCCAGCCCGTCACTGGGTCAGGAGCAGGCGTCAGACTTCTTGTATGCGATTCTAAGCAACGAAAGAGTGATCGGCTAAGGCTGACAGGATTAATTAAACGAAGCGCGTTATAACGTATCTTAGCGCCGTTTATCATAAAGTGTAAATCGTTGTCGTCGATCTTTAATTCTAAATGGACTCCACCTAATACCATTCGGCTGTGTCCAGTTTGTTTAGTTTCTTCGATTAGAGTGTTGAGGGTTTGTTCTATGTTCATGTTACGTCCTATGTAAACTAATACGGATATTAGGAAAGAGTGGTCCCTTTCCTAATACGTCCCATGCCGAAGCACAGGACGTATTAAGTTAAATGGTGAATTCGTCGTATTTGACTTTAAGTTGGGTGTTGGGACCGACGTTGAGCGTGGACTCAGGGTAAAGTCGGAGTTTGCCACCCAAGACCTTAGGTTCAACCACCACCAAGAAATCGAAATGAGATAAACCAATGCGGTTGATCAAGTTACTACGCCCTAGGCTAAAAGCATTAGGGTAATGGTTATGAACCACTTCTTTCACTCGTTCACCTAAATACTCTTTGGCTTCTTTAAACTCGAAGTCGTCGTACGCTCTTAAATAACGTTCTAGGCTATGAGTTAACTGTTTGCTCACTTCCACTTTATCGAAGAACAACGATTGTTCAAATGCAAAGAGAAATGCTTCACGTTCGTAGAAACCCCCCGGGATGTCATTAGAAGGACGATAGATATCAGGAAGTCCACTGATCTTCATAGTGAACTCACCCATCCCCGTACGGTGTTCTAGACGCTTGAGTCCGATGTTGATGGTAAGACCGCCGTATTCATGGGTGGTACGTCCTATGGTCAACCAACGATCAAAGATATCTTGGATGAATGGAAGTGGTTCTTTTTGTACAGTACGTAGGATGTGTACAAGTAAATAAGCGTCTTGTGGTTTTATCACGTTTAAAGCTCCTGTAAAGCAACAGGAGAGGTTTTACCCCCTCCTAGATAGATTGGTGTTAGATTTCGAAACGACGACAGTTGTGGAACGGCATGTGCTTCTCATTGACAGCGATTAATGCCTTGTCTTCAACATGATGGAAAATGCCTAAGGCATTCTTTTTCAGTTCCTTTACTTCCGCCATTTGACGAATTAAGTCGATTTCGCTCGGTGACAACACATGCAAGGCACGAAGTTGCTTAATGCCCTCTCGCATTTGTTTCTGACGATATTCGTAATGACGAAGTAATGGTATTTCAAAGTAGTTAGAAGGATGATCCAAAGTAACCGTTAAACGGATCTCTGAAGCATATCGTTTCAAAGTAATGCGATGACATTGATCTTCGAAGATGTGTAAGTTAAGAATGTCGGTAAGCTGTTCGGTACCTTCTTCTAACAAACGCTCTACGATAGTTGGTAGTTCTTCTAAGCTTTCATTGAACAACCATTTCCCAAGCGCCACTCGTTGTTCCATAATGCCCGGTGCTAGCTCATAGGTGCTGCCTTCATCTTTGTGCTTCAGTTCCATCGGGTAACCGTCACCGTCATACGTCAAGTACGGGGTTCCGTAGTTAGAGAACGTGGACATGTCATTAGGTAACCCACCTTTGTCTAATGCTACATCCACCAGTGTGTTGTAGCTTAGGATATCCACTTCATTGAGGATGGTTTGTAACTCTTCGTTAACACTATCCGTAACACTGTTCCCTATCGGGAGTTCGATACGAATGTTAGGCAAACCGATGTGACGTAAACCTTCGGTCTGTAAGGTGAAGGATTGTTCACGACGATCTACTATTCTCACGAATAACGAATCACCATTCCAAGGGATTATCGTGTGACCTACGAAGATGTTCTCTTCTAATGGTCTATCGGTTTTCTTCGCTACGACGGGAGATAGTTCTACCCAAGCTTTAACTAACGCTCTTAAAGCCAAAGTGAGGTCCATACGTTCTTGTAGTCTCATGATTAACGCTCCTGTTCTAATAGAGTTACGTTGGTTGGATGATTAGTGATACCATCCGCTAGGAAGATATCTACTTCTTGGTCTACGTTACCAGCGATGATACCGTAGTCGGTGGTTTGGTGAACATTCTCTTTAAGGTAATCGATTAATGCTTCTTGATCGATCTCGTTCATTTCTAAGATATCTTTAAGATACCACATTAACTCACCTAGCATAGCGTTACGTTCGTAAGTCTTCTTAGGGATAACGTACGTCGACGATTTCCCATCATGGATTACGTTCAACTCATAATCCATTCCGGTGCGCATCATGTTAACCGTGATACCTTCGTGGGCTTGTACCCCTAGGTTAATTAAAGTAACCGTAGGGTAACGTTCATCCCCGAATCTAATACGGTATTGTAGTAGTTCTTGTTCTACCAATGTTGGTAAACGATCAACTAACCGGTTACCGATTGCTTTAACCATTGCTCTACGACCTGCTAGTACTCCTTTCTCGAATTCGTAAGGATTAAAGTCCGGTGTACGTTCAGTTGCTAGGTATAGATCTTCTCCGATACCGTCATAGGAGATACGAACATAAGGAGTACCTACTTTCCCTAGTCTGATATCTCCTCCATCTCGAACATTACCTGTTTCTGGACGAAGTTGAAGTTCTCTGTTAAAGTCTGGGTTTTGCATCAAACGTAATAACATCTCCTGACCTAGTGTCACGTTAGACCCTAAGATCAAACGAACGGCAGGACTACCTCGTAGATCATCCCCTAGTTTGAACGGAATAACGATTTCATCTGAACGCATGCCTATTGACTTAAAGTCAAACGGTAGACCTGTTAATACCAAGTAAAAATCTTTATCTGACTCATGTATACCCACACCGATGGTTCTACCAGTAGGTCTGACTATACCGATAACGTCGTTGTGGGCTACGCTACGGTATTGGATTAAGTCTACGGCTTGTCGTACCCATTCTCTCGCTAGTACGCGTAACGCTAGTTTAACTTCTACTTTTAGTTCTGGTTTATTCATGTACATGATATGTGCTCCTATAAAGCTTGTATTGGCAACCCTGCGCCGTATGTTAAATGTTCTTTACCATCTTTGTTCACTAACCCCGGTAACCCTAAGAAGTCATCTCGGTGAGTAGTAAGTAAAGCTAGTATACTTTCCCGATCTACGTTACCTAATGGTTCTAACGTAACTCGTTCCCCTAACCCGTAAACGATATTAATATTACTGTAACCTAATAGATCTAATCCCTTAGTGCTTAAGTAATACTTATCGTCCTCTCGTCTTAACCATAGTTCTATCGTGTATCCGCTTAATCCTCGCTTGTTACGTCTACGAAACACTTTAAGTAAGTAAATGCTTTTATCTTCATCCAGTACGATGCCTAACGCTAAATCCATCGTACGGCTTACTAACCCCATCAATGTTTCTTCTACTACCATCACTACGTTTCCTATCCAAATATTTAAAAAGCAGTATAAACTCTTACTCATTAGAATTCTCTTTCTAAGAACTCTAATCTTAAGTTATTTATAATCAAAATGTAAATAAAAAACAGTAACCCTAACTATAGCTGCGCAGAACTCTCCTCTAACGAGTATCGTTCGCTATGCTACTAACGTATGACTTGTTATCCTTAACCACTCCATTCGTAAACTCATTACGTTCTAAGGAAGTCATACTAAATACTTGGATATATTAATATATTAAATATTAATTATCTTGGGCGTTGCCCGAATCTTTTAACTAACTTGAACCAACTAACCTTGGACCCTACTCAACCTTGGACCCCCTCTTTCTCCCCCACGACCTTGCATTTTTAGGGTGCAAAATCATGTGGAAAAAGGCGTTCAAAAAGTGGGATACAAAGTTTTTTCTAGTATAGTATAGCAACCCACTTGTAAAAGTTTACTGGACCCTATGACGAGCCCAGTAAAACCGTTAAAACTTAAGATTCCACTCTAGATTCGAATACTCATTATTCGTCAAGTCGTAATCTTTGTGCAAAGGTGCGAGTTGAGTTAATCCCACTGGTAAGAAGCTAGGTACGAAGATACTACCCACTGCTCGATCGACACGAATCACTTTCGTTTCCTTATCGACTTTGTACGAGTATTCGTTGTAACCAGTGTCTTTGTTCACCGTAAGCTTACGGAACTGTCCACGGCTGGAATCGTACACCCGACCTTTAGAACTGATGTACAACCCCGGAATCTCAAAGTAGGTATCGTCCCATTGGAAGTGCGGAGACCACAACTCGTAATCTGGATCGTCACTCACAGCTTCGCTTAAGTGATCAAACAAAATGCGACTGCGTCCAGCTGGTTCAGACTTCAAGAACATCTCGTGCATCGTTTTGTCCAGAACGTCTTTTGGGAACAAACTAGATGCAAGGAATTTTTCTACTAACATATAAAGCTCCTAATCATTGGTGTCTTTAGATACATAACGGTACACTTCACCACGAGTCATTTCCGTGACTTGAACGTGTCCAGTGATGCCGGTGTCTTCAAAACGAAATACGGCGGTGGGTTTAGATAAAAAGAATCCGTCTTTAACGATGAAGGAAACTTTACGGTTAGGGAGTAGTTCGTATTCCCCCATGATCTTGTTTCCTAAGAAGTCGCTAAGGAAGTTAGGACGGATAGGGTGCTGACGAATAGAAACGTTATCCACCATATGCTTACGGTAGTTTTGCAATTTCTCTAAGGTCAGTTGTTCATCAAAGAGTTTGTCGAAACTGCGGTACAACGTCGTCATCAGTTCTTCGACTTCTAAACGTTCATTGGGATCCACGATCTCCCAAACCTCGTTATAGATGTCTGGATGAGATACCGATAAAGCGTCTGCGTTTTTGATCATCACACGAATCCCCGTTTCTTTGTTTTCTAAACAAATGATGAAGTGTTTATTCATGAGATGAATTTTAACTAGTGTAACCAAGCGCTCCTTGATCACACGGCGTTGGTAAATCTTCAGTACTTCAGGTAACTGTGTAGCCAAGTCATGCAGTAGTACTGTACCAGCGTATTGTTTGGCTTCCAAAGGTGTCATTGTTTCCTCCAATGTTTAAATAAATAACGGGCACACATCTTGATAATATAGATTTGAAAAATCATAAAAGTGGATGTAAGTCAGGAGCCGAAGCCCCTGACCAATTTACTATTTTACTTCTCGGCTGATACCACCGTACAACTGAACTTTAGTTACGTGGTTGCTTTCACCTTCCAGTCTCCCCCAAGTAGTATAGTGGTAGCCCATGAATCCCGGAAGATTAGCTTTGTCAAACGATTGATCGAAGTTCGTTTCCACGACACCAAATAAACGACGGAAGTAACTAGGTGTCTTAACCGTGACTTGTTCGCTGTAATATTGCAACGCGTACTTGTTCAACGTGGACATGTAATAACGATATTCGGAGTCGTTTAGGAAAGGATTCAAACGCACACCCAAATCATTCATCACCCGATGGTTGACCAAGTGTGTCCCAGTACCGAGTTTAACTACCACATCCCGGGGACCCAGTTCGTAAGGCAGGTTTTTGAATTCAATGTAATACTTGGCTTTCGAATCCCGCACCATGTGGATAGAAATACCACCTAGTGATTTAGGTGCGTGGAACAAGCACACACTTCCGCAGTTAGTGGAAGTGATTTCACGATGCCCTGCCATAACTATAGCTTTGAAGTTATAATAGAACATATTCAAAATAACGTATTGTAGTGCACGCAACACTAGCTCAATGGGCTTTGCCATCTGTTTGCTCCTATATTTTAAATAAAGACAATAACCAATAATAAGGGAAGTCCAGTTAAAGATACCCTCATTAAATCCCTGTTCCTATTCTATAGCAAATAACTTTTTACGAATGACACTGTGGTTGGTTGTCTTCGAACGTCGTAACGACACAAGGTTTGCTCTCGAGTTAGATATTTTCAGGTCGCATAATTTAAAGGAACGGTGGGGTGCATTTACCCCACCCCCTTATTTTGCATTTTGGAATTTTATTGAACACCAACCCTCATCAACCCTATTAAGGTGACGTATTATGAACTGTGTAGATTATGCGATCAACGAAGTGGTAGAAGGTGGGGACATCTCCAGTTATGTGTTAGAGCTCGCTTTCGCCAACCCCAATCAAAACGTCGTAGACAACTGGTTACAAGACCCGTTGAACTACAGCGTTGAACAAGGTCTGCGAGAACGCGTAATTCACGGCGTTGTCCTTAAACGTTGTAATATCCAAGGTGGTATTACCGAGCTTCTCGATCTGACCGGATCCAGCATCATTGACTTAGGTCAATCTAAATTACAAGTCCAAGTTCCGGACTTTATCACTGGTGGTCGTAAGATCGTTTCAGTGGCGGAAGTGTACCAAGGTTCTATCGGTGCTTCTAGCGGTGTGCTTTCCATGGCAGCTCAGAACGTGGGCTGTGGTGAAGGGACCCTCAACGACATGATGGCGGGGATGGTCAACGGTATGCGTTCTAACCGTTCTATTCCTCAAACCTTCACCAACATCCAAGTCGTGGGTAACAACACCTTCATCATCCATAACTGTCCTGCGGGTATTTTCTCTATGACCGCTCGTGTCATTTTGGAATCCGACGATAACCTTTCTCACATCAACCCGAGAGCTTATCCTTACTTCGCCCATTTGGTCGAATTAGCAACCAAAGCTCACATCTACAAACACGTTCGTAACAAAATCAACGAAGGTGTTGTTCGTGGTGGTGTGAACCTCGATTCAGTTCGCGATGAAGTCTACGGTTACCAAGACGCTTGGAAAGATTACAACGAATACTTTGAAAACGAATGGCTCAAGTACATGTCGTACTCCGATGTGAACCGTAAGGCTGAAGCGATTCGTAAGTCAGTTCCAAGGAGAATGTAGATGGATAAGTTTTATGACGTGTTCGGAGGGGAATCCTTCTACGAACCTACGGTGAGTTTGTTTAACGACTTACCGTACGAGTCAAAAGACCCAATGCTGGTTGACGGGATGGAGTCTTTGATTCCTAACTTCAACTACAACCGTGATAACGCCATCTTAGATGTCTGTGAGCAATTTGGTCGAGATCTAGTAATCGACACCAAATGGGCAACGACACTAAAACGTTACATGTTTAACTTCACCACTCGTAAAGTCGGGATTACTGACTACGGTGAGTTTTTCGGTTCTCCTTACTTAGGTCTTCAAAAGATCACTTTCACCACCGCTGACCGTAATGAATGGTTTACGGATATTTGGGATGTGGACGAAGAAGAACTGAAAGAAAGTTTGCATGAATGTAAATGGGTGAATAAAGACTGGGCGGTAACTGGTGACGTATTCAACTTGACTATCCCTTATTTGTTGTGGAAGATCCAACAATCTAAACAACTTCCTTCTGGGATGAAACGTGAAGCGCAGATCATCGTTCTCTTTATGTATCATTGTAAATGTATTACGTCGATGATTCATAACGACTATCCGTACCTAGCGAAGCCTGAGATCGTCTATGAGACGTACAACCGACTAAGTCTGAAGTACGACATCAAAAAGTACGAAAGCTGGCGAGCGTTGTTCCTAGCGCGTGCTGAGTACATCCTCAGTCCGACCACTGGCATTCACTACAAAACATTCATGACGATGAATGACGATAAGAAAATCATTTACATGGTAGGTGATATTCAAGACCGTCTTCGTGGTTTGGTGAACGACATCAACAAAGTGTTCCATGACGTGAAGAACCGCACCAACATCATGCAGCTCGATAAAGCGCATGTGAACATGGAAGAAGGGATGACGGTCAAAGAGATCGCCAAACAAGTGAACGTTTACAAAAACTACGCCAAACAAATCTTAAGTGCTCCAACGGGATTCTACCGAGATGAGTACGCGGACATCATTGTTAAGAAAATCGACAATGCCCCTAAAGATAAGTTGGAACGTATTTTGAAGGAGTTCCCGGGTAACTACCAAGCGAAGAACAAGCGTGGTCAGTATTATCAGGAATTCGTAGACGAAGTCCTAACTCACTTGTTTGAGTACTTAACCAATAACCGCATTAAGCAAACCAACTTGCGTGAAGTGATTAACCGCATGGCGGGTACTTATGCGTCCCCTCGTAACCAAAACGAATCGGTTTTGAAAATGCGAGCCATGGGTGATGACATCGTACAAGACCTAACGGGTATTCGTACTCGTGTCACGTACTCTTCATTACGCACTGCTTTGATGTTATACATCGTTCTTCGTGTCTTAACCAAAGATCGAAATTAACCGTAACTGTGAGCGGGAGTTTATGACTCCCGTTTATTTTTTTGTTTTAAGGATTTTTTATAATGAAAACCACCCCTTTAGTTGTCGCCTTTGAAGGTATTGATTACGCTGGTAAGTCTACTCTCATTGATGGGATTCGTGGCATGATTCATCGTGATGGTCGTCCAGTCCCTCCGGTTTTTGCGGAACCTCGCAAAGACACCCAAGAATGGCGAGACATTCGTAAGATGGTGATTTCTCCGACCATCCCTAAAGTTGGTCAAATTCACATGAGTGTGGCGTCTCGTGTTTCGTTGTATCAAGACCATATCGTTAAAGAGCTCAAAGAAGGCAAGCTGGTTTTCACTGATCGTTGTGTTCTGACTTCTATGGTGTATCAACAAGACGAGAACCACGGGGATAAAGAGATCTTAGATTTCAATACCCGTGCTGGTTACCATCTGGAACATAACGTAGTGCCTGATATCGTCGTCTACCTTGAGATCGATCACGACACCTACATGTCACGCCTAGGACGAGATCGTGCGGAAACGGAAGATGTGGAAACCTTCATCAGTGATCCAGTGAACTTCCAAACCTACTTAAACCGTTACTTTGATGCGTTGAAAAGTCTGCGTAACCTCCACGGGACTAAGATGATTTTCTCTAATGACCCAGAGTACGTGTATGAACAACTTAAAGCGTTGGGTTGTGAGTTTTAACTGGGTTGTATATTTTATGTGCTGACATAAGTTTTGGGTTTTGGATGCACGTGATAACTCCTTTCTTGAAATAAAACCTCGTTGCAGTTAGTTGGCGTTAACTGCATACGTTGATCTTGGCGTATTAATAACTCCTACTCCTTTCGGAGTAGGAGTTATTTTTGCTTTTTGCTTATTTATCGACGTGGACGACCACGTTTGTTTTCCAAAGAACGAATACGACGTTCTTCTTCTGCTTTACGTTTAATGTCGTCAATGGTGATGGATTTACGAATCTCATTAGGAATCATCGCATGTAAACGATCCAAAGCCACTTCTAAACGTGCTGCGATAATCGGGTCGTCAGTTTCAAACAGTTTCGCCGTTACTTCCTCGATCTTCTGTTTGTAGAAAGCCGTGCGCTTTTCTTGAACAGGGTCAGGTAATTCTTTCTTAGCATCCCCTAAACGAAGCATATCGACTGAACTCAAAGAAATACCGTTCGGGATACCGTACTCGTTTTTGTTTTCGCCTAGTTTAATAAACCAGTACGTCAACAACCAACTGATAACGATATCATCGTGGTTACCGGTGTCGTGGTCAATACGACCGTTCTTCAATTTCAGGTTGGTCAACTCATCAATCAGTTTCGTGTAATGAGTACCACTGCCCGTCAAGCTTACCGCTTCTTCTAGGAACCCGTACATGGTTTCACGAGACTTCGCACCGGTGTTAAATCCAAAGAACTCTTTGTACTTGAGATAGAACGCATCATTACGGTTACCGAAGCTACGAGCTTTAATATCACGATAATGATTTTGGTACTTCATTGGGTCTTGGAAGATACGGTTATAGATCTTCTTAAACGGATCCAGTCCCATTGCTGGTAACGATTGCAACAACTGATCGATCATGTGGTGAGCGTAGTTACGTTCTGGTATCAATAACGAATCAGGAAGCTCTGTAAGCAACGTTTGGACCACCATGCCTACCTCGGTTAAGAAAGCACGTTGATAACGCCCTACACCCACTACCTTGCCGTTACGGATATCACGGACTACAATCGTACACGCATCTCGACCTACCGCACCGGAAGTATCCAGACCGATCAAGTAGAAAGTGCTCGCTTTAGCACCACTCATGATCTCTGCGTGTTCTTCTGGACTAATGAACCAGTCGAAGAACAATGACGTTCCAGCGATTTGTTGACTCCAAACACGACCGCGTTTAGCATCGTTTAAAGCATCACGAGTTTCGTCATCAAACAGTTTACCTTTGCCGTTGTCATCCCACATCAACAACAAGTCGATCTTAGCCTCACTGAGTGACAGCTTAAGTTCGTCGATGGTACGTTTAACCCAATCTCGGTCTTTACCAAGTTGTAGGTAGTTAAACACCATACCGACCGAAGGACTGGTGGTTGCCTTAGGAGAGTTCTTCAACAACACATCGTACAAATGCGATTCGCTGTAAGTATCGAAATAGTTCTCACGCCATTCCGTAGACTCCATCAGGATGTTGTACATGTACGCCCCAGACTCAGTTAGAACACTGGCAGGTGTTGTGATGAAGCCGGTAGCGTAAGGTTCGTTTAGACGACGAGCGTTTTCACGAGCGGTTAGTGTAGAAGGACCTGCACCGTTGAGGATCTCTTCCATCCACTTAATGTACGCCGGCTCATCTATAAAGCGGGACTTGATGGTCAAACCACGACCTACGTTTCGTGCCGCTTCTTGACCGATTTGCGGTACTGAAATGGTAAGTTTGTTCTTAACCTCATCACCAAAGGCAGAGTAGGTTAAGGAGTTACCCGCATCTTTATCTCGATAAGTGACGTTAGTCATCCAAGACGGTATGTTGTTCCGGATACCTTTAATGGCGTCAACGAACTGTTGTCGGTTATCGTCTTTCAGTGTGATCAAGTGAGATTCGTACGCACGACCACTGATGTAAGTTAACCAGAAAAAGATACATTGTGCTGTAACGGTCTTACCTTGCTGACGAGGAAGAATCAGCATGGTGGTCAAATGGTTTAACCAACACCAAGCGAAACTGATGTTAGCACGGTTAGCACGGAAACGGATACCGCCGTTCAAGTGACACACTTCACGTAAGAAATACCAGAAGTTCTCTCGCATTTCCTGCATGATCATCAAACGTTGATCATCGGTTAAATTAGGGTCACGAGGATTAACACCCACTAACGCTGGGTTGTTAAGTTGTAAGTGGAAAGCACAGTTCTTCACTTTCATCTTACGGAAAACATCCATGGTACGTATAAAGGACGTGTTGGAAGTCTTCATGTCAGGTCTAGCACGGTAACGCTGGAAGTCTTTCATAAAACGAACGGTCTTGATAGAACGTAACGTATCTTCTTTCCAGTGAGTTTCTAGCAACTCTTCCCAAGAACGCTCTGGGACGTCATCTGACGGGTCGTCTACCATTTTGGTAGGTAGTGTATCCTTTTGTATGTTTAAGTACTTCAGGACCTGTTCTTGCTCGATTAAATTGAATTCTAATGGCGCACCCATAATAACTCCTTGCTTAATGGCACGGGTTCTATACGATTCGTAAATAGCTAGGTGGGGTCAACCCCACCTAGCTATAATAACGAGTGATTACGCCACTGGAATAGTGATCATTTTCTCTGTACGTCTCACAACGAAACGAAGATCCAACGAATCAGTAGGTTGGATATAAGCCGTGGTGTACATATATCCATTTTCGTTAGTTAGACCGTTACCGCACCACGTCCAACCACCATTAACGAGGTCTCGGGTGTAGATGGTAATAAAGTCACCGCTGATCGGATTATCAAACTCATCCAAGTAACGACAACCCACATCAAGGGATGTGGTCCCCGGAGCTATACTAGACGGAGTTGGGTCGACGATTTCGATTTTCTTAACGCGTTCCGGACCTACCCAAATCGTCATTCGATCTGAATGTCCACCGTCTGGAGTTGACAACCAAAGATCGAATTTCTCACCACTTGCTGGCACTATGATGTCGATACTGAATGAACTGTCTTCCTCAGTCATCGCAGTGTGAGTAGAAACGATCTCCGTATCGACGACTACCTTAGCGGTCAGTTCTATTGGTCCGGTGTCTTTAGTACTGTCTTCCCACGTCATGGCTCTCATTTTACCAGTGAACGTAAGGATGTCACCATTGGTAACCCCATCAGGGAAACTCGGGTTATCGAAACGATAAAAATCGTAAACCGGTGCAGTACCGTCATCCCAAGTCACGTCCACGATCGACATTTCCATTCCGATGCCAACGTATACCTTATTAGGTTCGCTAGCCTTAGGACGTTGTGGAGGAACACTGAGTTCGAAGTACCCGGTGTCATCAGTAGAGAACATGTGCTTGGTGTCAAAGTCACCAGAACGAGCAATCACACTAGCACGCTGAGTAAGAACCTCGCCGTCTGAACCAAATACGTACCCGCCCATGATCGCTGGTTGATACGGGTGTAAGTGGGTAGGGTGTGAAATCATCTTAATCGATTTAGGAACCACTTCCCCTTCGGCTGCACCTTCGACCCTAATGCTGACGTCACGCTCTCCGATGATGGCGAACAGTTCACGTTGACCGTTTATTTCACTCCAAGGGATGGTGTGATACACAAGACCGTCCTTATCACCTACCATGGTCCCTACTACCGCACTATCTACGGAATCGTATTTAAAGGTGACTTCTGTCCCACCGCTCACTTTATCAAGTCTGTCACGACAAGCCATAGGAATGCGTAAGGATTCCCCGTGAGGAGCTTTCAGTGTTCCGTTAGTCAATCGTTCGACGTAAGGGACAACTTCCCCTTCGATATCTTTGATGATGAAATCTTCAGCCGTAGCTACGACGTAAGTACAAACCCCGCTTTCCGGAGTGATGTTGATAGAGAAGCGACCGGTGTTGTCGGTGTATTCACTCGTCTGGAAATCCAGATCACCCCATTCGGTTTTGGTGTAAAGAAAAATGAAGGCGGTTTTCATAATCGCGCCGGCTGCATTTCTAAGTGTACCGGTGAGGTTAAGACTGGTGTATTCAGGAACTGCCGTTGGGACAGGATCAAGTTCAATACGTCCCATGATCGTTCTGGCCGTACTCGACCACGTCACGTCCACCGTATCAGACTTCCCACCTGATGACATCTCGAATTCCACGCTGGTTGTTTTAGTGCCTGCTGGAGAATCCAGTTTAACCATGACGATACCATGCTCGTCACTCACCAATACCGTCTCAAACGGATACTCGTCTGATAACGAACGAACTTGTACCGGGATGCCTGCGATGGCTTTGCCGTCGACATCTTTAACCGTACCGAACAGAGTCCACACTTCACCAATTTTGGTACTGAAACGATGGTACATCGGTACCACTTCACCGACTGCAACGTAGTCACTGATGTGTTCGTCCAACACTCCGCCCGCTGCGTTTTTCAGTTCATGGTTCTCTACACCCACACTGGTTTTAGACCACGGCACTTCTACAATACCGTTAGTCGGGATAGGAATGTGAAGATCTTCATATCCTGAGATCTCTGCGTGGATACTAATGTACTCGCCTTCGGTTGCGGTGTAGTTAGTCCCGTCCTCATTCTTTAATTGATAAGTCACTACTGAATCAGCGTTGAATGGCATGGTAGGATATGTACCAGAAATAATCTCAGCAGTGAGTGGGATACCGGTAAAGGTAATAGTGTGCTCCCCAACCTTACGAATGCCATGGTGGATGGTGAACTTGACCGGTCCGATATTAGGAGTAGGGGCGGCAGTTAATTGCCATGAACCGTCGGGCTCTGTTGTTACAGTAATGTCTGGAAGACCGTCGTCTCGTTTAACAATAAGTTCAAGAACGTCACCGGATTTGGTATCAGAACTCATAAATCATTCCTTACTTGTTGAAAATGGTCATACGATGTTAAGAAAACCAAGTAGGGGATTAACCCTACTTGGTTAAGTTTTTAAGGTTTATTAAACGATGTTAAGATCAATGTCACCTAGGTAGATATCACCGTAGTAAGACGTGAAGCTTAACGTTAATGGACCTGCGGCCTCGTACTTACGAGTAAGCGACCAAGTACCGTCACTGTTGTAAGTAGGTTTAGCAGTAACACCATCTGTACCGTGGCACGATGGGCTTTGTGTCCAGTTACTAAACGTGGTAGGTTCACCATTAGAATCCAATACCTTACCGGTCAAGACGACTTCTTGCGCTGAAGCATTGATCGTAGCGCTCACCCCGTCATCCAATACGAGTGATTGGTAATCAGGGTTGCCAGAACGCCATGCGACTGTCTTAGAAGAAACAAGCGCATCGGTACCGTAGTAGAGTTCGAATGAAGTTACGTTAGGGTCTGGTTGCGTAATGCCGAATTCCACCCAACCGTTTTCATCCACATCGTTAGAACGATCGACGTAAACGCCAGTGTGGTTATCAAACGTACCGAACGGTGTTGGCCCCGGAATAGGGACACCGAAGCGGTCAGTGATTTGAGCACGGAACTTAGCTAGGGTGGCTGTCTTAAGAGTCTTGGTCATGTAAACGTTGTTGTAACCTAGGTTATCTTTAAGAAGATTACCAACCCCACTTTCATGGATGGTCCAATCCATCGTGAACGCTTGACTCAAGCCACAAGCAGACAACGTGTAATCCACAATGCCTTCAGGTTTTTCCTTAGGAGTCAGGATGACACTGAAGCCGATTGAAGAGTCAGCGACGGTACCTGAAGTCAAGCGCACTGAGTCACCGGTTGCCGATTCATTAACTGCAATCGGAACACCAGCCAGTGGCAGACCATCGTTATCTTTAAGAACTACAAGGAGTCGAGCACCGTTACTCTCTGACTTAGTTTGACTCATCGGAGATAACTCAAGAGTGATCGCTGAACGCCACTTAATAGTTCTCGTCGCGAATGACACACCACCGATTTGGAATTGAGCTTCGATATCACCCGCTACATCGTAGTTGACAGTAACACTGAACTCACCCGTTGGCTTGATCACACCTACCGCAGTGGTTTCACCCATGACTAAGTCAAAAGACTCATCCGCTGGAGGTAAGTAAATATCACCGTATTGGTTCAAGATATTACCAGTCAGTGTAATGTCTGAATTTATCACACCGGCGTCAACATTACCAAGCATGTCAACCCCACCCGGAACACCTTGGACACGTTCGAAGGTAAGCACTTTCGAAACCATCGCGTCGTCAGTCATGAACCACACTTTGTTTTCGCCCGGAGTAAACTCACCGATAGAAGCTGTACCTAGACCTGCGTCATTAATAAAGAAGCTGGTCTTAGATGTGTCGCCCGGAGTAAAGGTGTAGTTGCTCCATGTAGAAACTTGCTTGTTACCTTCGTGGTCATAAACTTCCACATTGACGTCGGTCTTAATCGGACCATTGACAACCTCTGGGAAGTTAAGGATACGAATGTCGGTCATGCGAGGTTCTGACAAGTCATTCCAGTAAACCGTCTTCGAGAAGTAGTAGCTGGTCGCACTGTTTACTTTGAAACGTCTTGATGTCTCACCTTCAGTGTAAGGGATGGTGAACTCCAAAGTACCGAACTTATCGGTCATGCCACGGATCAACTGAGTGTTGTCCACGCCATCTCTAACATCGAGGATAACCCCTTCTACCGGCTGTTCGTCACTGACACGGTATACGTAAACACCCGCTTGGTAATCATTACCTTCGATTGCTCCGTATGACGTATGAGGTGATGCCATCACTTTCAGGTCTTCTACCGGAACCGTGAATTCACCCAAGACTCGATCGTCAATCATGAACTCAAACGTAGGAGAAGTATCTTGATCAGTTTCAAGAGTAAGCAGATCGATTCTAGCAACACCATCAGGATAAACCAGACCGTAACCGCGGTCTGATAGGTCAGCCTTGTTACGTACCGTCATCTTCATCGGATGGGACGGCTTAGTTAACACTGAACCGCTGTCAAGCGTATTCAAATGCAGACGAGTGGTGTGATCTTCTTTCAGCACACTTGGCGTGAAGTCTTCAAACTCGACACTGATTGCTTCGTTGCTCGCTGCACCACCCCAGTTCAGTTGAACCGCGTGACGTGCGTTACCGTAACACACTACCGCGTCATACAGACCATCTGGAAGAGCATCGACCGTAACACCTAGTTCGTGATGCGATTTGTCCATCAAAACTGTCACAGGAAGTTTGGTCATCGTGTTCTTAATGAAGACAGAACACTCCGCTTCCATGAAGTCCCAAACCTTACCAAGGGCGAAAGCTTTAAAGGTGATCAATGAAGCCACGTCGGTTTCAGTAGATTCCAGTGCCATCACTTCACGAAGTTCATCAGGTGCAGACTTCATGCCGTAAGTCATTACACGAATGTGTGCACGACTGTCACCTTCACGCACACCCTTACCACGTGCTGCAAAGTAAGAATCGCTCACTTGCTGAGACATAATACGTGTGAATTCCACGATGCCGTATTTGTCGGTCACTTGAGTGTCCAGCACTTCATCGGTGTTTTGATCAATCAGTTCGATTTCTTCACCGACCAAAGGAACACCGTTAGGGTCCACAACCTTAAATGGTAAGAAGGCAGCCGTGTGGATTTGAACTTCTGTTACGGCGTAGTTCAAGTTACTGACAACACGTGCAGGTGGGATGTATAACTCTGCCGCCACTTCGTGAGCGTAGTTGTCACAATAAACCATCAGGTTACGAGGAGACGATAGTTCCGCACCGTCTGGTGCGTTCCAAGTCGTGCCAACCAAATCACCTTCCAAGTCAGTGTGTTCGTTGGTAACGTTCGTCAACAAATTAAGGTCGTAAACGTAAATGTTTTTGTTTGGTACGACTGCACCGGTGGAGTCTTTAGGAATACCGCTTAAGTCCCCCACTTTGAGATCAAGAACTTTATCAGTAAAGGTCAGTTCGTCAATCGTCATTAATGGGACTGTGCCAGCAGCACGCCAGTTAACGACCAAGTCCTTCGTCATGGCACCACAACGAGCTTGAATGGTTCGAGCACCCACTGCTGATTCAGCAGGAACTTCAATTTCAGCAATGCCGTACTTGTTCGTGGTTACTTTACCAATCAACTCATCAGTGTCTTGGTAATAGAAACGCACAGGAATGTTAGGGAATGGTGTTCTGTCCACCCCACCAATAGGAGCGGTGCGAACCATGGCAGTACGACCCACTTCCGTTTCACTCACGGTGTAGTCGACGTCTCGCATTTCAACAATATCGACGAACGTAAATGGCATGGTCTTAACCACTTTACCGTTCATCTCAAAATTGAACGTAACGGTTTTTGCAACGTCAGCCGTCAACTCCAATTGCCATTGACCATCGGCATCCGGTGTCACTTCAATGTCCGGTTCACCGTCACTGCGTTTGATGGTGAAAGGACCGGGACCCCATCCCGATAGTACGCGTGAAATTTCTTCAGCCATAATTTCCTCTGTTGTTAAAAGTTGCTCCCCTTTCGGAGAGCAACACTATTAAAGCTAACTAGCGGCGATGTCGATGATCTGACGACCAACGTAACCGTAGTCATTGAAGTAGAAGGTAAGTACTTCGTTACCCGCCGCAGGTGGAGTCAGTGTAATACTGAATGTACCGTCGGACGTATTTTGGTACTTGGTAGTAGAACGACCAAAGCGAGCGTACAGTCTTTGAGAGATCGGTACTGTAACACCATCTTTATCCACCACTTTACCAGATACCGTGAACGACTGACCCGCCACAAACGATGTTGGGAATGGAGCGTCCCAAACGATGTGATGAGGAGTCATTCGGTTTTCGCTGAAGGTAACCCAACTGCTGCTGTAACCTGATGTAGTGTAGATCGATAGAGTGTCGCCACCGCTTTCATATGTGCTAGCAGGAACTTCAAACTCAAAACGACCGTTTTCATCCACGTCCGCAGTAAAGTCGAAAGTAGCACCGGAAGCCAACCAAATACCACCAAGTGTTACGTTAGCGATAGGAGCGTTATCGTAGTTAAGGATGAAACCACCCACACGGAACGCTTCACCTGTTTTCCAGTAACGAGGTGAGTACACGTATAAGGAGTACGGGATGTTGGTATCAGAAGTGAACGTCATGGTGTGTTCCGCTTCTTTACTACCGAACTTGACGACGTAAGTCAAATCACCTTCGTCATCTCGACCAGCCGGCCACAAGTCAATGTAACCTGCCTCATCAGTCACGTCGCTAGCCAACGAAGTACCGTCACCGCCTTTCAAGTATACGTTTACTTCAGCGTTTGGCACACCTTTACCGTCAGTGTCTTTAACGTACACAGGTAGGTAAGGGTACTCACCCAAAGGCATCAGTTTGTTGGCGTCAGGACCTACTTCAATAGAACCAATCGCCATGCCAGTCATCCAAGTTTCACCTAGGATTAATTCTGGGCGACGGTAAATCTCAAAGCGGTTCTCACCTTTAGCGGAGATCTCAACAGTGATGCTGAATGAACCACCAACGTCAGAAGTACCTTCAAAGACTTTACCATCGGATTTACGACGTGCAAAGAGAGGTTCCACTTTCGTAGTAGAGTAACGTACCCCTTCTTTGGTTAACACACCTGTCACCGTTCCAGTTCCACCGACTTCCGCATTGTCGCCATCAGTGTGAGCTCTCATGCCGTCGATTGGGTCGTAAACACCTACGATCCATTCTACGTCGAACTCTAGGTAAGCACCTGAACCACAAAGCGCAAATTTGTGTACGCCTGTAGCGTGCACCGGAATAGAGAACTCGACCGTACTATTGTTCACAATAGATGCGGTTAGGTCTGTGTAGGTCTTAGTACCAAAGTCGTACAATTGAAGGGTGCTAGCGGTGTTAGCAGGGCGGTTGTTCATACCCAGAGTAACCAACGTACTGAACGCTTCGCCTTCACTACACTTGTTCGTTAGAGATATGTTAGTGATCTCGGAAGCTGGAGTGAAGTTACGACTCACCCAAGTTACCGTACGACTCTCCATGATACCACCACAGTAAGACATCGAGAAGTCTAACGACGCCGCGTCCTCTGAAGGGTACGGAGTTTTCACACGAACCAAACCATCGGCATTAGTCAATCCACCTACAGTACCAGTGACACTATCCCCAGTTAGAGCTACGAATGCACCTTCAACCGGATTGCTGTCCTCGTCTGTCACCAAAGCAACCAGTTCCGCTGGTGTCTGGTAGTAAGGACCGTCAATACTCATCGGAGTGATTTCTAAATACGCACCTGAGATGACCGGGAACGTCATAGTGTGAACTAACGTATCGTTAAGTTTCCACTTGATGTTGATATCACCTACCTTATCAGGGTATTCGAATACTTCAAATTCACCATCTGGAGTTAACAATGGGTTGTTGGTGTAACCTTGGTTATTTGTTTGAGTCACCAGTTCTGGAACACCTGTCAAACGCACCGGACCACCATCAGCGTCAACCAATGAACCAGACACCAACATATCGTTGTCCATTACAAAGACTTTAGAAGTCGTTGAAGCCAGTTCGAAATGTGTTGGGTTGATTAATGGGATGTCTGACCAAACCATACGGAATGGGAAGAAACCATCGTCAGTCGCTACCACGTAGTCTTTAATGCCAGTACCCGGAACCGGTGCAGTGAAACGACCGTCCATAAAGGTACGGCTTCCCATGCCCGATAGTTCAGTACCTGTTACCGCATCGTAGAAACGTAAGTTGGAGTTATGTACGAATTCACCTAGGTGTGATTTAACACGACCCACTAGGATACCGTCATGACCGTTAGCCACGTCCAGCGTCCAATCCATGTCTTCAAAGACAGCACCGGTTTTACTTGTAGTCCATTCAACCACGTAAGTAGTAGAAATACCGTTCGACACAAAGTAAAGTGTTTCGTTACCTTCCACTTTAACGTGGTTAGTTTCGTAGTACGCTTCACCTTTGTCGTTGGTCATGACCGTAGCGTACAGTTCACCCGCCGCGTCAGTCTTATGAACTTCGATGACCGCGTTAGCAACCGGGCTACCTTCAGCATCAGTTGCTAGAATCGCAAACTTAGAAGTGCTGTTGACGTTACCGTAGACTGGTGACCAAGGTTGAACTTTCAACGCCGTCACTGGTGCAGATACGGTATTGGTTAGGTTGTTCTTATCAAAGACGAATTCTTTAAAACCAGTCTCTGTGTAGTAAACCCAGTTAGTGACCTGCGTATCGTCTGTCGGCCAGTTAAGGTCCATTTTACCAGAGCGATTCGTGTAACGACCATTTAGGTTGTGGGCTTCTTTGTTGTAAATGCCCGCTTTGTTTTCCATCCAAACTTCGTATAACGCGCACGCTTCGTTGGTTAACAGTTTACCGAATTGGTCTTTTGCTTTAACGTCAACAGACCACTCAGTGCCCGGAAGTTGGGTTTCTGAGAAATGCAGTGAGATGTCACACGCTGTTGACTTACGTGTCCACATCAATTCTTGTGTGAACTCGTCACCTTCAGACTGGATGATGATTGTACGTTTGTAAGTCAATGGTTTCCAAGGCACGTCCGCCGTTACGCTACCGAACGCGTCGGTAGTTAGCGTATGAACCGCTTCACCTTCAACCGCATCGTACCAAACCTTAACTGTCTTGTTCGCCAAAGGAGCAAGAGCGTCGTCTAGTACACGCCAACCCACAGTGATTGGGTAGCCAGCCACACCCGCACCTGCTGCATAGATCAACGGGTTAATACCTTTCGCTTTACCGATGACCACATCTTTATCAACACGCATTTCGTCACAGCTCATTGCAATACGCGTACGGTTAGGGAACTTCTCTAACTCTCCGCCCAATGAGAACATGTAACGACTCTCTCCTTCGCCCAAATCCAAGTAAGGACGGTAGAAAGGATAATCACGAACTTGTAGGTGCATGCCTTCGTAAGTGATGGTCGGGTTAGTGTTGAAACGTTCACCGTTTGCATCAATCGGGTCAAAGTTCAACTGGATGTAACCGTCGTAAAAGATCGGTGGGATAAACGGCAGTGTAATGTCTGTCGCTACTTTGTACTTAGAAGCATCCACCCAGTCGTTCACAAAGTAAAGTTCTAGACCGTCTGCCTCTGCCACCATTTCTAGACGGGTTTGTTGATCACGTGGTTCAATAGTAAATGATACCACACCGTATTTGTCAGTCACTGCTGTGCCAACTTCAGTCTTCACACCGTTTTCGATAGAAGACAGTTTAACGCTTACACCCGCAGTAGGGATGGATAAAGCGTTAGTGAAAGCAAAGACGTTCACGACCGGTTGTCCAATACGAACCCAGTTAGATGTGCCTGCTGCCAAGTTGAACATGTTACCGGTGTGACCGTAACGCGTCATTTGAGGATGAACCAAACGACCGTCCACAAAACACTGGTTGTGTTTAGAATCGTCACGAACACTCAACCACGTTTCCATCGAACCATCGTTATTAAGGTTTGCAGTTTGGTAGTAACGTGTGGCACGAAGATCGACCACGGTCATGCTGGAGCTGTTTAAGACAGGGTAAGTGCCTTCTTGGTCGAACAAGCGAGCGGAGAACTCAACACTTGAACCGCCACTCCATGTGGTGTCGAAAATCATCAAGTTACGAGACCCAACACGCAGCAAGTCAGGACGTTTAACACCCTTAATCAAATCTGGAGCGTTTATCGAAGTAGACGCGTTGTTCATCAATGCAAACATCTGTGTTGGAGGGATGTCAATTGCAAAGAAACCGTTGTCTTCCAATGACGCCGATACGTCAGTCGGGAGAGCTGGGTTACGGTCCACGTACACCAACTTACGGTTAGGACCCAGTAGTTGAGTCTCGCTGTAGCTGTAGAACGTTTTACCGTAGACTTTCAATACTTCATCAGGGTCCGCTTTTTGAGGGTAGTAGACCGTGTCAAAGTTCATTGGTAGATATTCATCCACCAAATCAAAATTCAGTGTTGCTGAAACTTCACCAAGTGTGAGAGTAAGTGCCAACTTAGATTTACCCACCATCTCATTGGTAGGGATGCTAACCGAAAACAAACCGTACTGGTTGCTTGGGTAAGACGAGCCAGTAACTGCTGCTTCACCATCCACACTGTAAGAAAAGCTTACTGTCGTGTTAGGAACCGGAGCGAGTGAGTCCGAGATCAAACGAGCAATGACGTTACTGTAGTTTTTAGTACTCAGTTTGTCATAAAACGCGTACCCGTCAAGAGTCGAAACGAAGTCAATGACTTGTTCACCCAGTTTCTCTTCACCATTGAAGAATTGGAAAGTAACTTTACCTTTACCTTCGCTGCCCACATCAACGGACCATTTACCATCGGCATTACTAACGATGTCGACGTCAGGTTTCCCGTCACTACGTTTCATCGTCATTTTACGAGGACCCGTACCTTTAATTACTTCAGCCATTGCTTACTCCATTTAAATAGACTTAAGACCTAGTCATAGGATTTCAAAAAATAACCATAACTCGGAGTTTCCACTCCGAGCCATGGTGTTGTGTAAAGATTTCTCTTTACGAGTTAAAGTTAAGACGCGTTACCGGAGATTGTGGTCGTTCCAGTGGTTGTACCCATTGGAGTTTCCATTTCATCTACGGTGATGCTTTCAGCGCCCGGAATTTCAGGAATGATGGTTGTTCCTGAAAGGGTGGTTGTACTACCTGCTATCGCTAGAGGGAGTTCCATCGTGTCGATAGAAACACCTTCGGCACCCGTGATGTTACTCACCCAGTTAATGACGTGAGTACCTTCAACGCCGTTGCCAGCATTAAACGTGTACGTCACCACTTCTTCAGTGTCACGAGTGAACTGGTAAGCGATTTGACCGTTTTCATCAGTCATGGATTGAGGGAACGGAATACCGCCATCATCCCAAACCACACTCACGTTCGGCATAGGTTGCCCGAATTGGTCTTTCGTCAAGATAGTAACATTGGCTGTTTCAGCAATGGTTGCTGTCTCAGGACCAGTGATCTCAATAGAGGTTACCACTGGAGGTGGAGCTGACCATGTAACAGTCAGAGTTAAGTTCTCAACCGGACCGCTGCCGATGAAGTTGTAAACCACATCGCCGACTTCGTTAGCATTCAACGTAAACGTTGCGATACCATCTTGGTCAGAAGTGCGTGCCGGCATGTTAGTACCACCGTCACTCCAAGCCACAGATTGACCAGCCATCGGATTACCGAATTGGTCTTTCGTTAGGATTTTAACTTCTAACGCTGTACCTGTTGTGCCCGCTGTTGGTGACTGAGTAAACTCCATGCTAGTGAAGATTGGATCAGGAAGACTCCAAGTAACTGTATGACCGATACGAGGAATGTTAGGTTCCCAACCAAATTCGTAAAGCACGTCACCCGCTTCTGTAGCGTTGTAGTCGAACGACCACTTACCGCCCGGAGGTGAGCGGAACGCATCGCCCGGAGTACCGTTGATGAACGGACGGACTGATACGCCTTCGATTGGATTACCGTATTGGTCAAGCGTCATGGCTTCCAGTTTGACTGGTGTGCCAACTTCACCGGTGCTTGGTTGTTCACCAACCCAAACGATGCTGGTGTATTCAGGTGGAACCAAGTGACCCCACTCAATATCAAACGATTCAGAAACCACAGCCCCAACATGAACCGTGTAAGTCTTCTTCGTGTACTCAGCATAGCTGAGCGGGAACAAGAACTTACCTTCAGTGTCGATTGTACTTAATGTTTCACCGCCTTCAGTATCCACCAACTTAGCCACAACCACAGAGTTAGGAACTACGATTTGATCGTCAGCCGATAACAAGTGACCAGTTAGTTCAACTTCTTCACCTTCACTTGGATTTGCGCTGTGAGTATCAATAGCGATAGCTGTGTACTCTTTAAGCGGTTCATCCACCCAGCTGCTGTTCACTTGGGTACGAGCGTTCTCGGTGTAGATCATCACTTCAATAGAAGCGTCAGTCATACCCTCGATAGTGTACAGCCCGCGACCATGTTGGTTCGCATCAGGTGTGATAGTTAACGGTGTGAAGTTAGTGAAGTCAAACGCCCCGATAACTGGGTTAGCAATCACCGCATCGTTCTGATCAGTAACCGTGATGTCAAACAACATCGCTTCACCGTTCACAGTAGGTTCGATGTTCAGTACCTCTGTGATCGCCGAGCCTACCGGTTGATCAGTAAAGCTGACTTCGTAAACCCCAATGACCGTCGTTCCCACTTTAACTTCCAACATGACCGTTGAGTTTGGTTCTGTTGAGTTAAAGAGCAGCACCCCGTAACCTCGAGCATCCGTGTAAGTACCACGAATAGGTTGAGCACCACCTTGGATGTAAAGGTCTAGTGGAAGATCTACAACATCTGCACCAGCGTTCGTTGCTTTGAACGCCAAGAACACTGAACCGTCGTTAGCAGCACGTGTTGTAGAGAACGGAAGTTTTTCTACCGAGTCGTAAGCCGGAATAACCAACTCGACTTTAACAGTACCGTAAACTAGATCAGCGCCCGCACTCACGATCAATTCGTGATCACCTTCTTCGACCATATTAACATCAATACGGAACGAACCACCAATAGTTGGTGTGCTAACGTAATCAATCCCCGTTAGTTTGTCAGTGACTGTAACGACAACACCTTCAAGTAGATTACCGTCTTTATCTTGGACGTTACCAGTAACCGCTACTGGTTTGTTAGGCAATGCTGTCGCAGGAACCACTACGTCACTAAGCACAACTTGTTTAGCTTCACCATCCCAAGTAACAACGATGGATGTTTCTGATTCAACAATGTCGGTGAGCTTAGCTTTAATAGTGACAATCTCAGGGTCAGTAATAGAAACCACGTAAGCCTCTGAAACTTTACCTGTAGCGTAACCTAAGTGATCTGTAGTACCACCACTGATGTTTCCATACATCTCTTCAGAGTAGAAGTCTACCCACACGTTAGCAACGCCTTGGTGAACTTGGTTCATTGCTCGAGCAACCAATGTTGCTTGCTCACCGTGTGCGACGGTTTCAGTGGTTGCTTTAGACATCTCAACCAACAGATCGTCACGGAACGTTAGTGCAAACTCACCATAGTTCTCACCAGCATCACCTTCGTACTCTTGGTCTTCGAACCAGAATGTGTAGTCACCCGCCTCGTTCGGTACTACCGCTGAGTAAATTTCACCGTTAGGGCCGATGTGTGCGTAACCACCGTTGTAATCAACCCCGTCCATCTTACGATGTACAGCCACTTGAATACCGTAAGCTGGTTTGAATGGGTTACCGTCCGCATCTTGCGCTTGAGCCATGATAGGGAAGTAACCACCATCATTAACCATACCAACTGTCGGTGCGTCTGCGGTGAGCACGATCTTAGCTGGAGTAACTACATCGGCTTCGTCGACGACGACTAGGTCAAAGTAAACGCGGGAGTTAGATTGGCGGTGCCACATCACCATTGGGTGAGTACCCACCCCTAGTTTGAAGTCGCCGAACATTTCAGCGGTTTCAACGTTGTACACGGATGTTCCGTCAAGCACATAATCAGGAGAAGAAACAGACATCGCTTTGAAAGAAGGTAAGTGGTAAACATGCATGCCTTGAAGACTTGAGACGGGTGTACCAAGTTTATCTACAGCAGTGCATTTCACTACAGCTGATTTACCTACTTGTGTCTTCTCATTAATAGTGAAGTTAGCAAGTTCCATTACGCTCGGTCTTACATTACTACGAGTGTAATTCAGACGCAGTTGCTTGTCTTTGTACTTCGCCAAGTAGTAGACCGTTTCAAAGGCTTCAGTAAGTGGTGTATCCACCGTGACTTTAAGTTCAGCGAAACCGTATTCGTTGGTCATCACTGTCCCTAACTCTTCACCTTCGACTTCGTAGAAATCCGAACGGTAGAAGGTTACAGGTACGCCTGCCGCAGTTTCACCGTCGGCTGTAATAGCTGCAACACCAATCAAGTCCTCAGTTCCTTCCGGTGTGGACTCGGTCATCCATGGTAGTGCTCTGAAACTTTCAAAGACTGGAACGCTGTCAATCCACGTGGTGTCATGATGTTCTGCTACCGCATTGGCGGCTAAGATCAATTCGTGATCACCGATAGGTAACGGACCGTAGTTGATGTTGAAACTGCCATCATCTCCAATTGCACCGTTCTCACCAAATTCTTGGTACTCCAATGTCGAGACGTTAAAGATACCGAGTTTCGTATCTTTAATAGGCGCACCGTTTTGGTCGTTCAGCACACCTGTGATCGTCATAGCGACATTATCTTTAGACTGGGTAGGGAAGACTACGTCTCTCAACGTCAAGCCCACAGGAACGCTTGCAGGCTTCCAGTAAACACCCGCCACTGCTTTAGACTCACCCACGATAGCGGTGATCTCTTCGTAGGTACGGTTTTCATCACCGCCCTGACTGATAGGAACTTCGAGGATGTGGTTGCCATCCACCGGTGTATTGGTGTAATGACGTTTACCAGAGCTCTCGATGTAATCTACCGCAGCAGCGGGTACCGCTTTACCATTAGTACCAGTAACAACGAAAGCAACAAAACCATCCTGACCGGTAGGGACAGCATCGTTACCATATTCACACTTACTAATCGTTAACCCATCACGATATTCGAATTCGTGATCAAGTTTAGAAACCCCGTCAATCATCACGCCTTGACGTTGTGTCTTGGCTGTGTCTGATTGCGCGTTAATCACCAAAGAACCGTCTGGCAAAATAATGCCGAAAGACTTAGATGACCCGTTAATGGTGTTGTTGAATTTTAACTCGTTACGAACTTTAACCACTTCACCATCAGCGTTATAAGCAATAGCCTTAACGTAAGTATCTACCACGGTTGGGTAGACATGAGCATCGGGTGCAGTTAAACGAACCGTATCGATCACATCACTGACTTGGTCTTGCCACGTAACCGTAACGTCTTTACGACCGTTATCAGAGAAGAAGCACAAACGGTGTGAACCTTCACCTTGGTCATTCGGAGCCATGATGATACGACCATCAGGGTCTTGGTAAAAGTTAGAACTGATGATGGACAGTTTGTCTTTACTAAAGATGTCGAAGTTGTAAGGCTGAATAATCACTTCGCCATTTTGGTCTAACAAGTAACCACCCAGAACCGCACGACCACCCGGTTCCACTTCGTCAGTGTACATGAAGTCGGAAATCGCGTAAGTCAAAGGCTTGCTGTCGGTCGTCCATTCAACCGTGTGTGTTGCGATGGTTTTGCCAATGGTGGCATTAAAACGACGCGGACCTAATGCTAAGCTACCCGATTCCGTTGTAGGAGAAACTAGGAACTCAACGATACCGAAGCGGTCAGTGTTTACTGTAGCCGTCGGGTTCGGGTCTGAACTGTCGTCGTAGAACGTTACAGGTGCGTTTGGTACACCTTTACCATCAGGGTCAGTTACCGCAAAGGCGATCAATGCACTATGACCTTGGTGGGTTTCACTGGAGGAATAAGGGAGAACCGTTAAGTTCAAATCGTCTACGAAGAAGACTTCGTAAGAACCAACTTCTAACCCGTTGTACATGAATGTGATATCACATTCCCCTACCTTTTCAGAAGTCAGGTTAAATGACCACGTACCGTCTGGTTCGGTGATCACGGAGATGTCATCCCCACCATCACTTCGAACACCGGTAATGGTTACTGGTTTTCCGGGCACGATAGGTCGACCCTGAGCATCCAGTATATTACCCTTAATAATCCCAATCATTATTAACTCCGTTAATTAGGTTAATTAAATTCTTTTGTTGACATCATCGTTGATTAAAGGATGAAATAGGGGGAACGAATTCCCCCTAAGATTATGGACTGTCTTGTGACACTAAATCACAGACCCCTAGATTATCGTCGCCGAACCTTTCATGGTTACGGTGTCATCGACGATACCCACCGGTGGTGAGTCTTCCGCAATATCAATACGGATTTCGAACGGCTTCGGTAAGACCTCACCATTTTCAATCAGAATGTATTTGTTGGACGATTCATCCACGTTCACACGGTTAATGGTAATCAAGCCATCGATGACCTCGACGCTCACTTCTTCGTAGTAAGAGCCAGTGTAAAGAATCATGTCTTTAACACCCGCTTGGTCCCAAGGACCGATTTCTACGTCAAAGAGTTTAGAACCACCGTCTACCGCACTTTGGTTGTAGTTGTAGTTATGACGATCGTACAGACCGACAGGCATGCTGCTGATCGGGTTACCACGTTGATCGATCACTTTACCACTGACGTTGAACAGGTCGCCTAGGGCGATACCAGTTGCTTTAGTCAGCTCAGAGAACGACGTAGGTAACAAGATGCTGTCCGAAGACCAGTCTACGTTATGTTCATCACGTTTGCCAGCGTACACTGCAATAGCGGTTACACGATCACGGTCAACGATGTAAGGAACTCGGAATGTTGCCACGCCGTATTCATCTGTTGTCGCTTTCGCGTTCAACACACCATTGCCTTCGATAGAGATACCGAACGTACCACCAACAACTGGGTTACCCAAGTTATCTTTAAAGCCGTACGCCAAAGTAGCTTCTTTACCGAAGTGTAGATCAGAACTGCTGTAAGGTGCAGGATGCATCACCACGTTGTCGTGGTAGCGTACTGTGAGGTCACCCATGCCGATGTCATTGTCACCCGCTGGTGTCAACTTCCAAATAACTGTATCTTCTGCTCCGTGAGTCAGTGTTACTGTCCAGTTACCTTCAGTGTCAATGACACCTTTAATAACCGCACCGCTTACTGAGTTCACTGCATCAAATTCAGTTTCCTCTGTAGGAGTAAATGGAGTGCCATCCAACTGATGCGCTGTACCCGTTACCACCATATCTGAGTTGGTTGTCCAGAAGTCACTTAGGTACTCTGATGGACGTAGGTCAGCCAACACCATAGGGCGAGCGTTCCAAACCACTTGTTCATTTTGATGGTGCATGTTCAATGCGAACACTACGTTGTTAGTCCCTTCTAGGAATGGACCGTAAGTTGCGTTCAACATACCGTCGCTGGTCAGGTTGTCTGACAGATCAACCAATTCCAGTTTCTCTTTCGAGAACACAACCGCCCAACCATTTTCAGCAGACTGGTTACCGTTTTGTGTTAACACGGTACCGTTGACGCTTAGTGGGTTAGGAAGTTCGGCTTGACGGACGATATTCAAAATACCGAAACTTGCCGGGTATTGTTCTGAATCGTTGACTTCCACCCAAGTAATGTAACCCTCGGACTTAGTATCACCGAACACAGACTCGACATTATCGTTCTCAACAAACTCACCCCAACGTAGGGTAGATTCTGCGATACCGAATCGGTCAGTACGTACTTTGCTGATTGGTACGTTAGGGAACGCATTCAGTCTAAACTCTACTGTGGCGTTAGGAACCCCATTGCCTGCTGCATCTTTAACGTAAGCCGCGATGAACACGTCTCCGCCTCGGATAGCAGCGTCTTGAGAGTATTTAGCGTACGTGACTGCCGCACCACTGATGAACTTAACTGCTTTAGTAGCAATGTCTTGTCCATCTTTCACAAAGCTGTAGTGCCATTGACCGTCACTGCTTTGTTCCACTGGTATTGAAATCGTACCATCAGGCATCGCCCAAGCAGTACCGAACTCAACATCGTCAGTACGACGGTAACTAACTTCAACCGGACCTTGGATACGCATACGTTGTTCACCTTCTTCAGGTGTCCAGCGCATAAGCTTACCATCGATCAACGTTTCCGCACCAGTGCCTACTACCTCGGCAGTATCAGTTGGGATCATCCAACCAATCGCTGCGTATTGAACAGCCGGAGCTGACAACCAAGTGATCGTTCTAGTGAACTGAGAAGACTCAGTGTAGAACGCAATGTCGTGTTCCCCTTCTGATTGTGCTGCCAAATGTCCGTAGAACATCTCGCGGTCATTATCGTGCTTGGTTAACGTTACAGTTTGTAGTGTACGTTTGTTAAACGCTGACATAGCTGTAACCGGAACGTAACGATCGTTAAAGCCACCCATCGCCACTGCAACAACTGCATCTGAGCCCGCACCGACTGTGTCAGTATGGTCTGACCAACGAACCATAACAGGCAAGCTGTAATCGTTCTTAGTCCAGTTGATGGTATGTTCTTCATTGAAGTCATTGGTGTAACTAGCCAGTACTTTGATGTCGCCATCCCAGTAAACTGGTACCATTTGAACTTCGCCGAACACGGTGGTTTCTTTTGGATTCTCATCGTTGTCCGGAAGGATGAATTCAGCAATACCGTTTTCATCAGTAAGAACAGTTTGTGACTGTAGACCCGCGTAACGCAAACTGATGGTTACAGGGATGTTAGGTACAGCGTTGCCGTACTCACCCATGGCAGCAATTGCTACAAAACCTTGTTCACGGTAAACCTGACGGGTGTTAGAGTAAGGTAGTACGCGAAGACCTACTACTGGTTCGGCTTCACCAACCCACTCGATGGTTTCTTCACGAATGTCATAACCTGTTGCGAACAACAGATGACGTGTTCCATCCCAAGAGCTTCCGCCTGCGATTGTTGCTGACAGACTACCGTCACCGCCAAACTCGTAATAAGGAGGACGATGATTTACGTCAGACGCTGTACCACAGTCAACGTAATCGAACGAACCTTTATCAAAGATAAAGAAGTGTTCAGTCGGACTACTTTCACCTGCTTTCGCGCTCACGCCAGTGGTCAGTCTTACTTCACCACGACCATAACCGATTTGATCGATAAACGTCACATCAATTACATCAGCCATTAGTGGATCAGTTGTACCAGCATCGTACCAAGTCACCGTTTGAGTTCTAGGCTGTGCCTCAACAAACACACTCGCCACACCGGAGGTGGTTTCGATAGTTTGACTTGTACCACTCAACACTGTTGGAGTGTCAATGACACCATTGGTTGGTGTGTCTGGGTTAAACGAAGCGACTACTGTATTGGTTCCCGGTACCGCATCGTCACTACCAAGCACCAGTTCCATGATACCCCACTCATCGGTAATACCGTTCGTGTAGATTTCATTTTCTTCTGGGTTGATAGCTTTCAACAGAGTCAGCCCTGCTACTGCTCGATCGTGTTCATCACGAACACCCCAAGCTACTCGCGCCGATTCCCCAGTAAAGCGGAAGGTTTGAGAGTAAGGCAGTTCTGTTACCGTACCATTGATGTATTCGATTTCAAACGTGGTTAAGATGCGTGAACCATCTTTGATGGTGTACACAACTGTACCCGCGCCCACTACATCATGGATGTAGAAACCGATTGAACCGTCACTGTTAACCACGGTGTTACCAGTTGAACCGTCACTACCTTCCCATGTTACTGGGGTAGGAGTAGATGGTTGGTAAACCGATTCGTCACCTGCAATACCTGTACCACGAATGTAGACCGTAGGAGCATCTACCGGAGTTAGGGCTTTTGTTGCGGTGTCGTCAGCCAGCTCAATGCGAGATAACACTTTATCGTAGACTCGCCATGTGATCGGCCACACTTTAGTATCACACTCAGAGAAGAACACTAGGTTGTGTTTACCTTCAGGAAGTGGATCCACCCAGAACGCTTGTTCACCGTTACCTAACACACCTGCCCAATCGTTAAGATCGTGTGCTGGAGGTAGGTTATCCGGGTCGTAAGGTTGTAGAGTCACCAAAGAGTAATCGTCACGGTTGTAACACATCAAACGACCAGTAGGGACTGGGTCGCCTTCTTCATTTGATACAACTGCACGCACTAACGGTGTAACACCGTTGTAAACAAACTGTGGTGCGTTAAATGAAGAGATCGTGTGAGCGATGTCTGTTTCTTCTGTCCAAATTAATTCCACCGTTGCTTCTTTCTCACCAGCAAAGCCAGCGATTTCACCAAAGCCTGTTTGGTAGTAAGGAACTGTGTATTCAAACTTACCGTACTTGTCAGTTATGCCATAACCCAAGTCTTTCTCTACCGGCAAGCGTTGGACGATGTCAATGCGTTGACCTACCATCACATCACCGTTCTCGTCTACCACGTACCAGCCAATGGTCATGGTCTCACCCACCGGAATGCGGTAGTCTAGGTCGACGTTAGGTAATGGACGAATAAAGATCTCGCCTTCGAATTTAACTGTGAATGTACCGACTACACGAGTGTTAGATTTAAAGGTGTATTGGATATCGCCTTCTACATCGCTAGATGCTTTGAACGACCAACGACCATCACCCATGGAGTGTGCTTTCGCTACATTACCGTTACCGTACTCTACATCAAACTCGAATTCAGTGCCCGGAGCAAACAGTTTACCATGTTGGTCTACTGTCTCACCCTCCAACAACGCTGGAAGACCAAGTTTCGTTTCACGCGGCAAGCCGGCGTCAAACTTCAAGTTGTCTAAGCGTGCTGGTTCACCCATCCAAGTAATGGTGTGGGTTACCGGAGCCTTACCTTCTAGTTCAAACAAGAACGTAGTAACTTCCCAATCTTTAAACGGACCGACTTGAGTTTCAAAGCGACCGTCGATGCCTGCGTAAATCAGATCAGACTCACCGCTACCTAGTCGGGTAACCTTGATTGGGGTTTGACCTTCACTTACAAAGTCATTGCCTTCTGCATCCACCAATTTACCGGAAATAGCCACGGTAGTACCGGCAGGTGCTTCTGTTGGGTTTTCACTATCCAGTACAATGCGGTCAGCCACGATAACTTCTTTCTCCCACGTTGCCGTGCCGAAAGCGAAGTCGTTGTCTGTCCATACGACGATGTCGTAAGTATTGCCCGGTTCCATGTACGCGTGGTTCAACACATACGTACCTTTAGCGGCTGTCGTAGTAACGTTAGCCGGATTCCATTGAGGGCCGAAACCAAACGTTGTAGTGACACCTTGTACCAGTTCACCGAATTGATCGTAGACACGACCTGTGACCGCCATTTGATCGGTACCCACAAAGGTCCAGTCAATTTGGTCTAAGGTGATGCGGTCGCCGTAAGACTCAGTTTCTACCCAAGTCAATACACGAACGTCGTCGGTACCGCCCGCCTTGATGTTCATGACTGCAACTTTCTCATCACCCGTATGGAAACGAGTCAACAAGAAATCACCATTTTCATCTGTGGTCTCCGCTCGGATAGTATCCAAGTCATCACCAACCATGGAGTAGAATGGGAAGTCACGTAGACGGTTTTGTTCGTCGTCTTCCAAGTAACCGTAAGCGCGTGCAGGTTTGTTCACACCCACTTTCGTAGGAGAGTAAGGATAGAACTCACTAACGATGGTGTTTTCATTCTCGATGATCTCGATATCTTTTTCCAAGATATAAACTGGTGCTTTACCCGTTTCGAATGCAAACTCGATAGTTTCAGTTTCACCTACTGGTTTCTCGGACCATGTGTAGAAGCGGAATGAACCGTCAATCTTCACAGGAACTTTACGTGGGGACTTATCGTGGAATACACCACCACGAACCATTAAGTTCGTTAAGCCGTCTTTCATTGGTTTACCGAACTGGTCGTAAACCACACCACTTACCGCAAAGACTTCATTCAGACCAATGCGACCCACTACTTCACGATCAAGTTCAATCGACGTAGGTTCTGGTGTTTCTGTACTTGGGCCTTCCACGACATCAATAGAGACACCTGTGGTTGCCAATAACAGACGTTCGCCTTGAATGGATTCGTAAACCCAACGAACAAAGATCGTACGACCTTGTGGTTCTTGTACATCCAAGTAAAGCTTGTCTGCCCATTTCGATATCGCGTAAGAGTACACTTTACCTGAGCTGACTTCAATCTCAAAGTGAGTAGGTTTCATCGGACCTTTCTCACGCTGGCTATTGTACGACGGTTCTACTGCATAGTAGGTGTCTTCCAACCACTCGTCTTGAGATTCGTAACCTTTACCGAATTCGATTTGCTGACGACCATCGGCTTGGTTAACCGCTTTGAACGTAGGGTCGTTGTAAGCACTTTGATCGTAAGAATAACGAACGTCAAACTTGCTGCCGTCTTCGTTACCCGGTGCTTTCAGAATGAACGTCGTAGACTGACGCATGATCATTGGTTCGAACGTAGGAACCACATCACTTAGACGTAGGTTCAACTCAATGGTTTGTTCCACGCCGTAAGTCGTAGGACGGAAAGCAGGAGACAACTCATTGATACGAACGTAATCGGTAGCGTCCATAATGAAAGAACGATCTAAGTCGGTCAGGTAGTGTTTCAACTGGTACTGACCATTCACCCATGTAGGGTAAGAGTAAAGCTTAGGTGAGTAAGCCCCGTCGAAGTCTATCGCCAGCAATGAGTAAGAATCTCGGTACTGGTTCGGGTTACCCGGTTGAGCTTCGTAGATGTGCTCGTCTGGGTCCAAGTTGTACACTAAGGTCAAAGTACCACGTTGCCCCGGAGTCGAAGGCTTGTGTTCATTCAGACCGTACAAAATGACCTTCTGACCATCGATCGGTAACTCTTCTGATTTCGAACCGTCACTGTAGTGCACCAAGGCACGGAATGCCAAGTTTTGCAGCACCGTGTTAACTGGCACGTTCAGAGTTTTAGGGTCACCAGAGTTCAGGAACCAAGGAGCGAGCAACTCCACTTTACGGATGTAACGTTTACCCACTTGGTGGTCACGTAGCATAGCCGTGTGCTGAACCGTTAGCGAACGCGCTTTCGGAATCATGTTACCGGTATGGTCGAACCACACCAAGGTCGCACGACTGCCATCTGGCAGTTCTTCCGCATTACGGTTCACGGAGAATGGTTGAGTAACCATGATCTCTTTGTTCGACAAATCGTGGTGTGCAGCTAACGTAGCAGGAATGCGGTTAGAGATCATTTCGTTGTTACTACCGTACACAACCGAAATGACTTTACCATTTTCCCCTACGGTGTTGCCTTCGTACAACAGAGCGTACGCGGCACCCGGTGCCATTACTTGACCATCTACCACGGCACGGTTAGGACGCACTGAGTAGTCGATACCAACGATCGCTTCTCCTTGGTAACCCGCAGGCAAACCAAAGATGGAGTTAAGTGGGTCGGAGTTACCATCACCACCGGTGTTAAAGATAGGTTCTAGGGTAGAACGTAAGTCCCCTTCCCAGTTAACGTGCGAAACGATGTACCATTGTTGAGCGACAGGGTCAACGACCATTTCTTTCTCTTTAGGTACACGGTAACGACTCTCCTCCCCCGGCTTCACCGTATCAGGGTTATAGACATCCCAAATATAGTGAAAACGTCCGGCTTCATTATCGTTAGGGAGCTGTGGACCAGCTCCCGGGATAACGGCGGATTGGGTAGGACTGTTTAAAGTTTTACTAAACATTTTTAACCTCAAAGTGTCCGTTAGTATTAATACGAGATTCTAAGAAAACCTCATTAACCCGTTGTATGAAAATCAATTGCTTCGGTTCTACCACTGGTACGTATTGCTGTACATACGGGAAGACCGCAAAGTAACGAACATCGTAACCCAATTGTACAGGGTCGTACTTAAGCAACCATTGAAAATCTGCTGTCTTACGCAATACATAGTCTTTGGAGTAAGATTCACCACTAGGTAGGTCATCCAGTTCCAATAGACCGAGTAAGATACGGTTCACTACCATGTTCATGAACGGACTGTACACACGGTACTTATCCATTAAAGAAGGGATGGCTTGTGGAGCAGGTTTCTTCGCAAACAGTGTTAGGTACTGACTCATTCGACGGTCACGGTCTCGTGCTTCTTCCCAACCATGTGAAGTATCGTACGGTACCCAGTCTCGAAGAGGTAGATACCAATGTTTCACACCGTACGGTTTCCCGTTCAATGGGTTCAACACTTCACTCGGTGGATTGAGTTCCGCCACCGCTACCTTAGCCGGGTCCCAGACCTTACCATCGATCGTAGTGCGCGTTATACGGTCTTCTCGCAAGTTGTATTGACCATTATGACCAATCACACCACCAGTGACGTAACCTAACTCAGATTGTTCCAGAGGGGTCTTATCGTCGATTGGTGACCACTCACTACAATAAAGGACGAAATCGTTTCCTCCGTCTTTTAAGTATTGGTGGTTTAAGATATGAACGTCAGGGAAGTCCACCACGTAATCCACGTTCTCTATTAAAGAACGACGGTTCATGATGACCATGATGTTAGCTGGTGCAATGTCCACCAACAACCCACCCTGAATCCATTCTCGTGTGACACTGAAAGATAATGAATTATCGATGTGGTTTAACGTGAACTCTTTGTACAACGTTTGGTCGTTGTAAACAATCAACCCCATGAACATCTTAGACGCCAATGTCCATGTCACGTTCCCCGTAGCACGATCAAAGAGATAGTCTTTCCCTTCTTCCGCCACCATTCGTTCTCCGGAGTACTCTCCTTCGGTGGTGACCGCCTGAACGTAAAAACGCGGCGTTGTGTTAGGGTCAACGTTCATCACCCCTCGACCGGCTTCTGCGTGAATACGACGTCCCGGTTTACCCGGGAAGAATTCCACTAACCCAACATCACTGCTTGGTCTGACGAAATTCACACGACTTAAATATCGCATGCGAAGGAATAACCCTTCCGAATCGTATTCAAACATGGTGAGGTCTTTACGACATGCAGGAGGGACTTCGAGTTCCGCTCCTGTTGAAGCGTCGTAAGACACAGGAGAAGCACAGAGCACTTGCGTGGCTCGGTTGTACCCGATCGCCTTCATCGCCAAATCGTGGTTAATGTCCTTATAAGGGATGGTCAAGAACTCGTTTGTGGCGGATTGTTCCAGATTGACTGCCAGCCATTCTTTCATGGTGGAGTTAATCCCGATCAATGCACCAACGATGTTCTCGTCATTCATGCGGTATAACCATCTCGCTCCATTAGACTCATAAGGAATCTCTTGAGCGTAGTTATTACGACGATACACCAACAACAACTGAGGACGGTCTTCGTTCACCATTTCTTGCATGTTGGTTTTATCGTCCACCAAGGACGCGTTGACAGCGTAGTCGCGGTGAGTCAATTGACGGAAGTGACTCGCTTCGTTACGGTTAAGATACACCCCACGTTTCTTACGGTTCACTAAATAAAAGGCGACATCCGCCACATAGTGATACGTAAAGTCCCCGTCGACTTTAGGTGGGTGAACAATTAACTTACGAACGTTATCTCGCTTAGACTGGAAGTTAGGCAAAGAGCCAACCTCATACATTTCTGTTTTCCAGACGCTAGGGTCATTGGTGATTTCGATGACCTCCGTTCCTAACAGTTGATCGTCCGCTGGAAACCCATCCCACAAATAACCATTCAAGTACACCGAGGTTAAACCCGGTAACTTGAGGTATTGTGCATAGATGATTTTCATGCGGTCTTTTTCTTCCGCTGAGTTATCGTTGTTAGAACTGAACCGCGGCCAGTCTAATTGTTGATTGTTGGTAAGTGGATTGTAAACTTCGGTTTGTATCGTGTAACAGTGAACATAACGAGGTTCTTTCCAGCTCTGTTTGAATGCTCGCAACTTTTGTATCGCTAACAATTGTTGTCCGTCGTAAGTCGACATAATCCAACACTTGTCTCGAGGATATAAACGACCGTCATCTCCGTAGATGTCGACGATCATACCTCGTTCTTTACAAATCTTCGCAACGTTAATCCATTGGTCTACCGGATCCATGCGAGTGAACAATTCATGGAAGTTCCATGTCGAGCCATCAAAGCCAGACATGTTGTAAATCATGAAGTAGTCTCGTTCAATCGGAGTCTTGCGGTAACGTCCCATGAACTGGAACGTGTTAATGTATCCCACGTCCGGTGATACCTGTGTCAGCATCAACTGAAACTGACGACCGGTACCGGGATTGGAATACATGTCCTTAATGGCGTAACGCGCTAAAGGGGTGCGATAATTATCGACTAACATAAGTTCCCCTCATAAGGAAAGTATTAAGGAATTAAAGGATGATAGGGTAAGAGTTCGTAATGGTCATCACCAAAGCACGGTTGTTTTTCTCGTTGTACTTAGGATCCAACTGCATGCCTAACGGCGTTTTACCGTAAGCGTTCTTATCCGAAATCGTAGCAGCACACATACCCACTAATAAAGGTGGGTGTTCTAGACCAGCGCCAACGATCTGTTTACCGGTTGCTGAATACCAGATACGTTGACCAAGAGCAACCAAGTCTTTCACTTGCATGTTCTTCAGTTTGTACATACCCGGGTAATTCACCAAAGCTTCGTGAAGTTTAGGAAGGGTGTCAATGAAATCGATTTGTTCCAGCACTTCCAAGCTACGACGACGATCAATTCCCATGACTTGTTGACACAAGTTTTGAGAAGTAAAGGTCATGTCGCCAACGTTACCGTTAACCAGACAGTTGTAGTAGTGAATAAGGATGATGTAAACCGAGAGTGCTTTGTCTTCTTCTAAACCAGACTGGCGAATGATTTGAGAACCCCAAGCACGAGCTAGTGCACGAGCCACGGTAGACTGGGTACCACGAACGACAGCCAAGTTACCGTCGATGATGTCTTGCTGAACATACGCGGCTACTAATAAAGCAGCACGTTCAGAAGAGTTAGTGACGACGCCGTTTTTGTTCGTGTATGGACGATCGTCCATTACGGTGATTGGTTTGCGGTTGAACCCAATCATAGATAGAGGGAAGTTCAGGAAAGGGATGTTCTGACCGTTATCGTGAGTGATGGAATAAACACCGTTACCTAAAGATAACAAGTCGTTTGACAACGATAAACGTTTAAGGGTAGATGGCACATGATCTAAGTGTGCTAATGGTTTACCGACATAAGTGTCGTAAGCATTAGAAAACATGATAAACTCCGTATTGAATCCTATGTAGAAACTTACTTTCTACGTTTCAGTTATAAGACAGTATTTCCTGTCATACGATTGATGGGAAGTGAGTTTTTTGATCAAAAAACTTTTAGTTAATAACAATAACCAACGGAGTTATTTATGTCCTTTACTAATATAGTTCCGGGGCAAGTCCGTAACCAAGGTATCGGTGATGATTCACGCCCAGTCGTGGTTCCTCAGCTGGCTACCTATCCTTGTAACTTCCCAGTTATCAGTATGGTTACTCCAAAAGGACCTCTCGGACAGAAGTACATTAACACGCGAGATCATGGCGACATCTACGGTGACGTCCAAGATGTCGATGGACCGTACTACAACCCGATCGCGGCGTTGATCCACTCACTATCAAGTGGTGGTCAGGCGTCGTTTGGTCAGCGTCGTTTGACAGCCAACAAAGAAATTGCTCGTGTAGCAATTGGTGTTAAAGTGACTAAAGGTAAAGTGCAGCAGTACAAACGTGATGACGCACAACAATTTATCTTAGACGACGCTGGTAAGCGCGTACCAGTAACAGATGGCACCACAGAGCACGAAGGTCTGAAGATCGAACATGTTCTGATGGACACCACTGATCTGGCCTACAAAGGTCTTAAACCAGTAGAAGGTACGGGTGCGACTGAAGAAGAAAACTTCACCATCTATCCTCTTTACGAACTACCTGCGGGTATCGGCGACCTCTACAACCGTATGGGTCACTACGCTGGTGTTAATCCTTCTGCTGACTTCCAACAAATCGCTAACTTCGTAAGTGAATTTGGTGTGTTCCCATTCACTATCAAGCTGTACGAGAAATCTGTGTACGGCACACCAGTGATGGCTAAAACACTGATCAACACAGAAGAAGCACCTTTCACTCTGTTCGATCTTCGTGCAAACGGCGTTCGTTACTCAATGAAAGAAGCTATCGGTGCTTACACCGGTGCTACAGCTAACCGTCCGATCACGCCACGTCCTGCTCCGTTCTACGAAGCACACGTGTACAACGATTCGATCGAAACGCTGGCTAAGCTAATGTTTGGTGTTGAAGAAAAGGCTATGCCTGATAACTTGGTTTACTTGGAAGGTGTTAAGCCTTACAAACAAATGAACCCGTTAACGGCAGTTACTCACGAAGGCATCCCATACTACGCGATCGAGATTGCTACAGAGTCTCGCTTGTTCAACATGGGTGCTCAGTTGGATGCGAAAGGTGGTATCTCACCATTCCTAACCAAAGAGTATCAAGTGCCTGAAGGTGTTACACTTTCTCGTGAGTACAACCTAAATCCAGCTAACGGTCCGGTTGAAGAACTAAACCGTAAAGATGCGTGGGCGGTGACACAAGCGCTGTATCTAGCAGACCTTATGGAATACCGTAAGTCTCTAGAGATCACTGACTGGACTCGCAACCGTCAATCGATCATCTTTGATGTTGGTTTCAACTCAGATATCGTAGACGAACAGATCCAACTGTTGGCGGCTCGTAAAGACCACGTAGCGGTATTTGCGTCAGCGGAATGGTTGAAGAACGCCACAATCCAAGAGCATTACTCTCGTCAAACGTACATCACTAACCGTCTTCGTCTGATTCCTGAATCAGAGAAATACGGCACACCTGCTTGTCGTGCGATGATTGCAATGTGGGAAATGAACAAGATCAATGAAGAGTCTAGCGAAGCATTCTCTCATGTACTTGACATCGCTTACCACATGGCTCTATTGGGTGGTAACGCTCAAGGTCAATTGATCAAAGCGAATTCTCCTGATCACGCGGACAACCGTATTCTAAGTACGATGTTCAACCCTACTGTCGATATTGAAGCAGACCCTGTGGCTGCGGCTAACTTCGACAACGGTGCTTGCACTCTTCGTCCTTACAACCAAGAACAGTTGTACCGTCCTGCGCTACCAACTGTTTACCCACATTCAGACTCTGTTCTGAAAGATTGGACTACAGTCTTCACTTCTGTTTGTGTTGAGAAGATCATCCAAGATACGTGGACGTTGGTTTCTGGTGATACCACTATCACTTCAGAAGAGTACGCTGCGATTGTTAAAGATCGTGCGGAAACAGAATGTCGTGAACGCCTAGGCACTATGTACGAAGATTTGGTCATTGAACCAACGTACAACGAAGGTGGTCCGGATTCTCGTTCTGTACTTTACGTAACAGGCTACGTTGCTTTCCGTAAAGGTAAGTACATGATGGACATGTCTCTTGTTGCACGCAACGAGCAAGACTTGGTAACTGAGGGGTAATCTAGATGTCTAGTAACCAACCGCATCGCGGTAACAAGACTTTACTGTCTAATTCATCTGCCTTCTTTACCAACACTGACAAAGGCGTACGCCCTACGTTAGATGGTACACAAGGTGGTCAATACGGTTTTGCACCGGACTCCTACCTATACGTTAACGAGCATCCGCACGTTGACCAACAGGGCTGGTGTTTCGTGTTGTCAACTCCGGCGTTGTTCAGCAAACTGCCGGCAGGTAACTACCTGCATGCGTTAGCTAAAGCGTGGTTCGAGACTCGTGCTCGTACTTGGCAAGGTCCAACAGACCGTACTGAACTTGAGTTTGGTGACGTTCGCTGGTCTGGCCGTACGCTAAGCGTACCTACTGGTGGTACTCGTACCCTAGGTCCTATTTCATTCCAAGGTAACGACGTAGTAGGTGAAGTGTTCACTAACCTACACTCTATCTGGGTGAAATGGTTAGGTTACGATGTAGACCTAGCAGCACCTCGTGCTGTGGTACTGAGCAACCCGGGCGATCTTCTGATCGACGAACGTTCAGCTACCCTACTGATGTTCAACACGACTGAGAACATGCGTGATATCGCTCATGCGGCTATCACTATGGCAGTAATGCCACGTTCTACAGTAGAAGTTGGCATCCGTCGTAACAAAGAAGAAGCTGGTCAAATCCGTGAGATTAACATGGAGTACACTGGCTTGACTGAGTTCGACACGCTGGCGACTCGTGAAGTGGCTCGCACGTTCTTGAAGAAACTGCCGTTGTACAACAACATCGGCGCTAGCATCCCGTCAGGCTTTAAAGACCGTACTGCGGTTCTTAACTCTCTACGTGATGTTGGTATCATGGAACAGATGGAAGCTCGCGCTAAAACTGTTAAGAACAAGAACACTATGGTTTAATCCATAGAAAAAAAAATAAACTGCAAAGTTATCCTCCTACTACCCCAAGGGGTAGTAGGAGGTTTTATGCATTCTGTTTATTGTAAACGAGTCATGGCACGTTCTTCATTGGTGATGTTCGTATAGAAATCGTCCAACGTACGTATTTGACCAACTTGCTCACCTTTTAGGAAACGAGCTAAATGACGTGCATGTGAGTAAATAGTCACTTCTTTATCAAGTTCTGATGAGAGGTCTTTTGCGATCTCCAAAGCTTGTAATGAATCAGTGATATAAATCAACATGCTCGTGTATATGGTTAAGTTTAGTTCAATACAGAGTTCCGTGTTAAACTCAACCGGACGTTCTTCCGTAAGTTGAATCACGTGACCAAGTCGTTTAGTTTCCACATCCCATTTACTGACAAAGATGGTGTGTTTACCAAACGTCGCTTTAACTAGATCAAGGTAGTTGGTACCCTTGTAAATGAAGCTTTCCATAATGGCTCTCTCATTAAAGGTTGTTTGATTCTAGGATTTCGATGAATTTAGTTACTGCTGTTGCAGCATCGCATCCATCAAGTTCTACCAGCAGACCGTCTTCATAATTCCCACCCAAATCTTCATGTTGAGTTAGGTTACGGATTACCCAGCCGTTCTTCATTCCACCGATAGCTAATGTGAAAACCGATTCGTTTTCATCACCAGAGACAAGCAGGAATATAAGTTTTCCAGACACTGGATCTGTCTTATTGATGATTCCTGCTTCATTCAAAGTTCCATCTTTGCACGCACGCCAGTTGATTGGCATGACCTTTTTAATGATCGAAGATTGCTTTTCCATGATCGTTTCCTCATAAAAGGTTGAATAAATAAATTAGATTAAGACAAGATACCAGCAACAACGCTAACTAGTGTTGTAGTCCAGATAGTATCCCACATTGCTGAGCTTCTTGAATTAGACCAGCGTGTATCTGACTCAGTAGTGCGAGCCATAGAGATAGCTGTACCTGCTGCAATGCAAGTTACAGATTTAACAGGAGTTTCACTTGTACAACCAACTACCGCTGCCAATGCTGCGCCAGTAACAAGTTTAACACCACGTAGTTCATTTACAGTTGTTTCGTTAGCCATGATAAAATCTCCAAAAAGTTAAATGACTTATATTCTTTATACACCTAGACTATATAGGTTTAAAACTATCTGTATGTCAAAAAAATAAAAAGCAAAAAAGAAAGCGTTCCCGAAGGAACGCCACCACATTAGACACCAACGTACAAACACGTGCGTTCACCAGTAGGGTATTCCCCATACATCACTTTGAGATCTCGAAGCTCACCGATGATAAGGTGTTGTTCTTGATCCAAGGTACATTGGAATAACCCCACCTCTGTACGGATGAAGTAGTCGTAGTAAAGTTCACCGTTCACATTACTGGTTTCAAATACATCAGTAACGTATCCCTCGGTATCCAGTACTTGGTATTTCAAACTACACCAAAGGAGGAAAGAGATCAAACCAGCGATCAATCCGTAAACCGGTGTTCTAATTAAAGTACTTCTTTTCATCACCCCTCCGTCGTGGGTTTAATATTCAAACAACTGTATTCACCGTTGTCCATCATCTCGTAAGTCATGTTCACGTAATTCGTTCCACCGAGCAACTCGTACTCATCATCACGTAACACACACGACACCACTTTACGACCCACCAACACGTCGATCTCATAACGGACAAACGAACGCATCTCAGATTCAACGATCTCAGGTTCACCCACCGTAGGGAAGTTCACCGTAGTGGTTTGATGTATTTGTTCACGGATGTTAACGATCTCACCTTCCGAATTATACGAACTCGGGATGGAGTTCAACGCCACGTGATACAACACCGCGAACAACACACTAAATAAAAAGATCTTCACATTTTCTTTCTTAAACATTTTAACCAGTCCTTCTGACGTAATAATAATAACGATCCACATTCCTTACTTTGGAATTAGTGGTTCTTCCTAGTTTAGATGGAACAGTAACAACATGAACCACTGACACTAAATCAGTCAATGGTTCCCAGTCCGCCCCTTCTATTTCTATCGGTGCTGCCGCAGCATATAACGCCGAGGCCAGAGCAACAGATAGTCTTAGACTCCGCATAGACCCTCCTTACATACGATGTTATTCCTCGTTGTCTGGGGTTCTGTTTAACCATGCTTCACGGTCGTTGGTATACATTTCATTGCCGTCTTCATCAACCACAACAAATCCTGCACGCTTAGGGTCGTCTTTCAACATATCCGGTGAACCTAGTGTCACGACGTTCTCTACTTTGACCGGTTCACAGATTTCCAATTTACTGCACGCGGATTCGATAGCTTTTAGCTGGTCAGCAGATAAGTTCAACTTATGTTGACCAATAGTAAAGTCAGGAGACTTAGCCCAATGCATTTCCAGCTCGACGGTTCCACGTTCATCTAAGTACTTCTGGTATCCCGCGTCATCGATTATTTGGACCGTCGGAATACACCCACGAAGTTTACTTAAACCCGGTTCCCCTACTCGGGTGAGTCGTCCCATCATCTGAATGTTATTTCGGGTTAACACGTCTTCACCAAAACAAGATTCCATCACTTCCCCATAGGACGGGTAACGTGTGAAAATAATGTTTCTCATCCAAGTGCAGTACTCAGTAACACGCAACGTCACCCACAAGTCTTCTGGATAAGCCGTGAAGTCCGCCATCCACGCTAAGGAGTATTTCGTTAGCGGTTTGTTGGAATACTGTTGGTAACGACGACGGTAACGAGTCAACAAACGACGGTGAACAGTTTTAGTGTAGTCACGGAGCCATTTGTGTTTATGACGAGTGTAAGTGTCTGGGATAGTGTACCACTCCACCATGTGGTTGTAGAACTCAGGTTTAGGTACCCCGAATTCTTCACACATCCATTCGATCAAAACCATGAAACGAGGATGCGGATTTAGAATACCAACTTTACCGTATTCTAAAAGGTCTAGTGTTGAACGACACTCTGCTTCTTCCAGCTTCCAAACCTTACAAGGGTCGTTAGGATAACCAGTCGGGTAGATGGTGTCGTAGTACTTACCTTCGAACTCCAACAAACAGTGATGTGGGTGAGAAACCATATTGACTTCAATACGGAACTTCTCCTTTAAGATGTGTTGCACTAAAGTTGCAACCATGTAGCAGTAACCTGTGTTAAGGTCTTGAACTGCACGGTGCGGTTTGTTGTTGCAGATCTTCGCATAAGCATCAACAGTTTGAAATAGTAGTTCAGTGATTTGTTTGTGCATGGGTTTACTCTCTTTAAAGTTTATATGGAATATTACTAGGGTCTTTACACCCTAGTAATATAGATGTGTGTTTAATTATAAAGTGACTTAACGTGGGTCACTTTGGCTCGTTCGCCGTCGGTTCTGTAGGAGACCTCGACAGGGTAGAATTGATCTAACGTGAAAGCAATGTCCTTAGGAATCTCTGGGACTTCCCATGTTCCATCTGGAACAGTCCCTGAGAACAACAAAGGTTCCACCTCAAATCGTTTACAACATTGTAAAACAATATGATAAATATCCCCATCCCACGGCTGAAGATTGAAGTTACCAATCAGCTCAGCTGAACGAGCGTATTGGTAAAACACTTCATCCAGCTCAAAGATGGACCCATTAGGATACAACGTATCGAAATGATTGTTGTCGTACACTATGAAATAATGACTTGGTGAACACATCACATGACATGTTTCACCGTAACGCTCCTTCATAATGTGTGCGGTCAACATCGCGACCCACAGGCATTCGCCGTTATTGAGTTTTACTATGGTCTCTTCCCACGCACCTATGTTGTGATAAGCACGATAGGTTGCAGTGATCTCATGAAAGATCTCAGAGATTCTAGAGCGGAATAAACTGAAGTGATCAGACATGTTCTCCCTCTTTTTCCAATATGGTGGTTAAGTAATTGCTCAGGTGTTTACCTGAAGCACGGATTTCATCCGGCGACATCCAACCTAAAAAAGGATGACGGTCGGGTTCCATGTTGCGAGGTTCTTCGTGTAACTCCACCGCAAAGATGGTTTGTTCCACGTCACCTAAGAAAGTGTAGTTGTTAAACCAGTGATGGTATTCACCGAGGATGGTTAAATCCGATACACCGATCTCTTCTAACAACTCACGACGAAGTCCTTCTTCCAAGGTTTCCCCGTCTTCCAATTTCCCGCTAGGTACTGTGTACCCGCCAATCTTAACATGCATTTGAATCAGGATTTTACCTTCTTCATTTTTGATTAGCGCACCAACCGTCTTTAACATTTCTTAATCCTTCTTCTCAGTTTCTTTGGCTTTAGACTTTTTCTTAGCCTTCTTAGCCGGTTTGCCTTCTTTAGGTTTCTCGATTTCCGGTTTGGTTAGTCCGGTGATTTCGTACAAACGTTTCTCGTAACGATCGCGTAAGTATTTCTGTTCTTCGGGATCTAGTTTATTCGAAACCTCCTGAACCACCGTACCATCCGAGTGCAGCACTCTGACGTTCCCACCGATGGTTTCATCTACTTCAGACCGTAATACCAATTTCAAAACCAACAACACGTCGTAAGCGGTTACCGTTTTATCACCAGTAATCGCTTTCATTGTTGCTGAGAACGTCTCGGACCCAGACCCCGCCACAGCATAAGTCAAAGGTCTGCTAATGCGAAGTTCGTTGCCACGAAAGTCCACTTCGAAAAACTCTTCCCCGATGCGGTAAAAGATTTTAGCCAAACGGCTACTTCTTGTCGATAGGTGAATCAACTCCCGTTCCCAAACCCCTTCCTTGAACTCCTTAAGACCAAATAGTTCCAACCAATCTTTAGGGTCTAAAGTGTGTCTAAAGATGAGGGCAGTCGAACCACATACCGCCATGAAATCTGGTTTAATACGAGTCCCGTCTTCTTTAACATAATCAGGTGTCAAAGTCGGAGTACGGATGATCTTAATTCGGTCATTATTGTACTCGTCATTAACAGTTGGTATCTCGACGGTCTCTCTTGAGTCAGCAAAGAAATTGCCTCGGTGTCCCACTATTACTGTCATTGGTGTTTCTCCATAGCTTTATCGAATAACTCCAACCAATTATCAATGTCCGATTGCTCATATTTGGTTTCGGATAAAATGCTTGTGCCGGTTTCTGTTTTAAAAAGTGCTGTCATCTTAGGTGTGGTGGGCTTTAACTTTTGCACCATCGCCCAAGAGTACGTTTCCACCGGACAGTCTATTCCGAGAATTGACGCTGAGTCAGAGTATTTATAATCAGGGTCGACCAACCATCCACCTTCGGCTAAAAACCGGACCTCAAAGGTTTCACTGTCAATTGAGATCTCGACGACACGGTCATTCTCACACAACCCATAGTAGGTCAAAGTAGGGAGTTTGGTGACCACTTTAAGAGCGTAAGCGATTCGATGTTTCCCGACCTTAAGTTCTGTCTGACGGAAAGCCCAGAGGATGTCATCGATTTCTGTGGTGTTCCAGTTCGCTGAAGTATCGTCTGTTACCACCGCTCCCCACAACACCTTAGTTTCTTGTTCCTTGCCTTCATCGTCGGTGTACTTGATCGGTAAGCGATCTTTCCATACCGGTGCACCAAACATTAAGTTCGTTACCCAAAAGTCTCCACCGAGTTCATGGACACTTTCAAACAACACTCCGGTTTTATCAAAACACATTAATGGCATAACTTACTCCTTTTCACTGACTGCGAGCGCACAGATGATGACACGGTTAATGGCTAACGTGCTAGGACGTCCTCCTAATGAACGATTGACCGTGATCACTGCGGTGGTTGTTTCCTGAGGGTCTTTCATACTAAAGCGTTTACGGACAAAAGAGAGTCTTACCATATTAGGTTGAGGGTAGGTAAAACTTAATGCTTTATAGATAAGCAAAAGTTTGTCTAATCCTTTCTCGGTAAACAACATTTGCAAGTAATAGTCGCGTTGACCAAAGTCTTCTTCAGGATGACCGGAACAACTTTGATGTGTGGCTAGTTCATTGCTAGCATTGATTGCTTTAATGGCTTCCAACATATCTTGGTCGAAGTTACGCAATCTTAGGAAATCAGTGACCTTATTTAGTTCACTTTGCTTTTGGAAAAACATGGGTGCGGTACGCATGGCGCAATCCTTAAATATTGAAAAAGTAAAAGAGATGGTAGGACCGAAGCCCTACCCGTAATAGTTAAACCGTGAATGGATAAATGATTTTGTCGTGGTGCTTGTAATCAATCAATGCAAAGTCTTTAGGAGTTACCCAAGTACGGACATCTTCCAGAGTCTTGATGTCTGGGTTGATCCATAGCTTAGGTGCTTCTAAAGGTTCACGTTCCATTTCACCACGGAACAAATCAACCTGATCTTCATACAAATGAACGTTGACCAGTTTGTGGTAAGACTCTTTAGCCTTATGACCTGTGATTTGTGCCATCAGCGCATTGCTCAAGAAAACTTGAATCATGTTGGAGCTTACACCTAAACCCAGATCACATGATCGCTGCGTTGAGTTCAAGTACATATCGTCATTCACCAAAGACCAGTGATGAGAATACATGCAAGGACGTAAACAACCTAAATCGAACATACCCGGGTTCCAGAAGTTCAGGATTTCACCACGGTCATCCAAACCATTGCTAAGGTCAGTGTAGATGCGGTGCAGTAAGTCAATCTCACCAGAATGACGTAAGTCTAATGTGCCATCATCTTTAATGCGAGCTTCACGATTAACGAATTCCATCAACGGCCAGTGGTTACCCACACCACCATAGACGATACCCATGTCATCTTCACCCAAGCGGTTCGGGTTATTCAACCATGCTTCATTTTTATTGGCGTTACTGTCCCAAGACTTAGTCATTAGAGCGCGGAAGTCCGCAGCGTTCATCAGACCCTTCCAGTAACCCAGTAATTCACCCACACCCAAGAAGAAAGGTGATTGACGTAATGTGTTAGCTGGCACCGCATTAAGGTCGTTACGGTAAGTCATATCCGCATTGATGACGGTTAAACATTTCTTACCAGTGCGTTTGTTGTGAATATATTCACCTTCGTTCAACACACGTAGACCTAACTCTTTGAAATTCGTATAAATCATAATAACAACTTTTTTAAAGTGAAAAAGAAAGTGGTCGGTATCACCCGACCACACTTAAGGTTTACTTCGGCACGTAAACGATTTTACGTTTCTCATTTACTCGACCGAAAGAACCCGTGTACAGCACATCGATTTCATCCACCGGCGTGGTTTCACCAGTTTTGATATATTGCTCTGTATACGTGTTCACCAAAGAGACGATGTTTTTACGCAATAGTAAACGATCGAACTCTTCCCACTCTTTGGCAAAATAGCGTAATCCCTCTTTAGGATAGCTATTCCAGTTATAACCGTTCGCACGGCTAAACTTATCCAGCAGATGTTTGTAGACTTCTTCAGTCATCTCTTGCTGTGTTAACCCATCTTCTTTACGGAACAAGAAACAACGCATGACGTACAGAGGAAGGTTAGGTTTGCCACGGTCAGCGATTGCCACCAAGGTAGACAACTCAGTGGTCGGCCCGCCTTTGTAGCTACTGCGGTGTTCTAAGCAGCACAAGCGTACTTGATCAATGTCGTTGTCTGTTAACGCACCCTTGCCGAAGATGCTCAATAACTCTTCAGCTAAGATAGCCGATTCGATATGATGAGACTTCCTGTCCCAACGACATCCCAAATCGTGCATGAGAGCGCCGTAGTAAATGATTAACATTTCTTTGGTGCCGTAGTACCCTTCTTTCACTCCAAGCTCCACTACGAGCTTTACAACAGCGTGTACGTGCTCTAAGTTGTGAGCGTGGTCGTTCTTGGAATTACTGGATACACAAAACTCTAGGATTTCAGGGTCAACAGTAATACCACCGATTTGAGCTAGGGTTTTGAACTTCATGGTGTAGTTGTAAATGCGTTGTTTCATGAGTCACTTCCTTGTTTCCTTAAAAGGACCTCAAACTTAAGGTCCGCAAAATGGCGTTCGTCTTTTTCAAAGTATGATGTAGCGAAAGGATAAAAGTCGTCATCTACATCAGGGAAGAAAGCATCGCCTTCGATGACAGCGTTCACCGTTGTGCGCATGATCAGATTAGAATAAGGTAGAAATATCTTGTAGATGTTCTCCCCACCTATCACGATCATATCGTCCATAACTTCGGCTAACTTTAAAACTTCTTCCACACTGTTCAGTACGAGTGCGCCCGGAATAACCAGTTCCTTATTTCGACTTAGAATTATGTTTTGTCGATTAGGTAATAGTCGGCCTATGGATTGGTGTGTTTTATGACCCATCACCACAGGTCGTCCAGAGGTCTGATTACGGAACCACTTCATATCTTCAGGTAAATCCCACAACAGTTGATTATCCTTTCCGATACAACGGTTCGTAGACATGGCTACGATCATAGATAATTTTTGGTACATATAAACTCCAATATATATTAGTTAAATCACTAAAATAATATAGAACTGACATTTTTTAATAAAAAAATAAATTGTAGTTATTAGGTAGGTGGAAACCCCACCTACCTAATAGTATTATCAATCACTAGGGATAACGAACCGGCATTGTTTTCTGAAGGAGAACAATTCGTTCGCCGACATTCGGTTCTGGTTATCAAAGGTGACGATTTCTTTCCCGTCTACATCAGTCAACCATATCGTCTCGTATTGCGCGAAGATATGAGCAAAGTCACTAAAAACAAATCCCTCCATGGTCATTTCGACATGTTGTGCAAGATCGTGTTTTGAATCATATCCGAACACTTTACTAACTTTTTGTTCTTTCCCATCCACCATCAAAAGAAACGTAGCACGTTCAATCAACGGTTGACAAGTAAGATCCATCACGACGGATTGGTTTACTTGATATTGGAATGAGAATGTGTAAGGATTATTGTTAGGGATGAATTCCCATTTGTTGGTCGTCGAGGAGTCTGACGTAACATAGTTACCGAAAGCACTCAACGCAACGCATGACAAAAACAACGTCATGAACTTTTTCATTACCGAACTCCTTAATTTTTTTATTAAACCACTTGTTGAAGTCGACGAGCAAATTGAGTTTTTGCACGAGAACTGAACGCGTAGTCTTTTAGGTGGGTGTTGCGAATGACAGGAGATTGCTGTTTAATAAGTTTCACCAAATTAAACACGTTATCACTAGCAGTAGTCCTGTCGGCTTCTGGTAGAGAATCCAAACACATCTCTAAGTTAGCGAAATCGCATAACCCAGTTTGTGCACGGAATATCACACGATTCAGACTCTGGTGGTCTGCTAAGATCTCAGTTCCAAAGTCTGGAGTAGTGATCACTTCGAATTCGTAACAAGTATTAAAGTGTCTGTCGTGGATACGGAAACAAACACCTTGTGATGGATAAGTAACCGTTACATGGTAACGTTTACCGAAATGTACGTCTTGGTAACCCATTAACAATGTGCCAAAGATACCGCACACCATTAGTAAGATAGAGTACATATTGTGATCGTACGGACCAACCAATAAAAGAAAGCCAGCCAACGTCATTAATAAACATGTTAAGATCATGGTATTTTCCCTAATGAAATGAGTTTTTGTTCAACGTTATACTCCACGTGGAAGTTTTGACGTTGTGTGATTTTCATCAAACTCTGATCAAAAACAAATTGAATTAAGTCGTGCGCTATCAGCAGTCGTTCTTTTAGTAACCGGTCGTTCTTATGCAGAGCGATGGCGGACACCAAATGATCAGTCACGGTACGATGGAAGTGTGAACCCGGTTCACATCCCAAAGTTAAAGTGGCTGGGACTTCGTCATTGCGAATCGGTAAACTTAACTCAAATATGTTCTCGACAGTATTTGAAGTCAAAATAAATAAAAAGCTTTTGCTGTCATCCGAACAGCAACACTCAATGGTAATCCTACCGTGCTTGAGCTCCTTAACGGTAACTGAGTAAAAGTCACCGACCCCATCGTATTTTGTTTTAAGGGCGTTTCTCCACGCCCCGATTAAAACAACGACTAAAAGTCCCATCCACGCTAAAGTCATGCAGCTTGTGCCATCCATTTAAAGTTAACTGGTTTAGCTGGCGTATCACCAACAATGTTAAAGCTACGTGCGTTCACCTTAGCGAACTCACGACTTGCTCCTACTATAGAGTTGTACATTGCAGGTGAATAAACTGATGAAGCAAGTTCAAGCTGATCATAGTAGAAGCCGAACAACAAGTCATGCAATAGACCCATTTCGAATTCCACACGATCGTCTGATTTGCCTAAGCGATCTTCCAATCCCATCGCAATAAACAATTCTCCTAATTGAGCGATGTTGAGATGATTGGTGTCTGTGTTTGTTCCGATGAACGTGTAAACACGCTTACCGAAGTATTGTTGCACTCGTGGTAGTACAGTCGCTGGACGTTCACGACCAGTACGATACACGTGCTCTTCCATTTCCACCCCGTTTTCTTTTAGGATGATAGACTCCACTTGGTCACGAGCTTTAGGGTAGAAGTGTGCTTCGAACCCAAGAGAAGGCTTGATTGAGTTCGTGGCAATGAAACGAATCATCCCACGCTCAGCTTTGACCTCAAAATTAAAAGCCTTGTTAGGGTCACTGAGTCGACCGTGTGCTAAGAAGCAAACAGCCAAAGCTGCTAGGATGGAAATGATAGCGATAGTGATGTTAAGCGAAGTTAGTTCCATTTTAAGTTCCTCTTTTTAAAGGTTATAAAGTTACGTCTAGGTAGTTGTAAAGATGGTTGTGTACTTCATCCATTCGATCTTTGGTGTATTCGTTGTAATGAGGTTCTAGCTCGTTAGTTAGAATAGCACGGATAAGTCCAAGGTCACGATTAAGCAATGCTTCCTTACCTTCACGAATGATGTTGTGGTTAGCCAACGCTTGCAATGCTCTCATGCGACACTCAGCAGAACCGAAGTGCTTATAAGAAAAAGCAAGAACGTAAGTCCCGAGTACTGGGTCGTAAGATAACGTTGTTTCTTCTGATGTTGTACTCTTGATGGTGTGAAGACACATAGTGCGGCCTTCCTCACCATATAGGAAGGTCCAGTGAGAATTTACATCATCAAAGATACGCATTTCAAGCTGCTCAACACCATCGATGTTGAACTGACGAAATAACGTCCAAGTGATAGCGATAGCAATGATGGCGACAAGTAGAGCTGAAAGTGCGTACATAATAGGTCCCTCGAAAGGTTAAATAAAAAATGATTGATTATGACCCCATCGAAAGATGGGGTCAGTTTAATTAGCGAGAAAGATTACGATCAATCTTTCTTTCTAAGTACTCAAGATGAGCGTGTTGCTTTTTAACGATCTCAGTAGCGATCGCTTGGATGAACATACGGCGAACACCTGAACAACTGAAGCGGTAAGGTAATGCAGTAATGTCACTGTTGAACATGTTGTAAAATAGTTCACCCGCTTCACCGTGTGTGCGGACTTCCACATTACGGAAAAGATCAGCAATGCTTTCACGGTCACATGGTTTCATGGTAATAACCAGACAACCATTTTCATCGAGCTGATATGGTTGAGAGATCGAGTAATCCGTGTTCACCAGATTGATGTACACCGAGTGTTCTTTCCCATTGTTGTATTTCACATAGAGTCTGAATCGTCTTAGTGCATTGGTAACACCGACCGAATGAGTGTGACCGTATTGATCAACCACGATGCTTAGACGAGACATAGTGAAACGAAACAGACCAGCTGCTAGTACTAAAAGAACCATCACTAGGATGGTGTAAAAGATAATGCTTAGCATAATAATTTCCTTAATAAGGTTAGATAGATTAAGAATAGCACATTACTATTCACCTAAGTTATATAGATCTCAAATAAACTGTAAGTAAAAAAATAAAAAAAGAAATAACTCCCATCCCCGTTAGGAGATGGGAGTTAACTTTACATTACTTAAATAGTTTGCTTGCTAGAGTTTCGTTTGTAGCACGTTGCTCTGCCAGCCAATCTGAAGCTTCTTGTGTGTGGATGAAATCTGTCATTGTAGTGCTAGCACCGTACAATGATTCGTCACCCACTTCGCTACGGAGAATGTGTTCAGAATTGAATGTGACACCCGGTATAGTTAGCGTGCCTTCTACGTTGTTGATTTTGTCGTTCTCTGCATAAAGATTACGAGTAATTTCAGCAGTCGCAACTTCAACAGCACCGCTCACTTGGTTCATGAAGTTTACGTGAGCTTCCATGGATTCACCAGTAATACCTTCCGGCATTTCTAGTTTCTCCGAATCGAACACCACTACGTTAGTACCTTTGTTGTACTCGTGATTCTTAGTCAGAGACTTAACTAGGTTAGCTTGTAGTTCGTCGTATTTAGGAGCTTTAGTATCAGACATGAGTTACCTCGATATAGTTTTAGTTAATTAAAAAGGAACGTGGTACGGTTCCCTAGACGCTGTGGTCTTTGTTCACCTAAGTTATATAGGTTCAAAATATTTTAAGAAACTACATTAAAAACAGAACAATCCATTTTGGTGATATCTTTCAGTACGTCGAACAAGTCCAGATAATCACGTTCAATGACTACACCCATCGCTATATTCCAGAACGCTTCACGACGCTCAAACATAGCGTTAATCATTGATTCATCCAAATCAGATAACACCATGGCTTCTGCGTAATCCATGTCACACAAATCGTGTTTACGCACTGCGTAAGCGAAAGTGAGTGTAGCCAATTCGAAAGGATTGTTGTTGGCGTAATTAGCACGTCCCACCAACCATTGGTCGTAACCCACTACCGTTGACATAATGGTGTTGAACGCACGCTCAAATGTCAAATCGCTAACTGCTGCCAAACGTGAGATAGTAGAAGTGAAACGTTCAGATTCTTCTACGATCATTTCGTCACTGTAACCGTTCAGTGTTTTGCCTTTAGCGTTCAAGCTAAGTTTAAGGACAGCTGCACCAAATGATTTCAATGATTCAGTTTTAAGGTTAGAGAACGCCACACCTTCGATTAAGTGGGAACCACTGGAGCGGTCACGGTAGTTTTCCCACACGCCTTTCGCACTATCATGAATCCCTGCCAGCACCATAACTTCGCCACGAACAGCGGACATAGTAGAAACCAAGTTGAGTTTCTGTACGTATGTAATTTGCATTGTTTTTCCTTTTTGATGGTTTTCGGTTTATGCTAATAAATAAAACACCAGAGTAAAAATTTACTAAAAGCAACAAAGAGGGCAGGAAACCCCGCCCACTCAATTAACGAACTTAGAACAAGTCCATAGGGTTTACCGTAGTGATGATTTCACGCTTACCGTTATGAATGTGGTGGTTGCGTTTCAACGTTGTCAGCATATCATTTAGTTGATTGAACGACTCCATACCTTCCACGGTTTGGATTTTGTTCTTATCACCTAATGCCGCTTCCATCAGTTCAATGGATTTACCTGCATCGATAGTCATGCCTTCTGAAAGATCACGTTCAAAACCCATCTCAAACATCAATGATTCCATACCACCGACTTGGTTAAGACCGGTGCGGTATTTCGTCGCTTCTGCGAAACCCGGTTCAGGTACCCAGTCGAGACCTGTCCAGTATTCGACCTGACGTGTGGTGTCACCGAATTGCTGAGGTGTGGTAACCGTACGAATCGATACCGCGGTACCCATTTTCGGAGAGTCTAGGTTTTCTTTGAAGTACTCACCAAACGGACCAAACGGTTTAGTGTCGATATCGAAGTACACCGGACCGTTCATAGTACGACGGTCAAACTTAGTTAGGTTTGGATAGATCTCGCCGATGGCTGCACAGATGCGGTCCATGTCGATAGTCTTCAGACGGTTAATCCAAGTTAGTACGTCGGTGATCTGAGTACGAACAACCTTTCCGTCGATCTTCTCAAAGAACCACTGAACCGGATGGTTCATTTCCATGTACACTTCACCACGTTCTAAACGACGACGTAAGTCGCTGCCAGAACCCACATTCGGACCTTCTTCCAAACACTCTAACAAGTATTGGTTCATGCGGTACGTGATACCCATGCGGTTTGCTATGTTGAAACCACCGCCAGCAATGCGGTAATAACCGTCACTGTTTGGTGTGATAATCCCCTTGTTCTCGGACATCGCTAGTTCGATGTTGCCGTAAGTAAGTTTACTCATCGCCGAAGCCACCTTTAATAATTAGTTCTTCTGTTGTTACTTTATCGTCTTTTTCCAAGACCGCCATAATTAAGTTGTCTTGGTCATAACCACCTATCAAGCGGTTAAAGGTGCCGTCAATCAATAAGCTGCCGTTGTTCAAACCCACCGTCAAAGGCGGACGCCCTTGTTTGATCGCTTTGGAATAACGATACGGTTGACTTGGGTCATCAGGGTCTCGTTCCGTTAAAGAAGTCATAACACGGTATACCGTAGGGGAACTACCCACACCGCGGTTAGTGATCAACTTAGCTCGGTCGAAAGTGGTACGAACTTTGGTGTACTCTGTGTACCACGGGAGTTTGTTTAACCAACAGAACTCACGATAGAATGTAAAGTTTAAGTTCGCGTCTTGAATACTACTTAAACTCTTAAAGACGATGTCGCCTTCTTCAAAGTCCATAGTAAGGTAACGGTCACCATTTACATTCTCTTCCCCCATGTTACTAGGACATAACGTAAAGGAAGTTTGCAGGTACATGCTAAAGAACTGTTCACTCTTAGGTTCAACGAACCCAATCACCCCTACGGTGGTTACCGTGTCACTCGCTGTCGCCATTGAGTTCTCGATAAAACGGACAGGGATGTACCCGACCAAAGGTCGGGTAGCAACCACGGAACCGTCTTCCAACGTACGCAGGGTTTTACTGAACAACGCTTGATTGCGACTCAGTTTGTTTGGTTCCATGTTAGGGTCCCCTTATTAAAGGTGATTACCTAGACACAGACTGGTCACACACTCGCCAACCGCTTCCGCAAGTTTGTCACGACGTTCTTCCAACGACATGTTGCTGGTGACCACTGAACGAGTCAGGATTTCAGCAGCGAATGTCATGCCAAGACGTTTACCTACTTCAATAGCGATGGTCGGTGTAGATAAGAACACGTCACTGTCCATGTTACCGTTCACCACTAGGTCACGATGACGATGTACCCATTTGCTGGTTACTTCGTTCATAGCGGTAGTTAGACGACGGTAAGGAAGATCGTCGTTGAACTTCTCACAAATCGCACCAAGTTCAGCGTGTTGTTTTTGGAAATCGTTCAAACACGTCTCAACAACACGAGACACGTTCTTGATACACGCACTCACGATTTCAGCTTTTACTGAATTTAGGTACACTTGGTATTTCTCCAAGTAACCCGGAATCGCATCCAGAGGAGGCACGTGGTTTGCCGCAGGGTTGTTTGCCAACGCCACAGCGTAACCCAGAAGAACTTCACTTAGAGACGTGTTGTTCTCTTCGATGACTTCGATAGCACGATCAGTCAGACCTACACGCAGCTGACCCGAAACTGTACCGAACTCAGAACGACGTTCATCAATCTGAACTTTCATTACCGGAAGAACTTGTTTAGCAAGATCTTGGTAGTAACGGCGAGTACGTTGCAGACCGTAAATAACTACGTTTAACGCTGTGTTAATGTAAGAGCGGTACATTTCTAGCGTCATGTTCTGAACGCCTTCCAGTGGAGTCTCTTCCACATTCAAACGTGATAGCACGATGTAAAGTTGAATCAAGTCTTGTGGAGTTTGATTGCGATCTAGAACCAAACGGTCACCTTCAGCAATAAACAGACCTGACCACTCACCACGAGCCACGTAAGCATTGTAAAGAGTTTGAGTGCGCTCAATATCCAAGTGATGATTTAATTCATCACTGGTGGTCTTCAGGAGATCTTCCATCTGATTGTATTCGAGTGCTGGTAGGCAGTTCGCGTACTCCGTCAGTTCTCGAGCTTGGAAGTTAGAGTAATCCCAAACTTTCGATGGTTCACCTTCTGGGAAGAGATGTGAAGTGAAAAACGGATGATCTAACTCAGTGTAAGAAATGTAGAAGTTGTTGTGCACACACGTGATAGCACTAGTTGGGGAATAAAGATCACGAACACCTTCAGTGATAGCCGCGTCCAGAGGACGAAGGTATTGACGAATCTGTTTGAATGCGTTTTGAACACCAGTCGTGATCATCTCAATCGCTTGCTGTTGTTTAAGGGCATGTTCGCTACCCAGTTCTGTAGCAGCAGGAACTTCCGTCGCAAGGTTGTCAGGAGTCAGAGGAACCAGACCTGTACTCACGTCCACCAACGATTGGATGAAATCAGAGGCTTTATCGTACACACTGTTTTCACGGTGTTGAATAGCCAAGGCGATAGGTGAAGCAACTAGGATGGAATGTTGACGAATCATTTCACTTCCTCCGTGATGACCTTAGATACGATTTCGTTCAGTTTACCGTCTTCCACGGGAGGCAGAACTTCTAGACCTACACTCGTCAGTACACCACGAGTGATTTCTTGGATGTTGGCAATGGTCAGCACATCCTTAACGTACTGTTCAGGTTTATTCATTTAGATCATACTCCGGTTCTTAGGCTTCATGCCTTCGTAATACATTTGGTAGATAGTTTCAGCGATCTCGCCCACTACAATATTGCCGTCCTTGTTTTTGTCCAAGCCACGGTTTTGGCGATAACCCACACTACCTTCCGAGAACAACACTTCATCCAGTCCCTTCCCAACGTAAGCAGGATACAGTACACTGAGATAAAAGTCTTCAAGGTTTTTCATTGGTTTACGACGAGCACGCATGTCGAAGTAAGGAAGCACCGCTTTCTCTAATTGCTCCAACTGACTCATCTTACGGATTTGATCCAATGTGAAACCAAGGTCTTTAGCCGCCGGAGCCATGAACTGAATCAGACCGTATGCTTGACTGCCCGCTGCGTTTTGGATAGCCGGGTCAAAAGTGCGACCAGATTCAAACGCCATGATAGACATCACATAGTCACCCACACACGGTAAGTAACCACGAGCTTCTACCCACTCTTTTACGATCTTACAGAAAACGTTAGGAACACGGTTAGACCAAGCCAAGTCTAAATCTGGTTGATCATTAAGACGACGATTGGCTAACACTAGGTTATCCAAAGCACGTTGACTACCGTTACCCCAAATACCATCGACCTGACCGGCATAAAAACCAGTGAGACGAGCATTGTGTTGGAACAGCTTGATAACATCGATGGCTTTTGACCAAGCCGGGATGTCTTTCAATTCTTCTTTTTTAATGACGGTATTAAAAAGACTAAGGGCAGCCGTTCGGCTACCCTTACCCCAAATGCCGTCAATCTTGCTGTTGTACGTACCAGCGATTAAACAACCCAACTGAATACGCTTTACAGCGCCAATTAACGCGAATGACATTTTAATTTCTTCCTCGGTAGGCTTCTACCATAAGTTTTGTTGTATGAATAACAAGCTCGTTGTTAACCAGTTTATCACGAAGACTCAGAACCATTCGGTTAAAGAGAGATTTAAATGAGAACAGGATGTCCACTTTACGTCCATCTTTAGTATAGTACTGACGAGGAGCGATGTTACCCACCGTACCTTTCATCTGGTTGCCGATAACAAACTTGTCCACCGTGGTGGTTTCGGTAAAGTCTTCCACAAACACTTCGATGGAGACCTGACCCGGTTCAAGTGATGCTCGCATGCCACGACTACCTGCCACGTTACCGTTCACTACACCGTCACCGGTAATAGCTGCTTGGCGTTTACGAAGACGGTCGAACTTATCCACGAACTTACGGACCGGTTCAGACATCTCTTCTTTATCACCGTTGTAACGCACGTCAATAGATACGACTTTACCGTGGTGGTTACTACGGATTTGTTTCGTACCTAAACGATCCAGACCAGACATGAAATCAGAAGTCTCTTCTTCCACACCTACCAAGGACGCGTCCTCGATGTCACATAAAATCGTTTCGTAGTCTACATCGCTGCCAATGTCCACGTGCATCTTCAACCCTTGATCGAATTGACAGAAGAACTTATTACCAAGGATGTAAGATGTTTTGGTGGCTTCTGCGAACTCTTTCGATACTTCGATGGAGTCTTCGAAGGTGAACTGGTTTTCAATCAGAGCGATGCGGGTCATTACACCACACTTCCAAACCACTTGACGAGGGTTTGCTGCATCACGTTGGAAGTAAACTTCATCCCAACCTAAGATGTCACCAGCGTCAAACGTGTCTCCCACTGCTAAGTCGGTCACACGATTATGACGATGAACTTCACCCGCCGCATCCCCTAACTTAATACCCAGTGGGTAAGTGTCCACGCTGCCGTCAGCATACTCAACACGAATACCGTCGTTCGTTACTTCTACCACCTTACCGGCTTGTTTAGCTGGTTTAGAGTAAAGTTCCGAAGTACGGTGAGCGATCACCATGTCGTACGGAGTACGTGTGATGTTCGGTGTGTAGTTGACCGCTGAGGTACCTTGTGAATGTTGTACACCAGAGAACAAGGTACGTTTCGGGTCATCCTTGTTAGCACCCGCCATCAGGTTCATCGTTACCGAACCTAAACCTGCTTTACCCACATCACGACTGATGTCAATGTTACCACGGTAGTCCGCTACTTTCGGGTTACTGGTGGTGTACGTTACGTAACCAACTTTACCCGAGTCTTTACCCGCTTCTGAAATCACCCCTTTGTAACTAGGCAATTGACCACGAGTACGACGAACCATGGTCACATCACTTCGACCGTTGTTACCACCGAACGTAACCGTTTCCTGTTCCTTGATCTCATGGATAGGGTTTACTTCCTGCACCATGTCAACCGACGTGTCATTCATACACGCTTCCATCATCACCGCTTCAGGGTTCAGGTCGAAGGTTGCGCGAGCATCCATACCTTTACCGTTAAGCTGACGAGCTGATGTAGTCAACTGATGATAGATCGCACCTGCGAACGATTCGTAACCGATGAAACGTTGTTCTTCGATTTCAACTTCGTGACGGTGTTGTTCTGTACGTAACATCTCAGTAGCTTCAATCAACAAGTAATCAAAGCTGGTTGCGTGACCTAAACGTTTCAACTCTTCTCGTGTGATAGGGTCAATGAACATATCAAACAAGTTAGTCATCTCACGGAAGTGAGTTGGCTTCACCTTAGGGTTGTCGATCGCCGTCACCCAGATTTCAGGGTCGTTCATATCGAAACGGTTAAAGGTGTGTAAGTTGTTTAACTCAGTCATGCCACCGAATACCAACGATGCCATTGGGTCACGACGGTTAAAGATCAAAGTTTCATCCGCACAACGTAATGCGAATTCATCTTGTTCCAATTTAACGCGCGTACCACCCGGTACAGTCTTCGGTTCGATTTGAAGAATCTTCAATAGTTCATCGAAACCAAAGTAGTACGACAACACCACACCCATAGGGAAACGGTAACCGTTGATGTTGATTTGACCGTACTCCACCGGAGCTTTACTGATGTTGATGCCTAAGAAAGATTCAAACGTACCTAAGGTTTCTTTACCCGCTGTTAATAACCCGTTCTCATTTAACATGACCGGGGTCTTGCCACGGAAACCTACCGGAGCCTGTTCTGCGGTGAACAAGTTTGCCAGTGTTTCGTCTTTCTTAATGATCGCTTTGGCGTCGAACATCAATTCAACGTCTTTCACTTTAATTGAGGTGAAACGACGTGACAACAAAGTGAATAAACGAGGGGCTTTGTAATCGTTCGTGTAAACACTACCAACGTGCAAATCGATTTCGTTACGACCACCTAACTTACGAATTTGTTTAGACAACCACACCCCGTAGTCATCCGCCACCGCTTTAGAACGACTGACGATCAACTTACGACCGTAATAAGAAGTCAGACCCACACGGTAGTCATCCAATTTACGAATCGGATGGTCCATACGTTGCAGACCTTTTGTACGTTTCTTACCGTCAATGGTAAACGTACCTTCTTTAGTCACTCGGGCAATGCGGAATGAACGCGTCACCGCTTTACCACCGACCGGATGGAATTGGACTTTGAAGACGTCGTAAGTACCGTCAACGTTATGCACGGTATCCATCTCAAAGTTGGTGACACATATCCCGGCTTGTTGTACTGCCAGAATTGCACTCACCATGTCTTTCAACAAGAACTTCTCCACGTAACCGTTCTTCAGATGGGCAACGGTAGAATCTAAGTAAGACTCATCTTCAACACCGATCATCTTTGGAGCAACACGACTAGGCAGTTCACGCAACGTTTTCTCTTCAATGCGAATGAATTCTTCTAACGTTTGACCGTTAGGCATTGTGAGATCTTTGTAACGTTCTGCTTGACGTAAGAAGAAGTCTTGTTGTGCTTTGGTCAACTGACCATCTTTAGCTTTACGTGCAATGGCACGTTTCACACCCGCAGTAGGGTCTTCATCCGCCATGCGTTGATGTGTGGTGCTGATGCTAGACTCTTCGACTTGGAACTCCGTGTCGTCTATTTCATCAGTCCAATTTTGAAGTTGTTCTTCTTCTTGATCAGTTCCTGTATCTGATCCTGCACTACGTCCGCTTGGTTCTTCTCCGGACTGTCCATCCAGTCCCTCAGGGCTGACTTCAAGTCCATTGAGAAAATCATCGAAGAGATCAGTGTCACCAGAAGTACCCACGTCGGAATCCGTCTCACCAGATTCTTCTTCCTTGGTTCCAGTATCCCGTTTCTCTTCACCCCCGTCCTTGCTTGAACCAGCTTCTTCACCTTCGCCAACATCGACTTCCTCCTGATCAGCCATTGTGACCATTTTCATGAAGATCGTCAGGGTACGTTTTACAGCGTTAATTCGTTGCGACGTATTATAATCGACGATTTCTTCACCGTTTTTCTCGGTTACTTTATTTAACTCGTCAAGCCAGTCACGTAACAGACCCGGTTTTAGGATAACCGCTTTTCCGTTCTTAGTAAAGACTAAGTTTAAACGCTCTAAGGATTTTTCAGACAGACGGTTAAATAAGGAATACTCGTATTGACCGCTCAACCAAGCAAACCAGTCCAGTAACCAGAAAGCCCCGGTGCGTTTCAAATCACGTAACGCTTGGTCATTGTGATCAGTCAGGACAAGTTTCCCTTCGTCATCTTTAGTAAAGAATTTCTCGTAGTGACGGAAGTACTCCACAAATTTCTGATGCAAAGGAATCTGGTTAGGGAGTTCGATACGCATGAAGAATTGACGGTCGTTGCCTTCCGTGTGTTTGTTCATGATATCGAAAAGGTTAGCCAGCTGGTTATAGCTTTTATCGAACGCCAAGAAGCGGTTAGGAACATAGTTCCATTTTAACTGCCCTAGTGCGTTGTTGATCACCACCAGTTCTTTAGCACGGCTAAGTGGTTGAGTTAGGTTACGAGCGTATTTGTACTTAAAGTGACCATTACGGTAACGTTGGATTTGTTTGCGTTCGTCCAATGCCGCTGGACGTGCTTTACCTGCAAACACCACGTACTGACTATCAAACCCGACGTTAATGATGTCTGGGTAGTTTGATATCATCGGCTCTTGGTTACTCGGACCCAAGTCTTGCTGATGTTTTGGGTAATAGAAGAAAGCCGCATCACGCGGTAATTCAACGTCACTTAAGTTGTGAAATCTAGGGTTGGTTAAGTCGTTCTTACGGCGAACCACGTACTCTTTGAAGAACAAAGGATACAGTGCTTCCAAACCGTCTATCGGCAAACTGTCAACCTCTAGGGCGTCTTTAAAATGCATGTTTACTCCAATCCACTCGTTAGAGCGCGTAATAAGAATTCGTGAGGCTCCACCACTGGCTCGTACAGGAAGTCACCGGAACCGGTGATGTAGAAACTTCGTTCCCCCATACGTTTGAGTGCTTGCTTGATTGAGTCCTCTGCCTCAATACCATTACTGTTTAATTGGTCGCCATCGAAGTCACCACCCAACAGTTGGAGGCGAGAGCCATCCACAGACATCGCATCAAAGTAACTTGGCTTGCCTGTTAAAATAGGGTAGTTGTTTAATCGATTGGTTTCTTCCCAGTAATCATCTAACAATACACGAGGTCGTGTTTCGATGGTGGTACGGAGGTTAATCTTAGAAGGGTAGATGGAACCCACACCAGTGATCGGGTAACGAGTGATCTGACTCATACGAGTTTCGATCAAATTACCACAACTGATGTAGAACAGTTCCATGTAAGTCAACGGACGAAGGTGTTTAGGGTCACGATCTCCGATCTCCGATTTATCACCTACAATACGAACGTGTGTTCCGTCGTCATACACCAGACCCATGAGGGAGCCTGAGATCATGATCGGTTTGTTACGAAGATGTGTGTCTTTAAATCCATTGAACAAACGAGTCAACCCTTCTGGGGTCATCCATTTGTCAACGACTTTGATTTCCACTTCTTTATATTCGTATTCAAACGTTTTCGGGTTAACCAGTTTCGCCATCGGACTGCCAATGGTGAAGACGTTTTGTAACCAACCATTCAACATGCCATGACGACATGTGTATTGGTATTCCAACAACGCTTGGTACAAACCGATGTCGGTGGTGTTAACATCCACGCCTGTATCGGCATCCGCGTCAGCAATCGACACGTGTCGTGCGGAGATAACGTTACGAGTACCACCAACCACACCACGTGTGGCTACGCGTTTCTGCCAGAAGCCTGTTTTACCACGCATCAACCCTTGGATGTAAGTGTCGATGTCATTGAAGTTAGATTGAGCACCCCAACGCAAGTTATCGTAGACCGGTGAGTTTTCTTCACCTTCATTCACGACTACGGCTTTGGTACGGAACAACAACTTACGGTAGTATTCGTTGATCTCTGGTTCGATGGTACGGTTATCGTTAGGAGAGAACTGTACGTCACGAAGACCGGCAGGGATAACCAGAATCTTACTGGTAAGCGCTTGCGGTTGAAAACGATGGAATAGTTCGATCTTTTTCTTTCGACGGAAAGACTCCGTTAACTTAGGTTCCAGTTCATTAAAGTGTTTCATGAAGAAACTGAATCCGGTGTCCCCATCAAGCAGGTTGGATTTTATGAAGTCTTTGCTTTCACTATCCCAGACGGCGTATTCCGTCCCTTTGATTATTCCCGCATATAAAGATTTGAGGGTAATCATGGCTTTGAAATACGTAGGGTTAAATACGGGAAGTTTAACGTCGATGTAAGAGAACTTACGATCACGTTCATCACTACCCACACGTCCGAAGGTTTCTACTGAATACAACCCGTCTGGGTGCAAGCTGGTAGAAGAACCCTCGTTTACATCAGCTGATGATACAGGACGCATCAGCGACCAAGCAACTTTACTTGGGTTTAATAAAGAAACGTTAGTAGGTTTCATAAATCACCATGAGGTTTCATAATGGCTACTGATAATGATTGGGGAGATGATTTCTTAGATGGCGATTTCGATTTCGACTATGACTTTGATGGAAACAAAGATCAAGGTTTTTTGAAATCCGTGTCTAAAGGTTTCTTCTCTTCCTTAAAATCTAATACCGTCGGGGATACCGACGCTAAGATTAAAACATTACGACGAATTTTACCTAGTTCATTCGGCACTACCTTTAACTTCTACCGTGACCTAGATCGTCGTAAGAAAGAAGCGTTCAAAGAGTTTAAAGAGAACAGCGCTGAGTTAATGGGTGACTTAGCGTTTTTGTCTGGTTCTCTTAGTGAGTCCCTTCGAGACCGGTTACCTAATAAAATCGTCGATGGATTAGACGAGTTTAGTAAAAAGGATTTCAGTGACTGGGAAAAAGAAGGTGAGTACCGTGATCCGGGTTTATCCATGGAAAGTGTTACCGGAGACATGGAGCAACAAATGCTGGAAGCTCTGGAAGCACAATCATCCATTACGGTAGAAGCCACCGATACGATGACTCGTGTGATGAGCAGCATCGGCGCTAAGCAATTGTCGGCAGGGTTGCAAAACAACGACCAACTTTACGAAGTTAACGCTAACTTAAGACGTTTGTACGAATATCAAATGAACGTGCAGGCGAAACGTGAAGCCATGAAACTTAACTTGATGACTCGTAACTTTTTAACGAGCGCCAAGTATTACAAATTCATGGAAGCGTCTCAACACCGTTTGGTTCGTGAGTTGAAAGACATCACCAAAAACACCGCAATGAGTGAGTATGAGAAAACCTCAGCCATTCAAGCGGCGAAAAGCAATATTCGTGATGGCATCCTTCAAACGACGTTAGCACGCACTGGAGGCTTCGGAGAAGCGCTAAGCAGCATCATTAGTAAAGACAGTGTGAATGAAGGTTTAAGTACCTTTGGACAGATTGTGGGTGATTTGCGTTTTGCGACAGAAATGTCTCAGGGAAGTGGAATTAATGCGGGCGAGATGATCGGTAGCATGCTAGGTCAGTATGTTGTTGAGAAAGGTCCGGAGTTCCTAGGCACGCCTGCGGGTAAGAAGATGGTGAATAAACTCCGTCTTCGTTATCCTGAACAAGCGAAGAAGTTTGATGAGATGTACAAAACTCTAACCGAGTTTGGTGACACGCTTTCTTACTCCACCAAAGCACTAGGTTCGGTCATGGGTCGTCATTACCAAGAAACGGGTATGATGGATCTCCCTGATCAAACTTACGAGGAATACCTAGAAGAGTTACCTGCGGATAAAGACCCGATGCCTAAAGCGTTATGGGCTACGATTCGTAAGGCTACTAAAGCAGCAGGTGGGGCGTTTAACTTGATCGGTGAAAACTATCAAGAGTCTCAAGGCAGCTTCTATCAAATCCAAGAAAAATCCCTAGCGAGTTTAAAAGACGTTTCGGTTTGGTCAATTCATGACTCTCGTTCTTTAACAGAAGAAATCCCAACGTTATTAAGTGAGATTCACAACTCCATTGAAAAGATTCGTACTGGAGACGACAACGCGTCTAAGTTGCGTTACGATTACCGTACGTCTCGTGTAACGACCACAGACAGCTTGAACAAACAAGTTGAGCGTATCGTAACACCGGCATGGGAGCTCAACTCCTACGCTGATACAGCGCGTTCTATCGCTAAAGATCTGGATAAAGACGGCACGCTTTCTAAGGAAGCACTAGATGCATTATCCCTTCGCTTAGCACGAGAATCAGACAAAGGTAATATCTTTAACCCATACGACTACATTCGTATGCAGACTGATGAATACCTGAATGAAGATCATGCAAAAGAGATCGACGAATTAATGCGTTCTCGTTTCCAGATCAAAGAAGAGGACATCGCTCGTACTCAGGAGAATACCCTAGACGGTCTTATGGCTCGTTTGATGGTACCGACGGCTGAAGGGAAAGAGTTACTCCACCGTTTGTCAGAACGTACGGAGTCCTTAAAGAACTACACGCCGGATGTGTCTAAGAAAATCGATCTTATTCGTAATCTCGGTTTGGATGAAGGTTTAAAATCTTCAGGTTATGTCATGGTCGATGAAAAGACCAACAAAGAGTACATTAACCAAGAGCTTATTTGGAAACAGCTTCATAACCAAATAACAGGAAAAGGATTGAACTTGGAACTCCCTAAAGTGGATATCCATAATCCTACGGATACAAGACTAGAATTAGGAAGACGTAGTCGTTACACTCCTACTCCGCTTAATAATAGTCAAACTCCCCCTTCTTTTTCCGACGGTCTTTCCAGTTCTCTTCCCTCCCTCCCTCCCTTTCAGGAAGAAGTCAGTGGTGTGCTCAGCAATATCATGGACACGCTAGTAGAAATTCAAAACAACACGAAAGTGTTGGAAGCAATCCATGGTAAAGATCAATCTGGCTTAAGTCTGAACCTAGAACCGATGCTAGACCTTATGACGACGAACAACAGTACGTTGGCAGAGATCAGCAGCACCCAACTCGAACAACTAGCCGTGCTTCGTAAATTGAAAGCGGTTACGACAATTGGTACTGAAGGGTTAGGGGACGGTGAAGTCACCCCAGAAAAACAACAAGAAGAAAAAGAGAAACGTTCTTTGATTGAACGTCTCCGTGCCATCGTTCCAGCGGACGTGTTCAATAAAGGGGTGGAAGCCCTGATTGCGAACAAACCAATGGTGTTAGGTGGTCTTCTAGGTGGTCTGGGTGTGACTGCAATGACAAACCCGAAAGCCGCCGCTTTACTTGCGGGTGGTGCCGCAGTTGCCACGGTTTACGGTAAGTTGAACCACTTGGCTAACTCAGGGAGTGCACCGGGTGAGGATGAGGACCTTTACGATGAAGAAGGGAATGAAGTTCTGTACGCTTCTAAGAAGAATGCAGGTGACTACTACGACCAAGCTTCTCGTAAAGTAATCAAGTCTTGGAAAGATGTTAAGGGGACGGTCATCGACATGTCCGCAGGTGCCTCAGAGATCGCTGCTTCGGCTAAACGTCTTGGTGGTAAGCTGTTCGGTCCTGATGGTCGTGAGGTGGTGCTGGAAGGTGTCCATCGTCTGAAAGCCTTTGTGAGTAAAACGTACAAAGCGATTGATCCTGTCGGTAAAGCGAAGCAGTTGTTTGAAGCAGCGCGCACCGAAGTCGATCAATTGAACGTTTACCTGAAAGGGGATTCGGATCCAGTCTTAACTCGCCGTGGGTTTAAGAATGGATGGTACTACGATGCCGAAGGGAACGAAATCAAAGGTTGGCGCGACATTAAAGGTCCGGTGTACGATCAAAACGGTGATGAACTCATTTCAATGGAAGATCTTAAAGCAGGTCTTCATACCGTGGGTGGCGTTACGCTAGACTCGTTGAGCTCTGCGGGCAAGTCCTTTGGTAAGATGTTGAGTAAGGGGTCTAACTGGTTACAAACCGAAGGACGTGAACGACTAGGTAGTAAGATACTGGGTCAGGAAGTCCACCTTGACAGAACCGGTGGAAAGTACGAACCGATCACGGAACGTCTGGATTCGATCTACGCTCTCGTTGCTAAGCATTGGGGTTACGATGATAAGATCCCGATGAGTGAGAAAGTCGGTCCTAAGATCAAAGCGCAAATGGACAAGCTTACTGAAGACGACGATGCTGACGTTACTCCAGATAAACCGGGGATACGTTTGAACTCGCTAGCGGATAAGATTCGTCGTAAGAAAGAAGCGAAACGTGCACAGTTCCAAGATTCAGTCATCGACATCGCCGATACGTTAAAGCCTAAAGATAAAGATGGTAAACCTAAGAAAGACGGTGGCATCTTTGGCAGTCTGTTAGGTATGGCGGGTGGTGGTCTCTTTGCGATGCTGAAGAAGTTCTTGGGATTAGGCATCTCCGGGTTCTCTAGCATGATGAAGCTGAACGGCACAATCGCCAAAGGCTTGTTCTCGTTAGGTAAGGTCTTGACAGGGGCTTTGTTAGGGAAACGTGCTAAAGACGGTGTGGAAGACATCGTAGACGGTATGGACGGGTCAGGTGAACGTCGTAAAGGTGGTAAAGGTAAACGTGGGAGAGGTCGCTTCCCTCGTATGGGTAAGATGGGTGGTATGACTAAGCTAGGTCTGGGTGCTGGTCTGATGATCGGCGGCGACATGGCTCTAGACTTCGCCAGAGACTCTCTAGACCCTGAAGAAGGTTCAGTGACCGACAAACTGCTGGATTACAGTTCAGTTGGTTTGGACGTTGCAGGCTTAGGGATGACCGCCTCAGCAATCGCGGGTATGGCGGGTACATCTCTGGGTGGTATCGCAGCAGCGGCAGCACCGTTGTTACTTAACCCGATTACTCTGGGCGTGGCAGGTGTTGGTTTGGTAGGTTACGGAGCTTACAAATACTTCAGCTCTAGCGATCTTACCACACAGCAAAAACTTCGTATGGCACAATACGGTATTGATGCTCAACACGAAGAACTCATCAATGAAGTATTGAAACTGGAAGCACAGCTCGAGAACTATGTTAGTATTAATGGTGATCAAGCTAACTTCACAGAAACCACTCCGTTTAACAAAATCTTGTCTCCGTTCTTTGCGAGTCGTAAAACACAGCAAGGTCTGCAAGATGGTGTGACGTGGTTTGGTAAACGTTTCAAACCAGTGTTCTTGAGTTACTTGTCAGCGATGCGTACTTTGAATTGTAACGGGTTTAAAGAGTTCGATCAATCTAAGAACCTTAACGTTGCAATCATCGCTAAAGAAGCCAACCAGAACGTCATGAACGTGAACCCTAATCCGTACCGCATTCAAGTCTGGATTTCTCCGGATGTGTATGCATTGGATTACGCGGACACCATGGCTCAAGTCAATCGTTATCTTGAGGAGTTTAAGAAAGACAACGATAAGACCAACATGTTCAAGAAACTTCCTGAAGATCTGATGATTCAAAACACCGAAACTCAGATCAAGGAAAATGAACAGAAGGGAATGTTGTCCTCGGCATGGGATAAGCTCACTGGTAATTACGTCGACCAAGATAAACAGGACAAACTCGATACGTGGTTTAAGCAACCGGAGATCATTAAAGACATTGACGTGTCGGACATGCTACCGGGAGATAAACCAGTGGCAATCATCACTGCTTTCCGTCTTGCCGCTTACGGTAATGATGAAAACATGCCTTGGCGTGTGGAAGGGGTGTTGAAGCTAGAGCGTTGGATGGAATCTCGGATGGCGTTCATTGGTGGTAAGGCTCAGTTCACGGGTACCGATGAAGAGTTCTGGAAAGCCTTTGCTATGACATTCCGTATCACGTCTAAGCGTGGTCGTGAAATGACACTGCGTTGGTTTAACTACCGCTTCTTGCCTGTGTTCACTGCGTGGTTTGAAACCTGTCGTACTCAACGTGGCGGCGTGCCTTCGAAAGTGTGGCGTGCGTTGTCGGCAACAGCGAAGTTCCGCTTCGCTCGTCGTGTGAGCGAAATGACCGTTCTGATTGATGAACGTGTTCGTGCTGTGTTCGAAATCGATGAAGCCCCGTTTGAAGGTGAACGTTCTTCAGGTATGTCTACTAAGGCCAAACGTCTATTGACGGCTTTAGAGGTCAAAGCTAACGAAGCCAAGATCAAAGACCCTGAGTTAGAACGTACATTAACTCAACCGGACAAGATCAAGGACAATTCGGTTTACGCACCAGCACCGGGCACCATGACGGCGGATCCAAAGGCTAATCCAGATTTCCAAGCACTGCGTGGCGGTATTGCTACTCCGGAGGAAATGCGAAATAACCGTGGTCCACATGGTCGCAAGAAACGAGAACAACAATGGGCTCGTAATCAACTGTCCGGTGAGCTGGACCAGATTAACGTAGACACCAGTCAGAAGTACGATGCTGGCGCTGAACTAAAACCCGGGAACGATCGTGGAGTTTCTTTGAATAAAGATCAGATGGTTAAAGTCTTGATTCAAGAAATGGTGAAACGTGGACACTCAGACCCTAGAGAAATAGCAGAGATGTTGGCTCTAACGGATTATGAGACCGGGGGTTACAAAGCAACCGCAGAGAACATGCGTTACTCTAACGCTCAACGCGCTCGTAACATTTTCCGTAAGTTGAAGAAATTCAACATTGCTCAAGTGGAAGACCTCATCCGCAGAGGACCTGTGGCGTTTGCGAACGCCGTGTACAACGGTTGGTTGGGCAATACGGACTCTGAGAACGATGGGTGGTTGTACCGTGGTCGTGGGTTAGTGCAATTAACGGGTAAAGATAACTATGAGAAAGCGGGAGCTGATCTAGGCATCGATATCGTTAACAACCCTCGTATGGTGTCGGAAGACCCTGAGACCATGGCGAAGACCGCCATTTGGTTCTACGAGAACAACCCACAGATGCGTTCCATCAAACACCACGGTGACTTTGCCTTTGCAGCTCGTGGATTGAATGGTGGTAAAGCTCTGCCGGGAATGGACAAACGTGAAGCGTTGTACAACCAATATCTGGAAGACCTCATGCAAGGTGAGTTAACGAAAGATATGGGAACAGGTGAAGAGGAAGCGCCTAAGGAAGACATGCCGGCATTGCCGGAAGTTCCTCCGATGCTTGCTGCGCTACCTAAAGAACGATTGGAGAAGGAAGAGAAGTCTGCAATGGCTCCGAAACCAATTCCTAAACCTTCGTTGGATGACGCACCTGCTCAAGCAACGGCTGCGGTTAAAGAGACCAAAGCACCGGTTACGAAAACACCGACAACACCACCTCAAGCACCAACGTTAATGGATGACCGTCCATTGCCTGATTTAGCGAAAGCCAAGGTGCCGGAAAAACTAGCACCGCCTGAACCTGTTAAGGTAGAAGCGGACGTTAAGTTGAAACCGGAGACCGAAGCAGCACTAAGTGGGCAAGCGAAAATACTGGCTCAAATTCTTAACGCCATTAATGAAGGGAATAACCAAGCGGCTCGCCAACGCCAGCCATCGGTTAACCCTTTCTAAATACGGGGAGGTTCGCCTCCCCCATTATCAACACCTAAGGAGACTTACGTGAGTGTAACCGTTACAGACCGAGACCTCGTGAAGAAGTCTTTCCGTCTGATGGCTTCTGGTGTCGAAAACGTCACCATACGCGATCACTTAAACAAAGATCTTTACTATAACTTTTTCTCTAGTGCTCCGGGCGATAACCGTTACATTAACCCGTTGCCTCAATTCTCTCCATCGGCTGACCCTCGCTTCACTCAATTCATGAGTACTAAGGAAGGCGGGATGGGGACCCAATACAAACGCGTGTTCGATGACAATGCCTCACTAGTAACCATTACTCCGGGGGTTCCAGAGTTTACTGGGTTACTGACTTTCATCATGAATATGTTTGACCCTGTTGCTGCGGTAATGGCAAACAAAGGGCGTGCTCCCGGGTTTTTGTTTTACGTAGGACAGGCGGTTGGTACGGTAGCCTTTGCACCACTCCAACTCATCAACATCGGTGCCCAGTTTTTGTACTGGTTGTCGAACACCCCTAAGAACCAGTTCTATTATGTTAAACCAGCGGTAGGTCAATACTTCCAGTCAGCCAACAACTTATTGAACGACATCATGGTTTCGCTAGGTGCCATCAAACCAGTACTTCCTATGAAGTACGATGACACGGCTCCAGTGAACGGGATTGATCCATCATACAAAAAAGAGTATCAAGAAGAAATCGCTCGTTTGTCCAAAACCTTCGGGGACGTGGTAAATGAAGACGGTACGATCGACTTGGCTCGTATGATGACTCGTGGGGTTCGTAAGTTCCGACACTTTGTTAAGGAAGTGAAAAAGCTGGATGACGCAGCTATCAACAGCCCTAACCAGAAACTGGACAGTATTGAAGACAAGCTCAAAAACTTCCGTCCGGGTGATGGGAATGCTTACGACGTTCCGTTACAAAAACTCTTGGATAAAGAGTTGGGTACGGTTGGTCGTATTCGTGGTGACGGTACTGAAGAACCCAATACCCCAGAACGTCATTCTGCGTATCTGGACAAAGAGATCTATGGTGACCCTAACGCCACAGGTGACCCTAAGACCACAACGTATTCTGGTGGTGGGCAGTTACCGGGGTTGTTTGGTAACCAGAACAATGAAGGTGGACAGGCTCCAACTGGGAACACGTCAGCGTCCAGTGCTGCACCTAAACACCCGGGGGATTCCAATCGACCACCTTTAACCGGTACAACACCTAACATCTACCAAGCAGCGGATACCCAAGTCACCTATGAAGACAATACGCAAGACCGTAGTTGGATGGGTGACATCGTGGACTTGCTGGAAACGTCACTGTACGGTGGTTTCGACGCATTTACTATGCGTTGTGAACATCAAGGTGCGGTGAGTGACTCGTTCAATAACACCACGACGGGCTCACCAATGGCGTCCAAGTTTAACTCTGCGGTAAAATCGGTGAACGACTTCCGATTTGACATGGCAGACATGCAACTGGGCATCGGTGTGGTTGATGGGGTAATGAATGCGATTCGTGATGTGGCTGGCGGTATTGCAGCTTCAGCGTCCATCGTTAACATCCCTCTGGCGCTAACCAACAACGCTCACGTTAACATCCCTGACCACTGGTCTGAATCTTCAGCCAACCTTCATCGAGAATCTTACAAGTTCGAATTCAAAGCAACGTATGCTACATTGTACTCACAAATCACCACCATGTGGGCACCGTTCTGTATGTTGTTGCCTTTGATCTTACCAAACTCTGCGGGCGGTTCTGCTAACACCTCACCATTCATGTGTAAAGTCTTTTCTAAAGGAAGACAGATCATTCGAACCGGTATGGTGGAAAGCGCAACGATTCGTTTTGGTGAAGGACCGGGTGGATGGACCAAAGACCGTAAGTGTTTGAACATTACGGTTGAACTTACGTTCGTGGATATGGAGAAATACCTCAGTATCCCTATCACGCGTGCTTCAGGATTATTAAGTTCCATCACTAACCCGGCAGCAGCAGTATCTCGTATGTTAACCGACGTAGGTCCTTACAACGCTTACATCGCTCGTATTACTGGTACTGATTACTTAGACACGGTTTTACGTTGGAGTCAGTTATCGAAACGTTTGACCACCCAAACAGTTGCGTGGAAACAAAGCGTGGCTCCGGGTAACATTGCAGGTATGGTCGCGGACTCTGTGGTCGGTGATATTGCCAAAGTGTTTGCTCGTCCATTAGCTCGATAAAAAAATAAAGTAAAGGTAACCCCTACTCCCGTCAAGGGAGTAGGGGTTATATTGGTTATCGTATGTTTATTACCGGAGTATCGGGGAAGTGATCAAAGAAGGTGTCGTCAGCACGCCCTTCGTTAAAAGTCCCGCGCAACATCACTATGATTCTTAAGCGTTCTTCATTACGTAAGAGTATCATCGCGTCATTACTGCATTCGCTCCCAATAAGGACGTTGTAAGCGTCACCATGAGCCGTTGGCACTAAATACCAATCTACCCCATAGATATCGGATAAGTGTCCGTCTAACTCTTTACAGAGCACCTCGTGTTCATGAGGGTAAACTTTCTTATCCATGTAGTAAGCACTCAACAGATCTCGAGGAAGTGTCGGGTACGTAGAACGAATCTTAGGGTATTGCGCTTTACCCAGAATCTTAAGCATCTCACGGAAACTGAAATAATCCCCGTTGCTGATCACGTACTTGATAGCGTTGATCATCATGTCGTTGGCTTTAGACTGTGGTTTTATTTTACCGTAGATCTCAGCGTACGCTTCCACCATCCCTGCTTGTGCGGCAGAGTACAACATGGTTGCGTCAAAGGCATCTTGTTTGGCTGAGTCCTTAACGTCTTGGTAAAGTTCGTACCCAGCCATCCCTAGGGCGTAGATCAGGCCTTCTGTTGTTCCGTCTCGCCAACCGTCTTTGAAACTTAATTGGTCACCGTTCTTATCGAGCAATGACCCACCATCGGGATCCGTCAGTTGAACAAACAAATCAAATAAGGTATCCCCTGCTTGACCTTTGAATGTTTCACTGTTCCCAATGTTGTAACCCACGATATCAGAAATGTCGTCCAATACCGCTTCTTTGTTGATCTTGATCTTACCGCTTTCTACATCGAGTAAGTCTCGCGCATCCTTTATACTGAAGTTCTCAGTCTTGCTTTGATACGCTTCAGTCATCTGACCTAAGGTCTGACTCTTAAATCCGTTTAGCGTCTCATCCAACCCGTCCATTGAAGGCATGACAGACTCGATACCTAAGTAGTTGTCTTCACTACTGGCGTCGATAGGGTCAGTGGCTTGTTTACGAATAGATCCCACATCACTGCTGATTTGCTCAGCACTGCGTGATACCGGGTCTGTGGTTGCCACTCCTTCAAACGGATCAAATGAGTCTAAGGACGTTGCTTTATCACTCATACCACCCACCATCAAAAAAAATAAGGAACATAAAATTCGCCGACACCCCGAAGGATGCCGACGGTCTTTTATTACGTAATAATAGACAAATAACTATTTGGTGTTTCGAGCGTTGTGCACACGTCCCGATTCCGACACAGTTACTGTTTCTCCGTTTTCAAGTTCGACTTCCATAGTAAACTTGTAACGGCGTGCTTGGATGATACTTAATCCATTTAAGAGTTTAGGAAAGGTCATGGTATCATTTTTGAAAAATGCGGAACGAATGTTCCCCATCAATGTAGTCCTTTCTGTTTTGGCTCTTACTGGGTCTGGGTTGGTTACTTCCCAATCGATGTATTCTTTTAAAAGCAATACTAATTGGTCCGTAGTAAGGTTTAGCTTCCGAAGTAAAGCTCGAAAGAGTCGGGATGGTGGATCCTTTAAGTCACGATCTTCGACGTAGCTTTTGGTCACTACCCCTAAATCTAAATCGACTTTCACCCCATACTTGTTTCTGTTTTCTTTAGCTTCGGTTTCGGTTGTTTTCGAGTTTTTCAAAATCGTCACCTCTCGGCTGACTCTGCAATAACAATTCTAGTACCACTATGTAGTCGCTAAGGACTTTGATAAAGAGACCGGAGAAAACAAACGCACGTTGAACTTCTGACACGGGATGGTCGTAATCCCCTGTCGGCCCTTCGCCGTAACGCTCATAATGAACACGAATACCGATTTGTAACCAAACCGCCATGTGTTCTAAGATTTCTTCGATAGACTCTTTATTGGAGTACCAGTCTAATATCAGTAATTCTTTCTTACTGGTCACAAACGTATCGTAATAAATTGCAACACGTTCATGAGGGTCTCTGAAGCTGTCTCTGACGAACAGAGCGAAGCCCTCAGAGCTTCTAGTGCTAGTTTTAATATAACGCTTCCGCATCCAGTTAAAGTCTTCCACAAACTCATACGGGAGCTCTTTTTGGAAATTGTATAGAGCAAGGAACACTTCGCTTATAAGCGCCATGCTACTAGGTTTCAATAAATCTGTAATTTCCGCCAAGGTTGTTAAATGATCGGACACGTCCTTAGGTTTAGGTTTAAGTCCAAAGTAACCCAAGAGACGCTGCAATAGCTTCATTAATACACTCCTTTTCTTTTTAACAAGGTAGGTTACTACCTAGATAATATAGGTTTAAAATAATTTATGACAGACCAAGAATTCAAACCCTACCATGCGGATGCCTCCGACCAAACGGTAAAGGGTATTTTACAACAACTCTTTGAGGCTAACCGTAAAGACGAGGAAGACCCAAGTCAACGTAACTTGGTGAGTTCTATTCAACAACTCCGTGGACTCATCCTAGATAACGCCACCGCTGCTTATTTAAAACGACCGAACGACCCGAAACTATTGGATGCATTAAACTCCTTAGTGGGGGCATTGGAGAAATCGGTACGCGATGATCGTAAAGAAGCGGAACGTAATAAGGACCGAGAAGAAAACCGTGCAAGCTTTAACCAAATGATTGAAGCATTGGGTTCACTTAACAACATGGAAATCCAACTTCCTACATGGGGAGAAGGGTCATTCATCATCAACATGGATGCCGAACTGGATGAACTGTTGGCTGATCAACCTAAGATTCGTGAAGACGAATTGGTGCAAGGTCAGGTTTATCTAGACTTTGACGGTGAAGCCGTTTCTTAATAAAAATGTATAATATTCCCACTCCCCAAAAAGGAGTGGGAATATGTTTACTTTTCACTTCTTGGCATAAAGGAGAGATCTAAAAAGGACTCTCCCCAACCAACGCTTAATGTAAAGCGTTGACGACCGTGGTGAGTAAAGTCAGGCTCCCCAACCTTATCCAGTGCGAAGGTGTCACAAAACCCATCCACCACACACTGGGGGTCGTGAGGGGTTTCGGTCCAAGGAATGCACACCAGATCAAAATCACGCTGCATGCTTCCAATGATGCTCAATCCCCAGCCATGCTGTTTGGCGATCTTAGCCAACTCAGGATACATCGCACAATAAGCAGGAGCAAAGGAAGGTTCTGGTTTAACTCTTTCCGACATAGCTGGCTTCCATTTTCTCTTGTTCTGTTAACGACATCCCATCGTAAAATTTCAATGGTAAAGGGACCGCCGTGAAAATCACGCTCCATAACAAACTGATACGTTGGATTTGTGCGGTTGGGGAAACTCCCATTTCTTCTGGTTCTTTTAAGAACACCGCCGGAATAAACAACTTGGTATCAGGGTTAGGTCGTTGATCAAACGTTTTCGTGAACTCTGGGTACCATTCACCTAATAGATGGTAAATGAACACATGGGAGAAATTGGAAACGTAACTTCCGGTGATCTCCTCCGCTTTACGATTCACAAAAGTCACCTTACAACGATACCCTAAATGGTGTTCTAAGATGAGTTTAAGTTCCACCAACAAATCAGGCGGGAGATCGTAAGGATGAGTAAGGACCGTGATTTCTAATGTTTCAACGCGAATCGGCTTACCGCTCAACCCTTCTGCATCCACCACCACTTTAAACAAGTTACGCAGCAATGGACTTGGTCGGGATTTTACGATAGTATTAATGTCCCGTCTTGCGAAAGCATCACGATAGCTATCCATAGTGATACCAAAAGATGGACGGTCGAACTTATCCAGTATGCGTGTAAAGTAGCTATGAGCGTAAACATTATCAAAAGTTTCCTTACTCGGTTCCAGTAATACATCTAGGGTACCTTGACGAGTGTCGAGTAGCGTGTCTAAATCGGTTAAGACTCGGTACGACATCTTACGCTCCTTTAGTTTCTTTAGACAAACCTAACAGCATCTCTTCCACCATTGGACGAAACATTCCCAATATCGGGTTGTGGATCTGTGGTTCGTATGCCTTAATACGAGCAGAGATCTCTACTGCGTAGATACGGTGAAGAATGGCGTAAGTTTTCAATGGAGACATGCCTTTGTGTCCATCCAATCCTAACTCTTTTAAATTAGGGTCGATGGCTTCAAACAACACCTCTACTTCTTCCGTAAGTTTTTGGTGGTCCACCGAAACGATAGTGCGAAGGGTGATTTCCATCAACTCGGTAATGATGTCCGAGCTTCCTTCCTTTCTCTCCAAGATAAGATTCATGTAAGAATCAAACTCTTCATACACCGCGACCAAAGGTTTGACTTGCAACGCCGCAGTCACAGCGAAGATAGCGTGCGCTTTGTTTTCACCTTCGGTGTTAGACCATTGCAACACCGCCAGTTCTCGAGACCATACATCCAACCATGTGTTGATGGCAGGGAATTTACTCATCACGTTCTCCCACGTTATTTTCCAAGTGACGACCACGCATCAGGATACCGGCGGTCATCAATGAACGAACACCCGTACCTCGACGCAATGATTCACGAACCGTGGCGTGACCAGTTTCTTGGATACTACGACGATATTCATCCAACGCGCCCAAGTCACCACCTTTGACGTCATACAGTTCACGAGCCATGAGGTCCAAACCTAAAGTCTTCAGTACGCGAACTTCAGGAATAGAAATACCAGTACCGCGAGAGTCCCCGAACACCTGACCTGTTAAGTCATCAATCTTCGTGTCGTCTTTAGCAGCACCAAACTTCTTAACCCACATCTGACGTTGTTTACGAGTTTCACCCGTACCCACCACAAACGTTTCTGGCGTCTCGTACTCTAACCCAGTGTCTTGATCGTAGAAGATCAAGTGTTGTTCGATCAGCAACCCGCGTTTCTCGGCAGACTCCAAGAGTTTGTCGTAGACAGGGTATTCATCTGGGTTGTTGTTATCCACCCAAACCGACAACGGTTTACCTGATTCAATTTGAACCATGAGTTCTTCGAACTGGTCGTCGTTCATTTTGCTGAACAACTCTTTGTAAACTCGGTAGTTGTAACCACCTTTGGTGATCTCTTTCATAAGGTCTAGCCAAATCTTTTCGGCGACCTTACGATTTCGTGGTTCACTCATGCTGCTTTCCTTTGATATTTGTAACGACGGATGGTAATGCAACGTTCGCTTAATGCAGAGGCTAGGGCTTCGATATGAGGGTCATGATCGACAATCGAAATGATGATCAACTCACTGGTTAAATGAGCCATGTTTTCGATGGTCTGTACAAAAGACGTTTTGTTGCGATCTTCGATTTCCATGACGGTAATGCTTTCATCCAAATCACCTAACCCATATTTGCCACTAACTGTGTGCAATGCATAGTCGTTATTAGTTCGTTCACCGATAATGGTTTTTAGACGTTCAATGTAAGAAAGGGGTGTCGAACACAAGTTACCAAAACCTGAATCACAAATGACTAGGATGTTTTGAGTGTTTACTGACATTATTTTTATCTCCAAAAAATTAAATAGGAGGTGTCCGTAGACACCCCATAAAATTTGTTATAGCTTTACTTTTTAGCAGGACGACCAGTCGCAACAGATTCACCGGTAGCCAAACGGAAAATCTGGTAAGCTGTGATGGTCGGTTTATCGATGTTCGGGTTAGTGTGCCAGTAATCTACAGAATCCAACAGTTCGTCCCAATCGAAGCCACGGTCTTTCACGGCTTTATAGATTTCTTCTGGAGTCATGCGGTATTGTTCTGGTAGACGTAACCACTCACGTTGCATTTTCATGATGTGGTAAGCGATGGTCAAAGCACGGTAGAACTTAGGGTTATCGGCAATCACTTTACGAACGGTGGTACGACCCACTTTAACACCCGGTAGGAATGTACACTCGTGTGATAGCTTAGAACCGTCCAGTGCGAAGTAACCGTTGGTTTTTAGCGCGTGGTACATAGTCAGACCTTCTTGGATACCATCGGCTTGAGAACCCAAGAACATACCGCTTAGACCAGACGGACCACCTTTGTTACGGAACATGGTGTAAGAGTATTGTAGTAAGTCTGGGTTTTCACGAGCATCCGCAGAGATCACCACATCACGACCCAATGGGTTCGGGTACATCCATTGTTGTTCAGACTTCAAAGCAGAGCCACGAATGATTTCGTAACCTTGCGCTGGTAGTTGAAGAATCGCTTTAGGACACTTAGCAATCTTTTTACCTTGACGGATAAACGTAGATTGTTTCTCTAGTGGTTTGCCGTCCATGTTGATAACGTCAGTGATTTGACCTACCCACCACAGTTTCAAACCAGCGATGCCACCTAAGTGGTGTGAGTCTTCGAACACGATACGTTTCAAGTTACCGAATTCCATATCACGAGTACGCTTCTTACCACCCTCGTCCACATCGCCTTCTTGGAACTTAACCGATGCTTCGTTAAAGCGCAGCTCGCCTAACGAGTCGGTGATTACCATAATAGGAGTGTAGATTTCGATAGGCTTTTTGTTTTTGTCTAGGAAAACAGTTTCTAGGTAACGACTACGGTCACCCTTGTTTTCTTGGAAATCTTTGTACGCATCTTTAACGATGTTGTGTAGCTGAGTGCCGTCGTAGCCATCTGCTGAGCTTAGGTAGATGAAGCGTTTGTTTAGAATTTCTCGTTCGAAGTAACCGCTTTCACCAAATCGTTTGTCTACGGCTTCTGACAGACGACCAATGTCTAGGGTAGCCTCAGTATCACCATAGATGATAACACCTTGTGGGATGCGTTCTAGGAAGCTCAAACAGCTCAAGATAAGCATACCAGTTTTCTGTGTATTCGAACCACCTGTTACTGCGTTGTTAGGAGTCATACCACCGTTACAATACGCAAGGTCATCTTTACCGATAAAGAAGCGTCCGTTGTTGATGTCGTAAATCGGTGAGATGTTTAAACCAATCTGAATTGATTCGGAAGACTCTATTTTGTTCAGGAAGCCGAAATTCGGAATTGACATATTTACCTCTAAATGAATTTTATGTTAGTTAACCTATATTAAGGCATTACAGTCATGGAAAATTTTTACTTAAATCTCTTACTTAATTCTGGACCAGTGGATGGTCAAGAAGCATTCAATTTGAACAAATACTTGGGTCCTATTGAAGGGTTCCGTATGCGCTTCAAATCATTAAGTTTGGAACTGGATAAAAAGATCGCAGGTATGTCGAGTTCTATCCACACTATCGATTACGCTGCTGCCCAATCCAAAGCAAACAAAGAATCGTACCTAAAACGTGCAAACACACCTATGCCGATTCCTGTGCACTTTAACCCACGTAACACAACAATGGAAAAGTACATTAAATCGTGCATCAGTGCGGTAGCATTAGTGGACAGCTTTAAAACGGATTCCAGTCGTTTTTATGATTGGATGCGTGAAATCGCGTCTAAGGGCAAAGTGTCTGGTACGTTCCGTTATACCGTGAGTTCTACGAGTCGTGCTATCGATGAATTGGACAAGTTCATTAAGACCTTAGGTAACCCTAAGAAAGAAATGAACATCCCTCTAAAAGATGCGTACAGCTCGTTTAATGAGATGTTCCGTAACATCAACGAGTACAACATCAACGTTAAGATGATCAAGCCACGTGATGCAGAAACCATTGCTCGCCAATTACAGCTCAATGCGGAGCTCGGTGAACTGTTGCTAGCACGCATCGCATCGAATGACGTGGTGTTGAATGAAAACGACCTAGACATCATCAAACGTGTGTTCGATGATTTCGAACGTTACATGAACTTAACTGGTGCGTTGGTCGGTATGTTGAACGAATTGTCAGCCGTATTGAAAGCTCAATGTGACGCCATCTAACGTTGATAAAAATACTAAAACGAAAAAAGATGAGGTAGGGGAATCCCCTACCTCCGTCTTATTTACTTTTCACCTAACTCTTTCTTGTTTAACACACGCACATTCGCTGCCGCCGACGTAAAGACGTAAGTCCAATCCGTGGTTTCAATGATGGTACGATAGATCAAACAACGATCGTTAGTGAAGTCCAAGTTCAACCATACTTTAACTTCCGGGTCGGTGACGGAGTTAAAACAGTTACGGTCAGGAACGTCGTACCCCACACTTAACATGATAGGAACCGGACACACCGCTTTAGGGTGATGCATGGTTTGACGAATGACCATCTCGTTTGGTTTGAACGCCGGGTTGAGCTTGAGTTTGATGTCACCTTTCTTATTCGCTTCTTTTACATAGAACGAATCAGTGATGTCAATGAACTCTTGCTTGTCCCCATAACGGTTCTCTTTATCTCGGTTTACGAACGACGTGTAAGTAAGGTCAATGCGGTCCATGGATTCCACAATCATGAACGACAACCCCGGTGGGTCAATCAGTTCAATCAAGGTTGGGTCTTCTTTCGTACCCACCACAAACGGCACAACCAAATCCTTACCTTTACGTACACCCGGATAAGAGTCAATCATGCGAGCGACACCCTTACTGGTCACGTACTGCATGTTACCTGCACACAACAACTCACGAGGGTTCTCGGTACGTTCTTCGGTAAAGCGGAACAAACGGTCAAAGTAAGGAATAGGTTCTTTAACGAACAGCGCTGAGTAAGTCACGTCTGGTGTCAGTTTACCGTAATACTTCTTACCCTTTTCCACCGAACCAAATTGGTAACGACGACGCCCTTCGATTTCTTCCCAGTAATCGGTACCCATGCCAGTACGGAAGTACCAACGGTTACCACTGATGATTTTAGGAAGACCTGTCTCAGGGTTTTCATACACTTTCACTGGTTGAGCCGTGAGATAACACTCTGGTTCATCACCCCACATTGTCATCACGTCACTCAAACCCATTTCTTCGCCCAAGCGCTTAGCACCAAGACCACCTTTAGCTAACGAGACTTTTGTGTCAACGCTTACGTTAGCCGGTAAGTAAGGGGCAAAGAAGTCCTGTAACGCTTTGATGCGTTTGTACATGTCGTCTTCACACTTCCCTTTACGAGATGCTGTCATCTCCATAATACGGTAGAACCAAGGGTCGTTTGGTATGAACAAAATGCGAACCCATTCTACGTCGTATTCTACTTCCTCCTTTTTCTCGATAACGACTTCTTTCTTGACTGATTCCACGTAGTTACGAACTTGTTCTAACAACGAAACCCATGCGTCGAATTCCGTCTTACAATTAGAAGAATATCCACCAATGATGTCCTTCTGGTTAACTACGGTGCCAGCGGTCGTCGTTGTGCTAGTCCAATATCCCATGGTCGCAGGTACGTTTTTCTTAAGCTGCTTTTTGCCTTCCGCTGAGGGATCGTACGTGTAACCATGTAAGGCGGTGTAAAACTCTTTATGTTCCGGCTTGACACGCGTTGCTTTAAACGTGGTCGTACCCATGCCGATATAAACCACCATGTTTCTTTTTAGTGTTGCCATTATTTTACCACTAGTTATTTTGATGACCTATACATAGACTCCATAGTGAGAATCTACCGAACCGCTCCCCCTAAGGAGAACGGCTCGGAAAGTCGGTATTATTCCGGTTGCTTAGCGCATTGACCGGTTTCTATAAAACGTTTTAATTCTAAGTTGTCTTGTGTCAACCTTTCGATATCTCTGATGAGAACGGATCGCTCTTTTAACGTGGCGATGTGTTCGTCCTGTATGGTCTCTAAGCGAGCTGTGAGTCCCCGGTTAATCGTCACGAATGACTTTAGGGGATTATCTTCTACTGCAAAGATTTGTTGGATAACCTCACTAGTCTCCTCCCATTCTTTCTTACCTAACATCGCGTGGGTGTATTGTAAGCCTAAGCCGAATACTAGCCAAGTCACAATGGTTGCATAAAAAATGGTCCATCTCAATACCACTCGAATCTTTTCTTCGTATGTCTCTCCTTGAACCTTAGGAACCATGGATTCTATGAATCGGTCCGCCAGTTCTTTTAGAACTATAAACATCGCTAACACACCTTATTGTTTTTATAAGTGGGAAACTATTATGCTTGTTAACTTCTTATCGTTCGGAAGCATTCCGGAACTACATGATCGACACCCTTTGGTAACGTCTCCCATTGGCGAACCAACGGGGTCAGAACTTACTTTTAGTAAAGATCCTAACTACTACCCTAGTAAAGATGGATCCACAACCCTGATCAACTTTTACTCTCGCTCATCGGATGATGAAGAAGTGACGATTGATCAAACTGTCATTGATCGTCAAAACGAGATCACAGTTTGGTTGCTCGACCAAGGCAAGCGTGGGAACCTTACGCAAAACGCGCAAGAGTGCTTACAACAGCTCCGAGCTACATTCACGAAAGACGTTGAAATTGTTAGCGTCGGCGAAATGGTAACAAACGGTACATTGTACCTACCTGCGTTCGTAGAGATGAACTTTACGACAGCCGAAGACGAGATTACCGCACGAGTGTGGTACGCCACCGGCTACTTTTCAGCAGAGTACCCGTTCCGTGAGATTTTGATTGCGTTACCTCTTCCTCCTGAAGACATGGACTTCTTGATCAACCACAACCATTTGGAAATCGAATCGCGATTGGAAAAAGAAACTCCGGATGTTATTCAGGAACGTATTAACGGTTTGACAGTGGGACAGAAGTACCCGTACACAGCACGTAAATCTGTGAAGTTTGAGTTCATTGATACAACGAACAATCAAACGGTACCGATTTTCTTCACAGCCATCATTTACGGCAATGCCTCTGACGTTGATGAGCAATTGTACGAAACCATTAAAGAAGAAATACTGAATAACTCAGTGTTCGACGAAACGGTTTGGGAACCTCATCTCCCAGATTTGTTCAACCCTCTCGAGTTTACTTGTATCCCTTATTGGAACACCGTAGGCTTGATTAATGAAACCAAAGCAGCAAGCACTTATTCTCCTATCGGAGATTATGCCGATTCTTTGGTCCTGCCGACCAAATACTGTCCTACTATTAATAGTCAAGACCTCATAAAATCTTTGCAGACCGTTCCGTTCATGTACAACAACACTTTGGTGGCTTTTGTTGCTAAAGCTAAGAACTACGGCGGTAAGATCAAGATTCGTGAATTGTACAAAGATTACCAAATCCTGAGTACCCTTGATTACGATAATGGTCGTGTAGAACCAGAAACGTTCGACTTTATCCGTCAAATGGAAACGTTGTTATCCGCTGCGGAAGTAGTGCGTCCGGACGGCATTCCTCCAGCGGGTGTAAAACGTTTAGTACGTAACGACATTTTGTATGTTACCAAACGCATTGCTAAAGTCAACTACTTGTGTCCAACATACTGGCAGATGGTTAAAGACGGGGTGATTAATGAATAACATCATTCCTGAAATGGGTGCAGAAGGTTCATTCGTTGCCTTAGAACCCTTTGACCGGATTTGTGACCCTAAAGTGGTTTATACGGTTGAAGCGCTCCGTACCGTAGACGAACTGAACATTGCTAAGGTAAACACCCATCAGCTGATTGGTGCGCCAGCAGGAATGACTTCTGACGAGTCCGAAGGATTGATGGATGATGTGGAAACCAGCGAAGGTGTGATTGTCACACTGGTTGGTCCCGGTCTCCCTACCTTACACATTCCTTCAACCCACTTCAAGTCGTTCCCGTTAATAGACGGTGTGGTGTATGAACATTTGTGTTACATCGTGGACCTCGGTGCCGTTCCTCCTAGTTTGAAAGATCAGTTGAACACTTACCGTGTTTTCTTGAAAGATCAAACTAAAGCGATTACGGGGATTGACGATCCAGAAGTCTTCGTTGGGACCGTTCCTACTAAAGCTTACGTAAGCCGTGAACAAGCGGAAGTCTTTGAGAATACCCGTAAAGGGAAAATCACGAAGTCTGCTTCTGACGCCATTCGTATTAAGCAGTTAGAGAAAGAACAAATCGAAGACCGCAAGTACATCGCGTTGCTTGAAGAAAAAATCCGCGCATTGCAATAAAAAAAATAAAGACATATCTATCCTCTCCT